GGTTAATGGTTGGTTAGCAAATGGCTTGAAATTTGTTTCAAAATCAGATTTATTATTGTCATTATCTACTTGTGTTATTCCTGCACCAGTAGGAACAGTGCCAGTATATATAATAGTAGTATATACTATCATACTATCAATGGCAAATATTTCATACTGGCTGCCTGTATCTTCATATTGCATAGATAATGATTTAGATGCAACAACAGATTTGAATCCGGCCCAATCACGATTTATTTGTATCAGCCCTGAACCTAAAGTTATACTCATGATGCCTCATCTGTAAATTCATAAACAATAGACCAAGTACCATCGGCATCTCCAGTTATCCACTGTAATGAAATACCTTGATTTTGTCGCAAAGTAATTCCTCTATTTCCACTTTTTCTTTCATAACGTAAAGCATGATTAGCAAAAACAGGAGCGTTTACCCAGTTAGCATTTGCTAAATTAGTCTCATCACCGCTATGAATTATTCTCATAATTAAATGATCTTGAGTAACTACTGTACTATTTGTATCTGCTGAAATGCCTGCAGACAATGTATCATTAGAATCTTCTGCGCGTGGTGTAACTGTAGTTCCTGCTGTACGAGCAGTAATTCTCCATAATACAGAGTCTCCATTAGCGCCAACAACAGCGCCTGATTGCCAATTATAAACCCAAATTCTCTGAATAACTACTTTTCTAGTGGAACTTGTGTTAAATAAAGTTGCAAGATATTTGTTCGTAGCTAATGTAATGCGATCAAATACAGCATAAAAACTTGGTTGGGTGCCTGTGACTGCCACTTCAATACGACCAACAGTATCAGTTTTTAGCGTTTGAACATTTGTGCCATCTTGTCCTGCTATAAGTACAGGATTACCAGATGGAGGAGCACCATCAGCAGCGGCGCCTACTGTAATAACGGTTCCATCAACAGTAATAGAGCCGCCCAAGTCTGATACTCCCAAGCGCCCAGCCGAATCGGTTGCAAATGGAGAATAATCTCCATTTGCATTGGTTAATGAAGATGCTGAGTCGTTTCGTACACCGAGTACAAATGTTCCCATATCACCAGTATTATGAACAGTATCTTCATTATAAGCGGAATCATTTGTGGTTTTTAGATTACCACCATTGTTAGCATTGATATTAACATAAGAGCCGCCAGGAGTTTTAGCCGTTAACACCGATCTGGTAATCTGGGCAAAATTTTTGTCGTCAATATTATCATCTAACGGTCTAGTAATAATTCCTACTGTTGATGGTCTATGAATAACATTCAATCGGAAAAATGTTTGAGCAGAACCGCCATTTACATATTGAATTCTAAAATATCTTCCACGATGAGATACATGAAAACCTCTACCGCCATTTGCTAAAACTTCAGATCCTGACTCAACATCCCAATTAGTTCCATCTCCTGACCATTGAAATTTTAATCCGTTAGTAGCTGAAGCCACATCTGATTTAACAATAACTACAGCAGTCGGAAAATTTAACGTATCAAAAGCAGTTCCGGTAAAAGTGGCTCCTGATCCTAAAGTTGATGTACTAGAATTTCCTGAATCTGCTACTCCGGCTATTGTAGCTACATCTACATCTCCAATATTATTATTGCCAGCATTTATTGAAACTGGCTGTACTACATTAGATCCATCAACCCTTAAAGCCCCGGCTGTGGTAAGTGACAACGGATTAATATTTCCATTAGTATACGTAGGAGATACTGTAGTAACATGGCCACCAACCATAGCCAAAGTATTTGAGCCAATAGCAGTATTTGGCGCAATAGTTAATTTGGCTAATGTAGCATCTAAAGCTAATGCACCAGGAGTTCCAATATTTGCTGTAACAGTTCCAGCCACAGTGAAAGTGCCAGATCCAGCATTTGCTGTAACAGTTCCTGAAATTGGTTGTGTGGTTGTGCCTGTTGGATCGACTCTAACAGTTCCATCAGTTGCAGTTCTAATTGTTCTAGTATTTGTACCATCAGAGCCTCCAATTAAAACTGGATTGCCAACTGGAGCAGCTCCCGCTGCTCCTAAACCGCCAACACTAGCTAATAGATTAGAGGCAGTAGCTTGAACAACCGCAAAATTTCCAGATCCCGCATTAGCTGTAACAGTTCCAGATATTGGTACATTTATGCCACCAACAACTCCTTGAATAGTAATAACTCCAGAACTAGGAAAACCTGCCGTTCCTGAGCCCATTACCATTTGATAGCCATCAGAATCTACTCTAATAAACCTAGCATTAGTACCATCAGAGCCACCAATGACCAGAGTAGCTGTTCCCGCTGGTATGGCAGTGTCCACTTCAACGGCCATAGGATCGCCATAAATATCATATAATACTGCTTCTGAGCCTGATGACATGTTTCCTCTTCCTAGTTTAATGCTGTATTATGAACAAAATAAAAAGCCCACTATATTCTAGTGGGCTTTTTGACATTCATACTAACTTATTCAATTAGATTATGGAGTGATTTCAGTTACAAGTACTGTTCCAGCGGTACCAGTTGGTGAGAATACATCAATGATACCGGTGTAATCTGCTGGTGCTTCCCAGTAAGCTTGGTTAAAGAGTACAGTTGTAAAGCTAGTTGTGCTAGCAGTTGCACCAAGCTTGATGTACAAAGTTTTACCAGTGTTGTTAAAGATAAATGCACCAAGTCTGCTAGTGTTAGCTGCTAGAGCAGTATAGCTTGAGTTAGCTACAGCGGCAACAGCGGTAACAGTAGAGGCGGATGCTTTCTTGGTTACTACACGCAAACTACCAGCCGTATCAAGTGATAGAGCATTTAGCTGGCCAGTCGTATAAGTTGGAGCAGCAGTAGTTACATAACCACCGGAAACTATGGCATCAGCAGCAGTAGCATTAGCTGTACCAGTTGCATATACGCCATCAATTCTTAGACCACCAAGAGTAGTTAGAGATAATGCTTTTAGATCGCCGTTAGTGTAAGTTGGAGCAGCAGTGCTTACAATACCACCAACTTGTGTATCGAAACCAAGTGCCGGACCATCATCTGTTCCTACAGATGGGTTAGTTGCTGTAATAGATCCTGTTACATAAATAGGGTTTACAGCAGAACCTTGAATTTGACCATAACCGTCAGTGATGGTAATTGGCCAAGCATTTGCTAGAGAGTTAGGCGTACCTTGATTAGAAGTAACTGTACCGCTTACAACCCATGGAGAAGTTGATTGGGTAACAGCTACTGTACCAGAAACAGAGCTTACTGCGACTGTACCAGAAATTGGTAGAGCGGTACCGCCTACTACACCCTGAACAGATACAACTCCGCCAGCAGGTGAACCGGCTGTGCCAGCGCCAACAATTATTGGACGACCAAGCGAGTCAACTAAAACGGTACGAGTATCTGTGCCATCATTACCTGCAAACAGAATACTACGTGTACCTGGGATGAACGCAGCACCCGAAGTTACGGCTAATTCATAGCCGTCAGAGCTGAACAAAACTGAAGATGGAGATACTCCTGACATTTAAGCCTCACGTAAGTTAAAATTGGTTTACTTACTTATATTATATTAGTTTATTCGTAGTTTATGGTGTTAATTCATCTATCCTAGCAAAACCACTGGCTACAGACCAAATTGCATCTATTTCACCAGTATATCCATAAGGAACTTCATAATATCCTAATGGAAAAATTTTAACTGTAAAATCGGTATTACTAGCAGTGGAACCTAATTTTACATATAATAATGATGATGAAGAGTCATTATAAATAGTTGCCCCTATTCTAACACTATTAGATGGCAGCAATACAGTATTGCTTAAAGATGCAGCCACACTAGATGTAGTGCTAGTAGCTGGTTTTGTAGGACTAACTGTAAAAGAATTGTTTGGAGAGATGGCAACAACCAGGGCGCGGTCGGACGAGACGGCCGCTTGACCACCCGGCTTAACTGTAACTGGTCCATGGCCAGCAGAGTCATCAATTGTTGTCTGTGTTTGTAAACGATAGACGTAGCCATCATACAGGACTCCAATTGGAAACCCAAGCTCATTAAACAGAATCGCTGCTGGTGACTCGGTAGACATTAGATTATCGTCCTTGTTCTGGTGGCTTCAAAGGCAGAATTATATGTGATAGTATCGATAACCGTATGGATAATAGTTACACCATCTGTGTCATACATATTCCAATGAATGGTGGTTGGGAAAGTATTGTTAGTGTAAGTGATAAATTTTTCAACTAGCTTTTTTGTTTTTGCTACATCTAAATACCAAGTAACAGATGTTGGAAATGCACTATTATTTGGTAGGATTTCTTTGAATGCTCCTGATGCAAAACCATCACCTGGACCTTGATCAATAAAATGAATTAAATGTCTTAATGTTTGATGTTGCTGAGGAGTAAGACCGCCACCGCCACCACTTGTAATTAAGTTTTGTACATAACCATCTAATTGATCAAATCCCACTCTAACACCAGTAGTAAATCCATAACCTTCTAGATACTGGATTCCACAATCGGTGAATTGTAATAAATCAATATTACTAATTACTAGTTCAATATCTTTATTTAAGAACTTTCTTCTTAAAGTTCCTTTCATTAAAGATGATTTAATTTCAGCCTCAAAGATTCCTGGTATTTTTAGTAAATCTCTAGTTTCGTTTAGATTGATTGGATAATTGAAAATAAAAATTGTCTTACGTTGTGGCGAGACATTTCTTACTACAAATTGTCCACATTGAGGCTGATTGGGGGCGAAAACATTCATTCCCATGACTTAGCCCTCTTTATGAAATTTGTCTCTAATGGTTATGGTGATAGTTCTTTCAACATCTGGATTCTCAGCACTTGCTTTGCATCCTTCTAAAAGCTTTTCAATTAGTGAGTCATAACCCTTAGTAGCAACATCGGTTTTGGTGATTTCTAAAGCTTGTTTTACATCCTTGCGAACAAGCTCTTCATCCTTTGCTAATATAACATTCTTTAGTTCTGCTTCACCCATTCTAGTTAGATCGTCATAAGTTAAACGATATCTAACATTCATAAGTTCTTCTAAATAGTCAAAGCTGCCTACGCCTGGCTGATTTTGAGCCCCAAAATCTCCATCATCAATACCAGTGCGCAATCCTTTATCAACAGCGGTTAATAGAATACGGGCATTACTATCTTGCCATTCATATTCTTTTCCATATACTTCTTTTATTCCATTAAGAACTTTACGAAGTTTAGCAAAATTCTTTACTCGCTGAGCAATGCCTTCAGAAATAAATTGTTCACTACGTTGATAATTTTGAAGTCCCCTACGAGGATTGTATTCAGTTTCTTGATCAATACGACGAGTATCAAAGGCTAATTTAGTAAACCCTTGACCAGACGTTACTGATTCCAATGCTACTTTACGTAGCATTCTGGATTGTTTCCTAGACCCCACATCCTGGGAACCCCTGGAAATCAAATTGTAAAAGTCGGTAACCTCTAACAAACTCATTTTCCTCTGTCTTTTTGATAGAACTCTAGTAATATGCCTACTTATTACACACACGACCGCTTGACACGTAATTTTTAAGTTTTAAAGTGCTCGCCATGGAACATCGACCTATTTCTACACATCTAATCCATCCCCAAGCAATTGAGATTTGCAAAATACTTTATGAGCATAATTATCAGGCTTTTATAGTAGGTGGTTGTGTACGTGACCTTCTCCTGGGGCAGAAGCCCAAGGATTGGGATATCACTACGGATGCTAGTCCTAAAAAAGTAATGGAACTTTTCTCCAAAACCATTCCAACTGGCCTGCAACATGGTACAGTCACAGTTTGTATGGGAGAAGGTGTTGAAAACCACTTCGAAGTTACTACTTTCCGTATAGAAGGAGAATATTCTGACGGCCGTAGACCTGATGAAGTCTTCTTCGTCATGGATGTCAACCAAGACTTGGCTCGACGAGATTTAACTATTAATGCAATCGCATATGATCCCATTAGCCATCGTTTTGCAGATCCATTTGATGGAGCTACAGATTTAAAGAGAAGGTTAATTAAAGCTGTTGGAAACCCCTTAGTTCGCTTTCAAGAAGACGGATTACGCATTATGAGAGTTGCTCGTTTTGCTGCTCGTTTTGGATATGCAGTTGATGAAAATACTTTCCAAGGTATGAAAGAAAGCCTTGATACTTTGAAAAAAGTGTCAAAAGAACGTATTAGCGATGAATTATCTAAAACCTTAATGTCTGCACATCCATCTTATGGATTACAAATTCTAAGAGATTCAGGCGCTCTCGATATTGCTTGTCCACTTTTGGCTGGTAGACAATTACCCCTACTTCCGCATCAAGATCAATGTCTTGGTACTTTAGAAACCAGATTGGCTTTTCTATATAATAAACTTCCAATAGAACAAGTTCAACAGGAATTAATCAACTTGAAATTCTCCAACAAAGAAATCAAAAGAGTTATTTTCTTATTACAGCTTTTGGAAAAGTTTTTTATATTTGAAGAAAAGCATTCTGAATCTGCCTATAAAAGCTTTATGGCGGTGGTAAAGAATCATAGCCCTGACCCTTGGGAAGTGACCCTCAAACAATTTCTACATTTGGCTGAGCCTATGGGCTTGGCTGCTGGAGCATTGTTAGAGGAATACAAAGGATTAGTTGTCTTAACCCGCAAGGAAATGGCAATCAATGGAGATGATTTGATAGCTGCCGGAATGCCCGCTGGCCCTCGAATCAAAAAAGCATTGGATGAATGTTATTTGGAAATTCTTCGTAACCCGCAGAATAACACTAAGTATCGTTTGTTAGAGCATGCTAGACAATACTGAAATAAAAAAGCCTCCTAGATTTCTCTAGGAGGCTTTACGCTTTTAGCTAATCAGTAGCTTAATTAGGCTCCGATAACAACGCTCTTTCTGCCTGCTGCGCATCCGCGAGGATTTACAATGGCGATACCGATAATCTCAGAGACTACCCATCCGAGCTTCAATTGCTTTGGCTCGTCTGCTGGTAGAACTTCGATGTCCTGACGGATTGGCATTACACCAACGAACTCAGGATCGGCTACACCGTAGATGGTTCCAGGTGGAACAATCTTGCTGACCATAATGTCAGTGCCCCAGATGTGGGCGTATAGACCAGTTTGTAGAACTTCACGCATGGTTACTGGATCGAAGTCTCCTCCGCCAACACCTTGTCCACCACCAGATCCCCACTTGAGGATGTCAGTGAACTCGTTGATGTTCATAAAGTACTTGGTGGTTACCAAGTCCCAACGGTCAATCTGTTGCTTAATTTCAACTAAGTCACGCTTTAGCAAACCTGCATCGGCGATGTCAGTGAGAGTGTTCTCAACGGAGGCTGCCGCATCAAGAGCTGCGAAGATGTTTGCATCTTCCTGGGCCATGATTTCTTGGCGAGCCTTCTGAACTGCTCTGTCAATGACGTTGAATCTACGACGCTTTACCTCAGCGATACGAACCGTTGGGTTGGCGTAGATTTCAAACTCAGGAACTACTACACGGTCACCGAAGACACGGGATTCTGGACCAGTACCGTTGCTAGAAATAACAACAGCAGCTACGTCAATATCACGGTCGTAGGTTGGGATTGCTCCCTGTGGTAGTGGATCAACTACTAGAGCACGACGGGCAATGCCGTGGTAATCTAAGTTTCTACGGATTGGGTTTGCCATTGCCTGAGCAAGAGCAATCTTTCCGTCCTGAGTCATGATAGCACGAGTGATCAACTCATCGCGCTTCTCATCGCTCAATGCTGGTTGGCCGGCGAGACCTTGGTTGGCAGGAACATTCTCTTCGAGAATGGCTGCATACTTTACCAATGCCTGCAATGCATCTTTGAAAGATGAGGCGTTAATTTCGCCTTTACCACTAAACATATTCATAGGTTCTCCTAGAAAAATTTGCCAGTCTTACCAGCTTTATCTTACAGTTAAAAGGGTGAGAGGTGCCCAGTTAAGGACTTTGAGACTTACGTCTCCCCCAGCCTCTCGGCTAGAGAAGTTTATTCAGTTACTTATGCTGGTGGAGCAAAGTAGATGGTAGCGAATGTAAATGCACGTGGTTGTACAGAAGAGACGTTACCAGATGGGCTGTTCAAAGCAGCAACCAAGTAGTTTGGAGTGGTTACCAAAGACTGGTTGGTGTTGAACTCTACTAGACGACCAACAACAACAGCGACACCACCAGAGCCTACGGCAGAACCGTTGGAGGATACAGAAGCAGCGTTAGTTGCCTGAGTCAAAAGACCGCCAGTTGTAAAGCCTAGAGCATCACCGCCAGTTAGGGTGGTGTTGGTTGGCTGCAAGCTGGAGTGAGTTGCGTCCAAGGATACTGCATAGAGACCTGGCTTATCCCAGCAAGTGGTCTTACCAGAGCCGGTTGCAGTGTGAGGGCCAAGTACAGCACCAGTGTAGCTGTTTGGACCGTTTACTTGTTGACCAACAGCGCCACCAACAACTGCTCCGAAGAGAGTTCCGTATCCCTGAATACCATCGTCAGATAGCATCAATGGACGAGCGGCAAAGTTAAGACCGGCATGGGTCTTGGTTACTGCTGGGCGCTTAAAAGTACCAGATGCGTTGACATAACCGTCAAACTGGTCATAAGCGGCTTGGTCTTGACCTGCGGTGAAAACACCTGGTTGACCAGAAGTGGTTACGTATGTGAAAGTAACAACTTCGCCACCCTTGGTTTGTAGAACATCTGCATCAAGACCATCAAACTGACCTAGTGGCTGAATGCCTGGTTGTAAAAGTTTTAGAGCCATTGTATTTTCCTATTTAATCTTCAAATGCCTCAAGGGGCATGGTTACTTACACCTATTACTTACAAAATCTACGAAGATACTTCTTTATTGATATGTTTTCAATAAAAAAATATTTAAGAGTCACAAAAGATATTGGGCTATGCCCATATTATCCTCCGAAAAGACCTCCTAATATGCCTTTTGCTTCTTCTTCGATATCTTTGCCTGGCTCACTTGGTTTTCCACCTGGGGCTTGTGTACCACCAGATTGTTGCGCAGGTTGCGTAAATGTAGAAGCAACCTCTGCCTGGCCAGAAGACAAATCCTGTTGAGCTTTTTGTTTAACACTTTCAGCGCCTTGCAAAGTCTTGGCTAAATTAGTCAAATCTACTTTTAAAGTCTGAAGAGCATGTTTAACATCATCAAAATCATCAGCTACTAATCCCTTGCCGCCATGCAAAATTTCGGAGGAGTCAACAAGAGATGATAGAAAACCTTTTTGAGCAATTGCGCGCTGTTTAAATCCTTCATTGCCAAAATTAGTAATAACAGTATTAATGAATGGATAAGAACTCTTCATTTGATCTTGGAATTCTTGTAATACCTTAGCGGCTTCTTGAGTTTCTGGCTTATCAATCATTGCCTTTAATTCTTCAGCATTGCGGGGTGTTTCCATCTTTTCTAAGATTGGAATTGCCTTCATAACTACAGCGTTTAGTTTTCCTAATTCTGCTTTAAGATTATTCACAATTTGAATGAATTGTGGGGTGTACGCATAACCAACACCCCAATTTGTGTTAGAATTTAACAAATCATCAATTTCAGACATAGTCTTTTCATAATCTCTTGCCCAACCATCGCTATGAAAACGTAAATGTTGTTTTGCATAAATGGCACCTAATACTACAGCAACGGCTGCCACAATAGCAATAGCATAAGCTTTCTTTTCCATTTGACCGCTGGATTGCGCTAAACAAACATCAGCCAATTTACGAAGTTCATCGTTGTTGCGAGCGTCTAGCTCATTAGCAACGCGCACCAAAGAAAGCAATAAGTTCTTCTTGGCATATTTACGATTGATCAAATGGCCATCCGGATCCTTCATAACAATGCGGGCGCGAATAGCTTGGCCTTCATTTTCGTTTTCAACGAGACCATTTAATTTATCATAAGAAGGTGAAACAACAACCGACTCTGGATGCGCATCTTCGATAATATTGCGCTTGTATTCCATATCTTTTGGTTGCTGTGGTTTGGTATTGTAAAGTTTGCTGATTTGCTCAATAGTTAACGAATCAAATCTTGGATTAGTCTCAGAGAAAGATGTCTCAGTGTGCTCAGCATGATCGGCTTGAGACACAAGTCCCCTCTCTTGGGCAATCTTGACAAAACTTTCAAATATCTCGCTTTTTCTCATGTGGTTTCACCTAAAAAGAAATTATAATGATATGTTCTGTTATGCCCGATTTTATGGAGCACTTTTAGCTACATCATCAATATAGTAGTCTACCAGTTGCTTTTTCGTTTTAAATAAGCCCGGAATAAATGTAACAGACGAGCCCTCATTATGAGTATTGTACCAAACAATATTATCTTTAACAGCCTGAAAAGCTGGTGAGTTTCTGATAAGATTTTCTTTATTATCTAATCCAGAATATACATCTTTAGTAATTTGAACTAAGAAGTTTTCAATATTCTGAGGATTATTAACTATTGGTATAGATGCTGGTAATGGGCCATCTCCCTTTGGTGGGAACTTGGTTTGTTTGGCTTGTGGTGGAGCAGGAGCTTGTGATTCAGAGGACTCTTGGCCACGTTGATAAGTTCCACTCAAAGCACTTGGTCTACCTAACATTTCATTAGCAACATCGCCTGCAACCATCAAACCAGCAGAAGCTAATGCTAGCTTAATAATCCAACCAAAAATTTTGCCTAATAAACTGGTGCCTTTAGCTTTAGTATCGCCAAAAAATCCAGCCGTTTTATTAAACCCTTCTTTAGTAAGTCTAAGTGCCTGAGTTTCATAATCAATAAGAGCCAATCTAAACAATCTGGCATCTTCTAATAGTTCAAGTGAACTATAAACTTTTTGATCATCAGCCTTTTGTGTTTGTTGCTCTTGCTGTTTTTGTTTAAGAGCTTCAAGCCCTCTTTGTTCCTCTTCGGGTGTTGGCGGCTTATTAAACTCTTGAACAGTAGATTGTGTTGCGGCATCAATCTCAGATGAAGAAGTTTTTTTACCACTACCTACCATCTCTTTAACTTTATTCCATAGAGAAGTAAGCATACCACTCACATCAACGTGGAATACATCCATTAATAAACCTAATAGAAAACCCCATTTACCAATACCAATAGATTGAAATAATAACCACAAAGCACCTGGGGCTAAAATATCTATTACGCTTTTAACTGGATTTTGTGGATCAATTTGGTGACTAAAATACTCTTTAACTTTACCAAGCAAATCTTGGACGAAGCCAGCCTTCTTGTAAAGTTTTGGATCTCCCAAAATTGTCTCTACAAGCAGTGTATCTACACAAAAACTGACTTCACTATTAGATATCATCTTCTAGCCATCCATTCTCTAGATAAACTTTGTCTCAAATCATTTAAATCAGTAACATTGGTTTGTTGTGGGCCGCCAGGAGTTACCTGTTGCTGCATACCACGATAATCAATATACTTTGCTCTTTCGGCGTCTTGTGCAACAGTTTGTAATGAAACAACTAGACGTTGATATAACTGGCCAGCATATACAACGATATCATACAAAAGATCAGCAGCTTGGCGAGCAGCAGATGGATTCTTAAGCATACTCTTAAATCTATTATTATCTATATTGGTAAGCTGGAAAGTGTCTCCACGCATTCCAAGATATGATTTGAAAGCTTCCATATATCCATTTAAATCTGCAGCGGTCTTGGTAACATCTGCGTCATTTGCATATTTAGTATATAATTCAATAAACTTCTTGATTTCTGGAAAGCTAATATATTGAGCATTAAATGGACGCAAGCTGGAAAGTTGTTGCAAGATTTGTGGAGAAGCACCAGACAAACCTTGTCCTTGACCCTGTTGCTGTTGTTGCTGCTGTTGACTTGATTTATCACTCAAATCACACTTTAGTTCACCAGCAAGAGCTTGTATTCTCTGCGCATAAATAGTAGCAACTTGTTGAGCTTGTGCAGATGTAGCTCTATCTAGATTGTATTTTGCTCTAGAATTTAGAATTCTCATTATTGCACAACGATCAAATTCTGGATGATTAATCATCATTTGACGATTATCAACCTTAATAGAAATACTATTACCGCTTAACCAAGCATTAAATGCAGTTCCGCCTTTAAGATCGCCAATGGTTAATGGAATATTACCACGATTAAACCATGTTTGTGGGTCCATATCTTTTGGCGTGTTATCAAGTACTGTATTATCTGGTAGAACTTTTTCTGGCTCTTTATATTCGGTAGTTAATTTGGTTCTAAAGATACGATTAATATCCTGAAGACGAGCGCCAAGCATTGTCTTTATAAATTTTTGAGTTTCATCATCTTCTTTAGAGGAGTCTCGTAAAATAGAATTTACGTACTTAACTAATAAATCACGATTGACATAATAGTCAGCTTGAAACTGTGTACGCTCATTTTGTTCATTTTGCGTTTCCATCATGAACTTAATTTGTTGAGCTGTGACTGGCTTCCATAATCTTGGATCTGGTGGCTGCTCATTGGCACTGTAGACAATTCTTTTATTGTCAACCATGATTTGATTATTTACCATAAAGTCAAAAAAATTACCCAAACTGGATAAATCAGGAACTCCTAATTGCGCTTCTTTACCAGTTCCAGTAGTTACAACAGTTTCACCTGGGCCAGAAGGAAAATATTTTTGCTCTAACTGATCTGCCAACTTTTTTGTTAAAGTTAGATAATTACGAAACTCTAAATTTACATTTGGATCGGCTGCTAGTTGACCATGTTTGTTAAATTTTACTTCATGATCTATAGCGCTTTTAATTAGCTCAGCCAGTAAGTTTTTATCATAAATGAAACTCATATTATGCTCCTTGCTGTGCTGATCCTAATTTTTGATCAACTTGTGCTTTTACTTGTGTTAAAATGGATCTTAACACATTATTCCAACTTTCTGGATTTTGTTGTTTAAGAGTCATTAGTATATTGCTTTTTGCAACCCAATTATCAAAAGCTTGTGGGCTTAACAAATCTGCAGCGGTAATAGAGAATGGTCTAACATCCATATTTTGCCATTGTACAGGAATTAGTTTTTTATCTATAGTAACTGACATAGTTGCTGATGGGTGTTGAACATATCTACTTTGTGGGCCACTTTTTTGTAGGTCTGCTAAAATTGGTTTCTCACCAGCCGTTTCACCTACGCCTTTTTCTTTTTGTGGGCCAAATGTCATCATTGGAGCTTTACCTTCAATGAAATTACGATATGTAGGATTCATAAACACTTGCTGTTTAAAATCTAGAAATAAATCACGAACACCAGTCAAAATTTGGGTAATTTTTGGGGCTGTTTGAATTTTTTCTTGCAAAGAAATATCTGTTTCATTTGCTGGAATTAGAGATCCTAATTCAGCAATCTTGCTAACATCAAAGGTTTCAGATTGCATGCCTAATTCACTGCCAAGTCTACTAATGGCAGTAGCAATGGCAGAAACATTCTTTAGCGCATTATTGGTACGCGGACCCCAATTACCATCAGCAAATGCTTCTGATTTTTCACGGCCAATTCTTTGTAAAGAATCTAAAATAACAAACATGCTTTTAAGATCAGAAGGTTTCTTATCTAACATTTTTGTTCGTTTCGGATCGGTATCGTACTCAACGCCTTTTACGTCACCACGATGTAGATAGTTATTAATCATAAAGTTACTAAACATATCTTTACCGTAACCTGCTTGAAAAGAACTTTTATCTTGATCAGTAGGCGCACCAGGTGGAGTTTGCATAGATTTTAAAAGCGCATCATAATTAATCGTTGCAGATATTGTTTTTGCCAAATTTTGAATAGCAAGTTGCATATTTCTAATTGGCTTAATATCAACATAACCACCGCCACCAGAACGTGCTGGGGCAGCACTTGGACGCGCTGGTGGTCCACCAATACCACCACGACCAGTAGTAGTGGTGGTCGGTTTGGCAGCAGTTGGCTTAGCGGCAGCTCCACCACCTCTTGATGGTCTAGGAGGAGGTGCGCCAATATCTTGCGCATACTTCTCAAATTCTGATTTAAAATACTTTAAGTATTTTGACATTATGCCCAATCCTGTTGAGTTTTTGCAAGAGCAGCTTGATACTTATTTAATGTGGCTTGATATACGTTCGTAACTGCTTCCTTATCAGTTTCGTTTTGGAATTGACTAGCGAGCCCTCTGAGAGCACCGGCTTTGTCTCTTAGCCACTTCTTTGTGCCTTCAAGAGCTTCTGTATCTTTTGGATCATCCGATGCAATCTGATTTGCTACAGCATCAAATTGCGCTGCAAGGCCATTAATTTTTCTTACCATATCTGCGGCCGGATCTGCTTTTGGTGGTGGAGGAGGGGCATTTGGATCTGGTCTACCTTCTAATTTACTTTGCTCAGATTCATCAAAGCTTCTACGCTTATCTATGGCTTGAGATAGTAAATTGTTGATTAGAGAAAATAATGGCTTAACTCTACCCCAAGTATAATCGGATAAGCCACCAGCTCCCCAAGTAGCGCCACTAATAAAACTTGGATCCAATCTCTTATACAAACGAGCCAATACACCCTTTGCCTCGGTTAGATTGTAAACGGTTGGATTATCCATTTTGGAATTTATGCTGTTAACAAACATTCCCATACCAATTGTAAGTTCTGGGCTTGCTAGTTCATTAATCTGATTAACTTTTTCTTTGATTTGGCGTGTAATATTTTTAACGTCATCAATAGTGGCAGCTTGTGCCAAGGCCATTTTGACTGCTTTAATAATGTCTTTAGCTTTAGCTTCTGATAATTTTCCAGTTGGCTTCTTTTCTATGGCCTTCATTATTTTAAGATGTTGATCAATAATATCTTCAAATGTTGCCTCTTCACCATCAACGCCTTCCAATTTATGGCTTCCTTTTGGATGAGCGGATTGTACTAAATCTTCACCCTTCTCTTTAGAAGTTTCATATAGAGTTTGGGCGCGCTTATAATTAAGATAGTTAGTTTCAATTTCAGCAGCTTCTTTTACAAGACCAGCGTCTCTCAAACCAGCACAAAGCTTAAGAATATTCTCCATGAGATTATCAGTAGGAGCATAATTAGCCTTTTTAGCAACAGAAGCCTTCTTTTGAAGAGTTTCCGGTTTAACTAAACCCTTGTCCTTGGCAACTTTTTCTAAGGCTCGCATAGTTGGAGAATCCTCAAATTTCGTGTGTTTAAAAGTCATTGGTGGCCTCAAATGAATAGATTGTCTATATTATGCTGTAATATAGAAAGCTCATACTAAATAAAAGAATATGCAGCTATTTCAGAGGCTTTAGCTCAGAACCAAAGAACTTCAATCATTGGGTTCATCGGTGTAGGAGGGGCTGTAACCATACCTACAGCAGGATGAATTGGGCTTGGCCTGCGAGTAGTCAAGAAACCAGTTTCGCTAACATATAAATTCGCTCGGACAGGATATTGCTGATTAGTTTCATATTGGTCAGTTTGAAAAAACATTCTTTCAAACCATACAGTCATTCTACCAGAACCAGCAGTGCTATCATCTCCAGGAATATTGGCTACTTGATAAGTATAATTAACAATTGCTTTAATAGCATTTGGCTGGCCAGTACCAGCTAAATCTAAATTCAAAGGCGTACCAGCTACAAAAGTAATAATTCCATTCACAGGATTTAAAACTACATTAACTGTAGAATTAAAACTGGATGGAACTATGTTTGGTTTTCTTAATTCTGCTTTAATATCAACTGGAGTAACCAAAGTCCCATTAGGGCCAGGAACACCAACAGCGGGAACGATAACAGTTTCATTCCAAGAAACATTAGTAAATGCCTTGGTTTTGATGTCATCGATAACACCAATAGGTGCAGTTCCATTGCTGACTGTAGCCATTACTTGATTGCCGATAACAGTTAATTCGGCAATTTGTCCTGGCTGAAATTCAGCAGACGGATCAACAATGAAACTTACTGGCAAAGTATTGCCAACCTGTACTAGTCTTAGCATGAGTGTCCTTCTATCACCTATACCGCTCTAGTACCTATATAACCCTCGGATTAATCTCTTTCGTCCTCGAAATCATCCATTGGAATATCATTTTCTGATACTTCTAGAGTGTCATTAATATCCACTTCTAATAAATTATCTGAATCTCCAATATCAGATAATAAATTAGCAAATTCACCAAATCCCGACTCAAAATCAGATTCCTTTAAATTATTCATATCTAAAGGTGGCGGAACATCCAAAATACCATCATCAGCTAAATTCATAGGGTGACCATGGTCTTCTAGGTTTTTAACCATTTTTTCAGCAGATAAACCTTTAGTGTGACGATCGCTAATTCTGTCTGGTCTGCCTGGCTTCTTTTGAGCCATACTCTTGAAAGAAAGAGATTCACCAGGTTGTGGATTTTTTGGATCTACTGGTTTAGATGGATCGCTTAACCAATCATAAATTTTACTAAAAGAACGATTTGGATCCAATACTGCTTTAGCATCTTCTTCAGACATTACATTAGTTTTACCAATAAAATTTCCAATCTGATGATCTGAATAACCCAAACTACGTAAAACTAAATTGAATTTAGCTTTAGCCATTGGATTACCCTTTGCAAATTCATGCATATCACGTTGGGTCAAGCCCGCTTCCATTAGTTTATGCAATGATGGCATTTGTTGAACATCACGAGATTCATTGCTTTGTCCAAGCTTTTGTAGAAGTTGTAAAACTTGATCGGCCCTAGCGGTCATCCCTTGCTCTTCAAAAATTTCTAGAGCAGCGTGAAGGCACTCTGCGGCCTTAACAAGGCTTGGTCTCTCGGCCGAAGCTTGCTTGCGCAATTGCTTTTCCATTCCTGCAATTAGTTCATCTTCAAAAAGAGATTTAGCCATTGTGTCCTTATACAAAAAACTTAGCGACCTTTAGTGCGGTCATGATTCTATCAACCAACTTATCTTTAACTTCTGGATCAGTAATATCATGTTCTTTAGCTAACTTCTCTGCCTCTTCGGATAGAGAGCTATCTCCTTTAAGAACACTAGCAATTTTCTTTGCCAAAGTAATCAATTGAGCTGGCGTAGACATTTCTAACATATTATGCAAATCATGCTCATTGATGCCTAAAACATCGATTTTACTCATTAAATCAGACAAAGAAAAAGCCTCGCTGATCAATTGATCAATAGCAACTGATCGCAAGACTTTTGTAACTTCTTCTGATTCTTTGCGCATGCCTGCACGGTCGAAAATATCGGCCGCAGTATTCAAAAGATCAGTAGCTTTGGCTAGCTTATTGAATCCGTGTCTATTTTCGGTTTGGTTTTTGACTAAAGTCTTCTCCATCGAACGATAGAGTTCGTCCTCAAAGCTGCCTTGTTTGAACATTATTCCTCTGATAATTATTTCTTAGAAGACTTCTTGTCGTCCTTCTTAGAGTCTTTCTTATCAGAAGACTTCTTATCCTTGGCAGACTGTGAGTCTTTCTTAGAATCCTTCTTGGAGTCCTTCTTGTCAGACTTCTTGTCTTTAGCAGACTGTGAGTCCTTCTTAGAATCTTTCTTAGAATCCTTCTTCTTAGAATCCTTGTCCTTCTTCTTAGCTTCAACAACTAGAGAGGCAATCTTCAAAGTAAGAGCAGAACCACGTCCAAGACCAACAGAATCAAGGGCGGCAGATGCAGTTAGAAGACTATCAATAGCAACATCAAATGCGGCAGAAGTCTCTAGACCATCATCGGCAGAAGAGTCGTCTTCGTCAGAATCCTTCTTCTTGCGTGCATCATTATCATCATCGGCCATGCAAGAATCGTCATCATCAGGATCCTTCTTCTTGCGAGCATCATTATCATCCCATGCAGAAGATTCGTCTTCGTCAGAATCCTTCTTTGCCTTGCGAGCATCGTTATCATCTGCCTCACATGAATCCATCTTACCGTGCTCGGCGCACATAGAATCTTTCTTATGCTTTGCATCATTCATGTCTTGAGCATACTTGTACTGGACATCAAACAGCGATTTGTGTTCTTTGCTGTTTAGAACTGCATTCATTGTTGCAGCTACAAAATCTGATACGCTTTGGTTTTTCATTTGTATCCTCGTTCTAGGTTTAAGCTTTAGAACACACCCTTTTTGTTACCAAAGAGGGCTGACAACTGGGCGTAAGAGTCATCCTCTACTGCTTGAGCTGGAGAGAATTCTCCATCAACTCTAAGACCAACTTGTGGAATGGTACCTGCTGCCTTGCGGAGGGCACCTGGTTCATGACGGGCAACAACCTTCTTTAGAGATTCGAATGCATCATCATTAAACTTCATAATTTGGTCAACTTGATCAGAGATAGTTGCTCTGTCATGACGGCATAGTCCACGATCAACCATGTCATAGGTAAGTTCGTATGCGCGAGCTAACTTGACGCGGAACTTGTTAAGCTCTTCTTCCATTGCTGACTTGACGTGTTCCTTTACCAATTCACTAGCAAATTCACTTCCGCCATCAACTTCACCATAATACTTCTTCCAGTAAGCAACTGCTTCGCCATCTAATCCGTAGGATGCTAGAGCATCTACGTCCTTTGGATCAAGCTTACCTTCAGAAACAAGTCTCTGAATAACTTCTGCTTCTTTACGAACCTTTGGTGGAGCCTTAGCAACATCCATCATGGCCTTGTTTACTTCTTGAACAGTTTCAACTAATCCAAGACTATCAGATGGTTTAACATCCAACTCAGTTTGACCATCAGTGTGCTTCTGAGAAGCGTCTAACATATCACTAAACTTTTGTTTAGACATATCTTGGACTTCTCCATCCTCTTCCTTGCCGAGAGCATCAGCGGCCAACTTGGCTCTGAGGGCTGCACGACCAGCTCTATCATCATAAGATGCCATAGTTAACTTCTTTCCGGCCAACTCTGGTGGAACTTTCTCACCTTGTTCGAAAGTAAGGTCGTTATCGTCAGCCAAACCTGTTAGTAGATCCTCTCCTTCAAGACCTCCTAGTGATTCTTCGCCTACTGGTTCGTCTAGAAGTTCATCTAAACTGCCTTCGTGGCTTTGGTCATCACCCATCATCTCTTGAACGGCATCCAAATCTGCATTGGTGTCGTTAATTAGTCCCATCAAGTCACCGCCGTCTGCGGAGTGACTATCTTCTTTGTCGCTCATTTCGGTATCTCCTTCGGCTAGTGCTTGCAATTCTGATTCAATTTCAGCACGCTTGACAATGGCCTTAGTACCACGAGCATACTTAACAAAAGCTGTCATTAGTTTGAAACCATCTGCTACGGCAGTTTTAGCTTCATTTAATGCATCTTCTACGATAGTACCCACAAACTCCTGGTTAGATGGAGTTACAGCACCCTTGTCATACATACCAGCAATCATATCTAGTTCTTGCTTGTGCTCAGCAAGTTCCGCAATAGATTCTTTCATGGCATGAGTTAGTGCGCCATTAAGTTCTTTTCTTAAAGTGTTAAGAGTATTAGCACTGAAGCTATCAGAAGCGGTAGATTCTTTGTCATCCTTCTTCTTACGAGCATCTTGGTCATCAGCGGCCATTGGACCACCAGCAGGACCACCAACACCACCAGCTTCTGGACCACCCATCTCAGCTTGTTCGCCAGTTAAAGCACGAACAGCTTCGACTAGATCAGAGCTTAGGTCTCTTACTTTTTCAGAAAGTTCGACGGCAGTTTGCTTTGGATCGCCAGAACCACCCGTATCTTCTGCTGGAGGACCAGCATCTGGAGCGCCTGCGCCTGGATCGGCTGGAGGAGCTGCGCTAGATGGGTCACCTGGAGGAGGAGCTGGAGGAGCGCCTTGTGCCTTCTTGATTAGTTTAGATACAGCATCAGCGCCTTGTACCTTAACTTTTTCAATTAACTTAGTACCAAATTCTTTGGTTGCAATTGAATCATATAGAACTGCAGTATTGCCTCCGGATAGTTCATCAACAGAAGCAGTTAACAATAGCTTATCACCTAGGAATACTTCCCAAGCGCTCTTTGCTTTGTTTTGAGTTCCATCATTATTTGCAGCCTTAACGAATCTTGCACGTAGTTGTGCGCGTGCGAGCATTTGCTTGCGCTTTAATTCGTCTTTTGGATCTGCTGAAGATGGAGATGGATGCAAACCATCAACTGGACCAACGCCAGGGAATGGTGGTTGACCAACCATCTGCTTATCTTCGTAATCACGAAGTTCTTCGTTTAGTTTATCCTTTGGATACTTTGCCTTACCTGGAGTTGGCTCGTTAACACCGCCACCACCTTGCCAGTAGGCTTCTTTGTTCTTTAGTGTATCCTTAACCATATTTACAATGGCATTACGCTTAAGAGCACGCTCTTCTGCTTCTGCACGAGCGAGCATCTTCTTACGCTCTAACTCCCCAGAAGGATCAGCCGAAGCTGGTGAAGGGTGCATACCATCGACTGGACCTACCTCAGGGAAAGGAGGCTGACCCACCATGTGCTTATCCTCGTTCTCACGAAGCTGCTCATTGAGTCCGTCTTTTGGATACTTAACTTGACCTGGAGTTGGCTCATTTACGCCACCGCCGCCCTGGAAATAAGCTTGCTTATTAATTTCTTTTGATCCAGACATATTTTCCTCTTGTGTTTTTGTAGAAGTAGTTTTAGCTAACTTATCCAAGCTCTTTTTCATTTGACTTAACGTTGCTTCAATTGATGCAGTAACTTGCTGAAGCTCAGCCAATGATTCCGCCTCTACATCTGCGGATGCAAACCTGTTAGTTTGCGGAGTTTGGAGAGCCAATCCAGAATCCGTGGGTGCGCCTTCATCCATGGCAATCGAACCCGACGATTGATTAGATGCTGAAGAATTAGTATCTAGTTCAGAAATTTTTACGTTTTTAAACTCTTGAACTTTCCTAAATGCTTCATCTAAATCAGTTTTGAACTTGTCAATGTCATTTGCTTGAACATTGAAAGTTGCAGAACCGCCACCCTCATGACCTTGTGGGTCATCTACACCAATAGTAGCATGAAACTTGAGATCGGCAAGTTTTTCTAGTTCCTTAGCACGATTTTCAAGGTACGTATTCATGGTGTTAGCTGCGGCGATGATGTTTTTGATGTTGGCTCTAGGATCAGCACCATTTACAACGATAGACAACTCAATTGGATTAAGGTCTACGTTGATTTCGCCGTAGCAAGTCTTGTTTTTCATATGATTGCAGAAGTCCTGCTCTGCACGAGCGACTCTACCACAATCGTAGCAAATTGCCCTACCAACTGCTGTACCCATTGATACGCAAGTTGAAACGCCAGTAGCTACTTGTCTGGCTAATTGAGGGAATCCGGCCTTATCTAAGGCACATAATGCAATTACTCTCTTGAGATTGCGATCATAATAAGTATCAACAATAAAGCCTCTAACGTGGTCTACTGAACTTGATTTATGATCCACGCAAAGAGGCTTGTGCTTCCATTTTTTATAAGCTTTGGTTAATTCGGCTTCTGGAAATATATCGCCATTAGAATTTTTATATGGTCGAATACTTGGATCATTGCTAATCCACTTCCATGTGCCTCCGCTAGTATCCCATCCAACTTGTACTGGCTCACCTTTAAGTGTTAATTTTGGTGTACCATCTTCGTTTAATGCAGATGCTTCTGCGGCATGCATCATGACAGCAGAAAAATAAAGAAAGTCTTCTGCTTTAGGTGCAATCTTCTTTAGATTAGCAGCAAATTTCCTAAAGTTCTCTAAGACATCAGCACTCAATTCTGGAAGACATGATTCCATGCTTTCCAATTTAATCTCGTGAGCTTCGCCTAATTTAATAATGGTCATGTATATTAGCTCCCTGACTTCTTTTTAGAAGAATCAGTTGACTCGTCAGATTGCTTGACGAACTCTTTAGAAACCTTCTTGACAGCGTTCTTTTGTTCTTCAGTTAATTCTTCGCTATCAACAACGTTTAGTATTTTTCCATCACCGTGTTTAATAAACATAAACTCTCCAAATGGGAGACCACACAGGTATAATGTAATATTGCTACAAATTTCCGGTTTAAAACCGAAAACTTTATCTATTATACAGAGATATTACCATTTTTCTTGGCTTGAACCTGTGCTTCTTTCCTCCACCGCTTCATTTAATTGTTCTTGCCTTTGATTATAAAGATCCACAATTAATGGGGTTTTCTTCTCTATTTTCATTTGCAAGTCATTACTAATTGAATCTACCCAACTAGTAGCTAAGATATTTGTTTGAATATGAGATTTTATTCTTTCATCAATGATTTCATCAATCTCATCACACTGTTTTTGAATAGATTCAATAGCAGAAACTACATCTTTGACAAAATCCTTTGATTGTAAATCATTAAATAAATCAGCAAATTGATTAACACTAACTTCTAAATCATCAACTGATGAAATGAATGATTTCATCAATTTGAGTGTTTGTGTATCACTAGAAAATGTTTGCATTAAATTTACACAATCAAATGCGACCTTCTTAAATCTATCAAAATTTTCAATGGCTTTATCACGAAAACGCCTAATAACAGCACGAGCTTTCATTACATCATCTGGTGTCATATCAGGATTATCTTTAAAAGGGGTCTTCATAATGTTCAAATGATCAGATGCTTGTGTCAAATACTTTTCAGCGGCCTTAAAATACACAAGCGCTCTCTCTGCCTGATGTCTTTCACTATCAGTCACGTCATAGCTCATTTGTACAGAATAAGACTTTTTAATCATTCAGTGCCCTACCTCTGAAAAGAAACCATTGTAGTTTTCTGTTGGACCGAATCCCCTTTGTCCAGCATCATTATCAAATTCGCCAACATTAGGAATTACATCACCCTTCTCAGGATCATACCGAAATAATGATGTATCTGGATAATTTTGACGAGTAGGCGACTGATCATTTATATAAGTGTAGACGGCGTCCATTGGGTTTTGGCGCGTATGATCTAGGTGAGGAGCAAAAGATCCTTGATGTGCTTCGTCTAGAAAAGAGTCGCGATTATCACCCTTATATTCTCTTTCATTTGACACTATATCAGCACTATTTGTGTCTTTCTCTGGCTTACAATGACGTATTATCTTTTCGTAAGTATTCGTTATATTAAGAGGTAAACCTATACCAAACCCTAGTGATTTTGCTTCTTGTATTGCTTTTTCTGGATTCATTCCTAAAAATTTGCACTTTACCATTGCGCAAGCTAATCCTGTTCGATCTTTTCCTTCTTGACAATGTACAAATGTAGGACCGTCTTCTAAAAATAATTTTCTCATATTTTGAGACAGGAAATCGTAAAGTGTTTTTCTATCATGTTCAATATATAATTTTACCTGATCAATACCCAACATTTTACAAGCACGAGAAATAGCTTCACCAGCTTTTTTATCTAAACTGACAATTTTTTTGATTCCTAGTTTATCTTTTAACTCTAACACATCTTGTGGAGTTGGAGCTGACCCACGATACAAAACCCCAGGAATTACTGGGCGAAATCTTTTGATCATAGGTTCCTCGACAAACTATTCAACACATTTCTAATGTATGTGGCATCTTGGTTGAAAAGAACGTGTTTAACGAAAGTAATTGCCTGACCATACACAGCGGCTGGCGGCATGTTTTTACCTGCAATTGCATTCTCGCTCATTACAGTGAATTTTTGTTTCAATACTTGTGCTGCTCTTGGGCGCTTTTGAGGTGGCAATCTAGCTAACATGAATTTAACAATATCAGCTAAATATCTACCAACACTGTCAGGATCTCCTAATTCAGCCACAGCAGCACATTTAACCATCTTTTTATCAAGTTTTACTGGATGTATCTTATGAAACTTGATAATAGCATTTTGTAAAGCTATTCTCTCTGGTTTATGAACTTTACTTTTGACAGCTTTATCAAATTGTGATTTAAAAATAGTAAGAAATACTCTAACTTGTTCTGGAGAGGCTTCTTGACGTAGTTTTCTCATAAGAGCAGAGTAACTAAATTCATCAGCACTAGTTAAATCAATTGGAGCAATTGCATTGCCCTGATCATCAGCTTTAGACTTGTCTAAGTGTTTAAAAAACTCTACCTGACGAAGACGCTTTTCGGCAGCTTTTCTAGATTTATATGTACCTAAATCTTTGCCCTTTTGAGAAAGCACACGATACTTACCATCTGGTAATTGACGAATCTTCGCCACTTTTACCAAATCTTGTATGCACTGTTCTTCATAAGTGCTAGCAAGCTGTAAAATATCATCTAGGTTTCTCATTGCTCACTTCGTTTTGTTAAGTATAAATCTTTCTCTAATCTCTAAAGACTCTTTACTTCTAAGCATCATTTCTTCTAATGTGCCATTACCATCAATTTCATTAAGTGCTCTTATTGCTCTTTCATTAATAAACATTATATTTCCAAGAGCTAGAGTTTTATTCCTAGTCACAAAAGCGCAATTAATAATTAAACACTCTCGATAAGCAGCTATTACTTTTCCACAAAATACGGCAGGATAAGTAGTAGAAATTTGTTCTGTACTGACGTCTTCATAAGAGTCACCAACGTAAATCTCAATGAACTTGTCCTTGAATACTTCAGCTAGAAATTCAGCAAAAGTCTTTCCTGAACCTTGATGATTCTGCACCGCATCCAAAATTTGTTGTTCAGTTGGCATTGTGTTTCCTCAAATGAATTTAAGCAGGAAATTCCTGTGGTTAGTATCAGCGCTTCTAGGACTGATGGGTTGATAAGATGATTTTTTATTCATAATTAACTGTGTTTTAACAGTAATTCCACCAATTTTCGTTGTAGCATCTTTAAATGTTTCAGCAACAGCTTCTGTCATTTGTTTAACGGCCGCAAAACATTCTTGCTCAGGGCCAGAAATGGAACATTCTACTTCTACTTCATTGCCATCAGTATGAGGATATGAAGTAGAAAGTAAATCTTCATCCAAAGCGGCACAAAGAACTTGAGAGAATTCAATTGCACTAACACGATCGCTAGCTTTGATTGTAATCAGTATATTATGAGTAGGTAAAGCTGCTTTATATAATTTTTTCAAATTATAATTGGTGGCAGATAATCTAAACTCATTCATTAGATTTTGTATAACTTGATTTAACTCGCCCATATCTTGCGTTTCCTGTTTAGCAACCATTGTAGATGGTTGATTACGGCTACCAGACATAGCAACCGAGTAAGAATTACCTTTATCGAAACTTTTAAATTGTCCGAGCAGTCCTTTTGTGTAATCTTCTTCCTTGGCTCCATAATATCCAGCATCATGAAGTGCTTTAGAATAAGCACGAATATCTGGATGTAAAATATGCTGCCAAGCTGTTGCATATCTTCTACTTTTACTTAACAAATTAAGATAATCAGATACACCTTCCTCTAGGGTATTGTAGGCGCGAAATTTTTGAGTGATTGGTTTTTTTACGGTTTGCGCTTTGTCGGCATACATCCAATCTCCGCCAAGAAAATAATCATGATCGGTAGTTCCAACTATAATATTGCCAACATTATAATTGTGCATAGATTTTCTATCACGACCAGTTTCAATAGCGTTTTGTGCCATAATCATATACACCTGCTCTTTAGACGGAGCTGTGCCAAACAAACGCTGCCAGACATTTACAATTGCCTGTGCCATTTGTGCGTCTGAGACTGGTGTATTTGTCTTTGGCACCTGTTTTCCCATATTTTTAGCCCTTTATTTGCTTAACAATAGAAAACAATTTAATAGCTGTTTCTGGATCATCTCCTTGAATAGATTTAGCATACTTGGTAACATATGCGCAGACAATACGAGGATCTTCATTACTCATTGCCTCTAATGATTTATAAAAACTAGAATGAGCAACTCTAACCTTTGGAGGATTAACTGAAGGCGCAACACGAACTTTAACAGGAGGTTCTGGTGGAGGTGGTGGCGTCTTTTCAGTATCTGGAGCGGCTTCATCCTCTTCTGGCATTAATTGTAAAACTGGCTTGGATGGAGGTGTTGCTGGAGGAGATTGTGCCGGCACAGGAGCAGGTGTTCCGCCTGGAGTGGTTGGAGGAGGCGGTGGCATTGGTGGTGTTGGAGGTTGCCCACCCAATTCTACTTGTCCTGGTTTTGGCCCGGTGGTAGTTGGTACGGTTGGCTGTTGAGCTTGTTGTTGCTTTTCAATTTCATCTTTAATTTTCATCCAAGGCATTACTGCATTTTGATAAAACGATCTAAATCCTTTATCGCCGGAATCAAACTTATTAAAAGCTGCTTTAATTTTAGCGGCTGCATCCATATAATCATCTGGTCTGCGAATGGCGCGAGCTGTAGCCATTTCTTTCAAAGCAGAAATAACACTCTCTAAAGTAGCTTCTGCCTGATCAATCAAACGAGAACCACCTTCACGTAATGCTTTAGTTTCCTTTGGATACTTCTTTTCCCAAGCAGCTAAACCACGACCACGTCTAGAAACAATATTAACGATCTCATCAATAAGGCCAGCTTCTTTAAGTAATTGGTCTGCAATTACAGAAGCCGCTTTTGGCTCCATATGTTCACGAAGTCTCTTTAACTTTTCTTCGTCAACTCCTTGGAATAAAAATTTATGATGGATTTTATTAACATCAACAAAAAACTTGTCGATATCATTTGCCATATTTTGAAGTTTCTTGTGGAACATAGCCAAATCAGAAACTCCACTCATATATTCTCGACGATTAAAAGCTTTACGAGCTTCCTTTAATAGGTCTTTGCCAGACATTTTAATAGCTGGCTCTTCAGCATTACCAATTTTAGTACCAGTAATTTCAGAACGAACACGGTCATCTAGCTCGCCTAGAGATTTCATAACTCTATCTAGCTCTGGTTTGAAAATACCTTCTAAAATGGCACCTGGTCTATTAACTTGCTCTCTCAATTTATTGAAAAAGCCACGACCCGTTTGTCTTTTACTTTGAGCTAATTTATCCATGGAAAACCCTCTACTTGTGCGTAATAGCTAAAACAATGCTGGATTATTCACAAGAGAGGGTTATTCAATTGAATTAAAAGATTATGGAGCTGGTGGAGGTGCTCCGCCTGCTGGAGGTCCACCGCCTGGTGGACCGCCTTCTGGTGGCGGAGGAGGTGGTGGTGGAGGTCCACCGCCACCTGGTGGTGGAGGTGGTGGAGGGCCACCGCCTGGTAGACCCAAATCTGGTAATCCACCCGGTGCTCCTCCTGGCATCTCTCCTGGTACTGGTTGTTCTTGTCCAGCACCCGGTTGTTTTGGTTCTGGAATTTCATCCTCATCATCCAAAGCACGAAGAGCATTTAGATCCATTTGATCTAACGCGGCAATTTCTTTCTTAGCAATTGCATTTTGAATATTTTCTTTACGCATTTTACGTACTTCATCTTCGTACTCAAGACCCAATGAACGATAAAGAGTATGAATAGATACTCTCTTTTGATCCGCTTGTCCTTGAGATAATGTCATTAAACTATTGATATAATCTCCAGCATCAAATAATGACATGTGATTCCAATCAATTTCAGGAACAATAAGTTGTTTCTCTCCACCAGAGTAGTCATAAAACCCTTGAATTTTGGAGATTGGAGCAAAAATCTTATTCTTTAACCAAATGGACATCATGTTACGGAACTGCATGTACCTCTGACGAAGAACGTCCAAAGCTACACCAGCATTAGCATAAGTGGTAGTATCGCCACCATCCATCATAACAGGTGGTACGAATAACCCAATAAAAATTTCTTTAAGTAGCTGAGTAATATCTCCAGAGATATCATAGATTCCCTGTCCCCAACCTACTCTTTCAACCGCTACTCCTTCATGGGTAAATATCTTAAAGTCTTTATCGTACTGCGCTTCTTCAAATACACTTCTCCAAGCTTCTAGGTCAGCAAAAGTTGGCTTATAATCAGCCGAACCAATCTTAACCAAAGTCAATGGATTGATCATATTATCAGACTGTGCATATTTAGATTCACGCAATTTGTCGAATAACATTAACTGACGGAAAATACAAACAGGTAATCCTGTGCCTCTGATTTCGTATGGACTAATACGACGAGCCAAATGTGATACGTGGAAATTGTCTAGTGGAATATTTTCACCACGTCTAACAGAATCAATGATGTGTTGATTTAATTGTTTACGTTGTTCAATATCAGTTGGACGATTTGAGAAAATAATTTTTTTGAGGTTTTCATCAGGACGAAGCATGATGATTGGTTCGCTTGCTACAACCGTACGTTTGACAAGCATAAAATCTGGATTCTGAATGTGTAGGCGACTCCACTTGCCTTTACCTTCATCTAATTCTGCATAAACAAATGCTTCTCCTAAAAGCCAATATTCTTGGGCAATTTGTACGCAAATATTCATTAAATCAATTTCTTCAATCATATCATCAAAGAATTTTTCAATATCTTTGTTTGGACATTTAATAGAAAGCTTGCTAATAGGATAAGTGCTATGTAAACTAATAGCATTGTGTACAAATGGATTTAAAGCAAAAAAGCTACGACACCATGCATTGATTGTTGCACGGTCCCTGGGAAGGTTTAGATTACTATTAAGCCAAAGAGGGGAATATACTTCAGGAGTTTGCTTAACGGAATCTCCATGAATACCACGAAACATTCCTCCAACTGAAGAAACTACTTGAGCATTTTTCTTGAAACCCACTGAAGAGACTACATTTGAAGCACTTGTGGGAGAATTTAGTGCCATTTTATTTAAACTTGGCCCAGAACCGTCTCTAAAATATCCTTGGTCTACTTCGTCTGAAAGAATAACTCTTCTTTCTCCAGAAACACCCTGAGCCATAATAGCACTTACTTGAGGGGTGGTGGATCTGCCCTGTAAGAACTTTGCTGAAAAGGACGGATGATCTCCTAATCCCGATTTTTTAATACCAGCCATGTAACCTCTGTTCCACTATACCCTCTACTAGAATACACAAAATATGATATATCAGTAAAGCTCAGTATTTAGGCGCTTTAGAACTTCCTAGGTACATAGCCAGTAATTACCATAGGTTTCGTCAAGTTTTTAGTATTGTGTAATGTTGGATTATTATTTGTAAACCCTCGACTTACCAGGAATTTATAGGCCAAATAAGCATTTAATAATGCCATAAATCCATCGTTTGGAGTGCCGCCTTTAACATAATGTACTGTATGATCTCCATATTTAGAAATAGATGGTTTTAATTCCATACTACAACAATGATCAATAAGCCATGCGATTTTCTCATAATCGCCATATGGAAACCTAACTAATCCTTTTTTCATTTGATCGTAAAGTTCACTAATATAAAAATCTCTTTCAAAAACAATTTCTTTTGGAAAAGCTTCATGATTGAACTTAACATGCTCATTAACTTTATTATGAGCACGAGACACTAAGTATCTATCTCCGTATGTATTATGCAATAGAGATGAGAAGTCATTAGAATAACCAATGTCTCCAATAGCCAATTGTATACTGTACTGTCTCATCAACTGATCAATTATACCTTTTTTGCTTTCTATGTCATTTCGTTTAAATTTGGTAGCAAACTCAATTGATAGTATACTTGGGCCTTTTGTTTGTAATACAACTGCTGTACTATAAGATTGTCCTGCTGGTCTTACTCTTTCTGGGTCTGCTAGTTGTTCCAAATCTGAACGTGCACCGTAGTCGATTCCAAGTACAGTTAATTGTTGCGTTACACCTTTAGCTGGCAAAATACGAGGGCTAAATTTTCTTTCGAAATCGGCACAATTTACACGAATGTCTTCTGGAGACATTGGGGTAGCATCACCTTGATAAAACTCTCCAAGAACCTCATTTTGAAAAACGCGCTCTGTGTTGATCGGATGTTTACCAGGCTTTTCTTTTTCAATATCTTCTCGTGTAAATTTTGGCATGTAAAGTTGGTTAATATGAAACCCAACCATTGCGCAATCTGGATCGTTTGGATCTTTTAGCGGAACCCACTTACCACGTTCTTGTGCTTGTAGTTTATCTTGTTCATGACCACAATGGGTACATTTAACAATCATACCGTGAATCCAAACTTTTTCCCAATCATCAGAACCTGGAGTATAAAGAGGAAAATGCTTTTCGCATTTTTCGCATCCAAGATAATAATACTGCTGAGATGATGATTGCCACATCTTATGATAATCAGATCCCTTACGACGTGGCGTTCCAAAAAATACTTGTACGCCTTTAGTTGGCTTACCATATTTGGCGTTGGTTAAAATTTTAAGCGCGTTTCCAATAGCTACACTGGTAGTTTTCTGTACCTCGTCAAAAAATATGATATCAGCGGTACGACCCATGATTCTGTCGGCATCTACACCAGTAGATTCAATCCACAAGTGATTTCCGCCCAAGAATTGTTTAAAATGTAAAGAGTCATTAGTAGCAGTCGTAGTATCAAGCAATTGCTGCATGAAAGACTTTGGACGAGATGCTTTATTTTCTACGGCTCCCTCAGGGATTTTAGCCTGAGAAATCATTTGATTGAGTTTAGTTTTTGAATAAGCTGCCGCTAATTCTAATTGAGGAAAAGCATGAATAACACGAATTGGTGGACGGAATCCATCTCCAAATAAACCAGAGCCCATGAAATACATTTCAAGGGCGCTTGCCATGGTAGTAGCACCTACCTGACGTCCCTTTACTAGAATAACTGGTTTAGAATCTTTTTCTAATGCCTTAATTCCAATGTATCTATAGATATCGCTGAAAGGTTTATACCCGTTGCCTACGAGAGAAAATGGCTCTCCTTCAAGTGTTAAATGTTTCTGGCAAAATTCTACCGGATCAAGATTAGCTAGCTTATCCTTAAACCTATAAAACATTTCTTTATAAGTATCATTGTTCATGGATATATTCTGAAATATACCCATGACAGATAAGAAAAAACGACAATATAGTTTTGAAGGCAAAAGCTGCACTGTATGCTTCAAAAGCCTAACTAAAGATAATACTAGACCTTCCGATATTAAACAGGCTAAATATATGTGTATCTTTTGTTGTAAAGAATATAGCAAAAGAAGATATACAAATAGAAAAGAAATAATAAGAGAACAACAAAGAGTTTATGATCTTAGTGTTAAACAAAAAATTATAGAAGCCTATGGTGGCAAATGCACTTGTTGTGGGGAAACTACCTTAGAATTTCTAACTATTGATCACATAAATAATGATGGTGCAGAAGATCGACGACAAAATGGTAAGAAATCTGGTGGTAAATTATACCGTTGGCTAATTAAAAATAACTTTCCTAAAGAAGAATATCAATTATTATGCTATAATTGCAACTGTGCTAAAGGATTTTTTGGATATTGTCCACATGATAAGCCTGAAATAGTAATTAGGCCCACTAGAAATACTCAAAAACAGGCTGGGTAAGTGCAAAGCACTTAAATTTTTGCAGGCATTAAAGCGTTAAATGCATCAGTATTGGACGCATCAATATCAGAATCAGCAGTAGAATGGTCTCCTCTACCTAGATCATCAAAATGATCATAGTTTCCAGGATTGTCCTTCTTGGCTTGTAGATTACAACTGCTAACTAAACGAATGAGTTTCTCATCTTCCCAAGCACTTTCATCACTAATATCAGCCGCATGAAGGGCTCGCAAACGACTAATTATAGCTGGAACTGGAATATTTCCTCTTGTTTCCCTGATAATATTCTCTAGAGTGTGTTTGATGCTTGGTTTAGCTTTAATTACATCAGGAATTTTAGAGTCTTCTTTTAATTGAGCGGTTTTCTTTGGTTTGCCTGAAGTTTCTTCTGTAGATGTTTTAACATTATCCAAATAAGCTGTTAATCCACTGCGCTGCATCATATCATCAACTGCAGCTTGTACTGATGGATATTTGGATTTAGTATTCATGATGGAGCTAATCTGATCAAATAGGCTATGACCACGAGGCTGTACGCTGGTTTTTTGAAGTTTGTTTTCAAACTCCTTCAACCAATGATCTTCGCTATAAGATTCATCAGATTGTCTACTAATGACACCTTGGTGTCTAGAATTTTTAACCATATTATGCCCTGTAGTTAGCTGCCCAATCCATGTTATCAGTATCGTATACTTCTAGGTCATCTTCTGGGAAGAATCCACGGTCTTCACGAAGTGGATAGCCCATATCCCATAGTAATTGTCTTACTTCAGCCTGCTCACGATCATCTAATTTATACTTAGCTACTTGGCGTCTGTATAAATCTTCAATATCATGTCCCGCAGATACAGTACCATTAATGCAAACACGAGCCACCCTAGAGATTAAAAGAGGAACGGTTACATAAACACCTTGCACACCAGTAATTTTTTGAGCCTCTTTAACGATGTTAGTGCCTTCAAAACCAGGTTCAAAGCCTTCATTAGCGAGTTGTACAATTACTTTTTCTGCGCTCCATTCTTCGCCTGGAACACCAGTATCCTCTACCCATGCTTGTAAATCTTCATCTGCATATTTTTCAAGCACTTTGTCAATTTGAGACTTCAAATCGGCAGCGGTCTTCTTCTTTTTACGAGAAGACTTTTTGGATTCTTTAACCTTATCAAGACGATCACGCAAACGAGCTAAACCTTCATCTAATTGAGAGCGAATCTTCTCGACCTGATTGGCGTCTAATTCAGAATCAAGATCCATTCTCATGGCCTTAGAAATTTCATTGTCTAATTTTTCCATGTAAGCCATGGCGCGCTCTAGTCCGGCAGAATCGTATCCTGAGTGTTTTGGAACAGAATCAAGTCTTTCCTTGACCCAAGCTACAAAGCCATGTGGACCGTGCTTTGACCAATTCCATTTACTACCCTTTTCGTCTTTTTCGGTTTCCTTTTTTGCTTCATTGTTATCTTCAACTTGCAATGATTCATCAACAACTTCAATTTCTGGATCCTTAGTTCCTGGAGGAGCGCCTGGAATGTCTTCTATAAGAATTTCAATTTCCCCCGGCTCGGACACTTCAATAGGCCCACTCATAAGCTCTTCCTCGCCACCATGGTGTAGGTGTGGAGGTATAGCTATAACTGAATGTTCGTCATGAGCTGGTAGTTGTGACGCTGGGGAAACCGGGTCTATGACGTATAGCTGTTGTGCTGTCGATTGTAAAGTCATTTAGGTACCTCTAGAGTGCTTTCTTTATATGATAATATGCGGTTGTATGCAATGATAATGATTGGTTTTAGACGATCCAATTATCCTTATACATATCAGTGCCAATATCGGATGTTCCAGTAAATGGCTCTTCTACATCCATTGTCTGTTCTGCATCTAAATCAGAATTTGGTTCAATACCATCTGGTAATCCAAATAAATCTGTTTCCGATGCTGGTAAATACTTATTGAAAAGTTTTTCAATAATATCATCTAATAGCCCACGACCAGGCTCTTGCCTCTCAACATAGTCCCTACCAAAATCTAAATTAGTTGGTAATTTACCTTCAAAATCATTTTTTGGCAAATATTCATCTAATTTTCCGCCTGTTAAATTAGCATATCCTACTGGATTATCATTAACAGTATCTGTCTCAAATGGTCCGCCCAACCCCTCATCAATCTGATCATCAATTGGAAAATCGATAGCGTTTTTAATAATTTCCTCAAAAACGGCGGCACGAGCTTCAATATTTGGATTTTTCTTCGTTTTTGAATTATCATCCAAAATCCAAGAGTCGTCGGCTTTGTACTTGTCCTTCAGCTTCTTTCTTTTGGCTTTTAGAAATTCTGAAACCGATTTATACTTTTTCATGTCGTGCCAACCGGCGCCTGGGCCGTGCTCGCCCGGAACATTGTATAAATCGTAATTGCGATAAAACGGCTCTTTGAACCTTGGCTGAACTACAATAGCAGGATCAGATTTATATTTCTTCTTCTTTGGTTTTGGCTCATTTACACCGCCACCACCCTGAAAATAGGCTTGCTTATTAACCGACATTAGTTTTACCTTTAATTTGTTTTATATAATATGGATAAACTTTTTCTGTAATTGGAATATAGCTCCAGAGATTCATTTGTGTAATAAGTGCTGCAGCCTTCTCTGGATTTCTAGAGAACGCTTCATTCAACTTATCATTCATAGATTTCTCAGTTGAGATTTTTACAGAATCTGGATGTTGGCGCACAAAATCTATAATTGAATCGTCTATATCGAAATCCAATTTACAAGCTAAATAAATAGCCCTTACCACCCTATTTCTATTAGATGTTAATGTAATTTCTGGTGATAAACAAGTACGTATTTTCTTATCTTTAATATCTTTGAATCCTCTTTTGGTTGGGTCTAAAACTTGTTTTAAATCTGTAGTAAGCAATAATGAGTTGCAAGTAAAATCACGACTAAACATTTCGCGTTGCATATCTGTTGGTTTAGTAATTCCTAATTTTGCCAGCTCTTGATCAATATTTGGTACAATAAAATTTGAAGAGAAATCAATTTTCAAACTGCCAATGAAAATCGTACTATGTCCATCATCCATAGTTTTTCTAGTAACGTTATACCTTTTACGTAATGTTAAATAAAATTCTTGAGATAGATAGTCTACAGTTTTATCTCCAGTAGTCATATCTATGTCTGCAATATTTTCTAATTTGCCCATGTATTTATCTCTGGGCGTACCTCCGCAAATATACGGCGTAGATGCGCCTATATTTACCTGGACTCTCTTCATTTCTTGAAGCAGTTCACGGAGTTTCATTTATCTCCTTAGACTGCTGGTGGTCTTGGTGGGGCCGCTGGAGGAGCTGCTGGGGCTGCTGGAGGAGCCGGAGGAGTTCCTAGCTCACCTAATTCTACTGTTGGCGTTTCTTTTTCTGTTGGAGTTGCTCCCTCAAGTTCAGCATTTTCTTGCTCTTTTCTCATCTGTTTGCGCTGTTTTTCTTTTTCTTGATCTGTTTTTAATTTGGTGGCGATATCAGATGTAGCCATAGCTCCACGTACTTTGGCTAGAATATCATCAATACGAGTAGCAATATAGTTGTTAGCATCCAAAGCTCTGTTTTGAGCTTCAGCTAAACTTGGGAAATAAGCTGAAATTCCCTTAGCATCAAACATCATATCTAAACGTGCTAAACGTCTTGGTATCTCACGCACTTTAAAATATGTAGAGATATCTTCCAATTCAGATACAATTTCTTCCATTGTTACATTTTGAAATGCACTATCGATTTTACTATCTATGCTGGCACCAGCGCCGCCAGAAGGAGTATCTCCGCCTGGTGGTGGCAAATCTTCTTCAGTTACTTCTAATGGCTCTTCTTCTGTTTTGGTTGGTTCTTTAGGGGTAGCCTCTGGGACGAATGCGGGAGGATTTCTATCTGGTGGAGGGGCGTCTGTCATTGGAACATCTTCCAATGCGGCCGGGGGAGGCGGTGGAGTTACAGGCGCAACAGCTTGAGCTTCTGTTACCATTAATGTATCTTCAGAATCTTCTACTTCTAATTCATCATCAGATTCTGAAGCATCTGTCTTATTGCCCTCATTCATATTATCAATGAATTCTTTAATGCCTTTTGGTTGAGGGGGATCATTTTGGTCACCACCCACAGGGGTCTGTATATTTGGGGCGCCTGGCGGAGGTGGCATTGGTAATCCTCCGGGAGCACCAGGATTACCTGCTCCTGATGGATCTGCTGGTGGGGATGGTGGTGGAACAGCACCAGCCTCTGGTGTGCCTTGAGCAGATTCTCCAGACGCACCAGGAGTTTGAGCCAAAGAATATAAAACTTCAGCAGCTTTGGTAAAACCATTACGCTTAAGAACATTTCCTTCACGAACGATCATGTCTTCATACAAACGAGTAGAGACGCTAAGTTTATTAACAAGCTGCACTTTCTTTTTAAGAGTGTAAATAGCTTCCATCAAATTTTCTAACTCTTTACCAGCAAACTCTTGACCCTCTTGAGAGCGCAAAAGTTTTTCCGCAGAATCCAAACGTCCTATAATCTTAGAACGTTGTTTTTCAATAAGCTGTCTTTTTTCTTCTCTGCGCTCTGCCTCTTCACGAGCGTCATTGACAGCATTAGCATCGTAATGAGGTGCTGGCTCCTTAGGAGCATCTGGCTTTATATGTAAGAAGTAACCTGGCTGACCATTTTCATACCAGACTTGTGCAAACTTATATTTCATGTGAGCCCCTTCTTCGTAAAACCTTAGCCAATTTAGGAAATCATAAATTTCCATCTTCGCCCAACCTTGAGTTGCTCGTTTAATAGCCTCACGATATGGGAATCCCGCTTTTTGTTTGTAGTGGATATCTTTCAGAGCATACATCCATTTTTTTAAATCATGTTGGCCGGCAATATATTGATACTGATCATAATTAGGATAAGCCTTCTTATCTGTTATAAATGACAGAAACTCTGGTTTGAATTTACTATAATCTATTCCATAGAAATCAAAAAACTCCATAAGCTTCTTCATCTTCTCTTCCATTTCTGGAGTAAGCTCTAATTCTTTATCAGAATAAGGTCCAATAACCTTTGCCAATTGCTTTTTGGAAGGCATATCGATAATTGGAGTTTTAGAAGGTTTATTTTCTGGCATTATTGATTGTTTAACTTTTGGTTAATTGTTTCATTAAGTAGCTTGGCTTCGGCTAATTTCATGTCCGTATTTAGAGGTTTTTCCTGAGTTGGAGCCTTTAGCTTAGCCATTTTAGCTTGAAAAAGTTCCATAAATAACATAGAGCTTTCCAAATCTAATTGAGACAAAACATCTCGGATTACATCATGAAATACCGAAATATGCTGATCCACAGCCTGCAAAGTCACGTTGTGCTGGATAACCATATCTGCCGGGTTCTCTGTGAATTTATAGTATTTTTCCAAAAGGCCCCCTAATAACTCACCATACTCAATCAAAACACGATCAATCTTTGTATTGATATTGCGTGGGTCCTCTTGAATTTCATCAAATACTTGACCTAAGCGCGTTTCGATAGCAATGCACAAATGGGCAACCATTTGACGTACATCTATTTCTTTACCAGCTAATTCTAACATCTTACTCTTATAAGTAGAGTTGTTTTTAACAGCTAATTCAAGCTGTTCTTCTGTGCTGGTAGCCACAGCTTGTTTCGTCTTCATCATGTCTTCTCGGATCATGGAATAGACGTCTAGATAGTTATCTTTGAATACTTTAATTGATTTTTCAGCAACAACAAATTTAGCTTCACTGACATTTGTATATTTGCCAGCAAGCCATTCATGAATATCTTTTGGAGGATAATCCAAAACTAATTTAGCAATAATCTCATCTTTATCTGGATGTTCCAGAATTTTTTTGAGTGCGTTTTTGTTCATTCAATTTCTCCGTGAAACGGTCTAAGAAAAGCCGAGCCGCCTCCGGATCTAACTGTAACAAAACCTCTCTTATGACCTTTGTGAAGTTTTCAATTTCTTGGTCAATCACTTGTTATAGCCCAGTCTTCCCTCACGTGTATCAAAGATTGCATGGAATGGAGTATCTAAGCCATTAGTTTGTTGTGATACATCTCCACCAGGAACCTTTGAGCCATTAGCTAATTCAAAACCAGTTTCAAAATTGTAAGTTTTTTTATCAAGCTCACATTGCCATACGTGCTCGCCTACACGTGCAATTTGCGCACCTGGATGGTCTGGGCAGTAACGTGAACTGAGAGGGGCTTCTAGAATTTTATATTCTTTGGTAAAACCACTGTTCTCAATGGCCTTTTCTGATTTCTCAATTTGGTTATATTTGTGCAAATCTTTGCGAGGCCCTTCATACTTTTTTCTAATTTCTTCTGCTCTTGAATCGACTAAATCTTTACGCTCAGCGTAAGCATTTGGTGGGGCAGCAATAGTTAAAAGAAGCTCATCTAATACAGACGCAACTCTCTTAAGTTGTGGATCACCGGACTCATCTAAAGCTTGCGCTAAAGCAGCAGTCTCTTCTACTGACTCTGGAGTAATTGCAGAAGCGCTTGGTGGCTCAAGAACATCCACTTCATCAGCCGCCTTCTTTAACAGAGCAGCAGCTAGAACACAAGATTCTGCTACTACTTGCATGCACTTTTCATCAGCTTCAGCAAGCAACAGAGCTTCGTTGTTTGGGCTTTCTAGCCAAGAAGCCATTGCATTCAATAGTTCAGAAATTCTCATAGTGTAGCCTCTTATTCCTCAAAAGTTGGTTTGTTCTCTAATGCAGAAACATTAGTCTGTCTGCGCTCTATTAATTGTCTAATTTTATCAGCTAATCCCTTAATTAAAGCACCATTTCTAGGTATCTCTTGTTGCTTGATTGCTCTAACAAATTTATCAAATTCTTTAGACATTCCGGGCTCTTCCAAAATCTGAAGAACAATATCTAGATTGTCGATCAAAGATGGTCCAGTAAATCCATAAGCTGCAGCTTCATTTGGATACATTAAAAAGAATTGTCTTCTTTCATTCTTAGTTAATGGTAAAGCTTCTGGTACAACTACATCACCTTCAAGTTCTGCGCCTTTACCTTCTTCGTCAGGCGGAACAAATGGCTTAAGTAATTTAGCAGCGCCTACCATTAATGAAGAGAACCTTTTTAATGAATTTTCTAGTCTACTTAAATCACTTAATGTAGCGTTAAGAACTTGTTGAGTTGGTAAATGCTCTGGTGACTTCTTTTTAGTATTCTTAATGGCTTCGTCTAAAGAAGAAATTAGAGCTAAAACTTTATTAATAGCTTTAAATAAACGTGCGGGATGCTTGATAAGGTCATTAATATTTGCAGTAATAATCTGCATATGACCTACTATTTTTTGACTATGTGGCTCGCCCTGATGAGCCATAATAGGAATAGCATTGTACGCTTTAGACGTAATAGTCTTAAGGTCAATATAATTTCTGTAAGCGTCTTTTATCTTAGTCTCAACATCACGCATGACGCTCTGCAATGAGGCGGCTCCCTCAGACGCCAGCTCATATTTATGCGCTAAGAGGTCTGCCAACCTAATTACACTCATGGGTCACCCGAAAATCTTGGCGTTAATAAAGGAAGCTCCCTCGTAAGTCTCGTCCATACCTTTACGATATAATGGGCGACAATATCCATTCTTATCTTGGTATACCTTGTTGACAGGTAGCCCCGTATGCGAACAGATCGGATATTCACTATTAGCGCTCTTAATCATCTTAGAGCACTTAGTTTCAGCAGTTTTGACACCAGCTAACCCTGTCATATATAACTGGAACGCAAGTGCATATGCCTTCTCATCACCAGCATTAGCTAATACATTGAGAGCATCTTCTGCCTTTGCATAATTTTCTTCTGCCAAAGCCTGACGTAAATTATTAACAACTTCGCTTGGCTTGAGAGATGCCATATTAGAAGCTACAGCAGCAACTTTAACATCTGTTTTATTTTCAGAAACTAAGCTATTAATACCTTTTCTATCAAATGTAGCAATAGAACCATTACATAACATAATAGTTGGTTTTTGTAGCTTGTTATTAGCAACTTTTACTGGAACAGTAAAAGCAACTTTACCAGTATCTAGAGAAACGCCACAGAAAATGGTATTTTCATCATTGCCAGTGATAACTACTTGGTGATTTGCAAATCCCATGGATTGTAGTTCACGAGAGATATGCGCCTTAGCAGTACCTACTTTTTCAGCACCAAATCTCCAAGAAGCAAGCCCTTGTGGAGTAGTAAACTTATCTTCAAAAGACACAAATTCATCAGACTTAGGAAGAGAAACATCGCTCTTTGGAGCGGCTTCTACTTTCAACCCAACAACTTGTCCTTGGAAAAATTCTGATTGACCAGCACGCTCTGCATTCATTCTGGTAACAGCTAATTCAGCCGCAGAAATTTCACGCTTACTGCTAGTTGCATGTGTCAATGCAGTTAGAATATCAGTAGCTCCAATCTTAGTTTTGGTGCCTGCTTGTTGTCTTAGATAAGCCTTAATAGTTGTATGATTCAAATCTTCTGGACCAGTATTGCCCATAAAAACCTGAGGTTCAACCACATCATTTTTATTTACTTCTACTGGGACGTAGAAAGATGTAACTCCTTTTGGAGTTTCATAATCAGCTTTAATAACAATAAATTTGTCATTACCATCACTAACAGTTAAATGAGATGGTTTCAAGTTCCAAGCGTCCAAGGTAGTACCTACGGATCTCATAGCTTTTTCAGCTACCGGCTGTGAATACATCTTAAGCGGAGCATGTTTATCAAATACGCTTTCCAATGCATTAGCCAAAACCTGATCGCCTGCACGGTAATCAACAGCTTTGACAGCCTCATCACGTTGATAAGTAGTAATTTCTGGCTCGGCTGTTTCGCCTAGCTCATCTGTAAATAACTCAGCAAATTTTGTGCCATGCTGATACAGTTTTGCGTAAAGGGACTTTAGTTCTGCTTTACGAATAAAGTTTGTATTGTTGCTAGCCATCTTGTCGATAACACGAGACATTGCGCCGATGGTTTTATCTTGAGGATAGGCTTCAACATATCTTGCTAATTTGGCAGCTAAAATTGGAGTGGCAATCTTCTGATTGTCATCTACTGCTTTAGCTAAGGTACCTACTAGTTGATGTATTTTATCAAGGCTCATTGAACACCTATTCTATTATACCAGTTCCGGGTATCTCTTGGATACCTCTAGTCTAGCTGTTTCACTTAGCTCACTCAAAAGTGCTTTGACGAGCTTCTTATTTGTGGCAAGCTTTTCTGGTAGGTACTGTTCAGCCTTATGTAGCTCTGAACTTGGAATTCCAAGCTTGGAAGCAGCAAATCTTACAAGAGGATCTCCCTTGTAAGAAACTTGTAAATCATGTCCATTCTTAGAAACGTAAACGCCCCAAGGATTAGCAGAAGCAGTTTTTTCAACCTCTTCTTCATCATATAAGGCAACGATGTAATCTCCATCATCTGCGCTTTGAACTTGCCAAAGTTCAGCACCCTTGTCGCCATCCTTAAATCTAACCACATCAAAAGCCACAGTTTCTAACTGATCTTTTACATCAGAAAGACGATAAGCCCTCTTTGTAATCTGATTGGCCAAACCTGAGTAATCTATATTAAATTTTGGCATTATGTCTCCCGTTGAACAGAACGTACCCTATCTTAAATAGAGTAATATTGATACTAATTCTGTACTTTATTGGCAATATACCTACTACGTAGATTTCAGAATATTACCACTTTTCATCACGACACTCTGCCATTTTGCTGAGAATATCCTTGATTTTCTCATCATTTTCAATTATCTTACGGATTTTCTTTCTAGCCCCGCCATAGATTTTCTTTCCATTCTTATAATCTACGTTTCCGTTAAGGCTTTTTGTAATGCTGCTTTGATTTACATTCAGCATTTTAGCTATCTCCATCTGGGTATAGCCATCAGCATAAAGTCTAATTACTTCTCTTTGTCTTGGAGTCAATAAAGTATCAACCACCCTCCAAAACTCTTTTTTGAGCTGCTCTTCTAATTCAATTAAGTCCTCATTGTATTCAAACGGATTAAGTCTTGCTGAGATACTATCCTCATTGCAAAACGCCTCCATCATATCATTTGAACAAACTGTTTCAAGCAAAACCCACTGGTATTTGTCACTGCGATTTTTTCTACGTTCCATCTTTGACCCCTAGATAAAGAAAAGATACAATCACAATATATCAATAGAGGAAAGATGAAAATTTCTAAGAAATTTCAATCTTTGACACCAAAAGATAGCTCTCCCTGATCACTAATTCCTCGTTTAGTGATGTATTCATCTATATCTTTGTAGTCGTCAGGTAAGTAAAAATTACGAATATTGGCAAATTGCCCAAACTTATTAACGATCCGTTTCCTCCCTTTTTGACCCGCTTCGTCATTATCTAATAGCAAAAATATGTTATTAGAGTATCTGCTAATGACTGAAAATTGATAGGAAGTCATATTAGAATTTCCTAAAGCTACAATATTTCTTAATCCTACTTCTGAAGCCTTAATTACATCTATTTGACCCTCTACAATATAAACAAATCCCCGGTCTAAAATAGACTGTTTGTTTTCATAAAGACCAAAAAGAAAATTACCCTTTTCAAATTTAGTATTTTTGTATTTAGAAATTCCCTTTTCCTTTTGTTCCTTATCGGGCAAAAGTGTCCTACCTACTAGGCCAACAACCTTACCATAAGGATCTTTAAAAGGCATTACCAAGGGATAATCCTCAAAATAACAATACTGCACTTTACGTGGAAATAACGAATCTTCTATTTCCTTAGAAAATAGAAGCTTTTCTTTGGCAAGGGCCTCTTCACCTACTAAATCTGTTAACACCGACATATTTTGTACGCCAGGAAAATAGCCAAACTGAAAAAGCTCTTGGCTTTTATCACTAAGGCGCGAATCAAGATAGGACTTGCTAGGCCGCGCGTCCGGATAGCTATTTAGCAAAAATCGGCAAGATTCAACTATCTTTTCCAGCATTATACGTCTTTATTTACGGTTCGTAGCTTATCTTTCAACATAAGCTTGAAAGGCTCGCTTAAATGAGAATGAGGTTTTGCACACCCAGGACACACTATATCGTCGCCTACAATTTGTGGTTGTGCTTCTTTCCCGCAATTTTGGCACTTAACGCCAAATGGAATTTGTGGTTTAGTACGAAATTGTTTAAGATTTTTTAAGGTAACTTTTGTAAAATGCGTCACATTCGGCATTTCATTATCGCATAACGGACAAAATACCTGTTCAGTCTTTGGATCCATATATGGCTCAACTTGACCGCAAGTTTTCTTTTTTCCAAATTTATCTATGTGCGTATTCGTACAATGTAATGCAAGTGGCATTATACTACCTCATCTAATAGAACACTAATCAATTTATCAGTATTCTTAGGGTATTCTACATCCAAAATAACCTTTTGATTACCCATATTATTTACCCCATGATGAGGAATAATTACCTCATCATGATTTCTGGATTGCGGTTTAATTTGAATTTCTTTTTCACCATGAATGGTTTTCACCATACGTTTACAGCCACGCAATGCATCTAATAACGAAATAGTAAGCGTACTTATTACATTTTGCCCATCTAAAGATAATCCAGGCTCTGGAGTAACTGCTACATGCAAAAATGCATCTGTATATTGATCAGCTAGACCCATAAAAGAGCCGGCAAAATTTCCCATACCCTGCAATCGCAATGTATTGCCATTTACAATACCCGCAGGTATAGACACGTGCACAGATGCGTGCGCCTGGACGGTACCATTACCACTACATACATCACAGGTTGATACATTAGAACGACCATAACACTCATCACAAGTGGTCATAACTATCATATTTCCTTGCCGAGTAGTAATCTGCCCTCGCCCACCACATTTTTTGCAGCCATTATGGAGTCTTATTTCACCTTGACCATTACAATTTTGGCATTTGGTTTGACGATCATATTTAATCTCTTTCTTACAACCTAAAACAGATTCCTTGAAAGAAATAGTTGTAAACATTTCAACATTTTCTAATTGAATGAATTGCTGTTGACGATGAAACCCTCCCTGTCTTGGCATACGATCCTGTAAATCAGTACTTTTACCAGTCTTGACAACTTCATGAGCTTCATTAATTTTCTTGAACTTCTCTTCTGCTCCCGGCTCTTTATTTATGTCAGGGTGATATTTTTTAGTAAGTTCTCGGTACTTCTTCTTGACTTCCTCTGGCGTGGCACCGGGAGACAATTCTAAAATTGCGTAGGCTTCCTTTAAATTCATTTCTTCTTGCCTTTAGACTTTCCTTTAGATTTCACCTTGCCCGATAAGGCCAATGCGTGATAAAGGGCCACTGCAACACCGTCAGCTTTGTCATAGCTTTCGATTTTAATGCCGCCCTTCTTATTATACTCGTAGGGAAACGTAATTCCTAAATGTTGGGCGACAAGGGCCGGCATATCTTCTTTTTTTGGTAAATCTTTGGTGGTCTTTAATCCATGACGAATAGTCATAACACTATAAAGAGTAGGTTCTTTACCAAGATAATCATAAGCCGTTAAACAAATCATCCTATTAAATGTAGTCAACATAATAATAGTTTTTGCTGTGCTTTTGCCTTTCATAAATTGAATAATCTCTTCAATTGAAATATAATCAGGTTTAGCATCAACAATAACTTTTTGAACCTGATTTCTAGTATCTACTATTCTTTCAATAATAGATCCTGTCTTCTTTGGTTTAATGTAGCCGGCTTTGACAAAGGCTATATTATTTGTTGTTTCGTCCCAACTTAATATAGAATAACCAATAGTCGTACTCGATGCGTCGAATCCTAAGACCGTTTTAACCATACCTGGTAATATATCAAATAAAACAGAAAGGCCCATAACCAAATAGGTTATGGGCCTTTTGACTATCTAGGGAGTGATAGATTTAGGACTGAGCTTCGTCACCTTCATAGTTAGGAAAGGACTTATCTAGTTCCTCATCATCAGTCATGCTGACGGCTGGAGCGGCAGCCTTGGTGCTTTTCTTAGCAGCGGCTGGGGCCGATGCGGAAGGAGCTGGTGCACCGTTGGTCGTTACACCATTGATCTTGTCCAATCTAGCCTGAACTTTTTCAGGGGTAGGAGGAGTGACTCTGCGCTTCAGGTCATCAAAATCAATGCTGTCCTTAATTACTTGGTCAGCGGCTGATAGTGGTTCCTTTGGTAAGGCTTGAACACTGTAATATCCAGTGGCACCACCGTTCTTATCAACTTCAATGTTGATGTCATATTTGGTTGGATCACCAAATCTTGGATTCTTGTTATACTTTCTAATCTGTGAAAACACAGCGAAAGAGATATCCAAAATCTTGTAGGTGTTAGTCTTACGACTAATGACACCTAACAACCAACGTGGCTTGGCCTTATCGCCATCCGCACAGAGAGGGCAGCTTCCGTGGATTGCGGAGCACTGAACTTTCTGTCCGAAACCGTTGTCACCTTCTTTCTTGTACTTGTGTACCAAGTACTGGTGTGGCTGGGTCAGAATACGGATTTCGTTCGGACCCTCATCTAAACGAAGAAAGAGGTCTTTGCTGTTTGTTTGCTTCTTGTTATCGCCTGGGAACACATCATCATTCCAAGATACTTCACCGAATGTACTCATTTTGATCTCCAAATGTTATTTCTTCTTTGTACTTTTCTAGTACGTTTATCTACTTAACAAAACAATCGATCGTAGCTCTATCACATTATTGTGTAAATCTTACGTAACGAGTGCGGGCGTGGTCAGTGGTACGGCCAAATCTTACTCCAATACCTCTGTTACGTAGCCTATTGGCTATTCTATTGATTACCACTCTGAGAGCACCAGGGGAACCGGGCAATTGATCTCTCTGACGCCTGCTAGAAACTCTGTTAATAGCAGTCATCAGTTTTGACATTGTTCCAGTCCAGTTGCTACCAGATTGGCCACTTAATACCGTATTGATCTTTGTAAAGACCAACTCATCTATGTCTGCTGGGTCTGGCCAAACAGTACCTAGATAAACTTTACGAACATTCCTTTTCATCTATTACTCGCTTTCATAACCATAATATCTTACTTAGATTCTTTATTGGGGGTTGTTACAGATTTCACTGCATTAAATACTAAACTTCTAATGCTATGAATTCTGTGTAGCGGAAACATCATCTCCAAAATTAATTCTTTAGAAGTATTTGTCAAGATGTCCGCAAAGCTTTTGATTATTTCGTCTTCGTCTTTATCACAGAAAATTCCTTTGACTTGGACAAAGCCGTTTACAGATTCAGGCTTATCCAAAGAAATAAATCTCTGAAAATTACGAGTCTTCCCTGAAACACCATCTTCTAATGTAATTAGAAATGGAGGTTTCTTGAGCGAAGGTGCTTGTGCACCTAAAAGACTATTAGGGCCCAAATCAATTGGCATAATTACTTACCTTTCTTACTCTTTTTTGATTCTACTTCAAGACCAGCATCATCACTGGCAGTTACACTGGCTTTTTTTGCCTCTTGTTCCTTGCGGGCTGCATCCCACTTTGCTTCACGAGCTTGGCCAATTTTAACAACCAACTCCTCAGCTAATGCAGGATTGTCTTTAATAGCTTCACACACTTTGTTGAATCCGACCCATTTCTGATCGCCATATTCATGGGTTACAGTAGAGGTCTTTACAATTACATTGTAATCAACAGCTAATTGTGCGATTTCTTCGTGCTTATCTATAACGCCGATTCCGAAGTTAACTTTGAATTCGCACTTACGTGGGTAAGGGCCAAACTTCGATTTTTCAATGGTTGCACGCATCGTATGTCCGACCTTTTGCTCTTTTTCATCCAAGATTTGTGCATCTGCACGTGCTACCGCTTCAAAGTAAACGTTAGCGCTCAAGAAGTGAGCATAAGTATTTCCGCCAGAGAACGAATGGTCCACACCATAAGGATCCATATTAGCTTTCTTGTGATTGATGAAAATAAATGGCACTTGCGCTCTATTTGCATCAAGAGAAAGCTTACGGAAAGTAGTAGTTAAGAACCTTGCCAATAAGGCCATATTCATCTTTCCAACAACCGAAACATCTTCGCCTGGTGGAATAATGGCACCAAGTGAGTCTAATACAACCATATTGATATTAAACTCTCCTGCCATAATCATATCGAGCAAGCCTTGTTTCGATTTGCCGACTAGCTCATGAGTCTTTTTGTCTTCTTTTGGAACGCCAAGAATCATCTCAAAACAGTTACGACCAATAACAGCCGTTTCACCGTCAACAACAATAATTCTAGATGAATCTAACCCTAAAGTCTCTGCCCATTTGGCATCAAAAGTACCTTCAGCATCAATAAACATTTGTTGAGATGTTGGATCTTGAAGTTGTGCTTCTTTGATTGCCAACATGGTCATCAAAGTTTTACCGCTACCAGGAGCGCCATAATATTGAATTAATCTACCTTTTGGCAATCCACCGGATGAAAGTGCATCATCAAGAGCTAATGAGCCCGTCGAAATGACTGGCAACTTTTCTCCCACGGTTTCATGGGCAAGTCTAACGTCTAGCTGAGCGTCTGCATCTGCGAAACTTCGGAAAAATGCGGTTAGCTTATCGGCTTTCTTTTTCTTATCATCTGACATTTTTTCTCCTCTTATTCGTAGCCTTCGCCAGGTGCGTTGCCAGCCCCTGAACTATAACCGAGGATCGTCTTTCGAAGCCCGCCCGCAATATCTTTAAAATGGTGGTGAGCTTTGATTAAAATCTCGTATTTTCGGTCCAGGGCCATCTTACCGCCCTTGGCTTCTGCTAATTTTATTTGTACTGCTTCGACTTCGGGCGATGATTCTCCTGCCCATTTCTTCATGTCCACTGTCGTTCTTGAGCCATCTGGCGCAACATAATCTAAGGACACTTTATTCTTCGTACTATTCACTTTCGATTCTAGATACGCTACTGTCTTTACCATCTTAGCTAGATAATCTGCTAAGATATCTGCTCCCCTTAATGCTTGTTGTTGTAAAAGCTCTGCATGTGCCAAATCAATAGCATCTGCATCCCTTAGCTGTTCTAATACTTTTTGAATTTCCGTGAGGTCGAAATTCTTGAAATCTTCCTCAAGGTTAGAACCTAAAACATCGCCTAGTCTTACTGGTTGGCTCATGTTTGTCTTTCTCCCTGTTAAATTGAATTATGCGAACTTTTTCTCGACAAATAATTATTTAGTGGCCTTATTGTTTTTCTTTATTTCGGCCACTGCTTCATCAATTTGTTGGTGCATTAATCGTAAATGTTGGTGTTGCATTAATGACATCAAAAATAAAAATACTTCTAAGCTCGTTCTTCTTTTAGAGGGCGGCTTTAGAAAAACAATAATTCCATCATCGTTAGTCTCAAAAAGATCCATGAAAAGGTCTTCGCCCTTACCCGTCATATCTGTATATGATTTGCAGATTTTTTGGTACATATCCCATTCATCATCTGTCATTTCCAGTTTCTTATTGTCAACGACTCTGACTGCCATGGTTTATCCCCTTGAAAAACTTCCTTTACCAGAACCCAATCGTTTAGAAGCTCCCTGCGCTTTAGCTTGCATTTTTGCTAATGCATGTAAATCTTTTTCGTTAGCCCCACCATCTTTAGATCCAGATTTTTTCATATTAGCCATAGCCAATACAACATCTGGAATATCGTCATCATCACCATCAGCGGCAGCAGGCAAACTTGAAGACACTATATCACCAGAAGCAATCATGGACTGAAATTCTCGTACAGCTTCTGGATCTGCTTCGGCCATCATCTCTTTGCTGATCATAGGTGCCATACCACCTTCCGCTTGCGCGGCAACTTCTCGCTTGATTTTTTCTGCCATCGCTTTAAGATCCCTAGTTTTTGCGGCGACACTTTTAGGGTCACCATCCACGGCTTTCTCTTGCTTCAACATATTGTTTGCGCGATCATGGAATGTTTGAGTCCTGTCATCAGTAACCATCTTCTCGACAACCACTTCTTGTTCCACAATATCACCGTCGTCAGTAGGTACTTTAATTTTGACGATAGATTTTTTCTTTTCCTGAAACTCTTGCTCATCAAGCTCTTTACGAATTTCTTTAAAAGCCTCTTTGGGAAGAAACTGTTTCAGATTAGGAGAATCCGTTTTGATATAATTATGATTTGACAATAGCCAATCATCTAACTGCTCAGGATATTTTAACATAGCATCCATGGCAGCAGCCAAAGTAGTTAGACAATTTTTAAGATGCTCTTCCATGATATGTTTACCACAGAATGGACACACATTTATGTCTATCGCATGCTTCCATTTTGGATTAATTTCTGTTTCGCAGGATACACACTTCATTAGATTACCCTTCTAAAACTTCTTTTCGCTCTAGTATAAGTACCACCATCAGCACTTGCCACTTTAACTATATCAATATCCTCACAAATAGCCGCCAAAGAATGAGCCTGTTTATATCTAGACCACTTAACTTCTTGTGGCAAAGACGTTTCATCCACATGTAAACAACCTTCAATCTCTTTAGCTGTCTGTTGTATTTTATCCGCCAGTTCTGAACTAAGAGACTTTATATATTCACGGTGTCTAAAAATAGAAACTGGATCATTAGCAGAACCATTAATTGGAATCAAGCCCAGGGAGTCAACTAAGGCTTGATTTTTAGTAACCAAAGCGTGTTCATACAATTCTTTTACGCGTAATTCGTAGTCAGTTGGAGGATACTTTTCGTCATCTCCATTTTGCAAATCACGAATACTTCCTCTGTCTGATTGTTGTTGAACACGTCTAATTGGCATTTGTACCTTATTTCTGAACTCTTCTAAAAGAGCCCTTGAATTTATTCTCAGCCACTGCATCTTTAGTAGGAGAATATTTGTTAATTACTCTTTCTAGTGCATCAAAATTATTATCTGTCCAAGACAACATTGATTCAATTTGATCTTTACGAGATTGATCATCTGCTCTGCAAAGTCCCTTTTCTATCATAAGACTAGTTAGTTCTGTTGCTTTTGCTAATTTTGCTTTTAATTCTGCTTGAAATTCAGGGGTTGCTTCTTTAATAGCTTTAACTTTCTCTTTCTTTTGTGCGGTTAAATCTTTCAAATTACGAGCTGGCAATTTCTTAGATGATGGTCGCACAACACGATCAGACTTCACTTCTAATGTTGTTGGTTCATCTTTGATGGTTGTAGAGCTGGTTACCCTACGAACTCTAGCGCCTGGCCTCTTACCCTTATTGGCTTTTTTAGTAGATGTTTTAATTCCAGCCTTTTGGCTGTGTTTATCCATAGTCTCCACAAATTCTTTAAGCGCCTGAATTTCATCTTGCATATATGTTTTAACTAAAGGCAATTCGCGCTTCTCAGACTCGGGAGCTACTGGATTAATATCTTGAACCAGCTCATCAAATTTTACTTTTGTCAAAACTGGAGGGGCATTATCTAATTTTGACAAATCAGTTAGGGCCATAAACTTATCTTCTGTGACATTGAATTTGTCTTTTATAGAATTATACTTTTTATGAACCCAAGAAACATCATAATCATCATCATAATCTTTTTCGTGATTATTTTCAAATGTACTATTGAAAGCTGCCCGTATCAATGCCCTTTGTTTCTCTCCTGGCACAGCATCAGGATCTAGTCCCTGAACTGTTAATAAATGCCTCATAAACACATTAATTGGCGCTAATACTGCACCGACGGCAGCAAGACCACCATTAACATAACTCTTAAGAACATCAGGATTCTCAGACAATAGGTCTTTTAATAATCTATCAGTTTGTTTCTGTAACAACTGAGATAAACGATTAGGTAATTGCATTCTTATCTCTTCTTGGATGGTTTTCTGCCACGCTTACGTGGGAATTCGTTGGTTTCACTAAGATCATCAGCTTCGGCAGTTTCTATAACTTGAGTGGCTGATAGTAATTCTTTTTGAGTTGGCTGGAAAGTAACTGGAACAGAAACTGATGCTGGCGTTGCTGCTAAAAATATTCCATTCGTGCTAACCTCTCCAAATGGGGCGCCCCCAGCTAAATGACTAGCATTAACAGACATGCCACCAATTATAGAAGAGGTGCTACTGAAGGTTTGGCTTGTAGAGCCGGTATAGTTGATTTGTTGTGGAGTTGTGTTAAAATCAACACTTCGTGATACCAAACCTTCAGTAGGCGTTCTTCCATCTGAAGCCATCCCTGCGGCTGCTTCAGAAAGCATAAGTCTAAATTCATCTCCTAAACCATCTGGATCAGGATGAATTCTTTCAAATGGAGGAGCGTTTCCTAATACTTGAGATAGTTCAGATGCCTGTTGAGACAGGCCGGCTGGGATAACTTCACCAGCAGGCTTGCCCTCCTTGATAAGGTTTTTAACTTCCTTTAATCTTTCTTGAGACTCTTTATCTGGCAAAAATTGCTGGAAATGCTTTTGTACATCTTCTGATTTCGGTCTATTTTTTGAATATCTAGGAGAATGTTCAGTGGTATTATTCAATTGTAGTCTAAAATTCGAGATAACATAAGCTGCAAAATCCTCTACAGAAGAATTATTCTTACTAAATTCAACCGTTTTCTTTAAAAAGAGAGACATTGCATCATTTGTGCTAGCAGTTCCAGCCATAGTTTGCTCCGGTGAGTCATCCTCTACAAGAATTGTGCCAGAGTCAAGCTGACTAGCCCCAGGAATTAATCCTGCGTGGAAATGTCTATTTGCGGTAATGTAAGACAGATTGTGTCTATCGGCCCATTCCTTTAGCTTTATCTTTGGCATAACTTCATTCCTTACTATGCATAGATTTTGTATACAAATGATATCATCTATATCATTTTCCCGATTTGTCGGGCATTTTATTATCAACTAATGTCTTATATATCAGTCATCCTCAGATTCGTCATCCAAGTCGATAAGACCCTCATCATATAAAGTATCCTCTATTTGATCAAGTATCTCTTGAGGACTCTTAGGTTTTTCCTCGGGTACTTCTCCGAAAAGCTTAGCTTTTGCCTCTTTAAGGTTTATTTTCTTAGCTTTTAGATCGGCCGGAAGAGAGGGCGGTAATGCAATGTGGTATAATTGATCCAATATGATTCCCATGTCGTCTTCATAAGAATTCGTGTTACCAGAGAAGAACAATGCTATACCTATATCGAATTCGGCTTTTTTGTTAAGTTCTTGAATTCGTTCTTGTACGATTTTCCAACGATCCGGGAAAATAGTTAAAGTACATTGATCGCCATTCTTGTCTTCAATGACAGCCTTGATCATGGCTTGACCATAATACTTGCCCTCTTTTTTAACACGGAATTCAAAGAAATCGCGAATAATACCTTTCACTGATGATACATTGGCCTTATCTTTCATGCGTTTAATTTCTTGAACAGTCACAGCATCACCATCAAAAAATTTACCATACGCTAACGCAGGTTTACAAGTAAATGATTCACCAAGGTAATAATGCTCTAAAGCATATATTTCCGGCATAGACCAATTGGGTTCTGCTGGCCAAGGATAAATAAACTCTTCTTTAGTTGGATCGTGCTTTTTAAGCCACACTTGTAGTTTCTTGCGGTAATCTGAACAATACAGATACATTAGCTTACGAGAAATTCCGAAGGAATCAAGCGCGCCACATGCCGCCAAAGCCTGAATACTATTCGCACGTACTGTTTTCGAACTAACTCTAGACATAAAATCAAAGAAGCTAGTAAATGGTCGTTTCTCAATAATATCCTTAATGGCATCAATACCAACAAATTTAATAGCATCTAGCCCAGTAATTAGTTTGTTACCATCTTCGATAGTATAAGCGAGTTGTGATTTATTGATATCAGGCGGAACAATTTTAACTCTACGTTTACGAATTTCCTTTTTGATTTTCTCAATATTGCCTTTTGCATCTGGTGCATTAGACTTAACTTCAGCCATTAAGTTGGCCATTAAAAATTCAATTGGGTAGTGTGCTTTTAAGTATGCTGTCTTGTAACTTGTCATAGAATACAAGATAGAGTGAGACATATTAAAACCATAACCCTGGAATTTATCTACGACCTCATCCCAAATGCGTTTAGCAATATTTTCATTAACATTGTTGGCAATGGCATCTTTAATAAATTCCGCGCGCCATTCTTGAGCTTTCTTGGGATTCTTACCTTTTTCCTTCGTAAGTTTTCGCAAACGGTCAGCAGAGTGCAAACTCCAACCAGCTACATCTTGAGCTAAATACATTAGAGACTCTTCGTAGAGACCAAATCCAAATGTATTATTAAATGCTCGACCCAAAGTAGGATGTAGTAGTGCGAATGGTTTCTTGCCATCTTTGGTTAAGATAAAATCTTTTCTCATATCGCGAGCAGATGGGCGAGCAAGTGAGTTAATATAACTAATATCATTGATAGACCTTGGCTTGATTTGTTTGCACAAATCAATAGTTCCACCAGATGTTCCAAGCTGAAAGACACAGAAAGTGTCGCCATTTGAAATTACATCGTAAGCACTTTGATCGTACTCGTCATAATTAATATCTTCCGGAAGAGTCTTTCCAGACTCTTTGATCAGCTTCATAGCTTGGCCAATAATATCTAAAGTTGAAAGGCCCAAGGTATCCATTTTGACTAGACCATTTTCTTCGGCCTTATCCTTATCATACTCAATAGCTAGTGCTCCATCCTTATCCTTTCTGAGTGGAACAAGTCCAGTCAGGGGACGAGCGGAGATGATAATACCACCGGCGTGAGTGGACCAAGCACGGTACTTTCCACAGATATCCTTGTATCTTTCGAACTCTGGATATTTCTTGGCGTATTCCGCAAATAGCGGAACTTTTGCCAATGCATCCTCAATAGAATGAATTTCCGCCGGAATACAATTAGCGATTTCATTACCAATCTTAAACGCCTCCTCTTTAGAGCCGCCAAATTCAAAAATACGAGCAATGTCTTTAACATACACTTTTGGTGTAATAGTATTTACGTTACTAACGTGCGCCACATGATCTTCACCATATTTCTGGCGTAGATAGTTTTGTACTTTTTCACGACCAGACGGTGCAAAGTCGGTATCAATATCAGGGAAGCTGGACTTCTCTTTGTTGTGGAATCTAGCAAAAATCAAATTATATTTAATCGGATCTGCTTGATGGATTCCTAGCAAATACGCTACTAGTGAACCACCAACAGAGCCGCGGCCTTCACCAACAGCAATTTCATTTTTTCTAGCCCATTCTATAAAATCTGCTACAATGAGCATATAGCTGGAGAATCCGTGGTACTCTAAAACATCTAACTCTTCTTCTATGCGTTTATTATATTGTTCACGCTGCTCTGGAGTAAGGTTCTTTACACGAGAATCAAAACGTTTAATACAACGATAACGTAAGAAAAGCTTGTCTTCCTCTAATTTTTGAATGCTTTCTGATTGCTGAATAACCCAGTCACGGAATTCCAGATAATCTGGTTCATCTTTAACAGGAAATACAGGAAGCTCTTTGCCAGATGGATTGGAAAACTTTGGATCAATCCACTCAGGCTTTTCACACAGATTAGCAAAATATACAGAATTGTCAACGAATGTTTGTGCGTCATCGCGATACACTCTGGCAAAAAACTCTTTAACTTCATCGCCAGTTTTGAGATAAAATTCTGGTACAGGATACTTTAAACGAAAACCAGAATGCTTTGGTTGATGCGCACCAATAGCAAGGAATGCATCATGTACATCCGCATCTTCTTTAGTTAGATAATGAGCATTACAGGCAGCCACAACACGAACATTGTGTTTCTTGCCAAGCTTCACTAATTGTCTGTTCAAAAAATCTTGATCGATTTCATCATTAAAAATATTTGAACCGCGCTTCATATTGTTAGGCTGAATTTCAATACCTAAATTATCACCGAACAAATCTTTAAGTCGCAATAGAGTTTTCTCTGCTTCATCCATTTTACCCTTCATAATAGGTTGGCTGATGATACCATTACCACATGCTGTTAAACAAATTAAACCCTCAGCATGCTGCTCCAGCAACTTCCAATCAAGTACAGAATAAACGCGCTTACCTACAAAAGAACTCTGATCGAAACCTTTCTTATTTAACGTCAAAAGATTACGATATCCAACGGCATTCTTCGCCAACAATACAATATGGCGGAACTTTTCATTAACATTAGATGCATCATCTTGAAAATAACACTCGCATCCAATAATAAGTTTGACACCAGTTTCTTTTGAAGCTTTCCAGGCATCCCAGGCTCCAGCTAAAGAGCCATGATCAGTAACTGCAATCGCTGTTTGTCCTAACTCTTTTGCTCGTTTGAAAAGGGCCTTTGGTGTAATAATTGAATCAAGAATAGAAAACTGCGTCTGATTATGCAGAGAAACAAAGTCGGTCATATGACCTCCTGATATGGTTGTGTATTGTAACACGTGTGTACATCTTACCCAATCTCAGGGGAATTTTCAATCTAAGGATAGACTGCGTGTACTGTGCCAGGGAATACGGTGTGGGTCTTACATTACCTTGACAATATAGATTTTAAATCTTTTTCGTCAAGGTTTTGGCTATTATCGTAAAAATAACTAATCTTTTTGAATTGATCTTTCCAAAACTTTTTATTATGTGTTTTTTTAGTAAGCAAGTCTTGAAGATCAACAAAGGACAAACGGCGATGGCGAAATAGCGCATGAGCTATAACCATTACCGCGTCCCAGTGAGAATGAAGCTCAGATTGAACTTCATTCATAATTTTTCTTTTATAAGCTGTTCTTTTAGGCCCAGGAGGTGCTAGATTATATTTTTTAATCACCTCTCGGGCTGATTTATTATCATCGGCCGAACCGTAACTGATAAAAGTTGGCGTCTGCTTAGAACCAGAAATACTTCTAAACAAAGAAGTTTCTGCAATTAAACCAGCATAACTAACACCAATTTCGGCTTTAAGTAAAGTATTTAACAAATCAGGATCTTGAATTTCATCAAAATCACTAGGATAATCATAATAACAAATTCCATGAACTCTTTTAAAATGTTTATTTTCAAAAACAGACACAGAGCTGACTTTCATAAGGTGCAACAACGCAAAAACCGTGTGTCCAGCCTCATGATAAGAAGTCGAAATGAATTCGTGGGTTTTGGTAACTTTCTTTCTGATTTCAGCGATAGAACCTTTACCCTTTGCCATTATCACCCCGTTCTGACAAGTAAAGCCTCAAAATCATTGAGGATTTGGTCACAATCTGCTTTTTTACACTTAGCATTGAGCTTATCGCCACCAAATGGACCCGTCACTATTAAGTCCAGATTATCGGCATATAGCATTCCTGCTTTAGTAAAGTGGGCAGCTTCTGTGAACCCATTACTTTTCAGAACTTCAAGCAAACTTTGATCAACAGTTTTGTCTAATTTAAAGACAATCTGCTTTTTATTACAGCATGCTTGAATTAGGAACCTTTCGACCTTCATTAGTCGCCTTTATTATCTAAGTCTACTCCCTTACTCTCCAAGCAAAGTAGAGCATATTGAATTTTTGCTTGTTGTACTTTCTTTGCATCGCGATAAGGTGCTGATAATTCTTTGGCCATTTCTCTGGCAGCAGTGAGTTTATCATCAGCTTCTTCTTCTCTACTAACTGTGTAAATATTTCCTTCACAGTCAACAATAATTTTCTTTAGCTCTTCGACACTAGCAGCATCAGCGGTGTCTTTGAACTCTGGCATCTTTTTAATGAGATCATCCCACTTCTTTGGTAATGAAGTTAGCGGACCATTATCTTTCTTTCCCATTATACTTTCTCCTATATTAATCAATCAACTTTACTGACTTTACTATGTAATCCATAGTATTTTCATCTTTAATGCGCTGGAACAAAATTTGTAGATAACCTGTCTTATTCATTTGCTGAATGACCTCATCTAAACTTTGCGTCACTTTGGTATTGGCCAAATTTTGTTTGATAATTTCAAACACTTCCTGGTCAGTTAGCTGTGCTTCCGGCTCAGATTCTCTAATCTTATCTAGAATCAAAGATAACTTAACATTTTGCTCGGCCATTTCAATCATTTTCTCTCTGTCTGAATCTTGCATAGCATTCCAATCTAGTTGGGATTGGTGGCTTAGATATTGCGCTTCAGATAAAGACATCCAATTTGGAACTTTAATATCAACACTAGTAATAAGTTTTCTAGCTACTGCTTCTTGAACTGCCATCTTATTCATATTAGCTGCACGAGCAAAAGCTGCTTGAGATACAGTTTCCTGTAATTCTTCAAACGTATTTTTACCCATCTTTTTTGCCATTTCATCATCTAGGGCACATGGAACGGTCTTAGAGCCCATCTTCAATGTGACTGTAAAGTGAACAGTTTTACCAGCTAAAGATGGTAATCCTTGTGGAGGTGCCACGAAATCAAATTCACGGACTTCATCTAAGGACATACCTAATAAGTTGTTATCAAAAGCGGCTAATGGGCTATTACCAATAGTAATCATCTCTCCTTCAGCCACTAGACTATCAACAACTTGACCATCTACGGTGCCTTTATAATCAATGATGACATTGTCTCCAGATTGAACGAAATCAGTATCGGTATAAGGAGATACTTCACCTAAACGAACACGCAACTCTTGCATCATTTTCTCGGCTAGAACAGACGCTTCCATTTCCCCGTGTGGCTTTGCGACTTCCATATCTTTCCAAGCAGGCACTTCAAAATCGGGCTTGGTTAGAATTTCAAAGTCACAAGTAAACTTACCGCCGTCTAATAGTAAACTATTAAAACGTGGGGCACCATGTGGTCTAATTTTCTTTTCGAAAAGAGTATTGTGAAATGCATCTTCTGCAAGCGCGCGCTTTAGAGAGTCGTCAATCTGTTGACGATAATGAACTCTAATAGCTTCAGGTGGTACTTTACCTGGTCTAAATCCTGGTACAGGAGCTTTCTTAAAAGCACTTTCAACTTCTGCTCTCTTATCAGAGATTTCCAGGAAGTTAGCCTCATAGTGAACAGACAGTCTGCATGGTTCTAATTCAGTTACTTCAATTTGCATTGTTTCCTCTTACCAGTTAACTTCACCGTAAACTTGTTGATCAAAAGCTTTACTCTTGCCGGCAGGACATTCTTGTAAATAATCGCAGTAATTACAGAGGTTGGTTGGATTAGGAGGGAACTCCTTTTCTGCAAGCATCTGTTTTGCGTATTCTTCATATTTATCTTTTACTGCCAAAATTTCTTCCTTGTTAAACTCAGTTGTTACATATTCAAAATTGTGTCTGAGTAAAATATACGATGCTCTAACTTTTTCTATAGTTGGGTCTTGGGACACTATAACATAAGCATACGTTAAAAGTTGGAAGAAATCATTTTTCAAATATTTTTTATGTTTGGTGGTCTTGTAGTCCGCCACGTGGATAACATTATCGTCATCTAATTGAATCCTGTCAATTGCTCCGTTTAAAACAAGATTTTCTGCGATGGCAAAATCAAATCTTTTTTCCACAGCAATTACGTTGGCTGGCATACCACTTTGTTTATCTTTTGTAATTAAACGCAGATATTGGTCAATAATTTGCCAACATTCCTTTTTCATTTCAGGAGTCATCTTATCTTTAAATTCAGAAAGTGCATGCTTAAAAGCATCATTCATAGTAACATTATATGGTAACAAGCACCCCTCAATATATTGTTTATGAAAATACTCTAAAACACTATGGCAAAACTTACCAAAAATATGAAAATCCCAATCTTTTCGTGGTAACTTTTCAATGTAGCAAAATTTATACTTAGCTTTACAATCCAAGAAGGTCTTGGTCTTGCTAACCGACAAACGTAAATCTTCTGTCATTAATATTCTTTCGTTTAATGTATAATAATCTATATATCGATTTAGAATAGAACACGTCTTGCAAATGGAAGCCATTCAAAAACAACGCCAGCGCCACTCTTGGTTCCCATGGCCATTTGAGCCATGTTCCCATCAAATGTACCCGTAGGTTGATATGGGGCCGTTGAAATAATCCATTTATTCGACCAAGAGTCTCTATAATAGTGCGTAATAGTATTTGTGCGTGGATTATAATGTGCCCTTACAAATGAACCACTAATTGGAGCAGAGGCATCTTGTCCTGTATTAAAATAAAATGTGCCGTCTCTTGCTCTTTCTGGGTTTTCCAGTGTAAAAAACTGTCTATTAATTTGTGGCGGATCGTTAGGGTCTTCTTTGCTAAAATCTTGAAAAATAACCATTGCCCTAGGATCAAACAATGATGTAAACTGACTGCTTTCTTCTGGTCCCTGTCCAGAAGTTTGTCCCCTATCTGGCTGCACATCGCTTGGATATGGTAACGTAGTTTTACCGGGTATGTTCCCAATATTACCGCCCTGATTACCTGAGGCGTCTCTATTTGTATATGTAACCTGATAATTTGTAATATTGTATGGTTGGTTAGTATAGCCTGTTGGGTTACCCTGGCCATCAAAACCTGTAGGGGTGGCCGGTAAAGCCGGATTATAAACCGCCCCGCCATATGGTCCAGCATCAGCCGGATTCAAATAACCTTGCCGAGGTTGAAAAGGCGGAGTACCAAAAGGATATGCATCAGGAATTACACTTCCAGCTTGAGCGGTAGTACTAGCATGTGGCAAACGAGCATTACTATTAACTATATCAGTCATATACTGCTCAACAACTATTGGAGAAGAATCGACACCATTAGTGGCTAGTACTTTGAGAGTTACTAATAATTCATCAAATGGTAAAAAGATTGGACCAGTATAAATAGTAGAAAACAAGGTCGGATCAGTTCCATCCAATGTATAAACAATAGTAGCTGGAATGTTAGTAGTTATAGAAACTGTTTTAGGAATTCCGGCGACTATTTGTTCTGATGATTGTGTAATTGTAACGCTGATAACTGCCATATTATACCAAATTGAGGAATTTTGCGTTTCTCTCGGTCATATTCTTTTTTAACATAACTCGATAAACTTTATGCGCTGCCTTTCTAAATACTCGGGCTAGCTCAAGATAAACATCCTCACCTTCTCTTCTATACAAAATTATGAATTGGTCATAATAATCTAAAAACTCCAACTCGGGTGATTTACCCTTGAAGGAGCCTTTTTCAATATATATTAGTTTATTTAGAGCGTAGAGGATTAGAAAGCGATAGAATTTTTGCTCTCCTGTCGCCAGGTATTTAGGTACGAAATTCTTTTTCAGGGCTTCAACGCTCATTTGAGCATATACGAAAGTATTAATAGCCTTTTCTATTAAGAAATTCTGGGTATGATCTGACAACGAACCTCCTCTTTTAATTCTTCCAGAGATTTATTGTTGATTAATACATAGTCAAACTCTTCGTCCTTAATAGAGCTTTGACCAGTTTCACTAATATGTTGGATCTCAGGAGCGCCTGTATCTCGATACAATCGGATTTGGAAAAACCCCTTTTCCTTAAGGTGGTCAAATTCATTGCGAAAACGAACGTCAGTCACTACAACAATGTTCAATTTCTTTTTAGATATTTCTTCAAAACGATGATCAAAATTATCTAACCAAATTCTATCACTATATTTGCGTCCTACTTCTGTACCAATATCAATTAAAGCCTGTCTATATGTTAACGGTTTACCATCTTTAAAAGCGCCAGGAATAATTTCTGCGCGCAAATGAGATGGGCCATATAAACATTCCTTGTTAGCTCTAGGAAACATAGTCATCACAATTTCTTTGATTGGATCAGCAAACGCCATAAACTTCCCAGAATAAGCTTGCAAGCCTAGTCCCCCATTGGATATCAATGTCGCATTATCTTTTTCGTAGGCTTCTTGATAAAGTAGGTTAGCTAATGTATTCTTGCCAGTGTTAGCTTTACCGCAAATCGCAATTCTATACATCCAACCTCCTCACCACGAAGATACAACCTTCGCACGTGATACCATATTTATATCTTGTTCCACTAACACTGCATGTGAGAATTTATCTTTCAAACGATCATTATGAGTAATGACCAATATAGTATAGTCTTTAGAAAAGAGCTTCACTATATCAGCAAAGAAATCTACACTAGCTTTATCTAAAGATTGATCAATCTCATCTAACAACAAGAAGCGAACATCTACGCCACTTAATTTTTGCAACAAGAAAGATAGACCTAACTTTAAACTAAAGTTAACTGCTAATTGCATGGCCCCAGAAATATTTTCATAATATCGTTTCTTACCATTAACGGTATAATGAATATCTAATGTATCTGCTTGATCGCCTGTCTTTTCTACGGTTTTCTCAACTGAGAAAGATAATTGTAGACCCGGTTTTAATTGAGCTAGCAATGTATTGGCCTCAATTTGTAAATCATCAAGAACATTTTGTATAATCAAATTAGGAATACCAGTACTAGAAAAAGCTTGAACAACTGCTGGGTACATACCTAACTTGTCTTCAATTTCTTTTAGCAACTTTGTATATTCTATTTTCTTGCGCTTTTCATCTATTCTTTGATTTAAATCATGTTGTAAAACAGCTTTGGTGCTATTAAAATGATTCAGTTCTTTATTATTGATAAGAATCTGTGATTCAATAGATTTTGCTTTTTGCCTCTCTTCTTGAATTTGTTTTTCAAGAATTTTTGCCTCTTTAATCGCAGAAGAGTTTTGAAGCTGCTCAGTAATAGCATCCATCTCTTTAATTTTATCTTCTAATTCAGAGGTAAACTTATCCAATAATACCTTATACTCATCATGAATGGCACGCTTATCAGTAACTTCTTTTTTCTTGGCAGAGATTTTGTTGTTAATACTTTCTAGGTGCTGTTTAGAAAGCGTTAATGTATTAATGGTTTGCTGATGAACGGCATTTTCAGCATTCAATGCAGCAATATCCTTCTTACAAGACTGAATATTAACCTGCTTCTCACGCAACTCCTGATCAAGTTTCTGTTGGCAAATTTTTCTATGTTCTGCCGTAATTGGTTGGCGACATTCTTCACATTCGCCATCTTCAGGAATAGGTTTTCTTAACTTATCGACTCTTGCCAAATCATTTTGAATAGTAAGGCTTAGTTGGGCTATTTTTTCTTTATTTGAAACAATCTTTTCGGAAAGAACATCTATTTGATTATAATCTAAATCAACTAGTTTGATTTGAGTTTCTTCCAATTGTTTAAGCTCAGCTACGGCCTCATGGGCAACCTTAATAACATTAGATTTTTTAGTAGTATATTCTTTAATAGATGTTTCTATTTTGGTTTTCTCTACGTTAAGAGATTGTTCTTTCTCGACCAAATTAGAGAATTTACTTTCTAAATTAGAGTGCTCATTAACAAGCCTATTGACATTTTCATTAGCTGCGTTTATCTGAACTTCTAAATCTCCAACTTTAAGTGAACGACTAGAAATTTCTTTTTCCACATCTATTAATTTGCTAGAGATTTCTGCCATAGTAGCATCAGGATCCCCTAAGCTGTTGATGAGTGTGCGAAATTTGTCCGACTCTTTTTGAAGGGCGGACGATTTCTCTTTAGCAAGCTTTTCTAATTTTGAATACACAATTAAATTCAAAGCATCTTTCAAAATCTTTTTACGCGTTTCAGGTGTAGCTGTTGTTAACCCACCAAAATCACGTTGTAAGAAGTGAATAAATATCCTAAAGGATTTCAAATTCACCTTAACTAGTTTTGCTAACTCTTTGTCAGTGTCAGCGGCACGACGTCCAGATATGTCTTTCCAGTATTTTTCTACATCATCTAATAAGGGAATGTAACGATCTCCATTAATAGAATGCAATACTTCTGTTTCTTCGCCATCCAACGCAGTACGTTTGTAAAGAGTAAGATCGGTTGTACCCTTGCGCGTGCGTGTGCGCGTGACTCTGTATTCCTCGTTACCTACAATAAAATCAAGAGTTACACTGCACTTATCAGCATCATCACGAATAATATCTTCCAGATTAACATCCGAGTAATTAAAAAGAACATATTCAATTGCTCTAAAAAGCGTAGTCTTGCCAACACCATTGGAAACATCTGGATTATCTGATTTGCCTATGATAAGAGCCGAATTGAATTGTGAGAAATCAATATACGCGTCATCATAGCACATAAAATCTTTTACATATAATCTAGATGGTCTCATTCTTTGCCCTCGGATTTATAGGTATTATGAATTTCCATAGCCAATTCAATAAAACCTGGACGCAGAGCATCTTCTATATATGTTTGTGCATAGGTCTTAATAGCAGCGGCCACATCCATTTTTGAATCGATTGTATTGGTATTATCCTTTTTAATAAGATTAACTTTTTTAGATTCGTAAATGGCATTTACATTAAAGGCACCATGACCTGTCAAATATTTCTCGATAGCGGCTTTATTGATTGATTTCAAGTCTGGAGAAGTTAGAGACACTTCGACCTTAACGATCGCTTTATCTTGAACGCCCGCTTTCTTAATTTCATCTAAAACATAGGAGGTTGTATCTTCTGTATCTTTTGGAACACTGATGGCAATCTTTTGCAAGGGCCTAGTGGGCAAAAATTCCCTTGTCCAATTATCCTCTTCGCAATTGAAGATGACAATATGCTTTGCATGATCAGTTTCGCCAAAGTTAGAAATATCCATACTTCCAATATGGGCGATGTAAGGATTTTTCTTTTTCATTACTTGCGGCTTATGAACATGGCCCATCCAAACATAGTCATATCCTTGAAACATATCCAAAGGACAAAACAACTCATTGGTCAAATCATCAATTTCATCGCCGATAGGAATTGATCCCTCAATAGCCAAATGTCCCACTAACACTTTTCGATAGGTAGTTGGGATACTAGCTAGTTCATAGACAAGGCTATCGCGTACAAGCGAAATTGCTTCCGCATTAGAATTGACACTAAATGATTTTCTATCACGAAATGGCACCAGTGTAAATGCTGTTGTGCCAAGTATGATGGTGTTAATGTCTTTATAGACACTAATCCCTTCTAGTTCGACTTCGCTAACGATATCGAGCGGGGAATTTGATACAAGCCCATTGCGTAAAATATCGTGATTTCCAACAATGATGTGAACGCTAACATCATGGACTTGACATTTCTTTAGCCATGCGATAAATAATGTAATCAGACCTGGATGTGGTCTAGGCTCTTCAAACACGTCTCCGGTGATGATGATGTGATCGGCATGATGCTCTACTGCACGATCTAACGTCCAGTCTAATAAATTTAGTTGATCAACGATGCGGCTATTAAGAGTAGAACCAACACCGCCTTTGCCAATGTTTGTTCCTTTACCCAGATGCACATCGCCAAGAATTATGGCATTAGTCATGGTTTATATAGGTTTATGTATTCTTTAAGTTGCTCAACAATGCGACTCAGCGCTTCATTATTAAGCTTCTTTTTATGGTTCAGCGTGTCGAATTTTTTGCACGCTTGCTCAACATATACCCTGGATTCTTCGGTCGAATAAGTCTGATAAAAATCACGCACGGTGTCAGAAAAATCCATCATTATTTTGAGGCGCGCCTCAAAATCTTGAGCGTTATACACATTATCCTCATCTACATCTGATTCATACAGTTGTAGTATTTTCTGTGCTGCTTGTACTTTTGTACACTGTTCCATTTCAGCTACAAAATCACAACAAGAAGGCCCCTTGTGACAACCAAAACAATGGAATGTATTGGTATCCGGATAGTACCAAAAAGAAGGTGAACGCTCACGCCCTCCTGCATGAGATTTAAATGGGCAAGTCGTTTTCTTATTATACGCATCTAAACGCACGCCATAATGACGGAATAACTTAATAATAGGTACCGTATTGGCTTTACCAATTAGCTCTTGATAATAATCTTTTCCTGCAAAAGCCGCTGCAACACTTCCAGTTTCCCCTGGTGTCTTGCTATCGCTATTGGATCGGGAGGTATTTGATATAGTGCGCATAATTGTGAATATTGGCCGAAGCGCTCTTTTTCTTCGGAAATTAAAGATAAAAGTAGCTCTTTGGGTGTCATAATCAACTTATTCATTACCTTTTTTACTGTCAAGCGCCTTAATAATTTCTTTATTAATGAAGTCGGCCATAGCAGTTGGATCTATCTTCTTTTGAAGTTGAGCCAGCGTATACTCTAGCTCATTTAACCTATCTCGCTGCGCAAAACAAGTCTTTAATAACAAAACAATCCAAGTTAACGATCCTTCACTTTCTCTTTCATTAGGATCGCTGTTAATCTCGGCCGCCAAAACAATCATATTTTGTAGAAGTTCTTTTTCAGATTCTATATTGAATATATTACGATTTTGCGGCAGAGTTTTATCTGCCATTGCTTTTTGAAATTGTAAAAACAAATCAGCCGCACGTTTTTTATATCCAGACAAAGTTTCTTGTGTTTGCTGCACTTGTTGTTGAAATTCTTGCTGAGTAGGTTTTTTCCTTCTACTATCAAACATAGATTGTCCCTGACCTTTCACGCCAATTTTAGGCGTATATTCGTCTGGGCCCTGTAAAGTATTTTGTCCTGGTGGTGGCGGCTGTCCATTTCTATTTGTCATACATTATCTCTTTTTAGATGGGATTAGTGGTTTTGGGACGCGCCTAATAACTACAAACTTATCAGCCAGCTCAACGGTAAAATGAGGAGCAATTGCTGCTTCTAAAGATGGAAGAGTGGCACTTGATCGAATCGTTACATATAATGCACTTGGCTCCACAGTTACAAAAGTTGTATGTTGGAATACATATTGATCTGGCAGACCGAACATTTCGATTGGACGATCTTTAATCTCATCCCAAATTTTTTCGGCCTCTGTTTTAACAGGGGGTGGTGGAGGAAGGGGCACCGGAGCAACAACTGCTGGAGGAGTAGTTACTTGCTCTACCTTCTTAGTCTTCTTTACTGTCTTTTTTGCAGGTTTAGTTACTTTGGTCTTTTTGCTTGATTTTTTTGGCATAACTTGCTCCATTCGGTTTCAAGATTTATATATCAGCAAAAGCGCTTCTAAAAGCACTAGTAAGAGTAAGCCCGCTAATCCTCTTTATTTCTTTACCTTCCTTTAAAACTATTACTTCAGGAATAGAATCAATAGAAAATCTCTTACATTGATTAGGGAAAGCATCTACATCAATAGCAAAAAAGGATATGTTTTTGTGTTTTTCTTCTGTTTTTGATATCATAGTAAGAAATTTACTATGGTACGGCATCCAAGATGCATAAAAATACAAAGCTTGTAATGGTAAATTAATTTGTATTTCATCTTCTTGAGTAATGAACTGCATTAATTATCAAGGCCCTTTTTATCTGTACCTGTTGATTTTTCTAAATCAGCAACAAATTCTTCTACTTGTTTTGATGCTTGTACCTTTTCTAAAACAACTTTAGCTACTCTTTTAGCTAACTCATCAGTTGTAGTGGCTAATTCTGCTTGTGTTAATAGCCCCTTTTCAATTAAAAGCTTTTCTAAAGCAGTTAGGCGTAGCATTATGTCTGCTATTAAAATATCAGTATTTAATTCTTTTTTATCACTCATTTGAATCTCCCGGATCTATAATATAAGGTTCAGATTTAATAATTATTGGCGGGTCACAAAATAAAAGCCAATCATCCTGATGGCCACAATCCTGACATATTTGGTGCCCAACATGCCAATTAGATTCATGTACCCATACTTTGCGCGTTCGGGAACTCTTACATTTTGGACATTTCATCGACCACAACACTTTTTATATTTTTTGCCAGATCCGCAAACACATGGCTCATTTGGTCCGATTTTTGCTTTTCTAACTACTGGTGTCTGTTTTGGGATACTACGATCCATAAATAGTGTAGAGTTTAAATGATCCAATTCGTGTTGACATACAACTGCCACAAAACCTGTCGCAATAAAACTATACGGTTCAACCAAATTATTAGTTATATGAACCTCTTGAAATCTAGTGGTATTTTCTAGACGACCAGGGAAAGACAAACAACCTTCGTCTGTAAACACAGCAGGATCATATCCTTGAACTAATTTAGCATTAACTAAATTAAAGTTCATTTTTGGCAACCTAACAATAGCAATATCTTTTGCGATACCTATTTGTGGTGCCGCTAATCCAATTCCGTTTTTTCCCAAACGATTAGCGTACTCTAGCTCTTTTTCTAGTGTATCTATAAGTGAGCCAACTTCATCCATAGTGACAGGCTCGCAAAACACACGGAGCGCTGCTTCATTATTTGTGATTATCATACTTACCTATATATCTTTCTAAGGGTAATCACTTTTTACCACAGTTGCAACCGCCCGGCTTAGGCTGCAAAGGAGTTAATTTTTTCAAACAAACAGTACAAATTTTATCATTTGCAGAACAAACTTCACAAATTACAGCCATATTAATAACGACTGACCCTTGACAACGCATGCATTGCTTGCTATTAATAAATAATAGAGCTAACTTGGAACAGGATGAGCACATCATACCAATATTCCAACATATACACAGACCGGAGGCCATATGGACACGTTCTTTCCTTTTATTCACAAAATCGAAAAAAAGAAGAAAGAAGATGAGTTACAACCGCTCTATGTTGAGTTAGAGCCGCCTCCACCACAATATCAAGAAAAAAGTGATGAAGAAACTCCACGAGTTATCATCATCGAATTATAATATTATTTTTTCTTAGAAATATCTTCTAAGAGATCAGAGGCTTCTTTAAACAAGCCCTTAGCCTCAGCAAACCACAAATATGAACTAATAATTTCACGAGCTTGACGATAATCTTCGGCCGGATCACAATGATCTAGGCATGACTGGCAAATCTTAAAACGTGTTACATTGATTTTAGATAAAGCAACGCTCTGAAGTTCTTCTGGATCGAACTCTTTTGCACAAACAATGCAGTTGCAAGATGTTACCTGGGTCATGGTGCTTCCTATATATCACGGGAAAGTATATAGGTATTCCATATTATTGCCCAAGGAATGGGGATAATATTTTGATTATCCCCATTCCCGACAACCTAGGTTTTATCCTCGTAAAAAGTCATCCCAATCTTTATGCCAATATTCTTGTGGATCTGCAACATAATAATGAGCAGAAAAAGACGGATGGGTTGGCTTTTTAAGCAGCTTCATACCTGCTTGTTCAGGCGTTTTGTCAGCTTTGGAATTATTACAAATTTGACATGAAACCACACAGTTCAAGAAAGAAGTAATTCCGCCTTGGGCCCTTGGTAACACGTGGTCTATTGTAATTTGAGAAGCGGTTAGCTTTTTACCACAATACTGACAGGTACTTCTATCTCTTTTAACTAAAGCCTTACGACTAAAATTTGAGTTGAAGTAATTTCTTTTAACGTGAGTCTTCAATCTCAAGATAGAAGGGTGCTGAATTTTTCCGTTACCCCAGACAATAAATTCGTCCCAATTAGAAACAACTTCTACTTTGTCTTTGAAAAGTAACTTGAAAACTTTCCTCTCTGGAATAAACGAAAGCACCTCATAACTTGCGTTTAGTAATAGCGTCTTCTTTGGCATTGTTCTATTCTCCGTTTATAGTTCGGCAAGAGCATCGTATATGTCTTTACCATCAATCTCGTTACCTAGACAAGTCCAACCGGGTCGGAGTCTCCTGGCGAACAATTCTAGTTTACGAGCTATTGGAAACATTGTTTCCAATGATTCTTGGAGAGCATCCGGCTTAGCCGAATGTCTCAAATTTTCAGCAAAACTAACAGAGCGCTGTGACTTGTTAGCCAATTGATTAAGAATTTTTCCACGTGTACCAATTAAGCAAATCTCGTGTGTTTGTCTAAACAAACGACCCATTCCAAATGCCAATTCTTCTGACCAATCAATATTTGGTAGGTTATTTATAATTGCGTTTATCGCTCTAGTGTAAGCAAATTTATCATAAGCAATTTGCTGGTGTCTTAATACGCTTTTCTTAATCCATTTAATGAAACGTGTGAATTTGTGTTTCTTAATTTTAACCCATACATAAGTCTGTTTATGTTCAAAGCCCCACGCTTTCATCGTGTCCAGACCATCTTGTAATAAAGAGCCTGGCACCCATAAACATAAGACCGCCCCATCGGGATTGCAAACCCTTTCGACCGGCATCTCACGAATTTGTTGCATTGTCATGGTGTCATAGTTAGCCTGGGCGCCTCGCTTGACATCAGACATTTTTAGAGAATCTTTAAATGACCACGGAGGGTCAGCTACAATAACAGAATATTTTTTACCCATAGGGCCTCGCAATTACTTGATGATGATCATCGGTAATTCGAGTGGTGATTGGGTGCCATCCACTTGAATATCTTGTACCGCTTCAAGCTTTTCTTTATTCAAAGTAGCTTGCTTAGTGATCGTTACTCGATATCTTCCTATACCAAGGGAAGCCATCCATTTTCCAGTTCCATTTGTTCTTGTTTTAAAAACCGGCTGACCGCTCATTGCATCCACAATTTCTACTGGAGCTAAGAAAATAGACTTACCATTCTTATCAACACAGCGTTGCATGACTGGAATTTGACCAACTGCGGGTGGCGGTTGAGGTTCACTTTCTTCTAATTGTGGCGGAGGTAGTGGTTGCGATTTTACATTTTTATTTGTAGTGATAGCTGGTGGTACAGTTACCTCAGAACGTCCCGGAGGTGGCTGCATTGCCTGCTGCCGATTCATTCCTTTCGGAAGTTGAACCGGCATTTTCAACTCTTGATCAGGATGTGGCAAATAAGCGTTATCGCCCGCATAAGTTTCTGGTCGTGAACTACGACGGAAACCATTTGGTACTTCTGATTGTGGTAGCTTAGATTCAGCAACTACTGGAATAGTTTTTTCTGGATCACCCGCCGGAAGCTGTGTAAATCCAGGAGGCACCATTGATGGTGGGGTCGGTGTAGTTTGGACGGCCTCAACAACAATCTTAGGCGGACCCGCTTGCTGTTTATCTAAGCGCCCAATTACCTCATTTAATTTGTTAGATAATACTTTAATATTTAAATCTTGAGCACGTATGATATCTAATAACATACTTACTTTTGATTCTACATCTAGTAATACATCAGTAGCTTTTCTTGGTTCTTGTCCCATGATACCCTTATTCTAAGAATAAACCAACTTTTACCTTGACTCTCTTAAGAATAATTATATCATCAACTGGAACAGGATTTCCATCACTTAACTCATGCTCCCCAAATACCAAAGCCCTTGCTTGATCCTCAATCTCCTCTTTAGGCCCCGAACAAACGGGAACGCCAGCAACAATTAACAAATAAGATTCATCATCTAATTCTGCTAAAACCGGCAATAAATCATTAGGATCGGCTGGCCGATGAATAGCTTCAATTTCCTGCTCAATGGCTGAGGGCGGAAAAACCTGATAATTTGGAGCAATATCAGCGGCGGTTGGGCCACTTTGGAACCCTAGCGCCGCTTCGGTCACAAAATCATTATTATCAATCATTTGTTGTTGATTATCAAATTCTGGATTAGATAAATCATCAACAATTTCTCCATCTACACCAGACCAAGTATGTTCCATATTATTCCCAACATTGGGAACCGGGCCTCGGCCTCTTCCAATGGGTGAAGGAACCGCTTCGGCATATGGTTGACGCACCGGCGCTCTTCTGGCTCTTGGATTATCATTTGGTAGCGAAGTGGGCCTAGCCAATTGATGACCAGGCGCCACTGCACCACCATGATATTCTTGAGGTTCTTTACCATGTACCTGATACTGTGGCACATATGGTTTATATGCCGCAGGCTTGTTTCGCTCAGGATTTTTGATTAGTTTAACTTTACCTTCAGTATCAGACATGTTGTTTCCAGATTATTCTGGAGAAGAGCCTCTCTTGAACTTTCTTTCCTTACGGTTTTTAGCATGATCTGTATGTCTACAGTCTCCCTTGCTACAAAGTTCAAGTTGTTTCCTTTTGGATTCGTTGCGCTTTCTCCTACGTTTGTCAGATGGCTTCTCGTACGATTGCTTTTCTTTATATGACGAGAGAACACGTTCTTTTTGAACGAGGGCTCGAAAAGCCCTTAAGGCTTTGTCGAAATTGTTCCCATACACTTTGACTTCGAGGGGTTGGGCTTGCACTGGTTCAATGTGTGCGAATTTGTCGTTGACGGCGACTGGCTGCGATTCACCTCCTCTCGATGCCTTTTTGGTATTCCTCTTGTTTTTTCTATTATGGTCTTTCATTTTCAAAAACCCGTTTTAACCTTATCACTTAAAATACTTATCGATATTAACAGAACCGCCATTCAATAGATTTTTATCTTTAACTAGTCGGTTAAGAGCATTTTGAATATCTTTTTCAGTTGGGCTTTTGCGATTATGTGCAAGAGCTTCAAACATAGAAGAGATATACAATTCTTTTAAGTAAGCATAAGAAAACTCGTACTTAGCAGCATATTTGGCAAGTTCCTTACATTTCTTTGCTGTAATGAGATTGCCAAACCATCTTTTAAGATATATATAAGCCATTTCTGCATTTGGAAGTGGTATTTCGAATTTTCTATCAAATCTTGAAGGTCTATCAGTGATATTGGTCTTCAATTTTTTAACTTCATTAGCCGTAGCAATGACTAATAAGCCATTCTTGGCTGAAATACCATCCATTAGATTAAGGAAGGAGGAAATATCAACACTTTTTTCAAGTAGTGAATCTAAGTCTTCAAAATAAAGCAACGAAGGACTTTGCTCTTCCGCATAAGAAAATGCCTCTCGTACTGCCTCATCATTAGCGCCGGCAACAATAGTTACAGGTTTAAAATTATAATTAGAGATGATAGTACGAATAATAGAGGTTTTTCCGTTACCAGGTTTACCATATAACAGAATACCTCGCTTCCAAGGAATTCTATTTTCTAGATAGAAATCTTTTGAGGCTAAGAAATTTTCAACTAACCCCCTAATTTCATTCTTAATTGGTTCTGGTAAAAACAATTCCTCCCAAGAATGATCTTTGGTATAAGGAATATCTTCGCCCTCTATTACACGAATATGTAAATTACTACGATCTCGTTCCTGAACCCAATCATCAAATTGATTTCGGAATTTGATATACGACTCATAGTTCTTTTGAGAAACAACAATAAAAAAGCTTACCTCATCTTCTTGTTGATTCCCCTTGTGAAACAAAGCGGCGTGCAAAAACTCTAAACCTTTGGCCTTGATATAAAAAACTCCTTGTACAAAGAATTTTTCAAAATCATGTTCAGTAGTCCACGAGATAGACGAGTCTTTGTACAAACACTCTATAGTTACATTATGCTCTTTGGCAAACTGAAGAAATTGCCCATCAATAATAATGCGATTATGCACAAACTTTTCTAAGTTGGCCGTATCTTTAAGGGCACCACCAAAATTTTTTACTGTCCAATTCATTAGATCAATAAAATTAGCTGGCGGCCTTTGATCATTACCTGATGGCCCAACCCTATGAGTCGGGCTGAGTCGAATTAATCTTTCTAGAGAAAGATGTTCCTGTTCCTCCGAAACTTCCGGAGTCAAGTGTTCTTCTTTAGTTGTCATGTATCAGGGTACTCGTTCTTTCTTTAAACAACATTATTTACAGGTTGTGATGATGTAATATTCACAGTGTGTTTACACTTAGGATATCCAGAGCATCCCCAAAACTTACCAGTTTTGGTTGTACGAACAGACATTGGACTTCCACATTTGGGGCACATATTAGCGCCATGACCAATATATGCCTTGTCCAACTCCTTTTTAAATTCAGGATAAAACTTTTTCAACATATCAACATGATTAACTTTTCCACTTTCAATCTCGTCAAGTTGTTGTTCCATTTTTGCGGTGTAATCATAATCCATGAAAGTAAAAAACTGAATCAATTCATCGGTAATTTTCTTGCCCAAATCTGTAGCGTGGAAGACATTGCCCCTTTTCTCAACATAATTGCGAGAACTAATCTTACTTAGCAATTCAGCATAAGTGGCTGGACGACCGATATTCTTGGTAACTAATTCTTTAATAAGCTTATCTTCAGAATATCTTGGTGGCGGCTGTGTCTGCTTCTTTTCTAGTTGAACCGGATTTTTACCAAAACGATTTAGAATATCACCGACTTTAAGTACAGGGATATCAATTTTAGAATCATCTTGCACGCCCAAGATTTCCAAAAATCCTTGACTCTTAAGGGCTTTACCAGATGCTTTCACCTCATGAGTTGGATCTCCTTTAATATGAGCAGTAACTTTCATTGTATCATAGATGGCCGGCATCATCTGACTAGCAACAAAATACTTCCAAATAGTCTCATACACCAACTTTTCATCAGGATCAACCATTGCATAGTTATTATTAGGCTCTAAAGTCAAATCCGATGGTCTAATACATTCATGAGCATCTTGTGCTGCATCCTTATTCTTATAAGAATAAGGCTTCTTAGGTAGGCCGTACTTATGATCTTGGATCCACTTACGAACATCTTCTAAGGCTTCATCGCCAACTCGAACAGAGTCAGTACGAATATATGTACAATATCCATTTTCATATAGAGATTGCGCAGCTTTCATGGTACGATCAGCGCTAAACCCATGCTGTTTTGACATAATTCGTTGCAATGTGGAAGTTACCAAAGGTGGTTGAGGATATTTTGCTTCCTCATCAGAAATAACCTCTGATACAATATACGGATCAACATCCAAAGTACTTTTTACTGACTTGGCTATTTTTTCATCAGTTGGGCGACCATTAAACTTAGTCATGAAACCGTGCTTCATATTTGTAGCTGGAGCCAGCATAACACTGATAGTCCAAAAAGTTTCTGGAACGAAAGCCTCAATCTCACGCTCACGGTCAATAACCATACGAGTAACGACAGACTGAACACGACCGGCAGAAAGTTTCGGGCCAAAATAGTTCATAAGAAATGGTGAGGCCATAAATCCTACTAAACGATCTAGTATGCGGCGGGCTTCTTGAGAATGAAACAAATTAATATCTACATCTCGTGGAGATTTAATGGCCTTCTGAACCTTATCTTTTTTGATTTCGTTGAAAACCACTCTTTTAATTGGTAATCCAGTATCTTTTAAACGCTCCTGAAGATGCCAAGCAATAGCTTCACCCTCACGATCGGGGTCGCTTGCAATTAGAATGTTATCGCACTTCTTGGTGGCTTTCAATAACATGTCTAAAGTGTCTATTTTATCTTCTTGTAAAACATAGTGTGGCCGAAAGTCTTTATCAATATCAACTCCCAAACCAAATCGACCGCCTTTAGCCAAATCAGTAATGTGACCCTTACTGGCCAACACAATATAGTCTTTGCCTAAATAACCTTGAATTTTTTCTGCCTTAGCTGGCGATTCTACTATCACTAATGTCTTCATTTATCACCGAGTCTTTCAATATTCTTGTATCATCTTATGGATGTATTTCACAGAAACATTAGTAGTTTCTTTGAAGAACTACTAAACGATCTCCAGTGCCAACGTGATACAAAAGCATACATTGTTAGCATTTATGGAAAATTTAAGACCGCCGAGTTCGACTTATCCAAAGATAGTGTCACTTTGTTGTTTGCGCAAGCCCGTGACAAACAAGATTTTTTGGTCTACCAAAATTTAGGAGATTGGATATTTTTTGCCAATACAATTGCGCCGCAACATCTTCAATTTGCAAGCAAAGAATATTATGATACTGTAGCTAGACTTTCTTATTATTCTTGCTACAAGCTTATTAACCGTGAATGGAAATTATTTGAAGAATTGGCTGATGATTTCTTATTTCTCGAAGAACAAGTTCGCCAGCGCTTGCCAAAACTCAATATGAAAACTTCTGAGGGTATTTATATCGACCCTTTCGGCTCGTAATTTCTGGACGTTTTTGTACTGAAACATTATTAAATGCCCATATAGTAGCGCCGCATCCACAACCAATATATTCTACAACATTATAGCGGTCATTAATATCCGCACCTTTTGTTCTATGTACAATAGGATTATATGATTTATCTTCTAATCGACGAGAGAAATCTCCAGCCTTTGTAAAATAGCGAGGTTCGAAATCTTTAAACCAACCAGAGTTTTTCGAAAACCACTTTTTAGAAAACTCAGAAAAGATCATAAAATATTTGACTTCTTTCCACATAAAAGGCTTCATAGTTGCATAGTAGTAATCAGGCCCTTTACCACATTCTTTGCAGCGAGCACGGGTCATAAAAGATTCCGAAATATTTATCTTAATCACTTCAGTTTTTGGTGGAAGCCTAATTGTCGGATATTTCATGTCATGCTCCTTGCTCTTTCCACAATTTTCTTTCGTATTCTGTTAACATACGTCATTCCGCCCATTTGATAATGTGGTGGGACTCTAAGATGAGTAACTGTAACTAATGTACCAGGTTTTACATCAGACATATGAATTTTGGAAAACGAATATTCTTTTACATTAGAAAGAAGTGGTTTCTTCGTATCTCGTTCAATAACATTGAGTAATTTGCCAATATAATATGGTTTAGTATAGACGCTTTTTCTATTACCAATATATAGTTCTTTGGTTTCATTCTTAATAATCAACTTGTCATTAACAATACCTTCAAAAATAGATATGTCATCAAAAATACCTAAATTGGCATCCATGATATTATCAATTTTAATTGGCTTTTTATTCTTAAAAACCACAAATGGTAACGAGGCTTCCATTAAAGAAACATATTCTTGAAATATCTTATGCTGAAACCCCATATGATTATTTGTACTATTAAGTATATAAGCTACCATTTCTTCTGGAAAGCGATCCAACAAATTGGAAAATGCCTGATAAACGCACTGTTTATGTTTTACGGTTGCACTAGAGCTACTGTACGCCGCATTATTGCTTTGTGTTTCAATAATTTCTTTAATAGACTTTATTTTCTCTTGTAGCTCTTCAGCAAACTCTAATTGAGCATAGGCATCTACTTCTTGTGTCTGAATATTATCTTTTAAAGAAAAACCTTCTTTAGAAGCATCAAGAATTAACTTTTCAGGATTTGATTTAGATGTAGGATGATGCATCTTACTCAAATCGCTCACAGAACCAGAAAATATACAATCAAAATACGGACAAGATACTGTATAAGAATTATCTATTGGATGAGGAATAAATCTTTCACAATCGGGACATCTATATCCATTTTTGTTATGTCGATAAAAGGTTTTAAAAAACGTTATCCTTTTAGGATCAGTAGAGTTTTTAAACTCCTCTTCGCATTCATCACAATACAGCACTTTATTAAAGTATAAAACACTATATTCTTTACCCAGAAAAACACAGCCGGGACAAATATATTCGGCCTTGTGTCTTACATCTGGTGAAGTTTGTTTTTTACAAAAAGCATTTACAATATAAAAAAGATAATCATTAATTTCTTCAAGTGGCGATCCATTATTGATAAATGTTACACAACCTGTACGCAATTCTTCCCTAAGATTTTCAATCAGCGCACGCAAAGAAAGCTGATTAGTGCTTTTAAAATAAATTCGATGTAATGTAGTAATGCCTTGTTCACGTTCTTGGAGAAAATCTTCTACCAACGAATCAACATCCATCAAATTTAATGTACTCACAGCCGCTTCCATTAGGACCTAAAAATTTCGCAAACTTCTGTTGCGTCTGTATATGCCACCTGAAACCGTTCCATATTACGATAATTATCGCGTAATAGAGCATCACCTTTACCAAGCAAATTCTCAGCGCCGGTCGCGTCCAGAATTACTTTAGAATCTACATGGCTTGCAACTTTACATGCAATACGAGCAGGAAAATTAGCCTTAATTGCACCATTGATGATATTAACAGATGGTCGTTGAGTTGATAGCATAATAGAAATACGAGCTGCACGACATTTCTGAGCCAACCTACATAGTCGCTCAAAGAACACATCTCCTTTATCTTGCATTGCTAAATCGGAAAACTCATCAATAATAATCAAAACTGGTTTTAAATCTTGAATGCTCCAACCAGCTCGCAATTTCATGAATCGGTCTTCCATAATATCGATCATGTTGGATAAAAACTCTACAACATCATCGTAATTATTATAGACTTGAGTATTTCTCATACCTTCATATTGAGAAAATTCAATACGTTTTGGATCAATTAAATATAAGTCGGCATCATTATAATTAAATACGTTTGCAATAATATTATGAAGCAATGTACTTTTACCAGAACCAGTTGTTCCAGCAACCAAACAGTGAGGATTATCTAGTAAATCAACCCAAACCTTGTTGCCATCAACCGTTTGTCCTAATAAACACACTAGACCGCCTTGTGGCACATCATCATTAGTAAACAGGTCAAACAATTTGAGTGGTGTTTCACGAGGAGAAGCAAACTCAACTCGTACTACTCCTTGTTCATGAAGTACTTTGACACTTGGTTTACTTTTCTTAAGTGTCAATGAAATCTCATCAGCATACTTTTGAATATCTTTTACCTTAGCTCGTGGATGCAATTTCAGATCGTAATAAACATAGTTATCGACTTGATGCATATCTAGACAGGTAGCTTTGATATTAAAACTGCTAAGAATCTGGTTGAAATGTTGTACGGTATCCATGTCGTACCCATCAATATAATCTTACAAATTAATAATGCAAGGGGTATCAGAATTTTACAAATAGTCCGTATTTTGTAGCAAAAATTTTGCGCAGGTCTTCTTGTGTAGGCTTTATAAGTCCGGCCGCTTGCCCAACCTTCAAACCTATCGAATCTACTGTTCCATATGGTAGCTCAATTACAAGATCACTAATCTGAGTGCCAATAATTTCAGTTGAGTGAGGTTCACCAAAACAAATTTCTGCCACTTTACCTTTATGACAAAACACAATATCTAAGGGGCTTGGTGTATTCTTCATCCAAAATCTATTAGACTGTGGCATGCCATATACAAACGACATTACTGGTGGAGGCCATTCCTGATGCATTAGACCACGTGACTGCTCATCCTGTGAAATGGCAAGCAATGTAGGAAAGACATTATCATGTAAATAAACATATCCTTGTTCCATGTTTGCCTCAGAAAAATGGAGAAGATGCTTTCTCTGGTTTCGTAGAATATAATAGAGAACGAATCATAGTACGCAAAGCAGACATCTGACGATGAATTTGGCCCACTAACGTTTCAATTTTTTCACGCTCAAAACCTTTTTCAAGCAAATCCATTAAAGCATCTATGTCTTTTTTGGTTTGACCAATAAGGTTATAAATCTCTAACCTAGAGCCGGAGGTTGATCCTGGAATTAATTGATGTCTTGTCTTACCAAGATAGCCACGTAATTCTTGCGCTTCTTTCTTTGGAGAATTTGCCACAGTAACCATCGTTTGAGCTATATGGCTAAAAGAACTCATATTGGAAAATCCTAATTCTTTAGCAGTAGCCACTAAGGCTTCATTATAATTTTTCTCTATTTCAGCAATTTCATCAACTGATAAATTTTTACCTTTTGGCATAGCAGCAAGTCGTTCCATTAAAGAAACCATGTTTCTAAATTGTGGATTACTTACAGTTGCGCCAATAAAAGTAGCATTTCCACGGAAATCTTTTATCTTACTAGCTAGCGTTGAAACTATTTGAGATGATGGTATGGCCGGAGATTCTGTGGATTCATCTGGATCTCGGCCCTCTTCAATGGCTCTTTGACGTTTTAATTCGGGATCTTCAATAGCTCCGCCGGACTCTTTAATATCTCCTGGTTTAAGTCCTTTAAAAGCAGACACAAGCCTATAAACAATGTTCCAATTGTTCCATGCCATGGTCATCATTTTATGAGACTGTTCTATGCTGGCATCTGAAGATTTAACTACTGTAGCTTGCAATTCTTTAAGAGTTTTGAAAGTCTTTGCACAACCATCTAACATTGTCATGCGCAAACGACGCATACGAGCTGCCTCACCAAACCCAAACTTTGGATTAAATAATCTAGCAATAAAACGAGTAAATGGGTTTGATGCCTGTGATTCGAGAAAATATTTTTCTTCCATCTCAGACGCTAACTTAAATAACTTAGTATTTTCACTTGAAGCATTTAGTCCCAATGAAAGTTGCTTTGATAAATCTGGTGTTGGAGGTTTTGGCGCCTCCGGAGCTTGAGGAGATTGCTCTGGTTGTTGAAGTGGTAGATTTAATTGCTTTGGTTGTCTTTTACGACGATTTTTTGAGTAGTCAATTTGTTCTTGTACAAGAGCATTGCCTCTCTGGGCTAACTCTTGAAAATCACCCGCCAATGAACCAATAATAGTTGCTGGATCCGCCGGAATAGGATCGGTAATACGAGAGCGCTCTTTGAAAAACTTGGATGGCCAGCCATTCATCATCTTTTTTAGATGAATAAGATTATTCACAAATGCAGACACATCTTTGTTCCAATTGGCTTTATTTTGTCTTAATTTCTCCTGAATTGGGTCAGCAGATGGTTTTCGGGCGGTCTTTTCCATAATAAAAATATGTTATTATTGCTATTTAATGATTTGAACTACCTTTTTCTTTAAAAGACCAATTCTTAATTGTTTCTTGGCCTTTCGTTCCTCGGCCAATTTTCTTTCTAATTTACCATTATAAGATGAAATGGCTTGGCAAGAAAAGCCTAATTTTTCTTTGCCCTCATAGTCATCTGGCCGAATAATAACACCACCGTTTACAACATAAGAGCCCAAAATAATTCGTTGGTATCCCTGTTCTTCTAACAAAGATACCAACGACTCCACAACATCACTCCAACAAACCCATCCACCAACTTTAGGGGATGATCTTTTTAGAATGGCCTTGTAACCAGCCTTTGGCATAAGGCTATCACAAAGTTTTTGAAAATCTTCTAGAGTAGTACCATCAGGAGCTTTAACAAAATGATGCTCCTGCCAGTCATAATCAGAATATACCAAATCAAAAATGATTTCACTCATCTTATAAAATATGATCTATAATGCCATATTCTTTCGCAGCTTTAGCATCCATCCAATATTCAGTCTGGCAGTCAGCTTTAATTTTTTCAAAAGGTTGACCTGTATGCTTTGCTAAAACTTTCAACATTGCATCATTTTCTTCGTTCACAAATTCCAAATAATTTTTGCTGTTTGTGAAATCGAATCCAGGAATAGGAAAAGTGAATTGAGTGCCATGAATCATAACTTTAGCGCTATGAAGGGCATATCGCTTACCCTTCGTACCACCAGCTAAAATCCAAGCCCCCGCAGAATATGCTTTACCTAAAAGAATAGTTTTGATTGGGGCATGTATCATCTGCATTACATCATAAATATTAGCCATACCAGTAGTAGCGCCCCCGTTGGTATGAATGTAAATATTAATATCCGCTTCGGGATCTTGATTATCATAATATAATAACATGGCTGATAGCTCGGCACCTAATCTATCGGAAACATTTTCCGAAATGAATAAGGATCGGCTTTTTGTCATTTTGACATAACTTTCACCATATCCTGATGGCATTTGCATGCGAAAATTATCAGGCTGATGTGGCTGTTCTTTCTTATTCATATTCATACCTTACTTACTATAAGAAACAATTTTATCAATAAAACCATACTTCAAAGCACTTTTGGCATTAAAGAACACTCGACGATCAAAATCTTTTTTGACCTGAGTTAAAGATTTACCAGTTGTTTTTGATAGAATCTCCATTAGGCGCTGATTATCTTGCTTTTCTTGCTCAAAAACAGCTTGGGCACCCGGCAAATCTGTATGCATATGCCAACCAGCTACCAACTGTGTTGCTGCAATAATTGCATGTGGGGTTGCAAATCTCATACCCTTGGTACCACCAGACAACAAAATAACGGCCTCATCCATAGCGGTGCCAACACAGATAGTTTCAATAGGCGCTTTAATCATAGTCATAACATCATAAATCATGAATGCATTGCGAATATCACCACCATGACAATTAATGAAAAGTGTAATCTTTTCATCAGAGTCTTCACTGTCCTTTAGCAGTAGAGTTGCCACAATATCAGACGCAAGTTCGTCATTTAAAGATTCTGTTAGAAACAGAATACGATCACTAGATAATTTCTGATACACATCGATGGGCACTTCGCCATATTCAGTTTGCTCAAGTACTAATGTATTCAAGATCAAAACCTCTTTCTTTGTTTTTCTTCCGCTTCACGCTCTTCAGCACAAGACACACATGTTTGAAAATATGGATTACTTAGCAGTCTCTTTTCTGGAATTGGATCTTCACAGTCTTGACATAAGCCATATGTTCCCTCTTCAATTCTTTTCAAAGCTGATTCTATTTGAGACATTTTAGCAGACGAGCGCACAGCTAATTGATGATTCATTTCAATCAATTGATTAGCCTGAATTTCATCGGTCTCATCACCCTCATTATCAACAACCACATCTTGTGCAGTAGATTTCAATAATTCTACTTTTTGCTCTAATAATAGAGCTTTCATTTTCTTAAGAAACGTTTTATTCATTATGAAAACCTCAAGTCTGAAATAGGTACAATGATGGTACCTTTGGGTGCGGCTATCTTCTGACCATCAACCCTTCTTTGAAAGATTAAATATGCATGGTTCTCTGGTTCTTTTAGATAAAAAGCCGTCACTTCCCAATCATTATAAATTGCTTTTTTTGATTGATCGCTAAATTTCATATTGCGAGTATTTTCTAATACTTGGGCTCTCTTGGGTCTATATGGGCCGTGAATAGTTTTAGCTTTTAACTTTGTTTTTTCAAAAAACAAAGAAGCTGCTTCATTCTGGGAAGCAGCAGTAATTTCCTTTGAAATTGGATCGTCTGGCTTATTAGGATCTAACCCTACACAAACAAACACAACCGGGCGCGGGCCTCTTTTCCTCATCTTAATCACCTTTATTTTTTTTGTCAAGATCCAAGGATTCGCATAATTTTTTGCGAATTGGTTTCGATAAAAATAGCCTCATGATACGATGTCCTGGCGATTCCATCATACGATGAAATCTAACATCATGATATTTTCGTGGAGGAGTATCTTTAAGTACTAACTTTCCAAAATTAACAATCTTAATTTCTTTACCAGATTTCAAATCCTTTAACATTTCTTCAAATAATATACTAATGACACTAAATACATGATAGTGATGTATTAAGCGTTTAATTTTTTTATTCACATAATGCCATAAATCTCTTTTACTTATACTGAGCGGCATTATTTCCTCGTGGCAACTTTTCGTTGGAGTTTGCGTAATGTGCCCCAATTTTTATGAGTCATATCCCAATACTTGATTTCAGGACCAGCCATTTTGGATGTAACGTGGAAATATGTATTTACTAAATTAATATGCAATGAATTATGAGCCATACGAGGATCATAGTTCAAATCATCAAAATACATAGACTCATAAGTATCATGACAAGTTCGGCAAATACCAGGAAAAGCATTATCTAACGCTAAAGTATTAATAATATCTTTTGTGTGATAAATGCGATTACATAAAGTATATTTATGGCCAGTATATGGCGTATAATCTGACAAATGAAAATTGCTATATCTATCCTGTACTAAAATAATCACTTAACCTCACGCAATACAAAAGTCATATATTCATCAAATCTCTCACCACGAATTAAATTATCTCCCTTACGGGATAAAATTTTTCGTTCTAATAGCTGTTTATAGCAAAACTTAATAGTAGCTCCATCTTCCATATATTGAGTACGCCAACTATTGATTGGAATCATACTAACACCGCTTTTAAGTAAATCACAAATTTCCTTGCATTGAGCAGGATATTCTAAATCGAAAAATGGCAAAAATTTAGCATTATCGGACGTAGTTTTGATTTGTTTCTCAAATGTCAAAATAACGTCCAACAATTTTGATCTTAGAATCTTTTTAGCTTCAACAGCCTTAATCTCTTCATCAATCTGTTCGATTTTTTTCTTCGCATCTTTAATTATTTCTTCTGGCGTTTCAATACCATGCTGAACTGCTTCTGCAATGAATTGAGCAACAAATGCCTGATCACTCTTCTTGCCCCTCATCTTCCTCCTGATAATAACTATGATGAAATTTAATAAATGAAAGTAGCCGATGATATTGCTCACTATAATTAGTGGCTTTTGTCCAACCAAATCCTATATCTCTTAATTGTTCCATTCCTGCTAAGAATGTGGCCTGCAAATAAATACTACATGGCATCCAACTTTGCTTATCAGTACTAACCGCAAATAAAACCTCTGAATCTATTTTATCATTAGATACAATCATATATAAACCAAAAGCAGGTGAATCTTTTAACTGAACCAACAAAGCAAATTCTGGAAACTCTTTTTCTTGAGTACAATCTGCTAATAATAAACGTAATTCTTTAGCATCAGCTACCGATACTTGACAACCATAAATGTTTTTTCTTAACTCTTTATCCTCGCCAACGAAAGAAATCTTTTCCGGTAAAAGATAAGAGTTATTAATAATGGATTGAGTGGATTCTTTATTGACAAAATTTGCTGTCACCACTCCAAGATTAGCAAGAATATGTAAAGCTATCTGTTCAGTTAGTTTACGATTCATCGATTATTAATCTTTCTACTTATGGCTTGATTAAGTACAGTTCTAATATCCGGTGTAATACTTAAATCTAACTCAGGCATCTCTTTAGAGATTTCGGCAATATGAGCTTCGTAATTAAATGAATCGCCAGCGAGGCGGCGCCTAGCCAACTCTTCCATACACATTACAGATATACTTTGCCCAAAACCAAAATAACGGTCGCAAACAATCATCTCGCATAGTTTCTGACTAGAATATTGCGGAAGGTTATCTTGTATTTTATCAAAATCTACTTTGACATCTTCAATTTCTTCATCCGAATCTTCGTTGAAGAAAAAATCTTCTAATTCTTTATTTGTCATGTTTCCTCAGCTTTGGGGGCGTAGATATGCGAACTTTCAAGGATGGTAATATACGGCCGCCTCGTCGATGATCAAAAAAATGCAATTTTGTGTCGAAAAATAAACTATTGAAATTTAGAATTTTTCCGAGAACTAACAAATCGCGAAAGCTAGCAAAAACCGCTTTCACTATGATACCCACCTCAGACTTATCTAAAACTGGGTACCTAGCATGCACTCTATTAACTAAGTCTTCATTATGTTTAAGGCTGACAGGGTAGACTTCATTTAGATAGTCTACCATTTGCTGATGGGTCATATCCTTGAAATGGAACGGAACGATTGTTTTCTGTTTTTTCATATAAAAATCCTACGGATCATATATAACATTACTCCCCCTATAGATCCCCCTCGCCGTTGTCGAGATCCAGTTCAAAATTGACATACTTTACAAAAAATACTATTTTCTGGGCAAGCTACCAATAAAAACATATCTTTGTGCGGTTTATATTACTCCGTAACTTCTAGGACTCACCCCATGGATAAATGTAGTAAAGTCGGGGCTTTGTACGTAGCTACTCTCAAGGCATTAGCCCTAATACATCAACATAATCATTGGACCACCAAAGGTGTTGCATTTTATGGTGATCATTTATTATTTGAAAGATTATACAATTCTACACTAGAAGACCTTGATTTAGCAGCAGAAAAATTTATTGGCGTTTTTGGTGACCAGTGCCTTAACTATGATTTGCAAAATGAATTGCTGCACAAAGTCATGTTAAAGTATAAAAATCTAGAAGGCTCACCAATTCAGATGTCCTTGGCGGCCGAAAAGGATTTTCTAAAGTTCTCTAAGGATGCCTACAACTGTTTTGAAGATGAGGGTAAGCTGACGTTGGGGCTAGATGATATGATTATGGCAATTGCAAGTAATCGTGAAGAGGCCGTTTACTTACTACAACAAAGTTTGGATGGAAAACATGAATGACAAAGACAAAATGATTCTGAGCAAGCTTCTAAAGATTGCCTCTAATCAACAGAAGATTCTTTCTCGCCTTGCTCAGGTACAAGATCCTAATATTGCATATTTAAAAAGTGCCGCACAAATTACAGCAGCTAACAGCGGATTTAATGCTAGCCATGTAGAAGTGACAGCCACTCCAGGCGGCCAAGGAACAGATCCATCTGTACAAACTATGGGAGGCTATACTATAAAAGTAAGTGGAGCCCCACCTAAAAATGATATCCGAGAAAAATTCACTAGACAATTGAAAGCTATGGTTGCTTCTCAAAAACCAGATCAGGCCGAATTAGCCAACCTATCTGTGTTTTTCGTCTAAACTAATAATTGAACATTGGCTATAGGAGTTGTTATGGATTCAAAAAAGGTTATTGAGAAGCTACTTAAAATCGCTTCTAATCAGCAAAAAATTATTATGAAATTAGCTCAGGGTCAAGGTCTTGCCCCAGCATCTACCCCTGTTATGGCTCCGCAGCATTTAGATCCTAATAAAGCGGAAAAGCAAACAGCCAGAGCGGTACTTAATGCACTAGCACCAGCAGTTAGACAAACAATTGTTAATCTAGAAGATAAAGGCAATGAAATGCATGTTGGGTTTAAACCTGGACAAGCTACTCAGGCTAATTATAATGCAGTGTTGCAGACTATGCAAAAGTTGACAGATACAAATGTATTGCCGCACTCCTACAAATTAGTAGTAGTTTAAGTTTTTCTAACATAATGATCAACGCTTCTATACTGAAGCGCTATGTTCAAAGAGTCATAAACATTGATATTGTCCTTAAGAGACAACGCCGTCAATGTCAATAAAATCTCGCCTAATGTGCGAGATTTTACTTTTTGACGGTCTTCTTCTGGAATCTCTGTTTTGGCATCAATTGCTTTGTACAAACTAATTTTCATCATTAGTTCCTCAACTAACTGTTGAATATTAGCGTTGGCAGCAGCATCCTTTTGGAACTTTTCACATTGTTCCCACAGAGTTTCAAAATGATTAGCCATTAATCATCCAATTCTTTATTATCCATTAAAGCAATCTGAAGTTGCTCATCTCCCTTATCTGAAACAAACACAAGAAATACTGCACCCATTGAACAATCAATTAAAACTGGTGCTTTGATCTTTCCAACATAGAAAGTTTGTCCATCAATATCTTTTCTAGCTTTTAAATCAATTGTAACATTTTTGTTAGACATTATTTCTCCGCATATCTTTAATATATTCAGCCATACATGTTTCTAAGGCCTCTTCTGTATCGGTCATCTTAAACCCAGCCAATCGTAATTTATCTGTATTCAATATACAATTAGAGCGCTTGGCCACAGTCATTTGGTCCAATTGACCTTCAGTGATAATTTCAAACTGATGTTCTGGAATATATTTCTGGTACTCTCTCATAATACGAGCCGCTGTCAATGGTTGAGGATTCGCTACATGCCAAATACCTCCTGGTCTTTTTTCAGCCATCCAATCAATACAGCGAACTAGATCGCTCATCAAAGTCATTGAATTAGGAATATCAATGACCTGTTTATATCCTCGAAGTTTATTGATTAAATTACGAGGAACATCTTTATTAGATACCGGCATTCTAATACGTAATGTAGTTACATGTGGCATTGATCCAATCATCATATCACATGCATATTTAGTTTTAGAATAGAATGATTCTGGCTTGGCAAAATCATCTTCACGCCATCCCGGATCCTTAGCGTCAGATGCATGACCTTTACATGGAGACGGTCCAAAAAAGATACAACCAGATCCAATATTAATTAAATGAACATTATTACCTTCACACCATTCTGCAATCATAAGTGGCATAGTTACATTGGCCATATAAGTTTCAGTTTTATGAGACTCACACCAATCTACGTTGGGCCTTCCTGTTTTACCAAGACAATTAACAATCACATCTGGTTTATCACGAGATAGAAGATACGCCAAATTTTCTCGATAAGGCTCAGCTCGCTCAGTTGTCTTTAGAATCCTATCATATGGTAAATGGTCGGCGACAAAGCCGTTACCCAATGTCATTACTTTCATAGTACCTCGAATCATTAATCAGTAATCTGAAGCTACTATATCAATGATTCCGAGATTTAGTATAGAAGTAATTATTCACAAAAGCAATAGATTCGTGAGTCCCTGCGTCACTCCACAAACCATCAATGATGGAGTAAGATAGGTTATCGTCTTTTAAATAGTGGCGCACAATATCAGTAATTTCGTATTCGCCCCTATCACTTGGGGTAAGCTGTTCAAAATAATCAAAAAATCTTGGAGTAAAACAATAACAACCAGACATGGCTAAGTTTTTATAGTTAGGATCTATCTCTTTTGGTTTTTCCTCAATCTTGGCAATTTTACCATCTGTATCAATGGAACAAACACCAAAACGTTTCAAATCTCTATGGTGTGAGAGAAGAATTTGGGCGCGTGGATTCGTTTTCCAATCCGGATTATTCCAGCGTGGAACATTCTCAAAAATATTATCACCCAATATTACTGAAAAATCAGAATCATCATAGACGAATCTTTTGCATAGACTAATCGCGTGAGCAATCCCTTTTGGTTCGGCCTGATAAACATAGTTTAGATTTAAACCATATCGGCTACCATCTCCAAGATAACCCGCGACTTGGGCATAATGATTACCGCCCAAAATAACAGTGACGTCCTGGCAACCCATTTTTTTAAGGGTATCCATTGGATAGTCAATAATAAATTTTCCGTTGACCCCAAGCAAGTGTTTATTAACAACTTGCGTCAAAGGCATCAACCTAGACCCCGTACCACCGGCGAGAATAATTCCATTCTTCATACTGGAATATATATCGTCTTATTGCTTAAACTCACTGATGCGAGATTTGATGGTTTTAAGTTTTTCCCAATGAAATCGTAGCAGGGCGCTATATTGAGTGTTTAAAAGATCAGATACTGTTGGCGGATCAAATGTAATTCCACCATCAGTAATTTGAAATTCTCTTCCCTTTTCAACAAGCGCTTTAGATCCTAATGCATAAACCACAGCACCTTCAACTAAAATATCAGTAAATATTTTGATAAACTTAGTATCTTCTAATGTAAAAAAGGTAAATTGTGGAACTTGATTAAAATCAGAAAGAGATAGGTAAATAAAAGCCTCTAATGATTCTCTAGAGAAAATATCCGTATCAATATAAGTAATATTGCCGTGTGTATCTGTTGCTTTCGCTTTACCAGAACTTTGTAAGCGCTGTTTTAACAACCCGATTAGATCATTTAAATTTGCTGTTGCCGTAGCCGAAATGTCGTGCTTCATGGCAACCTATATATCAGTGGTATCCCCGGCTGGACTCGAACCAGCATAATGCCGCCTTAGGAGTGCGGTGCCCATCCCTTGGACCACGGGGACATCTCCTATTATGACTTTTGTTTAGTAGGAGAAACGATCATCCACATAATTTTACCTTCAAGACTAATCTGTGGGTTAGGAGCAACCAGACCGTTTAATTCCTGAAGAATCCAATTAAGCTTATCTTTACCAATATCCTGGTGCACAATTTCACGACCACGGAAACGTACTGCAAATTTAACTCTATCACCCTCGGCCAAGAATTCTTTAGCTTGAGTTACTTTATGCTTCAAATCATTTTCATCCGTATTTGGGCGGAATGTTAGTTCTTTAAGTTCTTGAATCTGTTGATTCTTTTTAGCAGCTTGAAGCTTTTTCTTCTCTTCATATTTAAATTTACCATAGTCCATAATTTTACAGACTGGAGGCTGTGCTTTGGGGCTAATTTCAACCAAATCAAGACCTTGATCTTGAGCCATTTTGAGTGCTTCATAGGTGTTCATGATACCTGCGTTAGAGCCGTCAGCTAGAACGACACGGATTTGAGGAACACGAATATATTTATTGATACGAGTACGATATTCACGCTGCTGGTTGTTGGGTTGCATTCTGTTTTATAGTTTCCTTTCAGTCATTTCTGTGGTCATTAGGATTAGTGGATTCCCATTCAATCCAATACGATGGTTCACTTTGTCCTACATATTCTGCATTTTCATAAACGGGAGAAGTTTTTACAATTGCCTTGAGGCCCTTAACTTTTTTAACGGCTTCATAAATAGCTTCTGATGGAATACCATCTTCATAATGAGAGCCAAGTAGAATATAATGGCGATTGTTTGCTTCAGCTTCTACAATTTGATTAAATAGTTTTTCATCAATCCATTTGCGAGCTTTAGGTAACCATTTTTTAATAAAAGCTTCATGCTCTTTTCTGGCAATTTCATTTTCATCACGAGCTTTTTTGTCTTCTGCCGCTTTTTGTTTTGCGGCTTTATCTAGTGCTTCCTGAAGTCTCTTATCAATCTTTGCTTTCATCTAATTTTTCCTGCAATACTTCCTTTGCAGCCTCTAATAGATCATGTAAGCGGTTTGCGGTATAGTATTCACCCGATATTCCGCGAGTATTATAAACACGGTACCCCATGCTTGTCAAGGTATCAAAAACTTTTTCATGGGTTGGATTAATCATTGTTTTATCTAGCTCAACGGCCACCGCTAAAGGACAAAATTTTCCATCCTCATAATTGTAGCTATCAAGAACCATCTCGCCTGGATAGTTTATGACTCTTTGTAATTGTTCGATGGTTAGTTGTCTCAATCCATTTTTGAGACCCACTTTTCTCGGATCTTCGTTCATTTTTATCCAACTGTTCAGTTTGCCACTCAACCCAACATTTCATACAATCATCACATTCGGCAATATTGAATGCTACTTCTTGGTGAAGATGGCAATGACTTTTTAGAGTGATATTCTCACTCGGTCTCCCAAGGTTTCATTAGTGGCCTCCGTATCTTAGATACATCTATACCGTATTGTTTTAATATGGAAAGGTCTAATTCCCAATCTATCAGGCTGCGTTTTCTCCAAACTTCAAATGCCTTGGAAATTTCCGCATCTGCCTCTTTCTTTTTGAGAGTATTAACTTTCATAAAATGTTTTAAAGCCTGTTCTTCTTTACCGATTACTCTGGCAAATCCAAAATGCTTTACCAAGTGGCAATTAGGACAAAGAGCAATCATTCCGGCTAATCTTTGAATTTTAGTCTTCTCGTTGTATTCCCAAATCTCGTGACATTCAACTGGATGATTGGGGCCAACACCACCACAAATTTGACAGACATTCCAAGCTGCATCTGCAACTTTACCTCTCAAAGCGTTCCATTGCTTTGCAGTTAGAACAGTACGGACATTATTCATCCATGAGGTCCGAGGTACAAGCTCGATGGTTAACTTTAAATCATTCAAATTTGCTCAATCGATAAATTAGCGAATACATTTCATTTTGTAAGTCTTCAGTAGATATAGGGGTACCATCCTCGGTAGCCATTTTGACCATGCCGGTTTTATGCCTATTTTCCAATTCTTCTCGAATTGTTTTAACACGGGTCTGGATATCTAATCTGGTCATAAACTTAGTCATACTAGACTATATATCATTTTAGTAGTCCCAATGCCCTTAACCAACGATGCATTCTGGTTTTTAATGATCCCACTTCAGAATTAATAATAATTGGGGGAGGCTCAGTTCCATTTTTATACGCCTCATCATTTAGACGTTTCCATTCTTGGAAATCTTTGCCTTCCTTTTTCCATTCTCTAATTGATTCCATATGACGCTCACTAACTTGACCTTGGTAAGTAATACCATCCAAAATTAGTTCGGCATCAGGATTATCCATTAAAGCATCTTCAATGGTATCATAATGAATTTTAATTTTCTGAACGCCTGAAGGGTATCCAACTCTAATAGGATCTCCTTGTTCATTACGCTCAACCCATTCCATACGACCATCATAATAGTATGGTAATTTTTCGATCCATTTGACAGGGTAGTTGCTTACGCAAACATAACACTCATCATTTGGATCTTCTTCTTGCAACATTTTAATGAATTGTGATGTTTTAATCATTTGTGCGCCGTGTGGGGGTCGAACCCACGACCGTTCGTTTTAGAGGCGACCGCTCTACCACTGAGCTAACGGCGCATATATTATTTGGCCCGCTCTCTGTGATTTGAACACAGCTCTGCCGATTTAGAGTCGGCGGCACAGCCACTATACCAAGAGCGGAATATTTCAAAGTGTTGAAATCAAGTCAGCATGGCCTTTATAGTTGGGATTCCATCTGAATTCTATATCAGGTTCCTCTCTTCGTTCTAAACAACCTTCTTCAACTAAAGAATCTAAGAAATGACCGATTGCATCACCCAAAGGATTAGCTGACCAAATAGTTCCCTTTACTCCATGCCACGGATCGAAAGGGCCTGAGGCATCTCCTGGTGCTCCAAATTCGGGCCAGAATCCAAGACAGGCGCCAAGATGATACATAGCACCATCCCAACTAGTCCAACCAGCCAGCCTTTCTTTGAGTGATGCAATGCTAGTCTTCTTCATTCTTCAGTTTCCTGATCTTCTTCAGTGCCTCGTCTCATAAGAGCGTTTAGCTCATCACGAGGAATATCAGGCCAATTGTCAGGTCTTCCATTTTTAGGAAGCGGAAACATTGCTCCAGCTTCATAATCATGAAAGATACACATCAGCCAAGCCTTTCCATCCTCACTAACATAAACGCCAGTTGGCATACCACAGAAGCACTCGGGGCCTCGTTCTTTATCAATCCATTCGCTCATTGTTTACCTCTTAATGCTAGTGGTAATCGGCTACAAAGCTTTTTAGACTTAGGGCCGGGTGACAGCGCAATTGCTGTCATCTGATTATCAATATCGGGCTCTCTAAAAGCTGATGCATGAATTCCTTGCTCATTGGCTTGCTCTAGCAGCCGCATGAGTTCTTGTTCATTTTGCACCGAAAGAAGCCCAAGATAGTTTGATTGCTCAAACCATACTTTGTCAATCTCAGGGTGTTCAGCAGTGAATTGTCTCAAAGCATGCATGCTCTGAACTGCTTGATAACCCGGTTCCAAATCTGCACGAGTAATAACATAAAGCTTATCGCCTTCTTTAACCTATAGACACATGTTTATCTCCAAATAATTTGCGGCAAATTGCTTTACCGCGTTTATTAATTTGGCTCCATTTGATTTTGAAGGATTCAGAATCAATGCCGCCAAACATCTTTGCATTACTATGTACTTCAGCTAATCCTGCAAGCAGGAGAGTAGTGGCTTCTCGATGCTGACAGAATTCATCAACATCTACTGCCTTCATAGTATGAATTTTCATATCCATAAGAATTAGCTTAGCTATCGTTTTGTTATTGCTAACATACAGCCAAACATTATGGGATATTTCAGGGTGGTCAGGAAAATGCCTTCTGCCCTGTTCATCAATAGTGATACAATAGGGCTTGCCACAATCGTGGAAGACTGCGTAGGCTTTGATAATATCGTCTGGAAGTAAGGAGGCTAACAACTGCTCTCGATACTCACTCATCCAGTCGGGTAATCGCCAACCTTCAGGAATCTTTCCGGTTTTCAAGAATGAAATTAATTCAAAAATATGCTCTTTAACAGAGACGCCGTGTTCATACACGGATTGGCTGTCTGTCTGTGGACAGCTTTTCATTTGCCTGATTAGATGGTTCTATAGATAGCTCATAGTGACTTATATATCCAATTATTGGTCGATTATTTTTTCTAACAAATACCTAGAATTTTTCAATTCTTCTGGCTTAATTGTATCCAGTTCCCACGTAACATGGTGTCTAGTTCCAGCTTCGTAATGCTCAAAATGGAGCATGGTCGTACCATTACCTTTGTCTTTTTTAAGGACAGGAATAACAGTAGCAATTAGTTCGCCCTCTTTAACTTTAGCTCCAATTTTGATATGTGGAAGTGGTTTGATTTCGCAATAACCGAGAACACCAGAAGCTCCCTCAATTAGAATGCTCCAGGTTTCCAACCACCAGGGGCTTGGAGGATTAGCATTGGGGCCAGTAAAGTTTTCAATATGTACAACTTCACCATCTTCAATGGCTTGGATTTCTTGTCCAAAGTTACAATAAATATCTACACCAGGATGGTAATAGAAAGAGCGCCTAAATGCAAAATCACCCACAGATTCCAATTCTGGAATTGCGGGCGTCTTATCACGAAGCGGCCATTTCATAAGGCGTATCTAAGTGCAACTTTTTCTACTGACATAACGCCAGCTTGTTTTTCTAACGCAGATTTAACTGTCATTAGATTTTCTGGTTCAACATTCACAATATACCATCCTGCTAATTTTGGATTGTTAGGAAATACCTGAGTTACACTAAGAACTCCGGGTACTTTCTCAAAATCAAAAGACAATGGTAATGTCACTTTTACATTTAATTGATTGTCAGAATATGCTGGTTTCATTATTTCACCTGGTGGAGATGTCGGCATTGCAGCCGAGTCCGCGATATGCCCTTATCAAAATTCATTCACAAACTTAGTTGATATTAGCGTTATCAACAACGCTGCAAGAATTTGCTCCGGCTGGCTATCTACTGTTATTCTTGTTGTTGAACATCGTAGCCCTGTTCATCAACCAGCTTTGTGGGTTGGCGTTCCGTTGATTACTCAAGCAGTCTTATCTAGGAACGAATGGTGCCGTTAGGCTGCCATTGCAAATGCATTGTCGTTTGCATTTATACGTTAACTGCTTATTTACGAGGGTGCAATCATCCTCGATTTGTATCATTTTGATAATTCGTTACCCCGTCGAATCTATGTCATCCCCATTAATTAAGTAGTTTATTTTTAAGATTACGTTTCTTTATTGCTGTAGCAAGAAGGGTATCAACTAAATACACAATATCCCAATCTTCTTTACATAAATCATTATCAGTTACGCCCTTGGAGTATTCAAACATTTTATTAAAAATGAAATCTCCCTTAGGGCCTAAATCTTTTTTCCATCCAAAATGCAGTATGATCAGTAAAGCATCGTGTAGTTTATTCATCAATTACATGCCTTTTTATCGTACAAATCTTCAATAAGTTTTAGAGACTTATCTACAGATTCTTCCATCTCTGGCGGACATGATACATTATGCTTAACAATGGAATCATATTCCATTTGTAAACCTTTACAAATATCTAAATAAAGTCGCTTTTTAGCCGCATCAGTTTCTACATTAGCTACGGCCTGTAATTTACGAATACACTCCGCAACTCTTTCAAAAGGAATCATGAAACCTCTCAAATAAAAATAGCCCCTTGCGGAGCTTTGGAGCTGATAATGAGAATCGAACTCATGTGTCTGCGTTACGAGGGCAGCGTAATTCCACTATACGATATCAGCCTATTTGGAGCCACTAACGGGACTTGAACCCGCGGCCTGTCCCCTCGATAGAACTGCTCTACCAAAATCTGAGCTATAGTGGCTAGCCTGGAGCTGATTGGGGGAATTGAACCCTCATTTCCGCGTTACTAGGGCGGGGTAATAGCCGTTATACTAAATCAGCCTATGGAGCCCAAGTTGAGAGTCGAACTCAATTTTCGTCTTTACCAAAGACGGGTAATAACCGTTATACTACGTGGGCTTATTACTCTATTTGGAGCTGGCGCCGAGAATCGAACTCGGTTCTCCGCGTTACAAGGGCGGAATAATACCATTATACTAAGCCAGCTTACGTGCTACATAATATAACACATTATTGCTAGATGTCAACCCTATGCAATATTAAAAATTAGCCCAAATCTTTAGAAAACGTCTCCTGTCTGAAGATATCAGCTCCATTTTTAAAGATATTAGTCAAAAAGGACTGCTCTTTGGTAAATATGGGCGGCTCGGGGTTTAGATACCATTTGTTTCTCATAGATTCACCAGAAACAATAGGAACTCTGTATGCAGCTACTCCTCGACGAAAATGTGCCGGATAGTCATTGAAATTAACCTCTGCTTCTTGGAAAAGCAAATCTACTTTTTCATCGATATTTAATCCGGCCATCATTTCTTTGATGGTATTTTTATCATACTTTTTAATTAGTTCATATAAGCAGGCAGATTGAATAGATGCGTGAAAATTTTGTTGTTGCTTATAGATGATGGTATTTACCGCCTCACTAACATTAGGAACTGTAAATACTTGTGATGTAAAAATAGGATCTCCCGTTACATTAAGTCCAACAGCATCAGCGCAATCATTAAAGTGCATTGTAGCAATTGCAGATGTAACAGAGCAAATTTTTTGAAGCTTATTATCATACCAAGGATTAGTATCATTATTTTGATCATTACGTGTAACGATTACAATTTCATCATTAAATTGATAAGCAAATAACGCGCCCTCAACATCGTTACATAAACGTAATGTAGTAGAAAGAATACACTCTGCAAATTTAGGGCAATATGGTTTATCTAATAATTGAGTTACTTTAGAAAATCCGCGCCCGTTAACGCAAATGATAATCGGCACTCGATCAAGTAATCTATGATCAGTAACCGCCTGATATCTTTCTATGCGGTCTTTTAGTTTGTTTGACATAATAACGAATATAACTTAACGCTGCTGTTGTGAGGTTAATGGATTATATCTGGCTAAATCTCTTAACATATTGAGAATGTTATCTTTTAAATTACCAGGAATTTTTTGTCTCACTGGTCCAGTTGGATTTAATTGAGACAAATTAAGAAAAGATTGTGATTGGCTAAGCGCGGTATTCCAAGCAGCAATCTGATTTCCAGTTATTCTATCCTGTGGAGCATTGCCGCTGTTAAGATAAGTTTGATATACTATTTTAGATAGATTTAGTAAATTCTTAGTGTCCACGGAAATTTCACCACTTGGATCCACATTAAAACTATTATTCCTCAATGTTTGCCAGTTATGTTTACCGTTGCTAGAGTAATGTAGTGCGGTGTTTAGGAGACCCACTAAAGAATTGATAATAGCCACGCTATACGAATTATATACATTCCCCATCCATCCCCAAGCCCCAGATGCCGTAAAAGACGGGGGAGGCCCTACAACATTAGCTGTAGTCGATGCGGGCGTGGTTGGCGCATTAGGTGAGGTAGGCGCAGTTGGTGAAGCTGGAGATGCAGGAGCCCCTGGTACAGCTTGAGCTAGTTTGGTAAATATTTTTTTACGAATCTTTAGGGGTAGCATTAATTCTATGCGAAATGTATAGTAGGGCTAATATGATAACCCACATATTCGCATAAAGAATATATTTACCAATCATCGTCTCTAGCATAACGCCAAGCTTCTCTTTCTTCTCGGAGCGCCTCATCCATACGTTCTTGGCGCTCTTTTTCAGCTTTATCCATAGCTGCATCAAACTCTTCCCACATGTCTTTATCTGCCCAAAACCATTCTGGCTCGGAACCATCCTCTGGAAAACATTGTTCATAAATAACAACTCCATTTTTAGGAGGCCAATCCTGAAATGCCTCTTTACCCCAAGCTTCAATTTCCTCTATTGATTTCAAATCTCGGGGACGACTATCCATAATTTTTTTGTAGACAAAAAACATATCTTCTACACTTTGAAAATCAGGATCAGTCTCAGCACAAACCTTGTGAAAAGCAGCATCAGAAAATTTACCAAATCGATGGTCAAAAGGTAAAAATGCAGGATATGCTTTTATCTCATCATTCTTGTCCAGGGTTTTGTTGCATATTTGGCATGTTGTCTTGCCGTAAATTATTAGTGCCATGAGTTTCTTCTTTTATAGTTTTCTTAGCTCGGTAATCAGCAATAGCGCTTTTAATGGCGTCTTCAGCAAGTACGCTACAGTGAATTTTGACAGGAGGCAAACTTAACTCCTCTACTATAGCTGAATTTTTAAGTGCTTCTGCCTCATCAATACTTTTGCCTTTGATCCATTCGGTTGCTAGTGAAGATGCCGCAATAGCAGAGCCGCATCCAAAAGTTTTAAACTTTGCATCAATAATGATTTCAGTAGCCGGATCCACTTTTATTTGAAGGCGCATTACATCACCACAAGCTGGCGCTCCAACCAAACCAGTTCCAACATCTGGATCATTTTTATCCAATGTTCCTACATTTCGTGGGTTTTCTGCATGATCAATTACTTTTTCGCTATATGACATAACTCTTCTCTTTCTATATACCGAAAATTACGCATCTTAAAGCAAGCAAGTTATATGGAAGGATATCATGACAACTGCTATTATGATGGTAACCTACAACCGTCTCGATTTAACTAAAAGAATGTTAAAAAGCTTTTTCGCTAATACAATTGGACATTATCAATTAATAATTGTAGATAATGGATCTACTGATGGAACACAAGAATGGCTATCTGAAATGGTTAAAGAAAACTCTGCCAAAATCCATTTGCATTTTAATGCGGAAAATAAAGGAATCGCAGTAGGAAGAAATCAAGGACTTCAATTAGCAGATAAACTTGTTCCAGAAGCAGAATATCTATGTACTATAGACAATGATATCGAAGTTCATTACGATTGGCTTCGTCAATGTATTGATTTAATACAAGACAATCACAGACTGGCCATCGGTATTAATTTTGAAGGAACTGATTATCCTTTAGTTACTAGGAACGGAAAGACGTTCCAGAAAAAACCAGATGGAAACCTTGGTACTGCTTGTTCTGTTTTCCATCGTGATTTACACAAAAAGATTGGATTCTTTACTTTAGACTATGGTTTGTATGGGGAAGAAGATGCTGATTGGTATTTTAGAGCAAGAATGGCAGGATGGGAGATTGGCTATTTACCAGGAAGAGGATCCCACTTTGGAGAGGGAGAATTAGACGTTGGAGAATATAGAGAATTTAAGACCAAACAACACCGAGATAATTTAACAAAATTTCAGAAAAATTGTTATGCCTATATGAGTAGGGTTAAACCATGTTTTATTCCATTCAATGACCCATCACTGTGAATAAAATCCAATAAGAGTTAAGGTAGAAAGAATGTTTGACGGAAAATATTTCGATTGGAATCAAAAACGCATTAAAGGCATTGTTGACCAATATGGTTATAAGTTTTTTTATGGCAAAAAGATTGCTGATTTAGGCTGCGGATATGCAGATTTAAGTGGAACGCTTTATCGTCTAGGAGCCGACATAACTGCAGTAGATGCCAGACAAGATCACCTCAAAATTGTATCTAAAAAATTTCCGGGTGTTAAAGTAGTTCGAGCCAATTTAGAAGGTAATTGGCCATTTTTTGGAACCAAATTCGATATGGTTTTAGATTTGGGTTTGATTTGTCATCTGGCATCAATAGATGAACATTTAAAAGCTGTTTGTTCTTCAACTACATATCTAGTTTTAGAAACTGCCGTTTTGGATTCTGATGATCCATATAAAGTGGTTACCGTCCAAGAAGGCAAAGATGTTTATGACTTATCTTATAATGGCACCGGTTGTCGCCCAAGTACCGCATATGTAGAGCGAGTCTTAACAGATTGCGGTATGAGTTTTAAACGTATGGATAACCCTAAGTTTAACTCTGGAGAGTATAGATATGATTGGGCTCCCCAAAATGATAATAGCACCAATATTCATAAAAGAAGAATATGGTTTGCTGTTAAAAATGAAGCCGGATTGATGCTACCATATGTAGGGTCTCAACCAGCCGTTGTTATACAGCCCCCATCTGCCCCAACTTTCCATTTTGGATCGCCTAATATACCATCTACTTTCGTCTCTAATATTCAAAATACTGGTGTTCCAACTGTACTTAACTCTGTAGCTCGACCACCAATGCATGCCCGTATGGTTGCAGAGGGATTACAACACCCTGGTGTTCCGGGCTCTTTGCTATCAAATAATTACAAAGAACCAACACCAGATTCATTAAATTTTAAGGTTTTAAGTAATAGCAAAGAGTTCGCTTTACTAACGCCTGAAACGTTTAAACCGCCCGTTACTTTTGATAATGCGGGGGTTATTCTTCCCAATTCACCAAGTTCTAGATTATGGTTGCGTAAAATTGCCCCATTCTTTCCAAACATTGCTGTATCATCTAAAGCTATTGCAATGTTTGAGTTTAAAAAATCTGCGGAAGCGCCAAATATTATCATGTGTTCACTAGACACCCTAGCAAGCGGAGATAGGGTCTGGGTTGATGAATGGTATAACGGCAATCTAACACAATCGCATATTGATAAACTAAGAAGTTGTAAAACTATTTTGACACCCTCTTTAATTAATGCTCAAGAGATCCTTAGATCCATTCCCGAAGCTCACGTCCTTCGAGTAGATAAACCTTGGCCAATGCTTAATGTACAAGCATTCAAATATGACTACTTCTTATATTTTGAAAAAGATGAAAACATCACGCGCCTTTTGTTAGAATCTTGGGAAGAACGTTTTGGTAAACTAATCATCGTTGGTTCGCGTGTCAAGCTACCAACATTTGCAGAGTTTGTATCTGATACTGTTTCTTTTGAAAGTATCTCCAACCTATTAATGGGCGCTAAAGCTGTTATTGATATTTCTACTAATACCTATTATATGTCTGGTATTTTAAAACTAGCTGGTGCGCTTTCACTTCCTATTATTACTAATAATCAAGCCTTCCTTAATTTAATTGGATCAGTAATGATTGCTCAAAATAATTCTACACATCCTACATCAGAAAGTATTCATAAAGCCATAAGTACATTTATAAATGAGATACCAAAAACTCCGGCTAAATTTAGCGAATCATATAATAATGGATTAGTAGATTCAATACAAAAATTGGTAGGTGTTTAATGTTAAGAGTACTTTACTTGCCAATTGGCAGCCAACCAGGAATGGTAGACGCTTTTGAAAATGTTGGCGTGAAACTTGATGTATTTGATTTTGTTGGATTATGGGACAGAACACACAGCAAGGGAGTGGTAAATAATGAGTTCTTATCAAAAGTAAGAAATCTACAACCACATTTAATTCATATGCAGCTTCAATTCACTGGTATTATAGATGCTAGCATTATACAAGAGGCCCGCAATCTTTCACCAGGAGTGATAATCACTAATTGGACAGGCGACGTTAGAGCACAAGCACAAGCACAATTTACAAATATTACTAATGTAGTAGATTACTCTCTTATCTCTAGTACTGGTCAATTAGAAATGTATAAAGCGGCAGGCTGTCATAACGTTAAGTATTGGCAAATTGGGTATAATCCTAAAGCACATTTTCCCATGAATTTAGAAACTCACAAATATGATGTTAGTTTCTTAGCAAACAATTATGGCCATACATTTCCTGATGGTAGTTTAAGAGTTGGAGTAGTAGACACCCTTAGAAGTATGTTTGGTACAAGTTTTGGTCTTTTTGGATCTGGATATGTGCCGCCCGCACCGACAGTAGCTCCGTACATGGCAAACGAAATCTATAACCAAAGCGTCTGTACGTTAAGCATTAGTAATTTTAATAGTGTGTCACATTATTTTTCAGACAGATTATTGGCCTGTATGGCGTCTGGCCGACCAACTATTTCATGGCACTTCCCAGGATTTGAAAGTTATTTTATTGAAGGTAAAGAAATATTCATTGCGCGCTCAACTAAAGAAATAGTTGATATTGTTAATTATTGTAAAGCAAATCCAGATATCGCTAAACAAGTTGGTATGAATGGCTATCAACGAGTTCTTAAAGAACATACATTTACTTCAAGAGTCATAGAGTTATTGCATATGACTAATTTAATTCATTTGGTGTAATATGATCAGATTATTTTATAATTACTATGAAGATAAACACCCTCTTCGCAAACGTGAAATTGATATGTGCTTACAAAGAAACTTAAATAACAAGTTTATAACTACTATCATTTGTGAGTCTGCTAGTAAACCAACGTATCAATTCTTTTTTGATCAAATTAATAAAGTTGTTGATGAAGAAGACATTAGTATTATCTGTAATTCGGATATTTTTTTGGATGATACCATTGCATTAGCCGAAAATATAAAACACAAACAATTATATGCTTTAAGTCGTTGGGATTGGTTAGGAAATGATGCTATGGTTCGTTTTTTTGATAGGCCAGATAGCCAAGACACATGGATTTTTAAAGGTAAAGTAGAAAATGTATTTGGTAATTTTACCTTAGGAACAAGGGGCTGTGATAATAGAATTGCTTATGAATTTCATAAAGCCGGCTATGCAGTTAGCAACCCAAGTAAATCAATCAAAACATATCACGTTCATAATTCTGGGGTACGCAACTATACATTTGCAGATGTTGTTCCAGAACCATATTTAACTATTCCAACTTCGAGTCTATAATGTATAAAAATATAGTTTTCTACAACCATTTTCATAATGGCGACATACATGTATCTAGAGAGTTTGTCAGAAAACTATCTATGGCATTTAGTAAAAAATTTCCAGGAGTGAATATTTCATACTCACATAGAAACAATGCAAACTGTATTGCAGACATACCTGGAATAGGATATAATCAATACCCTCTTAATTGGCACGAACATGAAGGTACATTTATCAGAGGTGATACTATGTACATTAACACATGGTATGCACAAAAACGTTTTCATTATATGAATACATATGGTATTACTTTTGATTGTCTATACGTTATATTTGATGAATTATGCAAAACACATTTTGGTTTTACTTTATCAGATATTGAGCCCGATCCTTCAAAATGGTTTCCTAAAATAGATTTTTCAAAATATGAAATTGAACATGCTAAAAAGATATTAGACAATAATACTGGCCCCCTAGTATTAGTTGCCAATGGCTATGCGCAGTCTGGTCAAGCAGACAACTTTCCTATGTTACCAGTAATATCAAAATTAGCAAACAAGTACCACGGCTTTACTTTTATTTTTACTAATCATGAGCCCGGATTTGATCCAACCAAATATCCTAATATAATATATTCGTCTTCACTTATCAATAAGAATGGTTTTGATTTAAATGAAAATGCTTTTATAAGTACATATTGTGATACTATTATTGGTAGAGCTTCTGGAGCATTTACATTTTCATTTATTCAGGATAATTTGTTTAACAAACCTAAAAATTTAGTATGTTTTTCAAACATGGTACCGATCAAAGATAATACATTTTGGTTATCAGAATTATTCAGAGATAAAATTAATTACTCATCAAGAGTAACTGTATCGGGCAGCAATAATCCTATTGTCATAGAGGAATTAATAGAAAGGAATCTCAATGTCTAAAACTATTTGTATCTTTGGGGCTGGCGGCTTTGCTAAAGAAGTATTTTGGTTAGCTCAACAATGTGGATATGTAGTTGACGCTTTCATTGATATCCATGCTGGTGAAGACTATCATGGCACACCAGTTAAAGATGAAAATTATTTTGATCCATCTCAACACTTAGCTGTTGTAGCTGTTGGTAGCCCCAAATTACGAGAAAAAATTGTTAAAAACATTATTGAAACTCATGGACTAGAAGTGTTTGCAACTTTAGTTCATCCAAAGGCCAATTTAATGGATCCCACTATTGTAGTGGGATATGGTTCGGTAATTTGCGCTAACTGCATTTTAACATGTGATATTAAAATGGGCAATTTTGCTCAACTTAATTTGGCCACAACTATTGGTCATGATGTTCAAACTGGTGATTTTTTTACTACTGCTCCTGGTGTTCATGTTAGTGGAAAAGTTATAGCCGGAGATAAAGTATATATGGGAACTAACTCTTCAACAGTAGAAGATATCTCTATTTGTAGCGATGTAACTATTGGGGCCAGCGCTTGTGTGTCAAAAGATATAGTAGAAAGTGGGATATATGTAGGGGTTCCTGCTAGAAAACTGGAGAAAAAGAATGGCTGATACAATTGGATCATTAATAGACAAATTGGCAACGGTAAATCAAAAAATGTTCTTAGTACAGGATGAGTTGTATGTTATTAGAAGGATGACTTTTGAAGAATTCAAAGCTAATTTTGGAACAGAAGAAGGTATGCAAAAACTATACAATACTTTCAAAAAAGCTACCGATTTGAATGTGCAAAGACAGGCAATGATATTGGAAGTTGATAAAAAAATTGCGGAAATGATTAGCGCAGCTCTTAATGGTAAAGACCTTAACGACGGGTCATTTATACAAGACCAACATAAAACGTATTAAGGTATCATATTTATAAGGCAATGCTTGCACTAATAGCGCATCTCTCTATAATATAATGAAAAAACTAAATGCCAACATACCCATTGGTTTAGGGGATTTAATCTATATAAAAGCAATGCTTGAGCCAGTCAAACATAATTTTTCTGAGATCAATCTTACTTTTCATAGAGAGCTAATAGATAAATACAAAAAAGAATCAAAATATAATGATTTTCTTGATGAATTTGGAAAGCTATTATTTAATGAAGAGCCTTACAAATTATGTGATCAATCATTTCCATTTTGTAGTTTATCGGAGTTTGTTACTGCTCATCGTATAATGCCACAAAAGCCTGAATTAGCCCACTTGTTATGTGACGGATATTCTTTAAACCTCAAAGAGCCATACATCGTCATTAATACGAAAATACGTTCTCTTCCGCATAATCTTCTAGATAATTCAATAAGAGAATTTTGGACGGTACTTAATCAGCTTTCACAAAAATACTTAATAGTAATATTAGGTGAGAGAGTTATAGAAATGAATGAAGAGTATATGTATTATACCCAAGAGTATATCTACAGCTTATATCCGCATATACTTAATAATGTTCCCAAGGAGCGTCTTTTAGATTTAACTGTCCCAGCCTTAGGAATCACCACTCCTGATATTAAAAATATACAACATGATTGTTCGATTATGAACCAAGCAGCAGTTGTAATAAATTTTGGTATAGGCGGTGGATTTTGTCTAGCAACAGCAGTAGCCAATGTTGTTGGTTATAGATATGATGACGATCTCGTAGCCAATTTAGTATTTGATGGTAAAATATATTCCAACGCTACAATTACTAAAAACTGGGAACTTTTTATAACAGCACTAGGACATTATCTATGATTCCAGTATATAAACCATATCTGCCGCCAAATTCACTTCAATATGCGCATGATGCATTAGATTCTACCTGGATATCTTCCCAAGGAAGATATTTATCATTAGTAACAGAGAGGTTACAGGATTTATTACATACACCATATGTCTTGCCTCTCAATAATGGTACTAGCGCTTGTCATTTAGTAGCTAAAACCTTATATAGAGCTAGGCCACCACTATTGGGACAGAAAAAGAAAATAATAGTACCAAATAATGTTTATGTTGCTGCTTGGAACGCCTTTTTATTTGATAACAACTATCATTTAATTCCAGTAGATGCTAATTTGGATACATGGAATGTTGATATAAGCAGCCTAGAAACAGCTATTACTAATAATCCAGATGCAGATGTTTTAATTGTACATAACATTGGAAATGTTATCAATGTACCAAAGCTTCAGGAAAAATTTCCTTCAACTTATTTTGTAGAAGATAATTGTGAAGGATTTTTAGGTGGTTATGGAGGATTAGCAACTGGTCGTGCCGGATTTTCTTCTGCTGTCTCATTCTTTGGGAATAAAAATATTACAAGTGGTGAGGGCGGTGCCTTTATAACACAAACAGATGATGCTTATGAATATGCTAAATGTGTACAAGGACAAGGTCAATCTAGCACAAGATTTATTCATAAAGAACTTGGCTATAATTATCGAATGACTAATATTCAAGCAGCTATCCTATATGGCCAACTAGAACATTTACAAGAAATATTATCTTTGAAAAGAGACTTGTTTGAAAACTATCGAAATGCATTCAAAGATCGTAATGAAGTTAGAATACAACTTCATGAAGAAAATACGGCTAATGCCAATTGGATGTTTGGAATTCGTGTAATTGGACAACAATCATATAACGATGCCCAAAATTTCTTTAACAGCCGAGGCATAGAGATTAGACCAATGTTTTATTCAATATATAATCATGATCATCTTAGAAATAATCCTGATGTTGAATTAGTTAGCTGTATCACTGCTGATTTGCTTAATAAAGAATGTTTTATTTTACCAAGCTATCCAGAATTAACTGCAGCAGAACAACAATATATTATTGATACAACAAATGAATATATAAGGAGCATTAATGTCTAAACAAGTTTTGACATTAAACGATATATCTAGACATATTGCTTCTTCTGAGTTATGTTGTCCATTATTTTGGTATCAGGGCAGATTATTAAGGTCATACAACTTAAGTATGTTTACCATTTTTAATAAAATATTATCATCAAATATACCTGCCATACAAACGGCTACACCAACAGAATTTATGTTGGATTTTACAGGTATAGATGGCTCTGATGATATTATGCCGGTGTATGAACACACAATATACAAACATCATATCAGGATCCAAGAATTACCAATAACATACGCCAAAGAATTCATTGCTAATATTTGTAAACTTAATTCTGAATTAGTTAAGCATGGTTTAATAGCTAGAGATATACAAGAATCTAACGCAGTTCAAACAATTGATGGTTTCAAATGGCTAGATTATGGTGGTATATTTGAGAATACTCCAGAAAATTCTATTATTGCTTTTGTTTTAACTAGTTATTTAGTACGTAGGTGGGTTTTAAAATCTACACAATGTAATGCCTATGAATTATGCCTTGATGATATTAAAAATACAAATGATATATTAACCTCATTTATTGAGAAAGACTATACAACACCCGAAGCCTGGTTAGAATTGGCCCAAGCTATAAGTGACATACCAGTTACTTTAGATAAATCTCATTGGTCAGAAAATTATTCTAATACAATGGACATTGATCATCCAGAATCACTACAAGTTAAAGGCATTAATATAGCTAATATACTACAAGAATTGGATTATGAAACTGTAACAGATGTAGCGTGCAATAAAGGATACTATAGTTTTTTGTCAGCTAAAAAAGCAAAATCTGTTATAGGTTTTGATTTAGTTTCAGCATGTATAGATATGGCTTATGGATTTAATCGGCAGTTTAAATTACCAGCAATATTTGCTGTAAAAACTATAGAATCCATTCGTGATAATAAGTGGTTTGAGACCGACAGATACAAATCAGATTTGGTGTTGGCATTAGCTATTGTACATCATATTAAAGATGTAATTAGCCCTTCTGATTTTGTTAAGACTTTGTTAAGTATTTCTAACGAATACATCTTAATAGAAGATATTGATGATATGCCAACATATGAGCGCCTTTTTATCGACCACGGCTGTGAGTTAGTAAAAAGGGTAGATAGTTATCCTTTACCAAGAACGTTATCGTTATATAGGAAGTTATGAAAACTGCATGTATCACTGGCATTACCGGTCAAACAGGATCTTATCTATGTGACCTATTGCTATCTAAAGGTTATAAAGTATATGGACTTAAGCGCCGTAGTAGCTCACTCAACACCGAACGCATTGATCACGTTTATGTAGATCCACACATTGATAGTGGTAAGCTAGAGATGGTCTACGGCGATTTATCTGACTATTCATCTCTGGCAAGTTGGATTGGTGATATTAAACCAGATCTATTTTTTAATATGGCCGCCCAGAGTCATGTTCGTGTTAGCTTTGATATTCCTGAATATACTATGGATGTAACAGGTACTGGCGTAATGCGAGTGCTAGAGGCAATACGCAAGAATAGTCCAAAAACAAAATTTCTTACTGCTTCCAGCTCAGAAATGTTTGGCTCACAACCACCACCACAGAATGAAAATACACCATTTCACCCTCGTAGCCCATATGGTGTTGCAAAAGTAGCCGGCTACTATGCTACGGTAAATTATCGTGAAGCTTATGGTTTACATGCTTGCAACGCTATTTCTTTCAACCATGAAAGCCCAAGGCGTGGTGAAACATTCGTAACCAGAAAGATTACTAGAGCTGCAACACGCATTAAACTGGGCTTACAAGATAAGCTTTATCTAGGAAATTTAAAAGCTGAACGAGATTGGTCACATGCTGCTGATGTAGCTGATGCAATGTATAAAATTATTACAGCACCACAGCCAGATGATTTTGTGGTATCTTCTGGAGAAATGCACTCGGTTGAAGAGTTTGGTAAGTTGGTATTTGGTATCCTGGGATTAGATTGGTCTCAATATGTTGAATTTGATTCAAAATATTTAAGACCATCAGAGGTTGATGCTCTCTGCGGAGATTCTACTAAACTTAGAACACAATTAGGATGGGAACCATCATATAGCTTTTTGGATTTAGTCCAAGAGATGGTTGACTCCGATTTAGAATTAGCTAGAAGAGAAAAAACACTTAAGGACCATCACAAATGAAAATTTTGATTACTGGCGGTACTGGATTTTTAGGTAAACATGTTGTAAAACAGTTTACAGAATTTAGTTTTGGGCAATTTGATCTAATATACCCTTCTAGTAGGGGATTAAATCTATTAGATCGAGAACATACTATTCGTATAATTAAAGCGCAAAATCCAGATGTTATTTTGCATATGGCCGCAATATGTGGCGGAATTTTAGCCAACAAGAATAGTCCGGCCGATTTTTTACATAAGAATATAGAAATGGCCAGCAATATATTTGAGGCTGCACATCAGGCTGGTTGCAAAAAAATATACACGTTGGGCAGTGTATGTGCTTATCCTAAATTCTGTCCTGTTCCATTCAAAGAAGATGATTTATGGAATGGATATCCAGAAGAAACCAATGCACCATATGGTATCGCAAAACGTACTTTATTAGTATTGGGACAGTCTTATAGGCAACAATATAACATGGGTGGTGCGCATTTAATACCAGTTAACCTGTATGGTGAGCATGACCATTTTGACTTGATAAATAGTCATGTTATTCCTGCCTTAATTCGTAAATTCGATACAGCTATTGAAAATAAATCAACAACTGTAGAATGTTGGGGCACTGGTGAAGCCACTAGAGAATTCCTTTATGCTGGAGATGCGGCCCGCGCCATACTCAAAGCAGTGGTAATGGGATTAGATACAGAGTTGCCCATAAACCTAGGAACTGGCACAGATATTTCTATCAGGGATTTAGCTTACCTGATTAAGGATTTGACCGGATTCACTGGTGAAATAGTTTTCAACGGTAGCGTTTCAAATGGCCAACCAAAAAGAATGTTAGATGTTACCCGCTCAAAAACAATGCTCGATTGGACCGCAGAAACTGAATTACGAACAGGCTTAATACGAACTATTGATTGGTATCGTCAAAATAAACGATTAATTATTGAATCGGGCGCTTTCTAATTACAACAATTTCTGGACCCTTGTTTTCAACCTCATTAGTGAATCCGCACTTGCGACATTTCATTTTGCGATTGACAGATCGGTCATTGTTAATAAAATCAGCTTCGCCCATACAAATTTTACATTTAAGTAACTTCATGCTACTTAATATATCTCAAAAATCTATTTCAGAAGAGGTGTCTCGAAAGATAATGACGTCTCTTTTGTCTGGTCTGATATTTAGGCGACCATTTTGACCATCCACTACACAGCCATGAGAAATAGCTTTCCTAGCAAAATTAATAGCCTCCTGGCGCTTGTTAAATTTGAATGTCTCACTAGTCCACCTCGATCCATCATCCCAATATGAATCATCTACAAAAGAGATGCGAACTCTATATTTCGTTATTGATTTAGCCATAGCCAACCTTATTCTTCGTGTTCAAAGGATACAACTGTAAACCTATCGTCCATGTAAGGCTCAATTACCGCCTTTACATCACCCCAAGAAAGGCCGCCAATCCCAACACCAGGGCGTGGTACTACAATTCCTTTGAGGCCGTATTTATCTGCTAAGGCTTTTATTTCTTTGGCTGAATTTTCAATGAGACTAATCTTGGCGCCGCTTAATAAATCATCAATAGTAGGATAGCTAAGAATGAGTGTTTTAAACTTCTTTTCTTTAATCATTTTTAACGTGGGCTCAATATACTCGCCCTTTTCGTTTAGCGCTCCAATAACAAATGGAACATTGACTAGGAAATTTTTTAAACACTTGCCCAATCGCACAGCAGTCTCGGGCCAGCGCTTAGCACATACTCCTGCACATCCTCCACCCATGGCTGCGCGCCCATCAGTCAACCACATACCATTGGTAGTAATGCAGATAGCATCAACACCATCTTCATAAATCATTTCGAATAAATCAGCTTTTTTCTCTTTCATGGCAGAGCCTCCAAATCTTCCAGAATTGCCTTCGCATCACCCCTTAAAGAAGGAGAAGGATCATTACTAGCAATAGAGCGAAGTCTATCCAAAATGTCCTGAGGCGGCTTCTTTTCTGAATAAAAAGAAGAAACTCCCATCAAAGCGCCTTCTCTAACAATAGCGTTAATATGCTTAAGTAGCTGTCGAAGTGTAGGGAGAACAATCCGCTCATCGTTTACATCCCCTAAAAGTTCAGCCCCAAATGTCAACGTATGAATGTCGGCGTTGGGGCTGGTTAAAATTCTTGCTAATTCTTTTGGGTTGCTTTGGGCTAGATTCTTGAGTTGGTTTTGGGAGTAATTCATTTGGACTCAAATTTCGATTCATAATACGTCCGCTTTGCTTGGACTTGAACTATTTCTTTGGTTTCCCAAATCATAGCAGTCAGACGACCACCAAAACAGCAGCCGGTGTCCAAACCGTAACAGGTTATTCCTGGAGCAACCTCTTCGATTAGCGGTTCTTCATAAGAGGAAACATTGTGACCATACACAACGGATTTGGGACCTTGCCAAAATTCTGTCCAGAATTTAGCGCCAGTAGCCTCTTTGCCCAGTTTAGCAATCTTTTTGATACTGATAAATTTTCTATCTGCATCAGTATATCGCAGATACATCAAATCATCTTTATTTTGATTAGATAAAGAAATGCCGGGTTTGAGCCCGGCATGAACAGCAATGACATCTGGCAGCTCAATATAGAGCGGCATGTCTTGAATATAAGTTACATCTTGATCAGATAATTGAGAATAAAAATCCCGTCGGTCATAGACATCAACGCGGGTGCCTTGCGAACGAAACCATTTGATGAATTTGTGTTCGTGGTTTCCCATAACACATTCCAACTTTAGTTCTCGTGCTTTTCGCACAACACCCACGGAGTCTGGACCGCGATCAATTAAGTCTCCTAAAAGGATCAATCTATCTTCACTTGGGTTGTAAGAGACTTGTTTTAAGAGTTCATTAAACTCTTCAATACACCCGTGAATATCACCAACAAATATATGACGTTTAATTTCCATCCTTCTTTAACTCTTCCTTAGCTTCACTTGCTGGCTGAGGATCATCAAATACAATCCTGGTTCTACCTTCATGTCCATGGACATAAATGATATCTTCAATGGAATGGTAGACATTAATACTACCATGATTTCCTAACCAGTGAACTACTGCTTCGCCTGTGTCCGTAAACAGACAACCTTCCGCTACTCGTCCACAACCACTTACACCGGACGCATCTTCAGTTCTTTCGAAATGAAATCTACGTAAACCCATATGTTTTTCCTTGTTAGTTCCCCTCGTACATTTGATGTCTCGATATTCCTATAATATAAGGCTAGCGCACCGAGGAGTCAAGCGCCAAATTAGGTTTAATTTTATTCCTAATGATTTCCTGATCTTTCCAATGTTCTGAAGTTTGTACATGATTCGCACGCACGCATTTCATTACGCATAAGGAAAAGCTTTCATCTGGAAATTCTAACGCCATACGAGCCACCACGCCCTCTCTTATACCACCACAAGATGACGGCTGATTCATAAAAGATTCCACTAATTCCTTTAATTCATTTTCAGAAGAAACAGAACCTTTATATAAAACCGGAACAGTTGGTACACCAATTTCTTCTGCCCACATTTCGACTTCTTCCCATGATGTCCACATTGGCGGAACCCTAGTGTTCATATCTCTAACATTAAATAGCATAAAATATCCTGGTAGCTCATTATACTCAATAGAATGGCGCGCAAAACACCATTCTCCAAACAATTGAACTCCCTCAGGGATTTTGTATTTGAGCGATGCATGTAAAGCTTTTAGTCCATCAAAGGATGCATGAGCTGGAGGTCCGGCATGTGTTCTGGCAAAACATCCATTAAACTCCAGTGAGGTATTGCTTCCATCCATCTTTTCAGTAATTATAATTGGTGTGTTTAATAAATGATCAATAGACGTAGCTATCTTGTCGTCATCGGTTGCGCCAGGACTCCAGGGCAAATGAAATGTTCTGTTGTATTTAGGAGAGTCCATTTTACATTACCAATAAGAATTGTTTCATTTTAGATCGTCGAACATACTTAGCAAATTTTTTGATTTCGGGGCCATTATCAGTCGCTAATACTGCTTGTTCTATTTTATCTACATTGGCTTTTTTAATCTTTTCAGCAAACAATCTCATATAAGTGAAGGACTGCGATTTAATTATTAAATCCTCAACCATCTCAATATCAGCATCTGAGGTAAGATGTTTAGCCAATTCAAATAAATATCTTGGTTTACCAGATTCTAGAATAATATGTTTGAATTTTTTAATGTCTGCACTTTTTACATGTTTAAGATACATGTGAGCATATTTCACACTTTTAGATTCTAAAATCAGACTTTCAAGTATTTTTCTATCTGACTGTTTAATAAAGCATGCAAATTTAGTTATGTACTTGGTACTTTTAGATTGTATTACCACATTTTGTAGTGCTTTAATATCTGCATTTGGAATGTATTGCGCAAAAGTAAAAGCGTATTTCGGATCTCGTTTGTCTAAGATTACCTTTTGCATTTTATGAGGATTGAACTTTCCAAACTCAGTAGCAAAGAAGCAAGCCATTGCCGAATCTTTGTTTTTTATTATTTCGTTCTGAAGTTCTTCCAATCTTTGATATTCATGAGGTAATATATTAAGTTCCGTGACCTTAGTTAGCCATCTGAGAGAATCTGCACTATAATCACTCTCATACATGTATTTGTTCATACATAGTATATATCGTAATTAATAGCGCAAAACAAAGGGCCGGTTGAACTTAATCAACCGGCCCTTTTACTCAATCACTTAAGCTGCTTCACTGAAGAAACTATAGGTATCTTTTTAATTTCTTTTTGTGGCAGCGGCTTAGCCGCCAAATTCAAAGTCAGAACACCATCAGCAAGTTCCGCTTTAATATCTTCGGCAGAATAGCCTTCTGGAATAAGAACCGACTTATTTACCGCATATGAAGAGGCGGCAGTTTTACGTTCCCCTTTAATATGGAGAACATTATCTTCCACTTCAACAGTTATGTTCTCTTCCTTGATACCAGGAATATCAACAGCAATGGATAGAGAGCCGTCTTCATTCTTTTTCTGTTCAATTCCTACACCAGGCCATGGGGTCGAGAAATCTCGCAACATGGAAGTGAAGGTGTCTTCAAATAAACGATCAAAATATGTCTTTGTAGACATTCTACTATCTGAACGTTCCCTTGTGACAGGAACAAATGGATTCCAAAGAGTTAACATAATTACCTCCGTTTAGAAAATAAAAAGGTTAAGACCATGGAAGGTCATTTAGAAGGGTAACGCCGCTTGTTGCCGGCGTCAACCCCTCCAAATTTCGTATATATCAAGGAGAATGTTTTTTTGACAATTCTAGAATTTTGTCAAGAAAACCATCTCCCCAAGTGCCATCTTTACGAGATTTTTGAATAAAATCCTTCATAGAAGAAGCTTTACCATCCCACATCGCAAAGAATGGGGCGTGCCATAAATCCTTATGTTTAGTAATATGAAGAGCGAATTCCTTCTTGTTACCTTCGAATCCTAGTGCCTTCATATTTAGCATAGCTAAATTGAAAACGCTATCATATTTCATAAGAACTTTCTGTAAACCCTCCTTTAATTTGGCCATATTCTGACCAATTTCGGGAGCTAGAAATGGAGCTACATCGTCATCTTTTTCTAGAAGAACGAATTCCATGCAGTTTCGTTCTGAAGAACCTAGTTTATCATGAAGTTTGTTGTAAGCCACGTAGGCTGCATTCTTAACCTTGATTCGGTTGAATTTAGAATCTCGAACGACAACACCTTCATGTTCAATTGGATTAAGCGAAGAAACCCAATTAATCAAATCCTCCACAGACGTGTACGTGTGTGCCTGCACGAATGGCAAACTCCTTGGTAGAGTATCCCATTCTGGGTGGTCCATAGCAAGCTCATTTAGGGTAACGAGATTCCTGATGGCCAGTAAGGTTACACCATTAGTTTTATATTCAACTACGATACGGTTGTATGGCGTAGTTAATTCAAAACAATAAGTGCATTCCTTTGATAAATATCGAGTGAAGATATCGAATTCATAACCAGTAGTATCCTTCAGCGCCTTTTCGAACAAAGTACGGAAGGTGTAGATTCCGTTATCCATCAGTAAATCTGCTTCAGGAACAGAACGAGTTGCCACACACCACTTGTTAGTAAATTCGTCCCAATAAACGATACATAAAGTTCCGTCTAGTTTTTCTAGCACAGCTAGCTTGGGGTCTGACCAATCAATATCGGCAGCAGCACCCTGACCATGATTGAAAAATCTCTTCATTGGATACGCTAGAATTTTGGTCTTGCCAGGAATGATATTATCACGATTGACTTTACCATCTACCATATTCCAAGGAACTGGTTCTGGCGGAACCATGCCACATGGGTTTGGAGGAAGATAACCCAAGACTAGACCTCGGCATTCTTGAGCCAAAGGATCTGATTCCTTTGCTTCAATCTGATCATAGTTTAAAGAAAACTTATGACCGGATTTAGAGAACGATGCATAGACACCATGTTCTCGTGCTAAATCTCCAAACGAATGCGTTTCTAAATATTCTTGAACTAATAGTTTCATTTTATTCACACATAAGGACAGCCTTCAAAATGAATTCTTTGTTGATAAACTTTCCAAGCGCTACCACACATATCACATTGATAAGCATAAATTGAATTATCATATTGACGTCGTAAAGCGGTTATCTTTTGGTCTTTTAATGGAACCGCGCATACATCTACCGCATTATCTAAATGCGGGTGGGTTTCAAAAAACTTATCGATAGCATCAATCGATTTTTTCGTGGTTTTTCGCATAAATAGCTCCGAACATAGTATCACCAATAAGTTTAGCAAGATTGGCCTGTAAAACTCTTAACTCTTGCACAGACATAGACTGGACTTCTGGCGCTCGAATAACTTCCATTAGACCATCATGTAAAGGCTGTAATACTCTTTTGCCCTCTTCGGTAAGAAAACCATTTTCTTTAAACATCTTATTCATTTGACACCTTTGTACATAGCAAACATAGAAAACAAATGATGGTAGGAACTACGGCGGCCCAACTCATAGAAAAACCATTGCTCATAGTGAACGCGACATCTTTTGCCCCCTCAACATAAACTGCCAGAAGCACATATAGTCCAACCCATCCCGCGAAAAATAGAATGATTTTGAAAAGCCAACCATCTACAAATAACTTCCATGTTACATAGATGGCAAGCAACAAAATAATACCAAATGTAATAGCCATTATAGAATCCTTAGTTCATTATGAATTGGTATCCTATCTCTAAGATGAGTGCCCGAATTAACAATAGTGTGAATAAACTCACGACGAACATATTTATAGCGACCTATAACCTCTTTGTCGCTTTCATGTTTAATATAGAGTCCTTCGGCCAAACCAGACTGATCTGTTTGCTTTAGCACTTCTTCAAAAGATAATCCTTTATGATGGCAAGATGTTTCTAGCACTTCCCGCCACTTATTTGATTGATAAAAAGATTTACCAACCAAAGAAGTTAACTGTTCAAATGCGGTAGGTTTAAAAGAGGCAATCACTGGCACCGAAACAATATGAGAGTCATGAGACTTCAACAAATCATATCTATCAATTGTGTTAAGCCACTTATTTTCTTTTAAATCAAAGATATCTGATTCAAAAAACGCATGAGGTAATCTATCATAAAAGATATTGTGCTTATAGCGCAACCACTCTCCAAACAGAATATATCTGTCTTCTAATAGATCGAACAAATGCTCTTTATGCAACTCAGAGGCCCAAATTTTCAAATCATGAAATTCTTTGCCAACTGCCGGACTCCCGCGGTGCCAAATTTGCACCTGAAAATCAGAATCGAAGAAGATCGAAACGCCGGTGCCATCTAGCTTTTCTTCGACCACTAGAAATTCACCAGCCAATTTATTGAATTGTATTGCCTCGGGGTTGGGCTCTTGCCATGCCCCAGAGTCTTCAATATGTCGAGTTCGAGGTAGCTTGATCATGTTACTATCGTAATTCTAATAAATAGGGCGTCAAGCAACCTATCAGAACCGCTCACTTTTTAAGGGCGGCTATTTTCTCTTCAAGGGCCTTTATCTCTTCTTGGCGCTTCCATTCGTCATATTTCTGTTTTTCAACAAGATAGGCTTGATAATTCTCCTCATACTGCTTTTGGGCAGCTTTGAATCCCTCAGGATCAGCTTCAAAAGTCTTTTTATAAGAGAAAGTCAGCTCTTGGCCATAGATACCCATATCACCAGTATCAAGGCTAATAGATATTTTCACATCAGAGGGCTTTACTCCCTCAGGCAACATATCTAGGATAGATTGAAGAGTTATCTGTGATAATTTAGGGAAAGATGGTGTTCCCTCTCTATCGTCTTTGGCATCCACACAATCACAGTCTAGATACTCGCCATCTTTGTAACCAAGCTCTTCATCGCAATATTCGCAATATTGCTTATCGTCATCATTACGATATTTTTCATAGTAACCATAGAGTACCACATCTTCAGTGCGGGCTTCATAATTTCTTTCCCATGGTCGCATATAGCAGTTAGGGAACATATGATTCATGAATGGCTCTTTCATTGATTGGCCTCTAAAATAAATGATTCAGTGATTGTCTCTATCGCCTTACCATCAATATTGCTAACAGTAACAAGCTGACATTTTACATAATCCAAGTCGTCAGACAAGGTGCAGCGCATAGTATCAACACATTCATTGACATCTAGCACTGCTACCTTATCTCTTGGCCCTTTAGGCTCAACTGGCTCATAATGAATTTCATAGTCTGGTAGGTAAGTGTAGCTCTCGCTACCTTTTGGATACTTCCTAGCAAACAGTACGTATATTTTATTCATTAGAAATTGCCGGGAGCGACCTGGAAGCAAGTAAGCCCCTTGCTTCTCCAAAAATCTACAACTTGATTACGATCATCGAGCACACAAAGCACATTATATTGTCCTTCGATGTGTTCATTGTAGATTTCTTCTTTAATGATAGCATCCTTACGGAAGTCATCAGTTTTGCGCATATAGAGTTGATACTCGATTGGGTTTCCATCTACTAGGCAATATTTCTCAATAAACCTAATAGTTGCCTCGCGGTGTTTATCTTCACGCCCAGAACAGAAAATGATCTTGCGACCAGCTTTCCAATGAGCAATGATTGTTTCAATCACCGGCCAGTTTGGCAAGTCTTTAACATCACAGTCAGTGGCGTCATATGGACTACGATTGTGAATTAAAGCAAGTGTACCATCCAAATCGCAAAGAACTGCTGTCGGAAGCTTGTCATCCCAAACAGGAGGAGCAAATTCTGGAGCAGAACCTTTTTGCTCTTTAAAAATTTCAACTCGTGGCTTATAGAATTTGAACTGGGTTTTGCCAGATTCTTTCCACCATTTCTTCATAGCCTCATCAGGAACTCGGGCAGCACCTTCACGCTTTGCATTGCGCTCCATGGCTTCATCCAAGTCAATATAGAAAGTTTTTTCATAAACCTGAATGTCGGCATTAACTGATTTAGCAATTTTGCATACATCATCGAAATGGCGCCTGTTCAAATTGAGATTGTCAATGATAACATTTTTGCCGCGTTTCAAGGCATCTCGAATAAGGTAGTTACGAGCATCCGTGACCATCTTTTCATAATCTGCACTCCAAACACTGCCATTCATCATGGCACGTAAATCATCGTTATTTACTCTAACCCAATTGCTTGGGTCTTTGGCAACAACCTGCTTGGCGTAAGTAGACTTACCTGAGGCAGGCATACCAACTAACATTTCTACCTTAATCATTATATGCCTTTAATTAACTGTATCTTTAACTTTAGATTCGTTTCCATAGCTATCTTTATCAGATATTTTACCATCTTTATTATGAATAACTAATTCTACTTTATTTAATTTGGCAAATTCTTTTCCTACTTCCAATGCTTCTTTTTTAGTTTTGGTAGTCGCGAGGGCATTTTTGTTGCCCTCTTTTTTGATTTGCCAATTTTTATCGTCTGTTGACCAAACGACATGAATATGTTTCTTTGCCATAATAAATCCTCACAAAAAAGATTTTAGTCTAAGAGCTTTTTCTACTTCATCTAGTGTTTCAAACACATGACCATCTAAATGAAATCCGTTCTCATCATATGAAAGTGTATTTTTAGAATATAGCCTCAGTGACTCATACCTTTTGTATAAAAGTAAATATCTGAAATCTTGTGCTATAGCATCACGTGTTGCTTTGAGGTCTACAAGGGGCCAAGATTGGCCCCGCAAAGCATCAACCATCAATTGGAAAGGACTAATTATACCGCCCTTGATAACCTTATCATAATGAAGAAACATTTTATATTCTTTATCTTCTGGACAAATAAGTAATAGCTTCTTCTTTTTCATTTGAAAAACTCCGCTTGATCTACATATTGTATACCAGCTCGTTTTGCGAATGTTTCATCCGTAGTCATATCTCCTACAAAGATACATTCTTTTGGATTTAGTTTGTACTTGAGCATAAACTCCACGAAAATACCAGGCATAGGTTTGCGACAATAACAAGAAATTGGAGCTGATTGATGTGGACAGAACCTATATTCAATATCAACGCCAAGCAATTTATTAGTGTGCTCGAATAACTCTACAGCGGTCTCATGGCTTAATTCACCTTTGTGAACTCCGCTTTGATTTGAAATACCAAGGAGGCGATAGCCCTTTTTCTTGTACTCTTCTAGAACTTTGGTGCGATTTGGTTTGATTTCAATTTGCTCTTTAGCAACAGGAAATTTTTCGTTTCCACCAATACACTCTCGTAAGGTTCCATCATAATCTACAATCAAAGCTTTGTTAGTAAATTCAGGATTGATTTGTCGAACAAACTTGTGTACTTCAACTTTAGAAAAGCCTTCTTCTATAGTTGGCTTCTGAAATTCTTTTTTGTATTTGAAAAGAACTGTTGGTGGAAAAATATTAGTATGTTTAGCTTTCTTGATTACTTCTGGGGTTGGAAACTCACCAACTAAACCAATAGTGCGCTGAACAACGTTAAATTGAGCGTCTTCAATCGAAGTACTCATTAACGTACAGCTAATGTCAGCGCCATACTTTTTAGATAACTCGATAAATGGTTTACGAACCTCAATGGTGGGAAATGTGTTATCAAGTACAACATCCTTACCATCTTTAAGCAATTGTTCTAGCTTTGGTAAAAGTCCAACGATAGTTCCGCCTTCTGTGTCTCGATTTAGTGCGACTGCTCCATTCTTGATCAAATCTTTGGTGACTGTACTCTTACCAGATGCGGGAAATCCAATAACCATTTTTACTTGAGACATCTTTCCTCTTTACAGTGTTTTAGCGATTTCTTTTTCTAATTCTTCTTCTGCCCGCTCTAATTCTGCATTAGAGGCAGCTAATTGGTCACGGGTCGCACGAAGCTCAGCAATACGAGTTTTATTTTTAACCAGTTCTAACCCGGCACTTTTTTCCATACGAGAGAAGGTTACTTCATTCATTTTAGTGAAAGGCCAGATAAATATCCAATAGAAGGGCCAGAATAAAGTGGATGCAACTCTATTACCACTATTATCATCTTGATTTCGCCACTCCCATGCAGAACCTGTCCACACTTGGCGTCTTTCAATCTTGGGAGGCCAGCGATGTTTGGCGTAACCGTGTGTAATCCCAGCTATAACAATATAGCTAACTATACTAGCCACAATCATCAAAAATATAAACATGTTCTTACTTATCGTAGGTAATAGGGAAATAACTAATAATATTATCAGTAATCAATTCCCAATCAGTAGCCAATAAATCTTCTATTAAGATATGGGCCGGCAAATGTCCTACAAAATTGTAACATATCCACAAAGCATCATCTTTGTAATATAAATACAACATATCGGGGTCACTATCACGTTTGATTCGATAGCCTTGTTCCATATATTTAGCAGCAGTATGAATATCCATAAAGTAAAAAGCCAGCAGAAGCCGGCCCTCATTTCGTGTTAAATTGTAATGGCTAACTATATTAGCCGGTCTTAGTCAATACGAAGTTACTAATCTCAGCAAGAGAGGTTAGTCCAACTTTAGAGCCTACAGACTTGCCCTCATTGAAAAGCATTAAAGTAGGAACTCCACGAATACCTAGCTTAGAGGCTATAGCTGGAGCATCATCAATATCCACTTTACAAACTTTCACATTGCTATTATCAGTTGCAAACTTTTCTACAATAGGCAATTGTCTTTGGCATGGGCCACACCATGTGGCACCAAAATCTACCAATACCGGAACGTCAGATTGAAGAACTTCGGTTTCAAAATTATTATCATCTACATGAACAACATTACTCATACGACCTCACATCGAGAACATAAATCCTAAAAATTAGGATGTCAAGGGCGCGCCATTATTTCTTGAACGTAACGTTTTCACTCAGCTTAGTAAAGAGATCGAAAAATGGTTTACACGTATATAATTTGTGTGACCTAATCATATCAAAATCAAAAGAATTATGGAGGCCCATAATTTGGACTTCTGATTCTACTTTGCACTGTTGAAAGAAGTTACATAAGTTCTCTAGATATGCAAATCTATTCTTAGATTTATCTTTGAATACTCGTTGTTTTGCATAATAGCATGCAGACACTACAAACACTACTCTCTCAGTAGGCATTAAGTCACTATAATTGAGAGACATTTCGCCACGGTCAATTAAAGAATGAACATGCGGTTCAAATTTACGATAATGTTCATACCATAACTTGAACCTTAACCCCGCCTCACTTCCGACATAACCTGAAATGATTTGAGTGACGGAGTCTATATCAGTCACCTTTAAATCTTTTGCTCTTAAAAGCGCGTCTGATGCCCAAGTCCAACTTCTCGGTGATGGTGAAGCGTAAAATGAATCTTCTTCTTTTCCGCAAGCAAAATCAGGATCACTACGTAAAAAACCTAAGATAAGATCATGAACGTTATGTGCCTTAGCCCAATCAACCCACTTTTCAAAATTGAACTGTAATATAAATTTGGCGCCACGATCCAATAAAGCCGAACTTATTTCATTGGAGTAGGCGCCCTCATGTGCTAAATTGCCAGTCAAAATACAAGACGCAGCATTGATGGGTATACCATTAATTTTTTTGAAAAGAAGGATCTCTAATAATGGAGCAGTTACTTCTGGTTGAACCTTGTCCACTTCATCAAATAGAATCACGCTATCTGGTTTATAACCATCTAATAGTTTGGGTAGAAAATTTGGTGATTTAAAATTGATAACATCACCAGGCGAATTCATATCAGGATATCCTGCTAAATCCGGCCTCTCAATTACACTTAAATTAATATAATTGATTTTATAGCCACATTCTCGTGCAGCCTGAATTGCAATATCAGTTTTACCTACCCCGCGCCTACCAAACAGGAACACATTATGTTGTGATTGGATGAAAAATTTGGTAAGATTGAGAGCTTGTTCTTGATCCAGCTCTTGGAGATTTAAAGCATTAGTCATGTTTCCTTTGAGATATCACATGACTATATAACAGATACCTCACAAGAAAGGAACTAGATGTTTCACATCTGGATGATCTTTATAGATCGAGAAAAATTTATCAATTAACTCTTTGTCTTTCGTTTGACAAAGAGTTCTTAATACATCTTTCTTATTTTTATGTGCACATACTGTTAACAGATAGCTGAATCTACCTTCCTGTTCTGCCCGCACATATAATCTTCCTAATGTAGATGGAATGTGATCTGCATTTGTTGTGAGAAGGAAATATATAAAATCATTATATTCAATTTTCTCAATCTCAATAACGGAATTTCTTAAGGCAGTAATAAATTGATCTTTATCGCCATTTTTAGATACTAAACCAGACATATGATTGTATAAGTTTTTATTTGAGAACTTTAATAATTTGGGGGCAATCTCATTATTATCCTCAAAAGCCCTTACCGCCAACATATACTGATCTTGAATCTCCAGCCGGTCCATAAACAAAGCAGTTCGAAAACTACTAAATTCAACCGTTCCAAGCGCTTTTAACAATAATAGATGTTTATCCATTCGAATATTAAAAGCAATCTTTGTAATAATATCTATTGATGACTTATCAAGACAATCTCCAATTTTCTCAATCACTGTTTTGAAAATATGGTTCTCAACACGAATATCATGCCGGTTCATAAAATAGAACTGATCATAATTTTCATCTTTTAAAATAATACTATTAGCAACTGCCACATTAATGGATTCACTAAGATACTTTGTATTATCATTCTTTTCTAAATTATAAGCCATATTCAATAGGCGTTCAGGATGAATATTTGCCTGTAATCTCCGAGATACATAACTGTCAAATATTGTACTATACACATGACTCTTGTTTAGAAGAGAAATAAGCTTATCTATTTGCCTTTTAGATACTGACGGCTCTTCAAACTCATAGAGTAGAGCTTCAAACTTATTTAATTGGCTCATAATTAGTTATATAGAATTTTCCGTTCTTTTAATTCAACCAAAGTCTCTGGAATAAAAAATGCAGAATCAAAAGTTTGAATTGCTACCTCAGCTTGGTCTAAACCATCTTCAGCCGCTTGCTTTTTAAAAGCTTCAACCTCCATATGTGCCATTTCCGGCGAAATAGTCTGAGAGACCAAAAGCCACTTGTTTTTTGGTTTGCTTCTCAAATAGATTCCATGAATCATGTTCATTCCTTCATCAAACTGTAAAAGAGTGTCCGCAACCACAACTAGATTTTTCATTTGGATTAATAAATTTAAATCCCTGCTTCATCAGAGATTTCTCCCAATCCAATGTAGCTCCGTTAAGATAAACTAAACTCTTTTTATCAACTACAATTTTAATGTTGTGCTGTTCAAACACAACATCTCGATCCTTTGGAGGGTCATCTTCGAATCTAAGTACATATGAAAACCCAGAACAACCTCCACCTTTAATACCAAGCCTTAAACAAGATTGTGGTGTTCCTCGCCGTTCAAGTTGTAATTTGACTTGCTCAGCGGCTATAGGTGATACAAAAATATGATAGGTGTTTTCGGTTCCCATACTGTACTTAGATACGAAATTATACACCAGATAAAGAGCGCTCAACTAATCGAATACACAATGCGTCAAGCTTTTCTCTATCGGGCATTTTGGGCAAAACTGTAGTAATGTTATACAACTCATTGAGTTCTTTTTCCTCACGGTCAGCAAACTCAATTAACTGTTCATAAGACCAAGCACCATTGCGAATAGTTAACAGCTCTTCTCGGTCGGGACGCTTCACTAAAACTTTACCAGTAGTGAGAATCTCTCGGCACATACGAATGAGTCTCACTAAATGATAGGCATGTTTGGTGTCATAACCAAACTTTTCTTCTAGTGCGGCCCTGGCCGGATTACGAGTTTTCTTCCAGTTCTGATACTGATCCCATTCTCGTTTAGCTGCTGCATACTCGCGTTCGCGCTGCATAACAAGAATTAAATTATCACTAAGGCCAATCTTTCGAGCCGCGGCTTCCCAGTGTTGGTCAGAAGTGATCTTCAACTCTGCCAGCATTTCGGAGACCGTACTACGTAGTCCAACCTTGGCTGACTCTTCCATGCCCTCCATGAAGTCGAACTGGAATCTATCTAATTCTTTCTGCACTTCGGCTTGAGCAGCCATTAGCTGATCTTGTGGAATCAAGGTCTGTTCTGGTAATCCCAAACTGGCTCTGGTTGGCGGAGCAGATGGTGGATTCATGATCCAGCGTTTATGAGTCTTGATTCTTTTGAGCTGTGCTACCGAATAACCCATAAAGGTAAACTTAATTTTCTTAGATAAGAAGTCATCTTTATGAGCTAAAATCTCTTCACCAATCGGACTTACCAGAAAATGGTCAGATGGGTCCGTATGTAAAACCTCAATGATGTTAGGGTTGCAATCAGCAGCTAAATTGAAAAACTTACGAATATCATAGATAACCGCATCAGGATCAGGCGCTTTCAACTCAGCCTGTTCAAAGCGATGCATAGTACCCAAAAAGTATTTCTTAGTTGGGATTGCAATGCCCTTAAAATCTTCATCGGATGTTGCAGTATTAGTGCCATAAGCATGAGAACCATGGCGCACTAATAGCGCAGTATTATCCTCAATCCAGCTTAAATGTGGACTCTTTTTAACAATTAAATCTAATACGGGGTGCTTGCTCATAACTAACTCAAGAAAAATAAATCTACACGTTTGTTATTATGCTCCCAAACTTGAACATTTTTACCATCGTCTTGATAACCAAGATTATGATTGGGCAGACGGATAAATTTTAATCCGAAATTTGGAAGCTTACTAATCAAATTCGTATAGTTAGATGATATCTTTTTTAAAGGATATATCACCAAATCTAAATCCTTTTCACTATAACCTTTAGTTAGAATACTACCAGTTATAGCAACATCAAATCCTAATGGATAGATATATTCATGTAGTGAATTAGCAAAAGCAATAGCCTCTACCAATGTCCATGAATTATTCATATCAATCTTTCTAAGTCCTTAGTAGATACTGCAACTTCATCGGCATATTCTGTTGCATTGAGTAGACGATGAGCCACTTCTATATTTTTCTCGTAACGGTAATCAATCCAGAAAGTTTCCGGGAGCCATATACAGCCTGGGCTACCACTGTTCTCATGCATCTTTATAAGTTCCTCATCAGTTGGCTCAGGCTGTTCCTTATAGCCAAAAATTTTGGACCAGATGCTATTGCGACGCTTCTCTCGTTTTTCTTGGAGTTCTTTGCGTTCCCGGTCAGCTAACCTCTTACGATCCTTGGCCTTGTATTTCTTGATGTTCTCAAGAGTTTGAAGAGCCATCGTCTTTAGTTTTTCAGACGGGATACGAATAAAAGAACCATCACAGGGCTTTTGCTCGTGGCGCATCTGCGGAACTACAACAACCATAATTTACCTCAAAATGAAACAGAACTACCACAACCACAAGATCCTGTAACCTTTGGATTGATAAACTTGAAACCAGCACCAAAGGCGCCATCCTGCCAATCCACTGTGGTATCTTCAAGATACTGTAGCGAAAGCGGGTCAACTACGACCTTGATAGTGCCGTAATAGTCGGTAACCTCGATGACTTCATCCATCTCGCTAATTTTCTCTTCATAGTACATATCATATGTAAATCCGGCACAACCACCACCCACAACTCGCACACGAACATTATAGTGGCCAATACCTTCACTATCTGAAATCTCTTTTATTTTTAAAGCAGCCTTTTCAGTTACTGAAATCATTTGAAAGGATCCTTTTCTGGAAAACCATATTCTCCAATTATTTCACATGGAGTATTGCTCCATACTTCTAATTCATGAATAGCGGCAATAAGACCATCTTGCATAAGATCATCTTCTTCATTTTCAAGTAAAGTTACAATACGATCAATGACTTTTTGTTGTAACTCATAGGGTAATTGATTCCAAATCATATAAAAGGCGCCAAAGTTTTTAACTCAGGAAAAGCTTGAATTAATGGTTTAATATCAGACATTTTACCAGTAGTAGAAAGATAGACTAAAGCTTTCTTTGGAGAAAAGACAGGAAATGTTTTACAAAGTCTAATTAGACGTTTGACATTGGCGCCACGATTACCTACGCCACGAGTCCAAAGTTTATTTGCGTAGGCCGTAAATAGTTCATCCGCTATTGACACATCTATTTCTAATAGATTTTTTACGTTGCGTAAATGATATTCTTCAATTTCTTTAAAGTCACAGGCATTTATAAACGAGATTAAGCGATTACGATCGTCTAACTTGTACTCTGATTTGAGATAATTCATAATATCTTTATCATCCATCAGGGCAAAAAGTGAGCGCCTATTGGGTCTATTTAATGCTCTTTTTAGAAGTAAATTTTTTGATAGCTTGAATAGTGGAGACTTGTCAATTACAACGCCTTGACTTTCTAATTGTTTTAACACTTCAAAACTACGAGCTGATTCGGCTGCTCTTTTACCCAAGACCCCAAGATATTCATTCATATCTTGAAAAAGATATGGAATGAAATGGTTTATGATGTTAGTTAATTTGCCAACTTTAATCGTATATACTAAGTTGGTAAAGAAATCGCGAATAGAAAGAACTTCCTCTTTTCGGGCTACTCTAACTTTAACCCATGCCATAAATTGAATAAACTCAGTATCAACCTTAGGAGTAGGATTGATGCGCAAGTCGATCATCCTTCGAAATCGAGAGAGTAAATAATTTCCTACTTCTGAATCAAGTCTTTTAGACTGTAGAGATAAAAGTATATCTAAACGATTAATCCAAAAACTTTCTTCCCAAAAAATTTCTGAACTGCGTAAAAAGCGATCCCATAAATAACCGTAATGAAATTCATTACCATCAAGTAAAATTTTGAAATTTGATAAATCTAAATCCGTATTGTCTGTGAAAAACAATCTATCAGCTATTAGTCTAAATTGTGGATCAACCTTATCTAGTGCAAGCATAACTGATCTATATCAGGCTGCCCAGTCCATGATGTCGGACTCTTCAGTTCCACAAGAAATATATTCTACGGGGACCTGTACAACCGATTCAATCAACTTGATAAATTTCTCAAGCTGAACTGGCTGTTTAGCATCATTCCAGCCATCCACCATAGAAATTTGTGGGCGGGCTGTAAAAAAGTCAAACGAGCGCGTTGGAGCATATTCATAATGCAAACAAATTGGAACTTTAGCTAAACCATTCAGAATATCAAATTTGGTTAAGATGAGATGGGTAATTCCGCCCTTTTTACAAGCATATTGTAAAGCTGGCAAATCTAACCACCCAACACGTCTTGGACGCCCTGTGGTGGCACCAAACTCATTACCCATCTTCCTTAAATCATCGGCTGCTACACCATGAATTTCAGTAGGAAATGGGCCTTCCCCAACTTTGGTTGTATAGCATTTGGCTACACCATACACTTTATCTAATTTGGCAAAAGCAAAACCAGAAGCAATAATACCTCCAATTGTTGCATCACTACAACTAACATAAGGATAGATGCCGTGATTAATATCTAAAAGAACGCCCTGGGCACCTTCAAATAAAAGATTGCTTGATTTAAAGTGACCCTCTAACTGTAAAACAGTTGTGAAATTTACGCCCAAACACATTAGCTCATTAACAATGGCATAATACTCATTTACTAATTGATTATCATCGCCGAAAATTAAATCGCCTATTCGTTTTCCAGCACGAGAAATTTTATCTTTGTAGGCTGGTCCAATTCCTCTATTAGTGGATCCTATATGGCTATTAGCTAATTTATCTTCCTCTTTGTGCTTTGCTTCAACAATGAAAGCGTCATGATCAACGAAAATACGACTGCCAACCCCAGGATATGATTTATCTGCCTCAACTACTTCATCTCTGAGTTTCGCTAGATCAATCACCATACCTGATCCCAGATAGGCTTTGACGTGTGGAACTCTAAAATCTACTGATGGAAGTAAATTGTGAACAAACTTCTTTCCATCTCGATAAATAGTGTGGCCGGCATTAGCGCCACCGTTGAAGCGAATGACCCAATCATAATCACGAGAGAGACGATGGGTAATATGCCCTTTACCCTCGTCTCCCCACATAGCACCTAGGACTGCAATATTTGGCATTATTCCTCGATTTCGTCTTCGTAAGGATAACGATCGTCTTCCTCATCATCCTCTTCGTCATGCTCCTCATCGTAATCACATTCGGTACAGAGGCGCCCACCATCATATACCTCTTCTCCACAATATTCGCATGACTCCTCTTCTTCCTCTGATAGCTCATCAAACTCTTCAGAAGGGTTGTACGACTCATCAACAACTCGAAGGGCCCGGCTTGGTTCATATGGAGTAGTTACCACACCCAAAACCTTGTACTTGCAAACACGCATTTTTGAATTGTTGTAGTCAACCGGAATTGCAACTACATCGGCCGGATTGACTTCGACCTCTAACATGACGTCAGTTGCTGCATCAGAACTAGCAAAATGCAAATGAGCATAGTCCCAGTTAGCAACGTGTAGACCATGGCTACAGGTACGGTTGGAGTCTTCATCCACTTGGTTACGAGGAATCTCTACAGTTTTACCAACGGAATTATCCATGGTATTGCTGTGAATATCCTTGAAAGTAGAACGAACACGTTTATACGCAATGAAGTTGCCATTTTCCGTGATTGGGTGGTCATTCTTCTCTAAGAAGGTAAACAGCTCATTTACAGCACGGAATGATGGGTTCTTCTGCAAGTTTTCAGCAAACTTAACCAAAGGTTGGAACGGAAGACCATCATTCGAGAAGCGGATGATCTTATTGCTCAATGCATGAGGCGCAGCCACACCATTAACCAAAACTTGACCATTCTCTACCTTGAAGTTGCCCTTGGAAAAAATCTCAATGCGCTTAGCCGCCGAAACAAGAGCGGGGATCTCTTGTAGTCGATTCTCTTTGATTGCCTTAATCAAACGATCGGCTAATGCATCTTGGCGAGGTACAATATGAGACTCGCCATCATAATTCACCGAAACATTATTATCGGTAATTGCCCAATTAACTCTCTTTGACATTTTCTATCTCCTATTAAATCTTATCGACCATATTTACATAATGAGCCACATGCTCAATCATTTGATGCATGTTATACGTGTTGATTGCAGTCAACAGCGGATATTTCTTTTCGTAGGCTCGATTAATACCATCAATGTCCCAACTAGGATTATCTTTAACGAACTGTGTCAAAGTAGAGTTTTTAATCTCGCCTTTGGCTGATTCGTAGATTTCCAACAAACTTCGGTCATTCCCACTAAGTTTTTTAATAACCTTGTGTAGCTCTAGACGAGCAAGGAATGTACTGTTTTTGTCGGTGATGAGCGGGGCCAAAGCATCATAATGCTTCAACATTCGCTCGTCCACACGATAAGTATGTTGTTGTGCGAACTTAATCTCGACATAATTAATTGACTTGTTATTGAAAACTTTTTTATCAATAAAGTCATCTAAGGTCTCGAAATCACTGAATTCTTCTTCTAGACGCTTGGGGTCAGTTTCTTTGTCAACTCCATAGAAAGAAATTTTCGGATTTCGTTCAATAAGAGACTTAAAAGCTGATACGCTCAAATTTTGTTTATTATTGAGTGAGGCTAGGCGGCCATAAGATTGATCACGAGTAAGGAGGCACAAAACCTTGTTGTTTGTGTCTTCCTCCATGTTATCATAACTCACCTGTCGGAAAGCGCTAGAGGTCAGGTCAAATTTAAAAACAAGCAACCTAGAGGCTGGAGGCGTATAAGCGCGACCAGAAGCTTTGGTGATAGAAGATAGCCTCTTAGGCTTCATCTCATCTAAATGGAAATCCTTGTTCAAGTCCGCTTCAGTATATTTATCCGTGGGACAAATAACTAAGATACGTTTGAGATTAGGATTATCCTCAAATGCCTTCTTGACATGTCGGGGAGTTGGTTCCTTGATAGGAAGATCATTGAGCCAAAGTTCCTGACCTTCTTCAAAATAAATCGTGCGAGGCCCAACTGCATGACCGGAACGGGTCAGCTTATTGGGATCATTACCATGACGACGAGAATATTTGCCTTTAGTGAACTCAAACAACCCACACTTGACTTCCATATGCCCATTGTGAAGTTCATGATTCTTCCAGAACAACTTACCCAAGAAATGCAAGTTGCTGAACACGGATGTTAGCTCTTTGCGATAATAAACGTTAGCATCCCATAGATTAGGGAAGGAATCAATTTTAGCGGATACAGTTTTTCTGACTTCTGCAACGATCTGATCCATGCGCTCACGAATCTTAGCTTGCGTTGGTTTATCCAAGAAGATATTTTCTCGGGTTGCAGAAAGACTCAACTCACCAACACCAAAGTACATAATAAAGTCACCACGAGATGCATCGATGAGTTTAGTATCAGCATATTTACGTAGGTCTTCAAGGGGAAGAGGGTACTCAATTCCATCAATGACCAACTTGGCATGACGATTATAGTCATTAGTTGCAGCAATGGCCCAACCAGGACCTTCCGCAATCTTATTGATTTTCTGCCAATCAATATTGCCACCAGTAATAATTGGTTTGACATCCCAATGGCGACAAGCTTGTTCTGTATACTGACGGAAAAAGTTATAATCGGCTGTTTTTACTGGGATAGAAATTTCCGTACTGTTTGGTTCATCAGTCACTCGCTCATCAAGCAATACTAACTTGCCAACCTTAGTATCATCAATAACACAGGCATAGCTGTACCGAACTTTATTATGAACGGTAGTAACCTGAAATGTATCACTATAAGAGAACGGAGTCTTAGCCCCAAGACCAAAACCACCAGTTTGGATATTATCTTCACGTTTAGTTGAGGCTGTGTATTTGATAAAGATGTTCAACATACGATCCGGGCTGATGCCAGGCCCAAAATCTTTAATCTTATAGTGAGGCTCCAAACCAAACGGTAAATGGATATGAATTGGTTTATCGGCCATACCAATTTCACGATGAGCATCACGTGCATTACTGGTAATTTCACGACAAATTGCCAGAATCGGATTCGAATACATCTTACTACGCAAGATGTCGAACAACATACCCTGGTCTTGGATCGAGAAGAAATGCTCTTGCATCTCTCCTGAAGATTCGAAATATGGCTTAGCTTCGGACAGTTTCATTATTCTAATACCTCTCTGGTTTGGTCCTGCGCCCTCTCCGAGCGCCTCGCCTTACAGTATATTCTTACAAATAAGGTTGTCAAGGGCACGAGAATCTTTGATGCGAATTAATAGCTTCTTGGCCCGTTTACTTGGCTGCTTAGTTAGAAAGGCAGCACCTCTAGCTTTACTATAGTCAATGGGTGATTTAAATTGGGAACGAGTTAAATCCAGAATAAAACCAGATTCATGTTTCAAAAACCAATGAGAAGCTCCTAACTGCTTCATGTGCATTGGCTTCCAGCCAGACTCTTTCCCACCCAATAAATAATAAGCTGCTTCGCTGGCTACATAGCAGTGTCCAAAAGTATTGGGAACAGCAACGGCTTTTTTGATCTTCCGGTACTTAGGGCGAAGTAAATCGTCTGTTAGTTGGTCAGTAATAAGTTTACCGAACTCTGCCCAAGTCATGCTACTCATTAGAATCAATCTCCAAGATGGGTCATCATAATCCAAGCAATTGGAATTAGGAATGCAATGTGGATAATTTGATCAATAGCGATCATTAGAATCTTACCCATTGGTGTTTGTACAAATTCTACAAAGCCAGCTTTAGGATCCGGCGGAAGCACAGATACATAACCATCAGCCCCAACTACTTTACGGGGCTCGGTCATCTCAGGCGGCTTACGAATATATTTTGCCCATAAGTATACCGGAAGATAAGTATCTTCTACAAAATGAGACCAGAATAAAAGATTTAACCCAAAGAAAAACTCAATCAAATTAAATCTAAACAATAACATAATGGGCACAAAACCAAGTGTATAGATAATACAATGTTTGGCACGGATTCTCGGAGTATTATGTTTTACCATTGCTTCAGCGTGAGATTGAAAAATCCAATCTACGAAAAAATGAATAAAAACAAGAACAGCTAAGATGCCGCCCACTAATGCAATTTCAAGTAGAAACATCTGCTTTTCTCCAGTATTTTGTCTTATCTAGTTTGTGTTGATAAACATCAACCATGCCGCCATAAACATCCTGAATATCAGAAAATTGAAAATCCATTTCTATCTTCATTTTGAAAACAACTTTTTTCTTGAGTAAAGTTGTTCGAACAACTAAAAATGTGGTACCTGGATATTCTGTAGCCATTTTAATGGCCGCTTTAATTGCATTTGCCCTTTTTGCAAAGACATCAAAAAACTCCCCCTTCACGCCCTCTAGTCGATAGCGTGGGGTAGCGCCAGTCATAGGCATTTTTTTCATAAATCACCGATAAGTATCTTTATTCAAATTACAAAAAAGCGCGATAGTTAGTAATATATCTAATATGATTAAACCAGTCATGGTCATTGTAGTTTCGCAATCAACTTTGCCAGTTTATTAGTTTCTCTGCGTATGAAACGCAAATCTTTATACGTTTGTGTTGATATTAGTTTAGCCATATCAGGATCGTTATTATCCAATTTTAATAAAGGCATTAAATCCCCACCATGCGAAGTTTCAATACCGATCCACCAATAATCTTTAGCAAATTCTTTATACTTAACAGGCAAACGACCAGCACCACATAATCCGCCATAAACAGCAATAAATATATCTCTCATTACTGGTTGATTTAACATATCTTCAATTGATTTGCCATAAAGTGGATGGCCCTTTTCTATAGCAACAAATCCTTTCCAAACCCCCATGCTCATATCACGGATCGCTAAACATGGTAAATAATAATCCCAAGAACATAAATCTGGCTCGCTCAGCCATTTACCTGGAGGAAAGTTTTGTTTATTGTAAAATTCGATGAAGATTACGTTATTCACAATAATGAATATAACACATCAGCCCGTAGCATAAAGATAAGCATGATTGAAATGCCTGTCAAGAGCGTCAGGAAAATAAATTGTACAATTTCAGTTTCGGAACCGACTGTATCATATCAGGATATTTTTCTGCTGCCTTTATAAATCTTAGTTTAATCGGAAGCGACATTACTTTTAATAAGCTCTCTATCATCTTAACATCTTTCTTAGAAAAGATAAAAGAAAAAGCATCATTAGTAAAAAGCGGGGACAGTTTTTCTAAAAACTCTAGATATCGAGAAAAAGTAATTATTACCCATTCGGAGTTAAATTTGTAATAGTTTTTAAACAATCGTTCATAGAAATCAATATGAATACGTCCCCAAGGTGATTCAAATACTACATCTTGAAATAGTTCTAAATCGTCCCCATTAGATGGAGAAACATTTAGATCGGCAACATATTTAGCTATATGCCAATAGTAGGTACGTTCATACCAATCACCATTGGCACTAGTAAATTTTCCATGGTATGGTTTATGGCGTTCATGGTCGCAACCATAAACACACCGACAATGAGTCATATAAAGGGGTATAGGAATATTAAGCGCGTAAATCGAATGCACGACCAAATGGTGGGTTAAAAAGACTACCACTAGTAATTAACCAAATAACATCAACACCTGGATGTTTCATTTCAGCTATATCCGTATCCAACAAGAAACCATCAGTGATTACAATTAGAAAATCGCAATGACCAAGATGTTTTTCATAGTCAGAAAAGAATTCTGCATATTTCGTTCCGCCACGACCAACAATTTTTACTTTGGTAATTTCTTCAGCAACAGCTTTCTTAATTTTAGTTGCCTCTTCCCAATAGATAGTGGCATCAGCAGGCACAATAGTTCCCTCAGATCGCTCATCTAGAGATTGAAGTTGAGAAAGCCCGAAAGCCATATCATCTTTACTCATGGAACCAGACGTATCTAATAGGCACCCAAAATGTGCATAATAGTTTTTTCTCTTAGGAACCATAAGACCGCTGAACATTGGACGCGTTTTAAATCTAGTCCAATCATTTCTTCCATTACCCGCACGAGCCTTAAGTAAACGAGTACGAATAATATCCTGCCAAGTTATTTTTGGCGCGGTCAACTTGCCCAGCTCATCTTCTAGCGCCGCTGGAACATAGCCCGCCATCTTTTTGGCAGCTTCCATAGCTTCAGAGATTCTTTTAGCAAGTTTCTCTTCAGATTCCTCTGAATCCATATGATCATCTACGGTTCCGCCTAACCCGAAGATATCGACGCCTCCACCACACTCATCACATGGTCCTTGGTTCTGCCCCTGACTTTGTTGTCCTTGGCCCTGCCCCTGCTGTGATTGCCCTTGATGATCTGGACAATCACAAGGTTGACCATCACCATGTTCGTGCTGGTTTTGTGCAGGTTGTTGACCTTGACCCTGTTGTGGCTGACCTTGCTGGCCTTGTTGTCCCTGTTGTCCTTTTTGGCCTTTCTTTTGACCAGGTTTGTGGTAAACGCCTAAACGCCCACATTTTTTGCATTTAGGCAACAGGTTATATAGAATATCATAGATTTTTTCTGGCCTTTTCATATCTTCATCAAGATTAGGATCGGCATAATAAAATCTGACACCCTTTTCGCGTTTCTCTAATTCTTTACGTTCTTGCATTGTTAATTCACGGTCTTCTTGTGGTGCAGGAAGATTACATGAACTGTTATTTCCATTAGGGTCTTCAATTCCGGGATTGATATCTTCAAATCCAGGAATTTTTGCGTGTGGATTTTTTACAAACTGACAAAATGTATCAAACGGCATGTATCGACCAAGATGTTTGGTAAATTCTGCTGCTGCATCTTTTTTGCGAGCTTTAAAATCCTCCATTACAGTACCATTAACAATATAGTCAACAGCAATGTTCCATAGTTTTGGATTTCTAGATCCTCTGCGAGATGGATGCATGTAAATAGCGTGCCAAGCTTCATGAGCACAAATTATTCTTAAGCCTCTATGAGAGTGTTTAAGAATAAACCTAGGATTCCAGTAGTATCTTTTACCATCAGTGGCGGCTGTCGGAATGTTCAAAGTACAAACATGCTCTACCGGGTACATCAAGCTAAAGATCAATGGATCTCCACCCATACCAGTTGATACGTGTTCATTGTCATATCTGACCGCCAATTCTAAGAATACCTTAGACAGCTTTTCTTCTGCCTGAGATACAAGCTTAGGGTCTATTTTTCCGATTATTTTACTAAATTTCATTGAGGCTCCAATAGATCATATATCTTGGTATATATGGATTATTGATCAACCTCTTTGTTGATTCTACCAAGAACACCAGCCCAATCTGGATGTTCATCCAAATTGAATTTACAAAGACGCTCAATCTGAACTTGACTGCGAACCGCAACCAAAACATTTTCATGAGAAACTTTATTTAAGAATTTGCCAATATATTTGACTGAAGGTGGTAGTTCACCATTAACTTCAATTTGATCTAGTTGATTGGCTAGACGGGTACAAGCAATCATGCAAGTAACCAATTGTTTGGTCGGTGGCATCTTACCATATTCGCCAGAGATGTCACGGCCAGCATAGATGTTCTCCACCATTGGAATGACTTCCAAATAGTGTTCATAATAGTTGGCATATTTAATACCCGCATCCTTGCCTACACAACCGGACACCTTCTTGTTCAGGAGTGATGGGCTCCATCCCCTATCTTCACCAGCAAACAAAATTTGAGAAGCACGATCCCAACCACGAGGAGATGGGTCAGCATATCTCTCTTCAGGGTCAACTGCTCCAAACAAATCTTTGGTGTGATCATGGATATAAGCGGTAACCGAAGGATGAATACGCCCAGATTTACCTGCCCAATCTAACCAAGAGGCAGCATCTGCTTCTACTAAGAACTTCTCAGTACGATCTAGTAGTGGCAAGCTGGGTCTTGCACCACCCTCAGAGATAAGATTACCAGTCATAATAATCGATTGTAGATTAGGCAATGGCTTACCATTGATTGTTCTAAACTGAACGAATTCGAGTAATGGTGCCCATAGTGAAGGATCGGCTTTATCTACTTCGTCCAATAAAGCAATTACCGGCCTATTACCGCTAACCATTTCTTCATAGAATCTAGGAAGCAAAAAGTTAACGTATTCACTGCCTCGGTTAGGTGCTGTCACATCAGGATAACCACCTAAGTCGGGGCGCTCCATAACAGAAAGATTCATGTAGACTTCTTTACAGTCTAGTTTTTTAATTTCTGTTTTGGAAATTTCTGTCTTGCCCGTACCACGACGGCCAAAAACAGCAATATTTCCTCCCATCTGAATGGTGGTGGAAACGTGCTCTGATAATTCTTTCGTGTTCAGTTTTTGCAGATTGAAATCTGACGTAGCCATTTGGGGCTGTTGTGGAGTTGGCATTCTTTTTCCTTCCTAAATAAAGGTATCACTAAACAATATACTCACGCTAAGGTTAGCGTCAACCCAAGCAAAAGAAAAAAGATTAGTGATTACCTACATTAAGCTACATAATTTTTTAAGAAAATTCAATTAACGTCATCTGGATCCATCGCAAATTCTAAAGTTCCATCAATGAAACGAGTTAGAATATCATGATGAATTTCCCAAGGATCTTTTCTTCCAAAACATAGTTTACCAGCGGTAAACATTATTCTACCAATTAGATGGTCTGGGCAATTTAGCTCAGTTAGTTTGTCTGCCAACCATTGGCCGGCATAACAAACCTCCCTAATAATAGGATTCTGGGCCAAACTTTCAGACATAAGTGGATCATTATCAATCGTTTCAGACCATCTTAATAGGTCTTCATTAGTTACGGTATTTGGTCTAGGCATTTATCCTCAATAAGCAAGCGACAGAAGCCCTTCTTCCCTTTCCTTATAATCAACTCATTTCCAAACTGATTTCTGGAAATGATAATCGTAGGGTCAGTTAGAACCTCTTGGTTTATCGAAATGCCCCTATTACCAATTAGATTTCTACCATCCGTTCTGGATTTTGCAAAACCACACACCATAAGTAAATCAAGAATATGTGTGCCTTCTTTAATAGAAACCGCCTCAATACTAGAAGTATCTCGTTTCTCGAACAAGGCTTCTGCCTGTTCGAGCGCTTGTCGTGCTATTGATTCGCCATGAACCAATTTCGTAATTTCAAATGCTAAAATCTTTTTTCTCTGATTGATATCAACTGGACCAGATATCCAATCAGTAAAGAATAGGAAACATTTGTCTACTTGATCATCTGGAATATTTCTCCAGAATTGGAAAAATTCAAAAGGAGAAGTTTTGTTTGCATCTAGCCAAACAGCTCCCCTTTCTGTTTTACCCATCTTAGTACCATCTGAATTGACTAACAAAGGAAGTGTAAGGCCAAATACTTCGTGCCCATGTTTCTTATGAATCAAATCAATTCCGGCCAAGATATTAGACCACTGATCGTCACCACCAATTTGCAAGATGCAATCTTCTTCCAAATGAAGAATTCGGAAGTCCTGAGCTTGCATAATCATGTAGTTAAACTCCAAGAATGAAAGTCCATGCTCCATTCTACTCTTGAAACATTCTGCACGTAACATGTTGTTAACAGAAAAGAATGGACCAATGGTACGCAAAAGAGAAAGGAAATCAGCATCATCAAACCAGGTAAGGTTGTTGACTAGCTCAACTTCTCTTCCCATTATCTTTTGAATTTGCTCTCCAATAGCTTCGCCATTCGCCCTAATTTCAGAATGAGATAGCATTTTTCGCATTTCTGACTTGCCAGTTGGATCACCAATTAGGGCGGTCGCGCCACCAACTAACATGATGGGTCTATGACCTGCATCTGCTAAACGCTTAGCAGTTACTACTTGAAGCAAGTGTCCTACATGCAAACTATCCGCAGTTGGATCAAATCCAATGTAAAACGTGACTGGAGTATCTGAATTAAGAATTTCACGCAATTTTTCTGCGTTAGTTGTTTGTTTAACCAAACCGCGCTGTTCTAAATCTTCAAATACTTTCATGGGCTTTCTCTTTAAACTTTGGATAATGCCGGCTTGCTCCCCGGCTTTGGTTCACGTTTCCACAGGTGCAAAAGGAACTATATAGTTCGTCTGGGTCTGGGCACGAACGATTCGAGTACGATCATTCTGGTGTCAATTCACCTCGTCAAAGGAGGTACGATCTCCTCCTACCACAGCCCTAATTGACGTTTTAATCTACTCACCATTCGGCTTGTTGTAGGTTAACTAAATCAATTAGAGGGATTATCCAAATCTTCTTCATTGGCTATTTTTAGCAATACATCACCATGACAGGCTAATGGCGCACACCAGCAACCCAAAACTTTACCTTTGAGTTCCCTTTTAACGGCCGCCATTAACTCTGGTTGTGAACGTATCCATTCTTCATACAACCTAACTGCATCCTCACGACTATCAACTACATACGGTGCGGCAGTATTTTCTAAATGAGTATATGGGTTTCCCCATTTTGATGGTCTGCCAATGTAGACATCATAAGGCTCTTTTTTACAGTGAACCACTTTTGGTTTTTTATCTGTCATATCGAATTCTTTTTAACGAGACATCTTCAACTTCATCATTATACTTTTGAACAACATCTTTAAAGCGCTTTTCTGACAATGCAAGAATCATTTCATCGTCAGGATAAATATCAATCAAATATTGACATGCGGCTTCTGGTGACTTGAATTTTTTAGTTTCCGATTCAGTGGCCGAATCATTTGACTCTTGGCCACCTGGAAAATGAAGGATCCAAGCCCACTTATTGTTTTTAAGAAGTGGTTTTCGTTTACTCATTTGGATTTTTTCACTAAGAATTCTGGTTTAAGAACATATTCAGAAGATTCTGGCTTAAACCCATCATTATGAATAGGATGATATTCAATCTTATTTCCCGAATGAGAACGAACTAAAAACATCTCTAAATCTGGGTGATCGCCCCAGCCATCTGAGTGCCATAGCATATCACCCTTTTTATTTTCTATCCACCAATTGTGAGGGGAACTTCTACGCCATACATGTAGCACGGAACCACGACGTAAAGCTGCATAACCCCTAAGTCCAATATGCTTTTTAAGCTTAGCAAGCTTTTCTTTATTAGTCATAGTCCAATTGCCTTTCTAACCTTTTCCATGGTTATTTCAGCTTCTTGACGTGCAAAATATGCTCCATTCCTTAAAACCCCTTCCACATAATCTGGATTCTTTTTTAAATCAGCATATAGGGTACGAGGCTTTTCGAAATAGCTATAATATTGCTCAAACAAAATGTTTTTCAAATGACCATAACCAAGATAACCATCTCGTACTTCCATTTCAACTTCATTTGCAATATCAGCAGTCGCTACAAGCTTTAAAAGTTGAATTGCAATATTTTTGTCTGCATCTGGCTTTTGAACAGAAATTGGACGACTATCCATCACAATAGACATTACTTTCTTCTTTAGAGATTTTTCATCCCCAAAAATTTCGATAGTGTTACCATGACTTTTGGACATCTTCTGCCCATCAATTCCGGGCACAGTTGCTACTGCCTCTTGAACATATGGCTCAGGAAGTGTAAACACCTCTCCATACGTAGCATTGAATTTAATGGCAATATCTCTTGTTACTTCCAAATGTTGAAGCTGATCTTTGCCTACTGGTACCAAATTGGACTGATACAGTAGTATATCGGCCGCCATCAGAACCGGATAAGCAAACAAACCATGATTAGTTGGAATGCCCTTAGCTGTTTTGTCTTTATAACTATGACACCTCTCTAAAAGGCCCATTGGAGTTACTGTAGACAAAATCCAAGCTAGTTCTGTTACAATAGGAATATCTGATTGTCTAAACAAGATAGTCCTATCATCTACGCCACAAGCTAATAATATGGTGGCAGCTTCAATTGAATTTGCTTTGCGCTCTTTTGCATCAAACAATGATGTCATTGAATGATAATCCGCGAGGAAACCATACACATGCCCTTTATCTTGAAGATCAACTAAAGGCTTGATCATTCCAAAATAATTACCGATGTGAATTGTTCCTGACGGTTGTATACCCGACAGAATTCTCATTTTTATTATTCCCAACTTATTAACAAAAGATCATCAGTATCATAATCCGTATTGGAATAATGGGCTGTGATTTCGTTGCTGATAGTGCATTTGAAGCCATCTTGCTCTAATTCTTTTGCTACTAATTCAGCAGCTTCTTTTGTGATACCTAAATCATTTAACCATAAACTAATTGAAAAGTTTCCTTGTTTGGCGGCTTGGGTGGCCCGCCAAACGATTTGGTCTGCTAGGCGTTGGGTTTGAATTTTAATGTGTTCCATTTTTGAATTACCAGCAATAATACGAAGTTTGCCGGCTAGATTTGTTGGATTAGGTCTAGAACGAGTTGCGCCTTCTGGACCAATAGAAACACAGCACATGCAGAAAGCAATATGTTTACTACAACCTTCGCAAATATCATGTGGTTCCATTTCATACTCCAAAAACAAAAATGGCGCTTTTCAGCGCCTCTGGTATCCCCAACAGGACTCGAACCTGTACTGATTGTTTCGAAGACAATCGTGATATCCTTTTCACTATAGGGACATAAATTTTAGTGGTGCATAGAAGAGGCCATCTGCATTGTACAACCAACCCATACGGCACCCATCCAAATTGCAAACGCAATCATACTACCTGCTGATTTAATTGCTTCGGCAATTTGTCTTGCATGACGATCTTCCATAACTTACCTCTTTGGCCTGCCTGGTCGGAGTCGAACCGACAACCTTCAGTTTCGTAGACTGATGCTCTATCCAGTTGAGCTACAGGCAGATTATTTGGCGTCACTGGCAGGATTCGAACCTGCATTTAGCTTGCGCTTCGGTTTCGTAGACCGATACCTCTCCATTAGGTTACAGTGACATTTGGCACGTCTGGAGGGACTCGAACCCCCAACTTTCTGCTTAGAAGGCAGAATTTCTATCCATTGAATTACAGACGCATAACTACTTACTTGGCACCCCAGATTGGACTCGAACCAACATGTATACGGCTTAGAAGACCGCTGCCTTTCCATTAGACTACTGGGGCATTATGGCGACCCATACGGGATTCGAACCCGTATTAGCAACGTGAGAGGCTGCCGTCCTAAACCATTAGACGAATGGGCCATTTACTTCTATTATATCACAATATTGGCAGTTAGTCAGCTAAAATATTATGGTTAATAATCGCCTTACCTTTACAAATATCAGGAGGTTGAGAGGGATCTCTCACTGTCGGACAATATTGTCCCATTAAACAATCACCATTAGTATGACAGTATTGTGGATGATTGAAAATGCATCCACTTAAAAGTAATACAAATAAATATCTCACAATCAACTTTCTATGTAAAGATTGGTGATCCCAAGGGGATTCGAACCCCTATGAAGAGAGTGAAAATCTCTCATCCTGAACCATTAGATGATGGGACCATTATGGGGTGAGTGACGGGAATTGAACCCGCGTAAACTGGGTCACAGCCAGTCCCCTGAAACCACTCGGGTACACTCACCATATTGGGGTGAACGGCCGGATTCGAACCGAGCCTAGAAAGGGTCACAACCTTCCAACATCACCAGATGTAAACGTCCACCATACGTAGCAATATTATTGCCTAATTATTAGTATATCACAAATATAACCTCTAACGAACCTTTGTCAACCGCAACAAATATAAAAATTTAGGATAGCGCTATGTGTTTTAAAAAATTTTGGAATTGGCTCACCGGATCCTCCAGCAATGAAATTACTCCAACACCTCCTGTAAATCTTGGAGAAGATGGTAATATGCTCATTGCTGTCATCAATAAATCTTCAATTCTCTCAAATGCTGAGGTTGAATTGATGACTCGTGGTGTTGCTAGGCAGGCTCGTGAGCATGCCGCTCCAACTTGGGATTTAAAACCACCTAAAGTAGTTTATAGAGATTCAGAAGCCGCTACCGAACCAGGAGCCTTCAAAGTTCTAATCTTTGATGATGCCGATATTGCTGGCGCTCTAGGCTATCATTCAGACGGCCCAGATGGATTACCATATGGTCGTGTTTTTGTTAAGATAACACAAAAATACAATTTACCCGTTTCTACTGTGCTGTCCCATGAGGTTCTTGAGATTATGATGGATCCTCAAGCGAACTATTGGGCCGATAACTGGAATGAAGGTTTGAGCTATGCTTTAGAGGTAGCTGATCCAGTTGAAAGTGACTATTACGATGTAGATGTTGATGGAACTCCAGTTAAAGTTTCCAATTTTGCACTTCCAGCTTGGTTTGACCCTGCCCCACCTGCTGGTGCCAAATTTGATTGGCTAGGAAAACTTTCTAAGCCATTTACCATGACCGATGGTGGTTATGTAATTATTCGCGATCAAAGCGAAGATAGAGCCGTGTTTGGCCGCTCATATCCTGAATGGAAAAAAGAATTAAAACTTAATTCTCCTAGCAGAACCAAACGCCGTCATGATAAACAGGGAAAGGGAAAAGGCCATGCCAAATAACGTAGAACAAGTTTTATTGCAAGCTGTCGAATTTGAAAAATCAGCAACAGACTCTTTAGTTGCCGAAGCTAAGAAAAAGGATAAGAAACTTGATCCTAAAGCTAAGGTTCGCAATAGAGGAACGGTATGTGTGCCTGCCGAAAGCGCCAAGGACAAGAAAGATCACTTTCCAATCAATAACGAAGCTCAGGCCCGTAATGCATTAGCTCGTGTTAATCAATATTCTTCTGCGCCAGACTGGTACAGTGGCTCACTACAATCTCTAGTTAATTTGGTGGCTCGTAAAGTTAAAGCCAAGTATCCTTCTATTGAAGTATCTGAAAAGGCTAAGAAGCCCGGCAAAGATGGTAAGAAAAAAGCATTTGTTGAAGTCAGCGATGCTTTGCTTGACAAATATAGCTAATTAGATTTGTTCTCTATCTAGAAGCTTTTGCTTGAGATCACTGCCCCATTTGAAGCCAGAAAGTTTTCCATCAATTCTAACAACTCGATGGCAAGGTATAAAAATACCAATTGGATTAGTACCGCAAGCATTACCAATAGCACGAGTAGAATTAGGGCGATTAATGGCTTGCGCTAATTGTTGGTAAGACATAACCTCACCAGGCGGAATCTTTCTAATTCCTTCCCACACTTGACGTTGAAAATAAGTTCCCGTGCCAAATAGGTTAAGCTCAATCGATGGATCAATAATTCCAGTATTAATTGAATTAAGAACCTTATCTACAATTTGAAAATTCTTACGAGGCGTGACTGATACAGAATCGTTATAGTCATTGCTTTTTCGCCCCCATGTATTGATGAAGTTGCGATAACACTCATCCATATCGGATCCAAACTCTACAGAGACCAAACGACCTACATCATCTGATCCAATCAGTACCGGGCCGAACACACATTGATGCAAACTTAATTCCATAATCAACGCTTCCTTAGGTGGTAATGCTTGTCTTATTGCTCTAAAGACAGCTAAATCTTCTTGATGACAAATTTGCTCATGAATTGAGCGTTTATGAATAGGAATATACTTACCCATTTTGGTGTCACCGGAGGGACTCGAACCCTCACGCCTTTCGGCACTAGCACCTCAAGCTAGCGTGTCTGCCATTCCACCACGGTGACATTATTTGTGCTCAGGGTGGGATTCGAACCCACAAACCCAGGGTCTAAGCCTGGTATGTTTACCAATTACATTCACCTGAGCATTGGTGCTTTTGGAGGGATTCGAACCCTCACAACCTACATTCTGAGTGTAGTACGTATGCCAATTCCGTCACAAAAGCATAAAATTCTGTGTTAGTTCCTGTTCTTTAGGGCACACGTAGTATAAGCCTGTAATACCTGCTATACCCATTGGAACTAACCAGCGCCCACACGAACATCTCAAACTATTTTTGTTTGGATGAGAGTCGGACTGATGATCAGGACAACTTTCACATTCCCTTCTCATTGGTGCTACCAGAGGGACTCGAACCCCCACGCCTCGCGGCACTGGCTTCTAAGACCAGCGTGTCTGCCATTCCACCATGGTAGCATGTACTGTATATAACCCATTATTGCTAGGTTTTACAGCCATTTAGTATTGTTACTATCAAACTTCAAGTAGAACTTTGTACTTCTTTCATCCCAAGGGCAAATATGCAAAAGTTCATTATTTGCCAACTGTTGAGCTTTTTTATAAATTTCAGTTGCAATGCCCTGGCGCCGGTAAGTTGGATCTACATACACCTGGAATAATAGACCATGTTCTGAACTAAATCCAGTATTAGACCGCATAAAATTATAGGTGGTAGTTTCTTTAGACAGAATGGCCCAACCAACTAATGTACTAAATCGATAAGCTAAAATTACTTGACAATTAACTGAACGAGTTTTTACATCTTCTAACATTCGATCTAATTCATGATTCAAACCAGAATAAGGATCAAGTGTTAATTTCCGTAATTTAGTTAAAAGTTCTGGCTGACGCGCTACCAGGTTAAAATCCATAGTACGAATCGTCAAGGTCAGTAAATTTTTTAGATTCATGGTTTTAGAGAATTCTTAATTAAATCACTACTAGATTGTACTTTATCCGTACCACCTATTCCATAAGCAATGCGGCATCCAATTTTTTCACATATTCCAACTTCTGGAACATTACTTGCTAATGAACGATCTCCGCCTTTTGTGAAAACATGTGGTCTTAAAAGCTCCAATGCTCCGACCACGGTTTGGCTTCCATCATCCCAGCCTGTCACATAATCAACACCGCGCAAAGCATCAATAATTTGCATGCGCTCTTCATGTGGCATAAATGGTTTACCCTTCTTACGAGTAAGAAACCCATCACCATTTACAATAACTACTAGTATACCACCAGTAGTTGCAATAGAGGCAGATTCTTGAATGCAACGAATGTGACCAATATGTACAGGGTCAAATCCGCCAGAAGTAGCAACAATCTGATGAATATCTCGTAAATCATCTAGCTCTTTAACGAGCCTATCAATAGTGAGAATCATGTGGTGCCAATGGTGGGAGTCGAACCCACACGGGCTAATGCCCACTTGTTTTTGAGACAAGCGCGTCTGCCATTCCGCCACATTGGCATGCGGTATTTATATACCCAGTTATTCCTTGTCAGAAAAGATTTGTTTAATAAACCACTCTAACAACATTAGACTTACAAAAAGAACTAGGATTAAAGTCAAGTATCCTAAATTGACAAGTACGTCTAAAATGAATTTATCCACAAATATAATGCTAGGCAAATAGCATGTCAAGGGCGCGGGTCAATGTAATAAATTTCTTTATTCACTGACTTAGCATATTCAATACAATTGCCAGTACCGCCTTTTGTGCCATCCCAAACGGCTATAAGTGTATCACAATGATCTACCATCCAAATATTACGAACCTGCATTTTATCAGCAGAGTAACCGCCCGAACTAACAATTACTTCTTCTGAGGCTAACTTTCTCAAAAGTCTGAAAGTTTTTTGACTAGCTTCCGGCCAGGCTTTTTCCTGCCCTTCAAATGGAATAGCGGCTAGATATGGAATATTTAATTTATAAGCAATCATTGCTGCCCATTGATCTACACCAAGAGCCATTCCAGTAATCACTTTTTCTGGCTTCAATTCTTTTAGAGCGGCGTCAATTTTTTGACACACCCTAATGTAAGTATCATTAGGAAGTTTATAACCACCAAGCTTATCGGGTCTATGTCCAGTAAAAGCAACTATCATCTACAATATCCCATCAAAAATATGATAATGGCAAAGAAAGTAATAAATCCTAAATAGTTCATTACTGCATGTTTATCGCATTTATTTCGGTACTCATCATCATCGGCGCACCTATGACACCAAACATTTTCTGTATCAACAATTGCTGATGTTTTATTGCAACTGCGACATATACCACGAATCATTATACCCATTTAGTATCCTAATTCGGCTTTGCGCTTAGCAAGTTGTTCGGCACGGTAAGCAATATATTTAGGATCATTGCCACGTTCAACAATCTTACCAGTAGCGTCTACAATATAATCATCCTCTTCAAAAGGCATAGTAGACTTAAAACTATTAGTGTTAATGCAAACGATCCACCATTCATTGCCGCGCATATTGCTTCTTAGAATATCTTCTTTAGGATCATTACGATCAGACACCTCGGTATAAGTCTCTAAGTGCCCGCCTAAGAAATGTACCCCAGACCTTGCTACTTCTTTTGGTTCAACTTGAAGAAAACCACCTTCACCATCAGGAACATCATCTGCAACTATTAGAGTACGGAATACAAATCCATAAGGGCGAGCATTGTAGCGAGCCTTAATGGTTTCAGACATTGCAACAGCTTTTACAGTGTCCCAACTATCAATATCATGAGTCGATGACTCGGAGAACAAAGTGCCGGGACTATAGAATACAACTTGATGTTTACGCATTATCTTCCTTCTTCTCTTTAAAATAAGGGCACTCTTTATCAAAGACATGCTTATCAGTATACTTATAGCAATACTTGCAGCCCACCGCAGACATATTGTCATAAGTGTCAAAATGACGATAATATGGATGACCACATAAGCAGAGCTTATTGTCTCCGAAATTTTCATCATATTGTTCAGCAAGTTGGTCTTCTTCACTGATAGCGGGTGGAGTATTGGAATGGTTAACAACCTCTTCTTGCTCGATTAAACGTACAAATTCATCACGAATTTGATGGTATTCCGAGTTACGATCAAGATAGAATAAACCTACATGTCTTCCACCAAGAGTTCCTAATTCTTCTACTTTTAGCTTTATCTTGCCATGTAAAATTGTATTGATATTTGCGGCAAAGGAAATAATCTCCCAGGGCTCATCAAATAAGAGAGCCACTGGAAGATTTACCATTACTTCTTTTGGTTTTACTTTCATACTAAACCTCAATAATGTGCCGTGCAGTGGCCGCGTTGCTAACCATCACACCATTACGAACAGACATGCCATTAGCTTCATGAATATGGCCGCAAAGATAGTAGGAGGGTAACATATCTTTGCTAATCTTATAGTCTAATGCATTGGCAATGGTCTGACAACCTACCACTTCATTTGCCATCGTTAAGTCTAGCATTTTGTAGGGCGGGGCATGACAAGCAAGAACATCAACATAGTTACTATTAATTACAGAAACCATTTTGTCAACTTCTTGCTGCATCTCAGGAATGTGGCGTTCGTAATTCCACATGCCACTAATATATGGAACGTACGGGAAACCATAGAAATTAACGCCTCTGAACATGAGGGATTTATCCGTCAAATCAAAGGCTTCCAATCCAACTTGTCTCATTTCAAATTCCATCAGACTAGAAGGTAAAAAATCGTGATTACCCGGAACATAAAGAAATGGATGTCCTTGAAGCCAGGATTTCATCTCTTCCATATTATCACGCAACCATTTGAGTTGAAAATGCATTTCCGCATTTCGATCTCCTACCATTACGGCGTGGCTGTTAGGAAAGAAATCGCCCGTATGGATAACGGCATCATATCGCCCATACAGGCGAGGAAATTTGCCGTGGGTATCGCTTACATGACAAAGTCTCATTTTAAAATTCCTAACAAATTGATCTGAAATGCGTTTGATTTTCATTCTACTTCTGCCTTCACAGAAATACCATTAACAACTGGTGGTATCAGTTTACGAATGCTATTATCCATTTGTTTGACGCCAATAACAACGCCAAAACCGTCATCTACAGAGACGACAGTACTAGAATTATACCAAGCATACACCGATAGTTTCATTTTCAATAAAAGGCGCACCTGATTTGCATCACTGAAAGTAGACATGATTTCCCCTTTAACTAAACAAAATTAGAGTTTTAAGCTTGTTAACAGTTTTTGCTTGGTCAGAAAGATCGAGCTTAACTATAGGTAATTCTATCGTCTTGCTTTCAGAAAAGCCAACTTCTCCAGTTTGATAAAGTCGGCTCACCAGCATGACGTTGCGGTCGTGAATGGGAGTGACATGATATTTTTCAATATGGTTGCCCAGGTAAAAATTCTCACGTTCTAATCCCATATTAGAAATCGTACTACTTTCTAAATCAAATTCTAAATCTTGGCTATTTGCCGAAGAGCAATGACACTCCTGACATAAACCCTCAATAAAGAAATAAAAGTAGGCTGCTTTAACTTTTTCAGACGTGATGGCCTCAGTCGATACTTGAACGACTCTTGGCTCTCCGGCACGAAAGGTATTTTCTATGCAATTGATATTATATTCAATATTATAGATATTGCCCTTCTTTTTATAAGTGCACTGTAATATTAAATGATCATTAGATTTAAAATGATCTATTAGTGTAAAAGAATAATCTGGCCCTACAGAAACTACTACTTCACGGCAGTTTCGTGTACAAATAGGACAATATTTACAATAGTCCCATAGTTCTTGAATAGTATTGAATAATTTCATATTACTATCAGGTAATCAAATGTCTATCCAAAATATCTTAAAAATGGTCGAAAATTTTGTTGCTTTGGCAGATGAAGGTACTATTGTGCAAAATCCATATAACAATGAATACCAGGAACAGCGCGGCAGACTTGCTAAGTTCTATGATACTTTTAATAGACAACTACGTGCTATTATTAATGAAATGGAAGGCGACCTTTGGATGCTTAAAGAGCGTAAATTTGATCCAAAACTATTCAAAGCCATGGCAAATGTGCGTGAAGACCTAATTCAAATCTTCAAAGGAATTCAAGAAGACAAACCATATAGGGCTGCTGAAAAATTAGTTTTCTACGTTTCTAATAGGCCAACAAAAATGGTTTTAGATAACTTGGATTTCCTTGCCAAACACCATTTGCAAGTTACTAATGAAGATTTTATTCCTAGTGCAAGATTGCAACATCCACAAATTCGCAGTATTGATGCCTTGGGCAAATTAGCCTCTTATCTTAAAAGATTTATGGAACAACATCCGCTTATTGTTCCACCAGGAATTGGTCGCTCAGAAACTCCAACTGAGCCACCACCGGCAGCTAGAAGAAATCTTCTGGGACCAGAAAGTAAATTAGGGCCAGAAGATAAAACTAAGGTTTAAACTTTATTTCTGATAGCTTTATCTAGATTTTTATACATCGTGAATGCATCATTACATGATAGTCCTGCTTGTTGACCATCATTCAGCTCTACTACAAACCAGTTACCAGAAACTGATTGACCAACATCAATCGTGTAAAAATTAGCTTGGTCTCCAATTCGATTGATAACTTCCTGTAAAAATTCACGAGGGACCTCATCGGGTGAAGGTACTTCTGGCAAATCATCAATATAATTTTGCCAATAATAACCTCCACTCAAAATTTGCCCATAAGCGACAAAGAATCTAAACTCTTTAGTAATCGGAATTCCGCCAATACCTTCCATGTAAGTAACCATAGGCTCATATCGACGAATGTAAATATTTTGTTGTCCGATTAAGCTATCGTCCATCAATCGTGCATAAATCTCGATTGCTGTTTTTTTATCAGGCGCAAACATATCACGCTTCCAATTGGATTTGCGAGAATTGGTTTCGCCCTTTAAAACGAACTGACCCTTATCTGGTAGGTCTTCGGGGCTCCTCCAGGTTCTAGGGGTCAGTTCTCGAAGATCGTGAACATAATTTTGTAGATCGGCAATATAACGGTGTTGGTGGTAATTATTGATTAATTTAGCGCCCACATATTCTATGTCTTTTGCTTGATCAAGATAATATGGGAGCAGGGAATACCTACCAATTACTAAATCACCCTCTTGAATATCGGGCCTTCGATTGGTGCACTCAAAAAATTGGCGCGCCTCGTTTAGCTCTTCTCTCTCAAAGTCGAGACCACGATACAAAATTATGTTTCGTTGCATAATTATTTGCGTGGGAAAAGCGAGGGCTGTGTCTGGAATAGTTGATCCCAGAGAGTGCGAGCGGTTGGAAGTGGAGCAGGAACCGGAGCAACTGGTTGTGCGGGAGGGTTATTCAGTGGTAGACCAGTGATACCAGTAGTGGTTTGAGTGGTAGCTGGGGAAACCACAGCGGGGGCCGTAGGTAGTACAGGACGAGACGCAGTAGCTTGACGCTGTTGTGTGCTATACTTATTATCCAAATCCCATGAATCAGTCAAAGGATGATACAGCAACGCTTCCGCTGTAGTGCCGTCGGTAAGAGTAACTGTAATGGGAGTTCGAGCCCAACCCTGAGTTTCAATCTCAGTATTAAACATACTACGAACTACATCCCTAACCTCACGGTGTCGGGCTTGCGGTACACTTTGCTTAACCGCATTACTAACATCTAATGCCGTGAAAAGAACTTCACGACTAATGAAATCCTGCACAACTAAACGAACTGTATCTTCTAAAGTAGACATTTGCTTCTCCTTACGCCGCAAGGCGGCTTAATAAACTAAATCTGTATTTTCAAAAATTAAAGTCAAGGGCTGGGCGGCAGGATCATTTTGACGCCCTGTACTGAACCTTTTTTACAAAAGGTAAACTCACCTTCAATAACGTTATCCACCATTAGCTTTTTCATCATCATCTTATGAAAATCTGATAAAAACATATGATATTTCCTACCAGTTATCAGTGATTTAAATGAAATATGTGATCCAAAATAGCCAGAGTATTCTAGCTTGTCCGTAAAGACATGATTGTCTTCTTCTCTATAATTGCCTTGTTGTTGCTGATAGTAATACAAACGATGTAATAAATTACCATTATTGTCAAAGTAAACTTTGAAAACGCCCTTTTTACTCATGGTTTTGCCTCTAAAAGCTCAAGCGCTTGGCCAGTTCCTTTCTTTACGAAACGCCAGGTGCCATCGATATGAAGATTTTGAATAAGATTTTTCTGAATCACTTCATTAAACTCGTCAACAAACATATAGTATTTGCGTCCCGAAGTAACAGATTGAAGATGAACTCTGGCATTCTTTCTTCGATATTCCTGAATTTTCAAGACTTTCATGGTATCCCGAAAGTCTTTTGCCACTTCAGACTTATAGCCATAAGATGCGGCCACGGCGGGACTGTAACTATAGCCCTGCATTAGTAAATCACCATTCTGGTCAAACCAAACGGTTAATTCTTTTTTACTCACCTTTCAACTCCTCTCGAATCCTCATTAGTGTTTTACCTAGCATATTTTTGCCGGCCCCATCCGAACCACAACCCCAATAAGAATCTACTGGAGAATCTTCAATTAGTTCTTCATTTCCTGTTTCCACTAATTGTTTGCGCAAATCAGGATGTTGCAAAAATTTAGCCATACAACACTCATACATGACTTGGTCTTTAACTCTGTCCCAACAATCCCTCATTTTAACTTTTTGTCCAAGATTTCTAGCTTCTCGTGGAGTTTTCGCCGCCCAAATCATATCTTGCTCTTCAGGATCGTTGGTTTTTTGAGATTGATAAGCGGCTTCTACATTATTCCACCACCGCCCATAAATAAACATTCTGGCTTTTTTAAAATTATTCAAAAAACCATAAGGCTCATTAGTTTTATAAAACTTGATAGCCATTTATTCATCTCCCTCTCTACGATAAATGCGAACCTTAACGCCCTTTTGTTCTACGTATTGAGCAAAATTATTCAATGTACCAAGATAATGTTCCCAGTCTCCACCAGCAGCACCGCACCCGATGCGCCAGGGGAATGCTACACTTTCCAAGTCTTCGACCTTAGCCAGGCGGAGCAGTCCGTGGTAAAAGTATTTCTCGCGAGGCGCTAGGCCATCTAAAGTAGATTTTGGATACTTAGGTCGGCCCGGATAATATTGACCCAAAAGTGCAACCACATATCTTTCATCTTTACCATTTCCACGAATGATAATATGTCCTGGCTTATCTGGCTCAGTACGTGAAGTATAGATATCAGAATGAGGAAACCTTTTGAACATATCAGCCGCCAAATGTGCAGCCGTATTAGTTACACAATTACACTGATGTACTAAATATTTTTCAGTAGCGTCAAATAGGTCGCCCGTTACAATCTCAATCATACTTTTAGCTCCAATAAATGGCCCCACGGAACATCATCTAGGTGAAACTCTTTAGCAAGCTCATTCATTCTAAGATGAAGCAAATCACCACATTCAAACTCTCTGACTTGTTTATTATAGATTTCACTAGTATAATATTTTAGTTGAACTGAAACTAACATTCGCTTATGCCATTCCCCGAGGGCACCACCTGTAAAAACTGGAGTTTTTGAATCGAATCGATCAAAATCAGCAGAAGTCACGCGATGTTTATAATTTTCCCAAAGTTTGGTTCCAGGGAACGGCATCAAAAAGTTAGCGCACACTTGTAATGGTTTCAAATCTATAAAAGCATCATACAATGCTCTGTAGTTGGCTCGCGCTTCCTCTTCTGTCTTACCGTCATCATTAACAATGAATGACATAACATGACGCAGGCCATTCTTATGGATATTCTCCACGCCAAGCTTGAGATTGATATTCTTTTTATATTTCACCCCAACATCTTCTAAACCAATATTGAGAGAGTGCCAACCATTCTCTTTAAGCACTTTGAGAATCTCTGGGTGTTTAGCATACACGCCACTGGTTCCAAACGAGTAAAGAACTTTGAACTTATCTTTAAAGAATGGTGCAATTTCTCTTACCATTGGATGGGTAGCAAAACTCTCATCGCGAATGAAAACAGTAGTGGCTCCACGCTTAACTAAATCATCAATTTCGCGTTCTACATAGCCCAAAGTGGCAGTGCGCATTTTGCGCCCCGACATAGAAGGCGTAGAGCAGAAATCACAATCATAGGGACAACCAACTGAAGAAACCATAGAGCCAGAAATATCATGAGGATGAATGTCTGGATATACTTGCTTCAAGGTTGACATATCAATCAAATCCCTTCGCATATGAGTAAACCCGAATGATCCTTTATGAATACCAGGCTTCTCATCCAAAATTTGATCAATATTATCACAATAACCAACTACCACTTTATGCGCGTATCGTAGTATATCTTCTGGCTCAGCGGTAGGATGATATCCTCCTGCCACAACTTTATCTCGACCTACTGCCTGTGCAAATCTGACAAACTCATTATAACCACGAGTGTAGACTGAACACAAATATAGATCGATATCAGGGCGAGGAATATTATCCTCCAGAAAAACCAGCTCCCCTTGAGATGGGGAGAGGTACAACACAGATGGCTCAAGTTTTTGGGCCAACAGTGTTGGCTGACCAACGGAGAAGGTGTTGGTCAGTCGCGGAAAAGTTAACAATCCAATTTTCATTCGACCTCTTCTGCTGGAACGACTTTTACATTATAAACGCCTTCATAACCAGCAATATCATCTCGCTGATATTGAACTTCAGCCGCAGAATAAGGTCCTGCTTTTTGTACTAGCCCATCAAATCCCCTAACTTCATATTCTACATAATACATATTACCACCACTTAGGTTGTTCTCGTTTAGACCACTTTGCAATGTAAGCTTTATCACCACGATAATAGTTACGGTAAGATTCCACCGGATCGCTAACCTTGTACTGATCTGGCATACATAATTTATATGGGGTCAAACCAATTTGAGGTAAATTTAAAGTGTGGATAAGGGAAGAAAATTGTTGCAAAATCGGCTGACATTTATGAGTTTTAGAATAACGATATGTATATTCTTCACATAGCGCCAAACCCAAATTGGAAAGCCACTCAAAATTAGCAACAGATTCAGCCACCCAAATGCTACATGGATGGTTCTTATGAGTTTGTCGATAGACTGGATCGTAACCCGGTGAGCCCACAATTAACGCATTGTTTAATAGTTGAGTTGTTTCCAAAATCATCTTGACACAATGTTTGTCAACATGGGCTTGAGCTGCCAATTTCACATCATAATCAAGGACAAAAATATTCATCGTTTGTATGCACCACATTTAAGGCAGAACCACAACTCATTGTGACCGCCTAAATAACGCCATTCATGTTCACAATGCATTATCGTGCCTGAGTTTCGAATTCGATAATGTATCGAAGAGAATGTTGTTGTCCGGGACCAGACGCACTATAAGTGATCAACTCATCATTGTACAATCCAGAAGACCCGCCAGATTTAGCCCATACAGAATGGTTGGGCTCAATATTTTTCTTGGTATACATACGAGAACCGCCAGCCATCTCTTGATTGCCAAAAGCTACATCCCCCAAGAAGAGATATGCTGTTTTGTTGCTTCCTTGTGCCCAATACGAGCCCTTGACATCACAATAGTTCATAGATTTTGTACTATGAACGGCCCAGTAAATACCGTCACCATACATAGAGCCCGCATGGATAACACCAGATGGACGGATCAAAAGGCCCTTGGTAGTAATACCAATCATATTAGCTCGACGAGTGCCGTGCCAACCAGGAAGAATATTTGCCTTTTGGTATAGTTCTTGAAGTTCCTTTGGAACGTCTGGGCGCCTCTTAACCAAGTTAGAATAAATTGGAGAAGGATTCCACTTACCACACTTCTTAGCAATCTCTTGTGCAGTTTCTAAAAAGTATTTTTCTTCGTTGTTTCTAGCAAGCTTAAAAATTTTGTGAACTTTTAGTTTGCCCAAACCAGAATGATTGCTAGCGCGAGTTTCATGAACCATTGCCTCCAACCATTTCCAAGTTGGATCAGTTGGGTCTACATACTCTAATTGGGCGTTCAATGTAGCATACTGAGAATCAACGGCACTCTTTTTAGAGATAACCGCTTGAACATTCTTGGCGTCTCCGAAAACATCAAGAATGTCAAAGGCTTTATCAATTTTATCGTCAGCATCTAAACGAAGACCATCAGCGTCTAACCTACGATACCCAAAATTGTGTGGGATATTAGAATAATAAAGATTAGTTAACTTGTTCAATTCCTGAATATCAGGCTTTTTCATATGAACAATCTTGCGGGCCTCTTCAAGAATATCTTTGCCTTTGGTAAGCTGATCAAGAGAAAGTTGCCCAAGAGGACACTTTTTGGTGTCCAAATTTAGCTCAATGAACTCCTGTGTAACGCCGAACCAGGTACGAACTAAATCTTGTACTTCTGGGTGCAATTTAGACTGTTCGCCTTCTTCTTTGACCTGTACTCCGGCTTTCTTCAAAGCATCAACAGATACAGTGCTATTATCAACCTTAGACTTACCAACATCAGAGCCTACAGCGGCCTGAACCAATTTGACTTCAACATAGCCTTTCTTGGTTTTTGATTTGATGATTTTGTCTGCTTCGGTTTCAGCATGAGATTGCGAATTACAAATTCTGTACTCTTTGGCTGCGGTACCACCAACTCGTCCATACTGGGTAAAAATACGAGCTTCACCATTCTTTGCAACCTGTACTTCTAGGTTGTAGTATTTGTTATTATTGTTAATCACATCCGTGAAATTTAGCGTAGTACGCTTAGTCACGTCATAATTGGCTGGGAAATTCGGTTCTTCACCAGCAGAATATGCTTTCAGGGCTGCCATATTTTCCTCTTATCGTAGTTTCGGATGACTATATTGAGTCAATTTGATAAATTATCGGAGAGTTCTTTCAAACTCAATTAAGAATGATGAGAAATGAACTTTTTCTCGACAAATTACTTTTCAACAATTTTAATATACACCATTACAGTTCCGCTTAATGGCTGGGTATAAATACACTGCATAGTGTTTGGAGTAGACGGATAACAACAAGTATCACCCGTACAAGTTATTGAAGATTTATCTGGTTGCTTCCAGGGGACAGGAGCATCGAATTTGACGCAGCCAGTCAGTAAAAACAACAAAAGCAGGCAATATTTCACCTACTTATACACTAAAAGTGCTATTAGCTGTGCGAAGCATGCAGCTTCGTGTGCAGCCCGTTTAATATAAGGCTGATCGCTCCGCCCGCAAGGGTCCACAATACAAAAAATTGCCACTTATAAGATTCGTGGCTCAACAGATAGACGATCCATCCACAATGGCACCCTACACAGAAATAACAATCTAATAATTTAAAGAAGAAGACTCCAACATACTTATTTCTCATAAGCCATGAACGTGTCTTATCCATGACATCAAAGGGGCCAGAACTTTCTTTGATTAAGAAAGCTAAACCGTAGATTGCAAATAATGTGATAATTATTTCTAACATAATATCTCGCGTAATAACTTTAGGATACCGCCAGCTTGTTTGCCATGCCAGATGAGATAGGAATTATCAATAGCGCAGATAGGTATTTCTTTTTCCTTAATAAGCTTTTGCAGTTCTTGTCCATTCAACTCTACTCGCAACAACTTGCCTTGAACTTCTGGAAACTCTTGTCCGATTGTAAAAGAGTACGTCACATCTTGTTTATTATGGTTGGTAACTATCTTTAACATGATCAAGTAAACGCAAGAAGATTCTTGTATCGTTCTAATTTAGCTTTGAATTTATCTTTATCGAAATTAAACTTCAACTTCTTTTCTGAAAGAAGGTCTTGGATTTCTGAAATGCTAGTTTTCATTGGAGCAATCAGAACATACGGCTCTACATCTACGAAATCAGATAATTGAAGCCTCAATGGCAAATCGAAATTTTTGCCCGGCGTTCTGACCCAAATCTTATCCGAATCAATATAAACGTGGTAATTATAGCTATTATACTCATCTACATCACATCTAACTAAGATTCTATCAGGATCAACCCCTGAATCATTCCACTGACCATAGAAATAAACTATTTGAGTACCACCTTCATCATAAAGATAGATGCCACCATGTTCTTCCATATCATCGTAATAGAAGTCGGCGGATGATTCAAATTCTGTACCATCAATTCCATTATCAAATAAATCATCTTCCATTTTACCAAGAATCCTTCAGTTCATATATTTCATCTGGAATGTTTTTCTCAACATGCTCTTCCATGGCAAGTTCACTTTCCAGTTGAATTCCTTCCCAATACAATTCTTTATCAGCACAACCCATTTCTTCTACTTTTTTGACGTAAATCAAAAAGCATGCCATACACGATGGCATATTACAATCGCAATCCATAAAACCTCACTCAACAAACATGCCGCAGGATGCTTTCACATCAAACCCGACACGAGGAATCATCTGAACTTTCGTATTGAACTTAAACCTATTCGTGATAATGCCGATGTTGCGCGCAATTGCTTCTTCAGAACTTTCAGTACCCTGATCTGGTGATGCAGGATTATATCTAACTAAATTAAATTCACAAAGAAGATTATGTCTTTCTAAAGCATCACAAACATTATTAACTTCTTTTTCTGAATCATTCTCTCCAGCAATGAAGGCATAATGAATTTTTACTATCTTCTTTGAAAAATCTTGATACTCTTTCAACATAGAAAGGGCTTCATTGACCGGCATCGCGGCTGGCATCCAATTTTTACGCCATATTTCATCAGTAGAATAGATCGAATAATAGATAGTTGGATTTATGTAAGTGAATACTTCGGGCAACGGTTTTTTCAACGTTGAGGGCATGATTGTAGAGATATTGAATTTGGCTGGTAAGCCTTCATCTTTTGCCACTTGACCGAGCTTTGACAACAATTCATCGCCAGAATCCAATAAAATCTTATTGGCAAATGGCTCTCCACGAGCCATAAAGTTATAATGCATGTATTTTGCAGGATTCTTTTGCATTCGGTAATGCTTAAAAACCTGAATTGCTTGTGCCATAAAATCATTATGAGACGAATCAATAAAAGAAGTCTGCCCAGTTGCAGTTAAATGACAGAAGGTACAACCACGATTACAGCCTGTTTGCGATGATAAATAAGCAATAAAATATTCGTCGCACTTTCTAACGAAACGCGATTCAAGAAACCCCACTAATTGTTCTTCAACAAAATTAACAGAGCGATCAATTTGAGAGTTAAGCACTTTTAACTGCATTTATTTATCATCCACAAAATGTAAAGAAAGTGTTGGTACCCACATAATTGTATGTGCCAATACTTTGGTTACAAGTATTGGCCCTCTAGTAGCATGATTTGCTTCAGTTGGATCAGAAATAGCAATCACTTCAGTTTTATTTTTAAGCTCACAATCGTGCTTTTCTATAATTCCTATATTTTCAAGTTTAGATGCAAACCCAAAGGGTATTCCATCAGGCATGTTTGGATACCAAAATATAAATTTTTTACCAATCTCACTATCATCTAAAATAGAGTTTGTTTCGATAATCGTGTCTGACATCATTTCACCAAATCAAGAAAATCATCTTCGGAGATAAGGGTCGTGCCTAGTTTACGGGCAGCAATTGCTTTAGAGGAGGTGCTGTTTGGATCAGCAATTACCAAATAGGTTAATCCCTTTCCAACAGATCCTTTGACATCGGCGCCAGCATCAGCGGCCATCTTCTCAAGAACTGGACGTTTGTTCTTCATAGAACCAGTGAAACACACTGATTTGCCAGACAAAGTTCCTACGATCTTCTCTTTAATCTCTACCCCATTGGCTAATAGGGCCAGAATTAGCTTCTGATTATGTTTGAGCCCATCAGCTAAGAACTTAGCTTTAGTTGGTCCAACACCAGGAACTTGCTCAAACTCAGCGGCACCAAGCTGGCCAAACTTAGTTAGATTGTCACAGCCAGCATTCATGATGCTTTTGATGGTGCTTTGACCAATCATAGGAATGCTGAGGGCACCCAGGAATACCTCTAAAGGAACTTTCTTATTAGCCCACAGAATGTCCAAAACTTTCTTAGCTGTTTTCTCACCTAAACGGTCTAGATTGGCGATGTCATCTACCTTTAGTTTGTACAGATCGGCTACGTTAGAAACCTTTTTAGCCTCTACGAGCTTTTCAACCAAAGTGTCTCCCCACTCAAGGAGATTTAATTCTTTGATCCAATTCTTGATTCGACCTTTAATTTGAGCTGGACAATGCTCAGTATTAGTACAGATAAGGTTTTCACCTTCGAAAACCGTCTTTCCATCACATTCAGGACACTTAGTAGGGGGCTTAGCAAGTGTACCAGTGTCTTTAATAGTCTCTTCAATACGTGGAATAACGTCATTGGCGCGAGCCACTAGGACGGTAGCCCCCACATCAAGACCCAGCTCTTCAATATAAGAGTAGTTATAAAGGCTAGCTCGGGTAACTGTAGCGCCAACCAACTGAACAGGATCAACAGTTGCCACTGGAGTTAAACGACCAGAGTTGCCAACTTGCCATACAATATCTCGAATAACTGATTCACGAGCCTCGTTATCAAACTTGAAGGCAATAGCTCCCCTGGGTCGCATGTCTTTCTCGCCCAAAGCAAGTTGCTTGGCGATATCATCAACACGAATAACCAGCCCATCAATGTCGTAATCAAGTTTGTCTCGCTTAGTATCTTGGTAATCGCGCCAGAACTTATTGACTTGATCGGCAGTTTTAACAACCCACCAGCTAGGAGTATCAAGCCCCTGATCCACTAACCAAACAAACTGAGCCTGCTCAACACCAAAATCTACATCACCAAGTGCTTGATAGAACAGAATGTTGAGTTTGTCAACGCCAACGCCATCCAAACGTTTGCTAGTGCCAGAAGCGGCATTACGAGGATTTGCTTTATCAGCAAAATACTGTTTATGAATGCTCTTCTTCATGATGATCTCGCCACGCAAAGAGCCAGTGAATTTATGTTTCAGGTGCGAACGAACGCCACCCATCTTCACAACGTTAACTGTAATATCTTCTCCAATATCACCATCACCACGAGTAATAGCCTGAACTAAACTACCGTTCTCATAAATGACTTCAATAGACAATCCATCTAGCTTTTCGGTAATGAGGAGCTTGCCATCTGGGTAGGTATCCTCAACCCATTTAGTGAATTCGGCAGGAGTATTCACCTTATCTAAAGACCCCATCGGGATCTGGTGCTTGGCTTTAGTCCATTCAGACGGAACAACTGGAGCACCAATGGCAGTTACGGCCTTATTGGACGGGTCAAGAGTGCGAAGTTCATCTACCCAAGCGTCATAAACCTTGTCAGAAACGGTTGGTTGATGATTATAATAGTCGGTACGAGCCTGGAAAATTTTGTTTTCCAACTCTTTGATACGATTCACATGCATTTGAGACACCTATTTGACTTGGGTAAGTGCGGTCCAGTTAAAAGGCGCGCCCCGGACACACCTCTCCTGACGGCCTCACTATAACATAAGGCTGACGCGGGGCATGTCAAGGGCGCGACAATTTGTTACTTTGCGGTTTTACGGCCAGTCTTCTTCTTAGGTTTAACCTTATGTTCACCCTCTAACTTGAGAATGGTAAAAGGTGGAGCAACTCCAGCACTAAAAGTGCTGGCGGCTGCTAAAGCAGCATTAATTCTTTCTTCTGGTTTCAGCCCCTCAGTAGCAAACATAGCGCCAAGAGCTAAATCAGCACCACACCCAACAGCATCGTATGGTGCTTTTGGAACACCTACTTGGTAATCACCCTCAATATTATAGAGCTTACCTTTGTATCCAACTAAGAAGTTACCGCCCATAGTGGCGTCTTTATCACCAAACCCATTGCCCGCAAAACACTGACGACAAGAATCAATAAAACTGGTTACCATATATTCCATATCAGATTGATGTACAGTCTGTGCAGGAGGGGCCAACTTATATCTTAATAGCTGCCCCATACGAAATGAAGTGGTAAAACCCATAATGAATGGTCCGTTACCGAATACCTTCTCATCTGCCCTAATGGAAATAGACAGTCCAGCCACGCCAGCGCTGTCACCACCAATGTATACGTCACCATCGTGTACTAATCCTACGATACAAGTCATGCAGTTTTTCCTTCCTGAAGTTCGATAATGGTACTATATCGTTCAATTAATCTTCTGATTTCATCTCGGACCTTCGACACATTTTTTACGTGTACCTCGGGGCATAAATCATTTACTAACTTATCAAAAATAGGGAAATATTTTTCTTTTGTTTCCTTAATTTGTCTTTTTTGAAATTCAAGACTGGTTCCTGGTACCATAAGGGATCGTAGATTATCTAGCCTATCACATGCCTTAATAGCTAATACTCTCCAGTCATGACAATTCTCTAATCTCTCAATGTATCCTTCCTTTGGGACCTTACTTAACATTTTTACCATAGTTATTACATCAGAGCCAAAACAATGCTCTAATAGCTCTGGTGTTAAATCTTGTGTATCTTCTACTGAATCATGAAGAAGAGCCGTAATAATCATATCACGATTCATAATCTTCATTTCATCCATGAGAACAATTGCTACTCTTCTAACATGTTCAAAATAACGAGTAGGTTTACCTTCCGTTAACTCTTTCCTTGTCTGGGCTCGGTGTCCAAACTTAGCTAAGCAGTATGCCAGTTTGACATCTTGCTGATCTGACGGGCTAAAATATGGTTTTATTCTGGCTTGGAAGGTTTCCTTGTTCTCCATGACTGGCCTCAGGTATATATATTTTGCCAAATTTGGCATTCATGAGTTGGCTTTTGGAAAAATGGCTTATTGAGTAGCCAATACAAAACCCACTTCCAACCGTTTTGGCGAGTTAGTAGATTTTGAATATTCCGATGCCACCGAGTTTGTACCCAATACATTTGAACTCGATAACCTAAGCATTCAAGAAAAAGTTTCAAAGACTTACGATCTTCGTCTCTATAAAGAGCCTGTGATACTACAAGATTATCACAAGTTGTCATTTCATCTGCAATAGCATCAGCTAAGGCGTCCATATATTCTTCTAGCATATCTTCTGATATGGATTTGAATTTACTAACTCTTTCCATCATGCGAGGTGGGACAACACTATCTCCCTCAAAAAACTTGAAATCTTTACTCTGTGCGAAACGAGAACCAACATAGCTTTTCCCGCTTCCCATTTCTCCGAAGAAGATATAAACGGTTTTCATCGCACCTCAACCTCTAACTCTTGAATAATTCGATCTCTAATGGATTTTTGAATTTTATTCACATCTGAATTTCGTAAAGTTCCATCCATGGAACGATATGTAATTCTATAACACTGCGAGGTACGACCTTTGTTTTGAAATTCATCAATTAATGTGATAGATTCTATTAAATTACTCTCATCTTCATCTCTGGCGATGGAGCAAAAATCATTATACGAGAATTTTGAACTCAAATAGAATGAAATATCTTTGTAACAAGATTCATACTTTGAGAATGGATTAAATTTAGTTACTTTGCCTGGCGTGAACTGACTTAAAAATCTTTTGTCTGTGCTCCAGAATAATCTAATATCTGGAATACCAAACATAACCATGGCTAGTCTTTCCAGCCCCAAACCAAAAGCCCAAGCTTTTTTGCCTGGTAAACCAAGGTCTGACATGATATCTGGGTGTACGGTGCCCGCTCCTAAAATTTCTAGTTGTTTAACTTTGCCATTTTCATCTGGCAGAGATACACTTACCTCTACCGAATCAATAGTAAACGGAAAGTAAACCTCTTCATATTCAGAATCTTCTAAGAATTGATATTCTACGTTATCACCGAATAGGCGCTTTACCAATCCTTGAAGTCGATCACGTAGGTCTTGTTTTACATCTACATCATCTGGCACCATACAGAAAGCATCCATCTGATGGAACACCGGATAATGAGTAGAATCAATAGTATCTTTTCTATATACATCACCACATGTGATGTACTTAAGTTTACTTTGACCAGTTTCAGACTTACCAAATGGATACAAATAACAAGTCATATGTGTGCGCAAACAGTTCTTATCATCTTTATAATAAGTATCGGTCGGGCGCCTGGAAGGATGATCTTCGGGCACACGTAGCCTATCAAAATTATACTCAATAGGAACATACGGATTATCGATTTCAATTTTTGATAAATCGCTAAAGTAATCAAACACCATCTCTTTGACAATGCACAAAGGATGCGCTGATTTCTTGTATAATCCTTTCCCTATTTTCATTTCGATGCTTCGAGTAATATTGTTCATAGTATTTTTTATTGTGTTCTCGTCTTTGAAACCAAGCATCTCTTCCGCGTGTATTATTACAAGGGAAGCAGGCTAGTGCAATATTTATAGGATCGTTAGTCCCGCCCAAACATAGTGGAACGATATGTTCAATTGTTAGTTCAGATACTAAAAATACACGCTTGCAATAATAACAAGGCGCCATAAACAAGTGACCAAACAAATTTTTCTTTAGCTTGTTATTGATTCTTTTCTGTTTATGGCGTCTTTGCTTACGCTCTCTTCGTATTTGATTCTTAGACATATTTGTTGATATAATCTCTATCTTGTGAGAAGATAGGAATTTCATTATCAACTATCCACTCACTACGAAGGGCTGTTTCATACTGTTGAGTCTTTGGATTCAAAGAAGACTTTTCAGTATACTTTTTAACAATACATCGCCCACGCTTCTGTGAAGTTGGGCAATCATTCCAATTAATTCCCTTTTGAAAAATCAATTCCTGAAGTTCTGAGTTGTTTTTGTCCGTACATTCTTTGTGAGAATACAGTGAACGAGCCAACATTTGTACAGAGTTTCTAGTTGCATCCTGTTGACGCCATAAGAAATAGTTGACCACATCTTCTTTAGGTATGATAAAAGCGCGAGCATCAAAAAAGGCCGGCTCAATTATGGGTTGAGGAATTTCTTCTGTCTCTATAACTCCCCAAATCTTCCATGAGTTCAGGGTAAACCTTACAGAAGCAATAGCAGAAGAAATGCTGACCATTTTTTGAAGATTATTGTCAAACCAAGATTGAGTATCAGTAGTTTTGTAGTTATTCAATAGAATTGAAATCTCATCAGACTGAACATAAGCTACTTGGGCTCCTTGTATTTCTTCACAAAGAGCAATAGCCGTATCATTCATGCATTCTACTAAACCAGCATCAACCGGATTTCCTAGAGGGGCACCCTTCTCCGTGCCATCATATTTTCTTCCCTTGGTATAGGAGTGGAATGCTTTACCATCCACACGAATAATAACTGGCATTCTAATTGGCATTTGAAGCCTGAAAACATTTTCATAAGACTTCATTCTGTCGCCGAGACTATCATTACTCATTTTACCTCAAACCATAATTGTTCATTGTAAGTAGGAAACCCACCATAATTAATCGTAATCTCATCAAAAGGCAAAATCTCTGTTAATGCATGAAAGTGCATCTCATTTAAATCCAAATGCTTTTGATGAATGGCATTTGGACTGTATGAATGATTATAAAAACACCCATAACCAGTTGGGATAGCCAATCTACCATCCCAATCAATAACATAATGTCTAAGAACTGAGGTAAGGTTTCCAATCATGATCTCAGTACGAGGCACAACAATAACATGGCAACACTCAATGAGTTCGCCTTTTTCAAAACGCTTCATGGCAAAAACGCCCTTGCCGCGCTCTTGTGTTTCTCGTACCTCTAATCCGTGTATCATTTCAATACTTGAAGGCGCTTTACAGTTTTTGGTGCCTGACTTTTACGCATAGGCCATAGACCTATAACTGTCTCGCTACCACTTGGAATTTCTGTCAAGCCAGCATCAACTACCATAATCATATGATCGCCATAATCCTCTTTGATCTTATTCCATTCTTTATCATCAGCTCGAAGCACTACTTTACGAAAAGAGCCCTGCAACCATTCACCAAAAATGGATAATTTACGGCTATGTTCTGCATATATCCCCTTCATAACACGAAGCTCATCGGGATCAGTGGTTTTCTGAATTTGTTTTTGTAATTCGCGAGATTTATCTTTCTTCTCAAAATACTCTAGCGTGAGCATTTGAGAGGCGTGCGCACATTGTGCGGCCGTTTTGCCCGTACTCATATTTAATGTCTCATGAACAATCAAGTACATAACAATAGGGTCTTCCTGAGAAGCTCGTTTTTCACGCTCCTCTGGCGAGTCATAGTCTTTCATAATTTAAATCCTAATCATTTTGAGCAGGAAGTCAACCCTGCTTTATTTGCAAAATTACGGTCGATTGTGGAAAGGATAATCTGTTTTCCACCATGGAATCCCAATAGCTTTATATGGACTATTTATATTATCAGTATTGGGCACCGTAACACGAGTTATGTTGCCATAGTTAACAGCTTTAGGATGATAAATATTGTACTTAGTGACCTGGTTACAAGCAAAAACAGCAGTCAAACCAGAGCCACCAAATAGCCACACTCTGTCCGCAATTACCGCGAGCTGTGAATGGGAGATAACACCGCGTATTATTTCCTGAAGGTCTATCCAAGCATTTGGATCTGCTAAATTACAACGCAAAATAGATGTAAAATTTGTAGGCGCACCATTCATCGGCCCAAAAATATAACCATCCCCACCAATATTAATGAACTGGCCAAAACCAGTAGACCATGGTAATAGCCCGCTAATATCCCAATCTAGTGGTGAACTAACTGGCGCCGATATGATTGTATTAGTTGGAGAGTCCGGACTAAGCAATCCCCCAAATATCATCCAGTTATTATTGATTTGAGCTGTAATGCCACCATATACTTTGTAGGGTAATTTGGCGCCAGTATCAGTCCAAGTTAATGGATCACTAGTTGAGGCTGTAAAAATAACATCAGTAGCTGAATTAATCTCTCTACCACCAAACAAATAGAGTTGGTACCCATCCATTCCTAAGTGAGAATATTCTAATCTACGTGGAAGCAAAGAGCCATGGTCTGTCCAAACTAAAGGATTGCTAACTGGAGCAGAATAGATATTATCTATAGCTCCTAATCCTGTAATGGCATCTACACCGTTGTTGCCACCAAATAAATAGATATATCCATCTACAATAGCCAAGGAAGACCCAAACAATGGACCAGGCAATACGGCGCCTGTATCTTCCCAATCAGCAGGATTATTGACATGGGCACGGTAAATCTTATCAGAGATTTTGCCGCCAAACATATAAATGTATCCGTCTAGAATTGCTAAAGCAGAATCTTCCAGAGGAGCGGGCAAAACCTTACGAATTGGAAAATCCCAATTCAAACGATCAGTAGTTGCCACCCAATTTGTAGGATCTGGTAAATTAAAATCGGCTATTACGCCAGTATCGGGTATAGCGTAGGCACGGACTTCAGTAAAGGCATTAGTACCTGATTTATAGCCAGTATAATAGTATCCGTCAAAATCAGGTTGTCCCTGAACTACCCAAGTCCTAAATTGTGTGGGATTTGAATTAATATCCCTGGCAACCATCTTATAGCGAGTCATCTCCACTAGATGCGAGATTATTGCTTCAAGTATTTCTTTACTAGATACAACTCATTTTTGCTACGAGTTACCGCGACATACCAGAGGTTGTCTTCTTCTCCTCCGGCTCCTTTTCGGTAGGTGTTGGTGAGAACAAAGACTCGATCTCTTTCCAGACCTTTGGCTTTATGTGTTGTTGAAAATATAACTTTAGAAGAGTCATCAACATCGTTAAATAGCTTTTCTATTGTCTCTTTTAGGTCCTTAATTGTAAGGGTACCCTCACAGAGGTTCAATAAACATTCCGCTTTATCGATAGTTGCAATTGGATCTTTCTTTTCAGCTAATAATCGTTTTACCTCTTGTTCTCTCCAGGCATTTACATATTCCGTAAATTGAACAATAGTTTTTGATTTTGACTTTTTAATAAAATATTGAAGATTAGATCCTACATCCCTACCTTGTATATTGGCTGGGATTCCAGCTCGAAGTAGAGCCATACAGTGTTTAATCAAAGGGGCATTGGTTCTTGAAAGTACGAAATCCCCTGGCCTAACCAATTTAAGAATTTGTTCTGCGGGGACCTCCTCCACCACCCCTTCCTTGGCGTTCTCGGCCGCCTCAATGTCAGGTACAATTTCCTTCGCTAGGTCTACAACCTTGGTCGGGCAACGGTAGGTAACGGATAATGGTAGAGTTTTAGCTTGAAGCTTATTAATAAAGTTTGGAATTGCTTCACTATCCGCACCACGAAATTGATAAATACTTTGAGCAGGATCACCTACTGCAATAATGCGGCCATCAATTTTGCAGGCAGACAAAACCATAGCAATTTGTGCTTGATTCAAATCCTGTGCCTCGTCAACAAAAACAACATCAAACTTCCCTACGTTCAATCGATAAACGAATGGAAACCAAATCATATCATCAAAATCGACAACATTTTTCTTAGCTTTACATAATGCAAGCGTTTTAAGAACTAATTCAATGAATTTTTCGCGAGAATAGTCAAAAATCTCAATACCAAACTTATCGATTAGATCGCCGACCTTGGTTGGCGTATCGACCAAAAATCCTTTACAAAGAGAAACGCATTTGGCAATGCTTTGATTAACTTCCCACATATCTCTATCATCTCCAATAAGAGTAGAGATAAGCATATGAGCTTTATCATTTTCAAGAACTACATCAGCACCAAAACTCTGTTTAATGGCACGGAACCCTAAGCTATGAAGGGTCATTACATCAACATAAGATGGGGCACGCTGCTTTAATTCATCTGCAATAGATTTATTGAAAGCAACCATTAAGGTTTTCTTGCCTTTAGGCAGATATTTAAAACCTTCAACTATTGTGGAGGTTTTACCAGATCCGGCTCTAGCAATAACAACAGTATGTCCAGTGCCACCATTAATATCCCTAAAGATATCTTTTTGAAACTTAGACCAATTTCTTTTGGGAGCAGCAATGCGGATATGAGAATTGTCAGGCTTTTTGGGTGGAAATTTACTTACTTTCTTTGCCATTATATTCTCTTTAGTTGGGGAAATCTACGTTCCAAATCTAATACAACTTTTTCACCAATTCTTCTATTATCTTCTTGTCGTTTTATTTCATCTTCGTTAGAAGAATCATAACGAGATTTTGGCATTTTTGGTATGCCGCTTTTGTCTCGTAAAAGAATAGCTGCCTCATATGAAATTTTTAACCACTCAGGTCTAACATCATCTGGAACTAAACAAATATTAGAGTACCCTTCAGAAACAGGATAAAATCGATAGATGCCTTGTGACCAGCGCATATAATTTTGCTCTTCTTGAGTGTAATCCCAATAATCTAGCTCTTCGCCCTCTGCTATCTTACGTGCCCTAATCATTTTTCGAAGTTCTTCGGATGCTTTTAGTGCTTCTTTTAAAGTGGAATTTTCTCTATCTCGTCGCATCGATTCAAGATAATCTTGCGGACTAGTAGATACGATTGCTCCATCTAGCCATGTATAGCCTCCGCCAATAACAAAAAAGATATGTTCAATAACAGGAATTTGTAATCCATTGGGATAAAGAGATGGCCAATGTTCCCAACAGTCTTTAAAAACTTGTTCAGGACTTGCTGGACCAGTCTTTTTGAAATCATCAATCCAATTCAGGCATGTCTGCATTGCTTCTTCCATAGTTTTACCATAATGCAGGCAAATACCAACTGAGCCATCTATTTTCCATGAGTCTGGTTTTTTATTATCAATTAAGTGATTATAATCTACAAATACTTTAGCTTGATGTATACTGCCAAATTTCCAAGTGGAAGCATGGAAACGATCGTTAATATTGGTGTGCCAATCATTATCATAGCCTGAATTACTGCTTATCCAAATATGACCACAACGCCTAATTGTTCCCTTGCGACTCATATTATTCCCTTACTAAAAATGAACCATTGGATCTATTATATAGCTGACTATCTAGTTCTATTAGTCTGTCAGATTCTTCCACTCCTTGAACCAGCTCACGATCAATCACTTTCATTCCAAATTTAGCGCCAAACAAGGCGCCAACAATAGCCGCTGTAGTATCTGTATCGCCACCGGCTTTGATAGCCGCAAGCACTGCATCATGATAATTATTGAATTTAAGAAAACAATAAAGTGCGGCCGGCACAGTTTGTCTCACATCCGCCTTTGTACCAATTACACGAAGGGCCTGTTCTGGCGTAATATACGGAGATTCAATTAAAGAATCTAGACTATAAATCGTGCTTCTTACTTTGCTAGCTGGCAAGATTTGCCACAAGTCAGCTAATAGGTTGCTGGCATCACCATTAACCGCGTAAGCTGCCGCCAAACCAATAGCAATAGAACCCGCTTCTGCCTCATCGGAAGCATGGGTAATAGAACTATCCATTTTGCAAATAGCAACTAAAGAATGTAAATCGTTTCTAAAGTAGACACCAAAAGGCGCAGCTCGCATGGCTGTTCCATTACCATATGACCCGGCAATACCAGATTCGCTCCAATGTTTACCATTAACCAAATTGGTTACGGCAAGTAATGTAGTTTTTCCATATCCTCTGGCACGACCCGAAACAATCCAGTCAACATATCTTTCTGCCAAATCGTCAGGATTAAAACCATGATTACTAATTAGTGATTCGGCTACCATTAAACTCATTTGAGTGTCATCTGAATATTGCCCTGGTTTCAAACCATGATGCTCGCTACCCAAATAAGATTTACCGTCCCAAGCAACTAGTGGTTCATGATTGGCTAGCTTAGTTTCAAATGGAACGCCCAAAGCATCACCAACCGCAGTTCCAAGCAATACATTACTCATGCGATTTCTCTTTCATTAATTCGGCTTCAATATCAAGTCCCAATTGCATCTCTCTTCTCTTATCTACAAAGAACTCAGCCGCTTTATGAAGATCAGTAAAATCCTTGTAGTAATCTTTATTATACTCGTCTGTACCATCAGCGGCCCCATCCCAGGCCACTTCAAATCCATCCGAATGAGATCGAATAGTTAGTTCTGCAAAGAGACCTAAATTAAATCCTGCTGGATGGGAAATAATCTTTTTGACAAACTCAATTTCTTCTTCTCTATTCATTGGTTGTCTCTAATTTTCATGAGAAGTTTGCCAAGATGATTCTTGCCGCCCTTCTTTTTATCAACTCCCCAAAAATCATCTCCCCAATAATTACCTTCAATAAGTTTGGCGTCACCAGTTTCTTGAAGTTGTTTTTTCAATACAGGATCAGCAAACTTTTGCGCTAAAAGGTCTTCCATTACTTTTAACTTCACAGATTCCCAATCAGGACGAATTTTTAGTTTACGCCCCATCTTTTTGGATTCTCCGGCAGTTAGTAATGGCCGTTTATGAAAAGGCTTCCTCTCGTCAAGGTCTAAAGTTTTGGCCGCTTGATAAGCGTGTTCAACGCTCGGATATTCTACATCGTCTAACTTTACTTTGCAAGGATAAAAATTAGAAAGAAATTTGTAGTCGCCAGTAAATGAATCAATAATATTTGTCATAAATAACCCTCTAAAATCATACACAATGCAAAAGCTTGACCAACTGGCATATCAATATTATTTACTACATCATCCCAAGACTTACCTAAAAATCTATGATCGTAACCTTCAAAATCAATCAAATAAATATCTTGTTTTGAGTTCTCATAAAAATATTTAAGCTTTTCAAAAGCTGGAGTCTTAACCACTGCTTGTTTATAAAGCGGCAAGAAAATTTGATTTTGAGCTTCCAAATTGGTCAGTTTCTTACCATTCCACCAATGATATAAATGTTTGTTCCAAACGCCCATCGGATATTTGATTGGCGCTGTTTCGTTCCAACCAGTTTGCGCCCATTCCCAATAATAAAGGGACGGTAAACCATCTACGGTAGAATGCTCTGGATAAACTCTTGAAAACTGAAAGGCGTTCTCAACATTTTTAGCCACATATCCATCATAGAGGTCTACCGGTCCCAAATTAAACGGGCTTAGATATCTTCCCCATGATTTTGACCTAGAGGTCACATCCATGGACAAAACACCTTCCGGAATAATATGTTTTGGACTTACAGCATAAATCATCGCTTCTTAGCTTTTTCAGCATCGGCCAGAGCTTTAAGTTGCTCTATATCAATACCTAACAAGCGTCGTTCGCGCGCTGATAACCTTTGGGCCGCCTCATAAGCAACACGATGTTTTTCACACTCTTCATGTTTCTCATACCAAGAAACTAATTCTGGAGAACAACCATCAAAAAGATTAAGATCATTCAACTTCGAACAAGCTTCACAGAGAAGCGGCTCTAGCTCTTGACGAACTCTATGAACCGCAGCATCAACATCACTTTGGCAGATTCTATCTCTATCATCGCCCCAATCTCTACACGGCATAACTACCTCTTATTTATTACCAACAGATCCGGATTTACTTTTAACACTTACTTGTAAGGCTTTGGGGATTTTGTTTTCTGGCACGCCAACTATGTTAGAACATATTGGACAAGAAGCAAAATATTCATCCCAAGCCGGCTCTCTCATACCATAACCTTCATGATGGATATGGTGTAAATCATTTGGCTCAACCTGGAGTTCCGAATCACATTTATTGCATGTAACTCGATAACCCCAGGAACTAGTATCTACTTGTTTTAAAACTTTCATAGCTTATTCACATAGATCCAAGGAACTGTCATGAACAACACAAACTGGCAAATTAGGATTTGCTTTGTGTCGAGATATTTTTTCCATACGATGAAGGGTAGAAATCACATCTTTCTCTCGTGGAGTATAGCTATTCCAACGTTCATGAAATCTTGGCTCTTCATCTGTAAAAATTATTCCTGGTACATCCCAATCTCGTTCGTCAGCCGCAATATGCTGCGTATCTATATCTTCACGATCGGCCCACTCAATTTCATCATAGGTGATTCCAAGCTCTTTTTCATCTTCTTGCCCAGAATCAGCGCCCCATAAATCAGCAGTTGGTTTAGCATCTAAGATTGCTTGAGAGGCCGCCCCAATTTTGCCGCCATGAGCTTCTGCTGCCAAAAATGCAAACAAAGCATTAACCTCAGACTTCCACAAATCAGCAATTGGAGAAAAATCAACGCAACCATCACCAAACTTTTGGAAATAGCGGGTAATACGATCTTCACTACGATTGCCAGTCCCTACAATCAATCCATTAGTTGCGTGTGCAACATAGGATAAAGTGGGCGCTCGGAGGCAGGAACGCAGCCCACCCGCAGAGCCTTTAGATCGCCAATCAAATGTAGCTTGAGTTGTAAGCTGATCAACAATTACTGCATGAGCGGCAGATAAATCCACCTTAAGTAATTGTAATTGATTTTCATCAGCAAATGCTTTTGCCCTATCATATGCGGAAGATGAACTATGACATGGCATGTTGACACACACTAATGGTAGCCCAGTACGTTTGCACAGCAAAGCACACAGGGCACTATCAATACCGCCAGATAAACCAAGCACCAAAGTAGAAACTCCGGCTTTTTTAGCATAATCTCTAATCCAATTTGTAATATAATCCGCAGTTTTTCTATAGTCTTTAATCATGGTACACCTCATCCCTTAGCGCGAGCCCTAATTTCATCAAGAGAATATTCCTTGAGAAGCTCACCATTTTCATAAACCGTTTCCATTACTGATAAGAGATGTTTATCTGCACCCCCAAGAACCACAGTCTGCCAATTACCAGCCATGTCGCGAATCAAGTCCAAACGACCTGCCTTACTAACTTTACCATGATCAGTAACAGGATCTTTGAAGACATCTACAGAAACTTCTTCGCCACCTACTGTACGATAGATATGGCTGCATTTCATAGCAAACTTCAAAGTGTCACGGTTATGCTGCTGAAGTAGAGCACCACCCATACCAAATGCAATATTGCTAGCACTAAACCCGTGATCCAACAGATTATCTAGAATCTCCTGGATGGAGTGCTCATTGATACCATCACCCTGGATGATGCGTACGTTGTTAAGAACTTTGTAGCCTCGCTTGTTGACCACAGATCCAAACTTCTCATCAAGTAGTTGAGCAGTTCGTAGAACAACAGTAGGCGGATGGCCAGAATCAGGGCGGATAACTACGGTGGCACCCGACTTGATAACTTCATCTTTCAACTGCTCGCCCCACAGATGAGAACAGGCATTCCAAAGGTTGTAGGAGTCACTTACGCAAGCAACAAGGCCGCCAGGCTTGGCAGTCATCTTGAGCATGTTACGATAAGCTTCAACCTCATTTTCTTTGCCCCAAGAGGTAACGGAGCTGTGCTCCATGGCGGGGATACTGAATGCAGCCATCTTGGTATTGTAGAATTTGTTGGCGCATCGAACACCAACCACAGTATCAGAGCCCATGAAATTGACCAAATGAGCAGCACCTCCAAGTGCGGCCGACTCCTGAGACGAAACGCCTCGGCTTCCGAAGTCATGCAACTTGAAATTGATTTCTGCCTCTGGATCATCTGCCGAGATTCTCAAGGCTTCTAAAATGATCTGTCTAATCTTGTGGCTCCTGGTTGCTACGTTAATAGGATACCAGACCCTAAGCAGCATTGTTTCGAGCCAGGAGACAATCCAAAAGACTTTGGGATCAGTAGACTCGATACTGACTAACACATTATGAGTGGGAACAACGCTTCCTTCTGGTACCGCACGAATGCGAACTGGCAGCTTTCCCTTTAAATCTTTGGCGATATACATCCACCCTTCATAGTTGAAGGGCTCGCCGTGAGCTTCAAAAAACTCTTTTGCTTCCTCAACTTCTTCAACCGTTACACGATGACTGAGATAGCGCTTGAGGTAATATTGCAAGCCAAAGAAAACGGTCTTGCTATATTCTCCGCCACGAGATTCAATGTAGCTAAACATTGAGGTTGTCCCTGGTGGGTACTGAAGATAATGGCTTGCTTTATAACTATCAGTGTCAATGAGATAATTTTCTACTTCGTAATTCATGATATACTCTCCGTATTATTTGAACTTCCCTCACTGGGAAGTTTGTTTAACGTCTATCATTATCCCAAGCATGTTCCGGATTAGGAATTGGTTGGGCATTGTTTGGATTATCATAATAGCCACCACGACCATCATTAATCCATTGTCCTTTGTCACAGCCGCACATTAAAATTGGTCCATCACCGCAGCGCCCATCATAGTAGGCTGCGGCTCCACAACGCGAACAAACATAATTATTCATTTGGTGCTCCTTCTTTTGATTATTCCTTTTTTAGGAGAAGGTGGTAAAGGATTTACTCTTTCACATAAAATGTCTTGGCCATAAAGACGAATTAGACATTTTACACCTTTAACTGTAGCCTCAACGAAAGCTTTTGATGTACCAATATCACACGGTGAACCATGATCCATCATACGATAACTACTGGACTCAAGTACAACCTTTTCTTCAGTAATTTCACCATCAGGCCATTTAACGCGTAATTGCTCACCCTCTTTAAGAGGAATACCTTCTAACGCATCTAGGTAGCACCAATTACTATATACTTCTACTTTATTCATTGTGCCTCCTTAGAATTTATTCACAAAGTGAGTGATGATGTGGAAGTGATCTTCAAAGAATTCCGCTTCTCTGGTTGCTAAATCACTAAGTGACATCCACCATGCTTTATCAGCATCATCCGCCCCCTTTACTAAAGGTAGGGGAGCATTGCCCAAATTAATCAAGAAAGCGTGAGTAATAGTACGACCACGCAAAGAGCGCTCAGGGTAATCAAATACTTTTTGCTCAACAATACTCTTAATAAGAGTTTCTTTTGGAAGTTTAATGCCAGTTTCTTCTTTTAGCTCACGAATTACGCCCTCTTGAATGGTTTCTTTCTGATTCAAGAAACCACCAGGAAGAGCAATTAAACCACGACCGGGACTGCCCTTACGGCGTACTACCAAAACGTGGCCACTACAAATTACTACAGCATCAACTGTTACAAAGGTTGGAGGGAAGGGTGCGCCGTTCCAAGCCTCACGGTAATTTCTAATATGATCAAACTCTTCTTTCAAAGCTTTGAAATGCGGAGTAGTTTTAAAGTTTTCTAAGAACTCAGCAACCTTTGGACTGACATGGCTCTTGTAAGCATTATCGTGAGTAAAGTATAATCCACGAATAGCAGTGGCGTGCGGCATCCTATCAAGGTTACGCATTTTGAAATACTTCCATTGCGGGAAGTAGAAATCATTGGCGGGCTCACCAATGTTGCAAATCTGCTCATCATCAATATTATCTGTAGCCTCAGCAATGATCCGTTGTACTTCGCTCAACCAACGGTTGTTAGTATAGAAGTAATCGCGAACATGGAAGAATTGAACACGAGCCAACTCTTCTTCAGATAAAGTTAAACGAATCATGGCTTCTCGCTCTTCAGCGGTCCAAGGATTCTGAATAGTACGTGCTTTATATGCACTACCAATGATAATTAGCGCTTTTTCAGCGTTACTAAGAGCCTCTTTAATAAGCTCATGATGTGCGTTGTGAAACGGTTCAAAACGGCCAATACAAACACAATACTGATATTGTTTCATAATTACACTCTCCGTGTGTCAATTTGTCAAGAACCCTCACTGGGTTCGTAAACATATATATCGTTATGCCTATTCTTTTTTTGTCGGAATGATTGCCTTTAAACAAAGAACAATACCAACAGCCGAAATGGCTGCCCAAAAGGCACTACCATGCTGTAAGTTGGCAATAAACCCATAAACATTCAATGCTAATAAAAGAATCCAAAGCCACATAAAACTTACCTCGTGCTTCCAATTTAATTTTTACAAATGCACTGTCAAGGGCGCATCCATAAAAACAAGGCAGAAAGAATTTCTGCCTTTATGTCGATTAGAATCGATCAAACACTTGTGGTTGTTCTACTCGACGGAATGATCCTTGTTTTTCACCAATTCGTGGAGTGCCTTTAAGATCGATATTCTTTTTATTGTGATCTCCTGGGAATCCAGATGGTTGTGGTTGAACATGTGTTTCAGTACGTAACTTGGCCTGCAAGTCATCCCACCACATATATTTAACTCTAATGGTTTCAGTAAAGACAGGTTTAATTAAACCAGTTACCTCTACAATCTTTTGATCAACATGCTGTCCAGCGCCCACAGATACTAAACTATCTAAACCGCGAGAATCCGAATCACTCACTTCATTCAAATAGTAATTAGAAAAAGTAGAGGCGGCAGCCGGTTGAACATTATTTAGATTGATAGTGTTGGAAGAAAGCGTACCACCAACAAATCCACCAGTACTAGATCCATAAGTAATCCCGCCTGTTCCACCAATCCAAATTGGACTATAGGGATTAAAACACTTACGCCTCTCATAGTGATGATGGTGGTGATGAGTTTCATAGACGGGGTAGTTAAGACGAATTGGTTCAACATGTCCTTCTACGAAAACAGCAGCAGCAATAATACCACGGCTAGATAAATCTCCATGAGTATGAGCTGCAACACTATTATTAGCGCTAGTGAAAACAAATGCGGCTCCGCCATTATTGGTTTCTGGCCAAGCCTTAAGATTTAAAGTTCCATATCCATTGACAACCCACATATCTTTAGAAACTTGTGTGTCGCCAGGCTTTCCTGTTAAGACATCTGTGCCGTCAAGTGTAATTTTGACTTGGACTTTTTGCCAAGTGTTGTTTTTAAAACGAATTTCAAAGGGCTCGTCACCCCATACACCTACTGTTTCAATCCCATCAACATAGTATTTACGAAGTGATTTGTTATTGAATTTAGGGTGATGGCTAACGATTTCTAGGGTGTAATTTGGTGTTGACATTGATTTCTCCTGTACAATTGTCTGTCAATCACCCTATATATCGTTAATTTCATAGATCATATCGTTTTTTATCAGTAATTTCACTCTCCGAAAATTTCAATATAGCGCAAACCAATCTTTTCCCAAGTGTTTTCATTAAGATAGGCCATTTGTATTTCAAGTTGTTTTTGTTTGGTCTTATGTGATATAAAAATCTTTTCTAGTGCATTTGCAATATCCTCTGGCGTATCAGCTTTAATAGTTGGTAAATCTGAGAAATGATTTACAGAAGAAGTAACAACCGGCAATCCTTTGGACATTGCCATTCGGGCCGCACCCGATGCACCAAATACTTCATGATTTGGATGAGATACATAAGGGAAAATAGTGGCCTGGTTAGTGCGCAAAAAACTATCTAGCACCTCATCGGATTGATAGCCGCGCAACAATGCAACATTTTCTTGAATTCCAAGATCATTAACAAGATTCATTAACTCATTATAATATACTTGGTGCTCCAACTTAGCATATGGAGACTCTGAAAATAATCCAGTGAAAAATACATCCGGGTATTTTTCTTTTAGAATGGCGGTGGCTCTTATAGAATTTTCCCACCCCTTATATCTAAAACCAAAACCAAACTGCAAGAAAGTTTTATCAGACTTATAGAAGTTCCATAATCGTTCGTTATCAAATTTATAACAACCATGAGGGATAACATGAACTTTTGAAGTAATACATTTTTCTTCTTTGAGAAGTTTGCGACCACCTTCTAAGTGCGCAACAATTTCTGGCATCGCTGCTTCAACAATTGTTTTATCTTTATGATGGAAAATAGAATGCATAGTTACAATTACACGATAGTCAGATAATTGACTCATCATGGCTAGCCAATAACTTGCATTAGGCCACAAACCAAATTCATGTTGAATCCAAATAATGTCTGGCTGATATTCTTTAAGAGCTGCAGTTAGTTCTTTTAAAGATTCTCCACGTTTCCAGCAAGATACTACCTTATCCTCTGATAACATTACGTCACCAAACCTAAGAACATCACCAGTAGTAATATCATTTCTCTCTATAAAAAGTTTAAAATCGCCAACATGTTTAGCGACCTCTGGCCATAAATTTTCTGAGTATGTGGCAATTCCACATCTCATTTTCCAATTACCAACCAATGCTAGCTTAATTTGATTAATTGGTTTTTTAGAACATTTACAAACAATTTGACCATTTCTAGCCACACAATTAATCATTAAATCGGCTGCTGACAAATGGGATAATTCAGATGGAACCTCAATAATTTCTAGATCGGAATTATTGAATCTATTGTCTGACACTACACATATACGGTTATGCTTCACCCCAATAAAACGTGCCATTTGCACCCGCCATCATAAAAGACTCCTCACCCTTTTAACAAGAGTCTTGTAGATATCTGATTCTATTGGTAGGGCATTATCAAATTTCATATTAATCGCTTGATCAAATGAATCAATGAGCACTTGTTTAGAGCAATTATAATAAGATAAAAACTCACCACGGCTCGGCTGGGCCGTTTTTAATTTATCATGATGATGAATTGCAATATAAGGAGTTTTGGTCATTTCTGCCAAAACAATACCATGAAACCTTTGAGTAATTACTAAATCATACTGTGATATGGTTTTTGTTACATCTTTGATATTAAAAGGCTGATCTAGTAAAATATACTTATTACGTTTGGTCATATGACCAATAATTTCACCCGAAGCCCAATCATCATTAACTTGTGCGCTTCGACACATAGACAAGAAATTCAATTGATATCCTTGTTGAGATAGAACGTCTAAAAATTGAGCAAATTCTGATTTGAAATGTACCCAAGATGCATGCATCCAATATGGATTATTATGATTTGGAACAACTGAAATATTAGATAAAACTAATACCGATTTATTTATTTTTGGCGATAATTCAACTTTGTCTTGTAAAGAATACACTAAATCAGGAATCCACATTGAATTCTGATTTATCGTTTTAACTCTATCCAATTGATCTGGTGAGCGCATCGCAATAAATTTAGACAATGTCATTAGTTCTAAATGTATTGGATGAATATCGGATTCTACACCCACACCAATATAGAAAATTGGTTTTGATTTAATTATCTGGAGGGCATCATCAGTAATTCGAGGTTTACCCAAAAGAAAAGAGCCGCCTCCAAAAAATACCGCATCCACATCCTTCAAATGATCAGCGGTTATATTTTCTCGAAATATGAACTGAAAATCAGGAAATAGATTTTCAAAAGCATCTATAAACAGATCATCGCCGATATTGGATTGGTGGTACCACCCATAAACGAGAATCTTCATCTAGCTGCCTTAGTAAAATACAAACCAGAGAATCTCTCTTACTCCAACAACTTTCCACTTAATTTCTAAGAAAAATTTTCGATCGTGATGATGATGTCCTGGTTTAGGATGCTTTTTACGATCTTCGTCTTCATGTCTGATATGATGTGAAACATGGTCGCGCTGATCGTGCTGTGGATGATGATGGTCACAAGGAACTGGGTCTTGGACCGGTTTGAAATATACAACTACCTCGCGCGGCCATCCACGAAGAGGTAAATCAGTTTTTCCATCGCCAGTTACGGTTAAGGTTCCAGTTTGCATAAAATATCCTTAGTAGTGAGCGTGCCAAATAATCTCACGAACTCCCGATACTTGCCATCTGATTATGAGCACATACCCTTCACGCTTGTGATTCGCACGCACCTCATATTCTAAAGAGTCGCTATGTTGTGGATTGCACGGAATAATATGATGTTCATGTCTAAAACGACACTTTATACCACTAGGACATTCACGTAATTTAATTGTTACTTCACCATTTCCTATTACGATTAATTCGCCTGATTGCATAAATACTCCGGACAATCTACCTATTAGATTGTCCATTTATGCATAATTATTCGTCCCAATCAGCCATATCATCGTCATCAAAATTTTCCTCTACTTTACGAGGAGTTGGTGCCCAACCATTTTTACGAGCCATGGCATAAACTTCGGCAAGAGTAACTTTGAAATCTTTTGGATTAGTACTTCCATTAATTTCCACAGGAAAATGCGCATTTGGCACAAGACGCCTGAAAATTTTCTGTGCAGTTAGTGGATCCAAAACGTTAACATCTAACATCTTAGACAAACGACCCGGACGCTTAATGGCTTCATCCATTTTCAATTCATCTGCATTTGTAGTGGCAACGATACGAATATCTAACAAAGATCCCAAAATACCATCACCCAAGTTCAATAACGATTGGATAAGACTCATGTTCTCATCGCCACGAGTAACCAAGCAACGATCGGCATCTTCCAAAACTAACACAATTGGTCCGGTTGATCCTCCACGATAGTTCATTAATAGCGGCAACAATTCTGGGCCTGCCAAATTGGTAACTACCTCAGGAGAAATCAAAACAAACATCGCATCTGGAACCTGAAGCAGCATAGCACGAATCAAATGGGTTTTACCAGTTCCGGCTGGGCCACGCATAATAACAATACGGCCAGACGGACTCTCAGAATTCAAATCATTAATAGCATATTTGTAATCTTCCATAACCTTACTGGTATAGTTTTCCTCAACTAAAGGAATACCTGCATTACCAATGCTATTCAATCCAAGATGCATACCATTGCGCACAATGGCGTAAATGTGCCCCTTTTTCTCGGGCGGAAGCCATTGGGTTTGGAAATACTCACGAATTTCCTCTACAAATTTTTGGTTATGAGACATTGCTTGAATACTAAAATAACTTCCAGTAACAGTCATATCAACAATGCCATCAGCCCAAATATAAATGGTTTGGTCGCCGGATGCACGAATCTGACGATAAATCAAACGGCCACCTTTATCTTCCATAAACTTCTGATATTTCTTATCTAATGGTAGTGGATTTGTTAAGTTTTCTTCACCATCATCTACATCCTTAACAGCGCCCTCATGGTAATATTCGGCGACATGTCCAGTAGAACGGCTAAACAATGATTTGAATAACGGAGTTAGTCCCAAAGAATAAGCTGTTAACTCATTTTTTGCAAACGTACTAACGAATTGTGTATCTTTCCATAAATCCATGGTGTTCTTCTTCATGATAGCCTTTCAAATAATCTTTCGTCGCCCTTACAATACTCACGTAGTTTTTCTAGCCACGCCTTCGATTTGATCTTGAACATAATGGGCATTTTGGTAGCCTTATCATTTGCTCCCTTGCATACTACGCCTTCAAACGTCATTCCCTCTAATGTAGATTGTTTTACTTTATCAAACAACTCAGTAGTAACATGTCCCTCATAGCAAATTTTAGGAATATCGAGATGACCAAAAAGTTTTATGAATTGAGTAGGAACTAATATGCCTTCTTTATAAGGATTAACATCAATAAGCGTTACGTCCATTTTTTCTTCAAAATTATGGGTGCCTGCAAAAGAACTTGGCCCCCAAAATTCAAAGAAGCAAAGTGCGTCTTTCCAACCTTGTTCTTTAAAAACTGCTGTCAAGTCCTGCTCGTATTTTTCACGAATTAAAGGAATTGCACGTCCAAAAGGCATAGTATTTTCATCAGTTAATTGGGTTCTAGTTCCAAACTTATAGAAGCCCTTTTTAGAGTTCCATTCTGCTCGGATATTAGATCCGTCCAATTTATCAAAGGCATAAATATAAATATCATGCCTAATTTCTTTAGTTATTGATGGATATGATTTCATAGAAATGGTTTTAATACGTTAGGAATAAATTTAACTAGTTTACTATTAGCGTAACCCCAGAGATGTTTATGTTCTTCGCAAGAACAGCATTCTGTAAAATCTCCACTAATAAGTTGTGTATACTCTGCTTTATTGGGGCAATCTTTTACAAAATTACATTTACGATCCAGATAGGCTTGATGATGACCTCCGTTATCTTTCCAGACACGATATTCATACATCTCCAAATCCTTAGCATAAGTCATATCACGATCGCCAAGCCTATCAGTAACAGTTGGCGGAATTTTGCATTTTGTAAAAAGTTCACGAAGGCACTTCTCACAGAATGAGAATTTATATTCAGTACAATCAAAAAGATGATATGAATCATACCCACCTTCAACTATAGCCTCCTCTAGACCATGTGGATATTGTTCATTATAAGTTCCAAGTGGGCGTTGTGGCTCACCACACATATTGCATAAAACAGTTTCGGGAGCAATAACTTTCTTAGTATTATGACAGTGTGGACATGCTTTAAAATAACGTTCTTTATCTCCCCAATTTTTACAATGGGTACAGTCTACGAGATTTAGTTCTTTCTCTTCTTCTGACATAGTAAATAAGAAAGCCGCCCATGGGAGCGGCTTTAAAGTTGATTGTTTATCATATTTTATCGCACAACACTAAGAACATGCTCTTCACGCAGAAGATACATAGTTTCACCATTATGCTTTACTTCAACTGACATTTGCTTATTGAATAGAATTTTGTCGCCTGCCTTAACTTCCAATGGAACCACGCTACCACTATCTGTTAAATAGCCGGAACCCGCCGCAACAATTGTTCCAGTAACAATCTTTTCATCTACGGTAGCTGGTTTGTAGATTAGGCCAACCTTTTCTTCGGCTACTTTTTCTACAGAAACGACAATAAAATCTCTTAATGGTTGCAACATATTAAACTCCTTAGGAAACAATATATCAAACGCTATCCGCTTCGATAATTCTAATCAATTGCTCAAAACAATATTTAATCTTTTTTCTATCACAGATTTCATCAAATTTAATCTCAAACTGATACATCTTTTCATAATCTGAAAAATCCATACCTTTGATTTTGAGAATCTGACAAGCATGCTTAATGATCGCAGTTGGTACTACTTGATCTTCTTTCATGCACTCTTCTTTGGCAATATTCAAAACTTTAATTCTAAGATTATTGAAGTATAATTTTTTATACTTCTCTAGCTTATCATCTGACCAATGAAATTGTTTACAGTAATCAAAAAATGGCTTGTTGCCTCTTCTATTATTACAATCTGAACAAGAAACAGTTAAATTAGTAGTATTGAATGTGCCGCGCTTACTATCAGGAACTATATGTTCCATAGTAATAGTTTCGAGTGTTAATACTTTATCACAATAGCAACAAAGCATACCATCGCGATTAATAACGTATTCTTTGATACGTTTTTGTCGTTTTCGTTCTTGGGCTCCCATAATGACCTCATAGTAAATGTGCGTGGTCGTTAATGGTGAGTAATCGCCAGCCTTTATTGTCAAAATAAAGTTTTGATATTGAAGTGTTTTCTAAAGTGATCTTCCATGTAAAACTTTGATCAAAACCCATAATATAATGGAGTAAACATTTGATTGTCATTCCATGAGAGAAAACAAAAATATTCTGGGGCGGCAATTTCTTCACATGACGCCTGCTAGCTTCTTCTTTTACTAGGCTATTATATAATACATTCTCCTCAAGCCATACTGAAGCTCGACGTTCTACCATATGCAATGACTCGCCATTAGGCGGCAAAAAAGCATTTGTCATTGCGGCCATGCGCAACAAAGTAGGAACATTATAAATGTTATGTCGGAGATTACCAGTCCAGTCGCCCGCACTATATTCTCTAAGTTCAGGTGTAACAATGATGGGCTGATTATCGCCTGTAGCAATTTTAGCCGTATCATGCGCTCTAATATAGCTGGACGCAAAAACTTTATCGAAAGATACTTTATCCTTGTAGGCCAACCTTTCTCCTAAGAGTTGTGCTTGCAAACGTCCTTTTTCAGTCAGAGGCGAATCGCCCGTCTGACCGACCGTATTACCATCAGCATTAACTGCTGTTTGGCCGTGACGAATTAACCATAAATAAAATTCGTTATAATCCTGCATGTAAACACGCTCCTAATATTGTACTAAAGGCCAACAAACTAGCGAATAATAGTGGTAACCACATGTAGAAAGGAATTTTAGTTTGCTGGCAATATTCCCTAAATTCCTCATCTCTCCAGTATTGTTCGGCTTGGACGGCGTTGTACGATTTATATGCGCAGTCTTCACTACAAAACCACGGACCTTGATCCCAGTTTGATTGATAGAATGGTCTACGCATCCATCCTCGTAATTTCATTTCTTCAACCATGGCATCATGTTCTGGCCCTGGTCCGTTCCAGGGGTGTGTTTCAGAATAATCACACCCCCAACATTGAACAGTAAATGTACCCATTAATTCCTCTGAATTTTTATTCTGTTGTTCTTCCAACAGTTAAGTGTAAACCAAATCTTGGCTCACGAACTAGTCCATACTTTTCCCGCAAATCTAAGAGTTCTGGGCAAGTAACCTTAAGCCAATAATACTCACCATTATCTATAACTCCAGGCTCATAAGTAAACTCAACCAATTTATTGGCACCTAGCCCCCATAATTTATATTTGGGAATATATTCTCCTCGAATAACTGAAATGTGCGTGCCCCACACTGGACGAGTTAACTTGCCAGTTTTTTCGCCATTCAAATAAGGATATTCTTTGGTATACAGGTGACGATAATAGCGCGAAATTTCATCATCACACATCAATACTAGCCAACGATCCGAAGAAGCTAAGTGAGTTCTTGGATCGTATACCAGCTTACCAATTGACTTCATGTTTACAAAAAAGCTTTCAATTTGTTTACTTTATTAACAATATTCAATATCTCAAGAACCCTTGCAAAAGCCTCTTCTCCTTCATTTTCAAAATGTCGGAAATAAGCCCAAGCATTATTTGCTTCATAAGACCATAAATTAATAATTGGTTCGAAACTACGGAATCTTAAATCATTGAGCGGGTGAAATTGCTCTAACGAAACAGAATTTTCTACTTTGGAATAATGAAAGAAACCTATACCAATTAATTGGGCACCATCAATAGTGCTATTGGTTTGTAATCGCACCATAACATTTCCAAGATAGAAATTGTACAGCATTTGTGCAATTCCTATATTTCTTATAAATAAGGTCTTGAAGTATTCGAAATCTTCTGTAGAATTGGCTTGAATATCTAAACTTATACTTGCTAACATTGGTGGTTCAGGGCATTGGATTCGAACCAATATCAGAGGAGTCGGAGTCCTCTATCCTGCCGTTAGACGAGCCCTGAATGGTTTCGTCTAACATATACCACGCTATCGCCATGTAATTTACCAATCTTTTTTGAAAGGCTGACCGACAGGAGTTTGTCTGCTTCGGCAAAAACGTTTGCAATTTTCAAGAAAAACATCTTCGGGAGGTAATGTTGGATCATAATTAACAGGCCCTTCAGGGAGAGCCTCATATAATCTAATATCATCCACCCAACAACGGTCATCGCCTTTTTGATCTCGATGATAACGAATGGCCGCACGAAGTTTCTTTATTTCTTCTTGTAGCTCATAAGCATTCATCTTATCTAAATCTTCATCCATATTTCTTCGCCTGCTGTTCAAAATATTGAGCCGCAATCACCGGATCCGATGCGCGGGTGATTGGTCTTCCTATTACAATCCAGCTTGCGCCATTTTTTAAAGCAAAACTAGCTGGTTTGGTACGTTCATGGTCATGAGTATCATCACCATCTGCACGAATACCCGGAGTAATAAGAATTGAATTTTCATAGTGTTGCTTCATTAGTGGCACCTGATTAGGAGCACAAATGAAATGAGTTAAACCACTATATATACGGGTTCCTTGCGCATCATATTGAGGGCCATCATGCAAACAATCATAGCCAACATTAGCGGCATCTACTGTACGAATACCTGGCCTGCAATCTTTAAATCCAATGTGATGAAAATCCCTATCATCTAAAGATGTAAGAACAGTAACGCCAGCTATAGAAACATTAGAGCTACTGGCTGCCTCTATGGCAGCTTTACACATTTCTCGACCGCCAGCACAATGTATACTAAGTATATGTTCGCCAGGATGTTTTGATAAAAATGAACAAACCACAGCGGTAGTTTTTCGCACTGTGGTTGGAACATCATGAAGTTTTAGATCGAGAAAAACTGGAATTTGAAAGTCTGAAGATAACTCTAAGGCTTCTCGCCCATAGGCCGTATAAAGTTCTAGGCCAATTTTTATCATTCCAATATGGGGACGGACTTTGTCCAACATTTGGCGGGCTTCGTGTAAATCAGAGTAATCAAGAGCCAGAATGATAGGGTTATCAGGTTTCATTTGTTCAGGCCGTTAGCTCCGTCAAAATAAATGTTAGGATCATAGGGCGGAAATGATTCATCTAAATACTCATCAGTCTTAGATTTAAGCTTACGATTTTCCTCTACTAACTCAGTCATTCGAGCTTGAAGTGCAGTAATTTGAACAGCCATCTGCTCATTTTCGGATAACAATTTTTGTAAATCTTTTTTAGAAACTCTAACTGTTGCTTTTCTTTTGATATCAGTTTCAAGATTCATCTTCTTTATCCTTTTCGTTAGGGAACAGGGTATGAACGCTTGATGTAGATGGGCTTTCCCCTCGTAGGTATTCGAGCCTACGATCAACATCTTCCACATCTTTAGATGTGAGATTTTTTAATTCTTCACGCTCCTCTTCGGATAGGCGTTCAACCAATGCGCCCGGCTTAGTTGGCCTACGAGAGAACAGTAGCCCCCAACTCCATGCCTGATCTACCAACTTATCGAAAATATCTTTTGCATTCATTTGTAATCCAAGAACGGATGGAAGCCCAACGTTCCTTCCCAAAAGGAACAAAACTCATTATAGTTTTGGGTTACTTTATCTTCAATAAAAGCTTTCTTTAAAGCCGAGATTTCCTCAACATAAGAATCTTTATTTTCTCGAAGAATATCAATTTGATTAGTAATCATAGCTCTAGCAACTTTAGGCTCCCATTGAATTGCTAAAGCTGCATTCATGCGGGTTTCTATCAAATCATATTCTAATTTTTCTATACGATCAAACAAAAGATTGAATACATCAACCATTTTTGCAAAGAAAACAACCGGCTCTTGTGTGCCAACTGATTCTTTCATTTCTTTAAGAAGAGACTTTCTGTCCATGTTCCTCCCAATATTTTTTATACTTAGCAATGTCTTCTTCTAATTGGGATGGCTGGTTATTTAATCTATTCCAGTATTCGACAATGATAGCCTGAGACATATCATCTTGATGGAGAAATCCTAAAGATTTCATATGATGAAATAGCTCTTGTTCTTCCCAAAGTCCCCAATTATTCCTAATCCAACGGCCGAGACCATGATGAAGAGACACAAGATCATCTTCAGACATCTTGAGAAATTCTGCTTGGTCTTCGGGCGAAAGAAGCTTATTTAGTGCTACCATGCACTCTTCTAAAGTGCGTGGTTTATCCATTGGCAAGCTTATCCAATTCTTGGAGAGGATCAGGTTGAGGTTGAGCAATCTTAAGGAATGCATTGACCACATTTTTGACCGAATCTTCTAGATTTGGGGTTTCCGACTTACAAACTACCACCTTTTTCTGAGATCCGCCACTCTTAGCATAACGAACTACAGAGCAATAGTAATGTCCATTACGGAGCCTGGAAATAGTAAGATTAGGAGAAGTTGCATCCTCCTTAAATTTATAAGATACCGCAGCAGTCAGCTTATCAATTAATTGAGTTACATCACTAGTCATTTTACTTTCCTTCTTTAGTTTATAGATTTTATACCAATGATCCACTGTTTCTTGTGCAAGACCTTCACGAACCAGAAGTGGCAAATCTTTTTCTAATAATTTACCCTCATCAATCAATCGTTGAATGGTTTCTGCTTCTTTATCCAGTTTACTCATTTGGTGCCTTATATCATCTTTGAGACTTCTTCAGCGAGGTTGTCTTGTTTCTTTTCAATGCCTTCGCCAACTTGGCAACGAACAAAATTCACAACTTGAATTTCTCCGCCCAACTTGGTTCCCACATTTTTAATTACTTGCCTTACAGTCGTTTTAGGAAGAACCACCGACTCCTGCTCAAGCAAACAAACTTCTGTATTCCACTTGCGGAATTTTCCTTCAAGAATTTTATCCCACATCTTCTCTGGTTTGTTTTCCTCTTTGAGCTGCATTTCAAAGATTGCCTTCTGACGATCCTTTTCGTTTTGTGGGATGCGATCGGCATCAACTGCTAATGGACTCATAGCGGCAATCTGCATAGCAAGGTCTTCACCAAGCTCACGGAAAGCGGAATCCTTAGCTGCATCAGCAGATGGGGCGAGCAAAGTAATTAGAACACCAATCTTACCATTAGAATGAACGTAAGAATACGTTGCGGTTCCCGGAGCAACTGGTTGTTCAACCCACCACCTACGAACTACAATATTCTCTTTAGTTGTAGAAACAATGGCTTGTCTCTCTTGCTCAACCATGTCAACAGTGAAGGTAGTATTATTCATAACTGCTTCGGCAACTTCACGGGTTACATTTTGAGCGAACCCTCTAAAGTCAGGGCTGTTAGCCACAAAATCAGTTTGACAATTGACTTCCGCCATTGCTACACCTTCAGCAAAATGCCAAACGGTAACGGCACCTTCAGAAGCAACTTTCCCTGCTCGACCAGATACAACATTGAGGCCCTTAGCTTTGACAATGTCAACAGCCTTTTGCAAATCCCAATTGCATTCTTCAAGGGCATCTTTACAGTCTTTCATGCCGGCTGAAGTTAATGCTCTTAGCTCTCTGATTAGTTCCGTGTTACTCATAACTCATTCCTTATCTGTGACAATGTAAATCGTAGAGATTGCGAGTCAAGTCGCTCCGCATTTTTACAAAATCGGGCGCAACACTCTTGCTCCACTCATATATCTTTTCCTATGAACGTTACTGAAACAAAACGTATGTTTTAAGTTTCTTGGCCCAATGAGCGGCTTGCTCTGGAGTAAACTCGTCCATATCAAAAGATTTGATAATCTTTTTATCTGTATCTTGTGTAGATACAATACTGGCAGTTTTATAAGCCGGCATATACACTATATAGAAATTTCCAGAACGTAATGTTTCTGTTTCTATAGAACCATTACCTAAGCAAACAACAGAATATTGTTTGCACTTATCACATATCCAGTTGCTTCTAAATAATGAGCCAGGCTTACGATCACTGGTTAATGCGTGCCCGCATAACTTACAAATCTCAATCACAATACTTCCAATATAGAATTTTGGAGCGGGTAGTGGGACTCGAACCCACGGTGATATCTTGCTTGGAAGGCAAGCGCTGTCGCCACTGAGCCATACCCGCAAAGTTTAACTGCTTTGCACTTATCAGTTGGAGCGGCCAGTCGGAATCGAACCGACATTCCCTGAATGGCAATCAGGATTCTTAACCATTAGAAGATGGCCGCTTATAGACGACAAGGGGCGATAAGATTTTTATTTCGCCACATCAAATCTCTCGACTTGAAGGTTGGAATCGAACCAACTAATAGGAGCTGAAAGGCCCCCGCGTTAACCAATGTAATCCTATCTACATTCGTCTTGGAGCGGATGGCGGGGCTCGAACCCGCGACATTCTGCTTGGCAAGCAGACATTCTACCACTGAATTACATCCGCAAAAGGCGTCAAGAAGTTGAATAGAATCGGTTGGCTTCGGGGACTGGACTTTAACCAGTATCTCCAAGTATTACCTTGGTGTTGGGTCTTTTCAACTACCCTGAAAATGTATTCCATTCGGCATACGCCTTGGAGCGGAAGAAGGGACTCGAACCCTCAACAGCCTGCTTGGAAGGCAGGGACTCTACCATTGAGCTACTTCCGCTTACGGTAATAATTATATCACCTTATGCCTACAATATTCTAAATCCGATCAATAAACTTGTCAAGCCCCCAAATGATAAAAATTACCTAAAATTATTCTATCACTTATATGCCATACAAATAGGCTTTTAAGTTTTTTGATTCACTTAAAGAGGATAATATGACAACTACAACTCCACTTCGTTGCGCAAATTCAGCTATGGTACAACGTGGCTCAAGCGAAGTAGTTCTACTAGATGCTGGCGCCTATCCTGGCGTTTCAGAATTTGGCAACCAAACCTGGACCTGGAACGGTTCTGACTGGACCAATGTTGGAACTACTTTATTCGATGCCAATGGCCCATTACCAGGCCGCCTCAATCAATGTATGGCTTTTGATGGTTATAACGTAATGTTGTTCGGTGGACAGGATGCTTCCGGACTTAATGGTAATGGTTTGGGTGATACCTGGACTTGGGGCGGAGCCTCTTGGGTCAGAAAATCTCCAGCCACCGCACCATTCGGCCGCCATTCCGCTAAAGCATGCCGTTCTACCACTAGCTCCATAAACGTAGTTATGTTTGGTGGTTATGGTGGCTACAGCAAACTATTAAATGAAACTTGGGTTTGGGACGGCTATGTACAAACCTGGACCAGAATGTCTCCGGCGTCATCTCCTTCTGCAAGAGTTGGACACGTCATGGATTCTTCTGCTTCAGTTACACTTTTGTTTGGTGGAACTAACTCCGCAGGAGAGTGCTTAAACGACACCTGGACTTGGAATGGTACTACCTGGACTAGACTTGGACCTACTGCCTCACCACCTGCTAGAACGGGAGCTGCTATGGCATTTGACCGTGATAACAGTCAATGGGTTCTTTTCGGCGGTATGAATGCATATGATTACCTACCAGAAACTTGGTTGTTTAATGGCACTACTTGGACTAAAGCTGCACCAGCAACTTCCCCTCCAGGATTAGTTGGAGCACAAATGTGCTGGGACACTCAGGGCGGTGGACGTGTAATCTTGTTCGGTGGCTATAGTGCAACTGATGGTTTCGCATCTGACAAGACTTGGGCTTGGGATGGAACCAATTGGGCATTACTCTAATCAATAACCTTAATTGAATCAAAAACGGAAACGCGAGGCTAAATACCTCGCGTTTTTCTTTTGACTAAATTTTAGAGTGAGTACCCATGTTTCTGCGCCCACTTCCGCCATGCCCTGACAATTTCAGGACCATTACCTTTATGTTCATCTTTAACTGGCCACTCGCCTGTTAGTTTGTGTAGCACAAACGTTAGATGATAGTTATCTTTCATAGCTTTTAGCACTAAAGGTATAATCTCTTGTCCCATCTGAATTAATCCAGCCACAGATGGATGGCCGAGGATTTGAGCTGCCGAGGAACTATTTCGTGTATCAAATTCCCATTGTCGGATCAAATCCCAAAATTTATTTTCATCAATCATTTATTTCCTATCAAGATTTAAACTGCACAAGTAATTCATCGAATGATTTTAAATCTGACGATGGAATCCACAATCCCTCTGACCCTCCAGTATTCGGAATTTCCTTGTAATATGGACTTGTTTTAGGGTTGCTTGGCAGCAATTTAGTATCAAACCACCCACAGTAATGTAAATGCGGGCTATCATTTTCTGGCTCTAAATGAACCATAACTTGCACAAAAATATCACTCAGTTTATGAAGTTCGGATTCTTTAATCGCCATATGATAATTAACTTTACTAAAATCATCTATGCGGGGTTGCCATGTACTACCTTTAACATTGATTGTTTTAATAACAATACCATTTACTTCAATATCAAATTGATCGCCTTGCCATAGAGCAAGCTGATATTTACATGGTATATTATGTGACGCAATATAATGCGTTAGCATTAAACTAGCAACAGTATCCACTAAGTCTCCTACACCGCGTTTCTGCCCTGCTTGTTCTTTAAAGCCCGCAGTGCGTTTAATTGGTGTTTTAAACTTAGAAAATTCTTGTGCAGTGATTAATAGTGCTTTAGGAATTTGAATTTTCATTTTTTGAATGGAATAGAACTGAGTTTATAAATCCACGTTCTGGATCTGGTCTAGAAATCGCTCCAGCCATACATCTGAAATGTTCTTTATATTTCTCAAATGAACATGGTCCATGGTGACCTAATTCATAATGACAACGTAATTGGTTGCCTGAGTGCGCAAAATTTGCGATAATACCACAGAGTCCATCAAAGTTTTCTAAACTGCTCACTTTTCCTCAACTGTAAATATTCATACCACTCAATACCTTCTGGCGGATTTATAAGCCAAGACACATATTGAATATAATCAAGTAGTTCATCAGCTTCTTGAGCGGTTAGTGTAACTTCTTTTTCACCATTAGCTTCATAGAGCTTATCATATGCTGAACTAATGTTAAACGTAGGATTATTCTTTATCGGTCAACTCCGTACTATAATTAAAATTATGAAGCATAGAAATTAGATTTTCTAATATGTCCATTTTTGAATCGGCTTCATGTAATTTTTCAGAAGCATCTAATAATCTTTTCATCTCTGACCATTCTCTAGAAGAGCGGGCATGAAGAAATCTCGCCCCATCAATAACAGTGATAGTGGCAATCCAGACACCATCATCAAAGATGTTTAAGTTAATCATTTTCATGGTAGGCGGTAAGGGAATCGAACCCCTGTATCCTGCGAGTCAAGCAGGAACTCTACCATTGAGTTAACCGCCCATAAGTAAAACCCATGGTCTGGACTAAAGCCGCTAAGGCGGACCAATAGTAAGGCATTCCAGCCTTCTTTTACTTTGGTAGCCGATGGGGGAATCGAACCCGCGTATCTTGCGTGTAAAACAAGTGTTCTACCATTGAACTAATCGGCCATGTTTGGAATGAACAGAGTCACCTTCCATGAGATGCCCAGCGACAATGCGCCCCCAGGTAAAACCCCAACATCTGGTAGCCGGTGAGGGATTCGAACCCCCGACTTACACGGTGTAAACGTGTCACTCTACCACTGAGTTAACCGGCCATAATCAGTATCTTATATACCACTAAAGTCATATATACGTATGAAAAAGTCTCAAGCACTCCTTATCAAACTAGCAAACAAATTCCAAAACAAATATGCACAAGGTCAAACTTTACAGCAAATTATTGAAAATGCTGCGAGTTATGGGGAATCCAGCCCAAATGGTATTATGAATTTTCCAGCTCAGCTAAAGAAAGACCAAGCTGATTTAAGCATAACTATCACAATTTCTGCCGGAATGATGGGCGGAAAAAATATTGAAGTATCTTTGCCAACCGTTACTCCGCCAGCAGTAGCAGGTAATTATGCTAAACTACCAACACAAATCAAAAAATACCTAGAAAAATATATTTCTGATTTCCCGCAGATTCCAGAAGGAACTACTACTTTACAGTGGTCTGGTAGAAATCCAGAATCAGGTGTAGCTAATTTATAATATGGTCTCGGCGGTGAGAGTCGAACTCACTCAAAACTGCGTATGAAACAGCCGCATATCCGATTTGCTACGCCGAGATGCGTATTGTATATATCGCGTTATTGATATTTTAATCCAGTACTTGCAATTATTTGCGCATTTTCAGGATCGTGTTTAACAACCCATTCGTCAGGGTTGGGCGATGAAAAATCCATAAAATATTCTTTCATAAGACTATGATACTCTACACTATCATAACCTGCTTCTGCAAGCATTATGTTTTGCTTCTCTTCTAATTCTGTAAGCTTATCAGACATTTCATTTACAGAAAGATTTGAACTAACAATTGCTTTAAAATCATCTCTTAAAGCTAAACGTATGTCTTTGATAAGTTGGGTAAATTCTTTTTTCATTTGCCACCTTTTTGCTTCAAAAAAGTAAGCAAACTAATGAGAGCCTCAGAAGCTCCAGCTAAATACTCATCCGACTCCGTATTAACTGATGGAGGGGTTACTTGATCATTAGCCACAACTGGTACAAGACTATAAGCTTCCATCTCTACCGCATCGGTAATCTCTTGATGTTCCATCAGAAAAGCGACTCGCATAGCTGTCATCTTCACTCGTTTAACATTGTCCATTTCAGATGTCCTTAAAAGTTAACTGACGAGGATCTGCAATTTTCATGTTCTTCATAGGGGCATATGAAAATCTATGTAAAGCGCACGGGCCATACTTTTCAATAGCTTCTAAATGATCCTTGGCAGGATATCCTACATTAGATTCCCAGTTGTAGATTGGGTGTAACTGATGTAGTGTCTTCATCTTTTCGTCACGATAAGTTTTTGCTAAAATCGAAGCGGCCATTACAGCCGGATATTTTGCATCAGCTTTGACAACCGAAATTTTATCATAATCATCGACGCCAAGGTTGTCAAATTTTAGAATTCCGTCGCTAATGATTAAACAATCTGACTGATACAAAGCCTTAAAACATTCAACATAAGCACTCTTCAAGGCGAAAGCAACTCCAGCTTTATCAATTTCAGTATTAGAGCGCTCGGCCAAATGCCACGCTATATCTTTGTTTTCAATTGATTTGATGAGTTGACCTCTCAGGGCCTCGCGCTTCTTGGCGGACAATTTCTTGGAATCGTTTAGACCGTCTATCTTCCAATCTTTGGGCGCCCTCACTCCGACCACAACAAGTGGGCCAGCTAAACACCCATAGCCAACTTCATCGCAGCCTACTATAATGGGTTTCTCTATCATATGATTATCCTTACATTAATGTATGAGTTTACAAAAAGTGGCTGAATTAGCAGACAAATTTGCCATTAAAATTGCCGAGTATCAGTATTCTAAAGATGCGCCTACGGACAAAAAAGCCTCTGACTTTAGTCCTGAAGAAAGGGATTTTATTAATTCTATTGCCAAGAAAGATGATAACCAAGCTCAAGATTATAATGACTTAGACGAGAAAATCTGGAATCGTGCTAAGAAAACTGTTAAAAAATATTGGAAAAAATATGATGAACCTTGGGCTGTTGTCTACGATGTTTACCGTAAAATGGGCGGTAAACCACAAAAGAAATCTAAAAAGAAATAATTACTTCGTCATTAGATAAGCGCCTATTAACATCACTACCACGCCCAAAATTTTAAGTATTGAAAATTGTTCATGTAAAATAAAGATTGATAAAATGAATGTTACGATAGGGTACAATGAAACCATCATTGTAGCTGAACCTGAAGTGCTATTACCTTTAAGACTAGTATACAATAAGATATTGGCAGTAATTGAGCATAGCGTAGCAAACACTGTCAATACAACACTATATGCTGACCACTTATAATGGAGTGGATTATTTACTCCAGTTAATCTTAATGCTACTGGAATATAGAAAAAGAATACTGATCCAACAATTACTTGCATCAATAGTGGCGGCATTCTTTCTACAGAAAGCCTATTGAGGAATGAACTTATTCCCCATAATAAGATACAAATAAAAATGAGTATGTTACTAGTATTCATAACTTCATACTATTTAACCCCCTAGTGGTCCAGCAACTAGAGTAATCTCTATGTGAGACACGTATCGCTCAACATGATCTTTACCAGAAAAGATTGGCAATTGTGGCAAGTCACATCCTACAATAAAATGTGGCCCTTTTTGTTCAATCTTGTCTGCCATGGCGCGCAATGCCTCAGCAGCTCGACGATCTACTTCACGATCGCCTAACCTGCATCTCATCTTATGGAATTCATCCCGAGGCTTCTGATTACGTTCTCGCTCTGCTTTATAGTACTTGAGCATGTTGTATAAATCTTCATCACCTATTTCTTTGGCCCAAGCCATCTTTGTATCAATCTTATCTGTCCATTGTTCTTCATGAGATTTGGGACGAGGAGCATCATCTACTTCGGGATTGTACTTAGGAAATCCCCGAGGGCCTTCCCTAAACTCACCCAGTAAACTTTCAATCTGTTCTGGGGTACGAACTTGATCTGCTTCGGCCTCAGGATCATGGCGGCGCCTATGAAACTCGTCATAAACTTTCTGCCAGAAAGTTTTATAGTATGGTAGCACATCAACATACCGAGAAGTCATGTTAACCATACAGTATAGAATAGAGTTATGGAGGCGCTGAACATCTACCTGCTGTAGAATATCATTGACCTTATCAAATTGGCGAGCGCCAAGCCATTCTGGAATAGTACAATACAATTCATCAATAGCATCAGCTCGACTAACTTGACACATATCATAAATATTCTCTAACATGTTATTATGTCTAACAGTACGAGACCAAAAAGAATTTGGCATGTCATCGGCAGCATCACGGGCGATATTAAAGGCACCACTATCATCAATACCTTTATCATGCAGATGTTTTAGAATAAGCAACAAAGCAAACATATACTCATCATTGGGATTAGCATATTGCAAATCAATCTGACGAGACGCAACTTCCTCAGCTTTTTCCAAAATCTTAATATTTTCTCTTGGATTAGCTTTGGCGTACTCGATGATTAGTTTAGTCGCCTCTAGTTCTTCTGCGATGCGTTTGGCCATTTTGCGACCAGATGCCAAACTAATATGTCGAGATTGCTCTTCTAATTGTTTTAGTAACTCATCCACAGGACTGCTCCAATACTTTCAAGACTTGCATTGGACTACAGCCATAGATACCAGAAGCCCATGCTTGGTTGGTTTCAATGATGGCCCAACCTTTACCCTTAATTCTACCAACATCTATAACACTGGGTACCGTAACGAGACCGCCCATATCATGAAACTCCATGTCATGAAGCATATCATTTACAAACTCATATGGCTCCCGCTCTTCACCCATTGGAATCATGTCCCAATACTTTGGGTCGGCTACATGGTCATAACAAATATAATTAGACCACGTCCTAACTCGTTTATCCACAAAGGTACGGTACTCTAAATCAAACTCAACTACATCTGAGACAAGAGTAGGGGTGTCCAGTGGTACTGACTCAGGCACAATAAGCTCACCAGGAGCATACACCTTGGCTGTGAAGACTTTATCATCGGCTGGTTTAATAAACTTAGTCTCTTGAATCCTCTGAGCCTCACCTAAAGTCATGAAATCGACCTTACGCTTTAAATAGTAAGGATGAATTTTAGATAGCCAGTCGAATGAGTTTTGTTTGAGTGTCCAGCCCATTTGCATAGCAATGACCTCACAGAAGGTCTGAGACCCATAGGGTACGCCCTTCACACCAGATTTAGTTAGCTCTTCATCTAAACGCCAGCCAGAAGGTGCAGGAAGAACTTCCCAACCTTTCTCGCGGGCCGCAATCTGCAATGCAAGAATTTCATTGTGCGAAGTGCCAACTCGTGGCTGTGTAATCAGAATCATTACCAAAACGCTTTCATGTGCTTTAGCTTCTTCAACATGAGAAGTCCAAACTCTTTTGTATTCATATCGTCATTCGTAAGATACGGGAAACTTTTCCGACACTCATCTAAAGTCATCTTACAAATGAACATATCATCAGCATAAAATGACCAGAAAGATTGACTAGAGAGACTACCATCATCAGCAATTACTCTAGTCAATCTTCCCATCATTTTCCCCTCACTCACTTGTCAAGCTCCGATGGCTTCAGAGAACAATAATCATAATGAGAGAAAACCATACTAGGCGTTGCCCTGCCTTGAGTTCTACCTCGAAGGTCAGTGGTGACCCCAAAGAGATTTCTCAATGGTACATTAGCTTGTACGACTCTCGCATTACCACGAGTTAAAGTATTAGTAACTTGTCCCGCTCTCGCAGAGAGGCAACCAATAACCTCACCCATGTATTGCTCAGGTGCTACTACTTCCACTGCCATGATTGGCTCCAATACGGTTGGGCCAGCCTGCATAACAGCTTCTTGAATAGCTTTAGAGCCCGCTAGTTCAAATCCAAAGGCGCAACCATCAACCGCATGAGTACTACCATCTAAAAGGGTAACCTCAATATCAACTGTTGGATTGCCAGAATAAATTCCGTTTTGAAGAGCGTTTTTGATACCCTTCTCTACAGATGGAATGAATTCTCTTGGGATTCTTCCGCCAACAACTTCGTCTTTGAAAACAAATCCCGTGCCTCTGGCACCTGGTTTAACAGAGATAACTGCATGTCCATAGACGCCTTTACCACCGTTCTGTGCTTTATGTTTGTAATCGGCCTTACCTTCTTTGGTAATGGTTTCACGATAGGAAACACGAGGTTTACCAGTTGTAACACCAACACCACGATCAGTACGTAGCTTATCGACTACAATCTCAAGATGTAACTCGCCCATTCCTTTTAGAATAGTCTGAGAGGTTTCTGGATCAGTATACGCCTTGAGACTTGGATCTTCAAGCAACATTTTTTGTAAAGCAATGGCTAGCTTGTCCAAATCAGCCGATGTCTTTGGCTCAATGGAAAGCTCAACAACTGGATCTGGGAAGTCCATTTTCTCTAAGAGAATTGGAGATTTCTCATCACACAGTGAGTCACCAGTATAGGTAGACTTAAGACCAATTGCTGCAACAATAGTGCCAGCACCCGCTTCCTCAATCTTCTCTCTATCACTTGCATGCATGAGCACCAAACGTGAGACACGTTCTTTCTCTCCTCGACTTACGTTATAAACATAAGAACCAGAGCGGAGAACGCCAGAGTAAACTCTGATAAAGGTAAGGTTACCAGTATCTTCACTAATGATCTTGAAAGCTAAAGCAGATAGCGGCTCCTCATTGATAAGCTTGCGAGTAACCTGTTCTCCCTTGCGAGGATCGGTACCAGTTACAGGTGGCAAATCAATTGGAGACGGAAGATAGGCAAGAATAGCATCAAGAAGCATCTGTACGCCCTTATTCTTTAGAGCAGAGCCACAAAGAACAGGGAAAATCGTACGAGATATAGTCCCCTTACGAAGTGCTGTATAGATTTCTTCATTAGAAATGAAATGAATTTGATCTGTAAGATATTTTTCAGCAATACTGTCATCAATATCAGATAATAACTCAATCATATATTCCCTAGCCCGACGAGCACGAGGAACAAATTCTTGTGGAATATCTGATACAGAAAACTTCTTACCTTTGGAAGTCTCATCAAAAGAGATTAGTTTCATGGCAATCAAATCGATAACGCCAGTAAACTGATCTTCTTCTCCCAAAGGAAGCTGAATAGGAATAGCTTTAATTCCTAGCTTTTCCCTGAGAGATTCAAGGGACATTTGGAAATTGGCACCGGGCTTATCCATTTTATTAATGAAACAAATGCGGGCCACATTATAACGATCGGCTTGACGCCAAACCTGTTCAGTTTGAGGCTCCACACCTTGGGAACCATCCAATACACAAACAGCACCATCTAGGACACGAAGAGACCTTTCTACCTCAACGGTAAAATCAATATGGCCTGGAGTGTCAATCAAATTGATTCGGTGTTCAGGCTGAGAATTATCCGAACCTTTCCAGTATAACGTAGTGGCTGCCGAGTTGATGGTAATACCACGAGCCCTTTCACGAGGGTCATCGTCCATTACTGTGTCGCCGTCATGAACCTCACCCATTGTGTGGATGAGCCCCGCATAGAACAGGATACGCTCTGACACCGTTGTTTTCCCGGCGTCAATATGAGCCATGATACCGATGTTGCGATACCTATCAATGCTAACGTTTTTCATAACAGTTTCCTTAATTAGTTACTGGCAGCCTCCTTTTCAATGATGGGAAGTTGCCCGAGTTGATCTTTTCTTTCAGCTCCTCATCATCAGGATGAAGTGAGAGAGCACGAGAAGCCAATGTGGCTTCATCTTCTAGGTGCTTCGGGTCAGGTAGACAGCACTCAACCGGGCATACCGCTTGGCATTGCTCGTGATCCGCCTCACCTACACATTCGGTGCATTTATCTGGGTGGATGTAGTAAGTATCTGCTCCAACATCAGAACCATCTGTGATGGCCTGATTTGGACATACTGGCTCACATGCACCACAGTTGATGCAAAGATCAGGGACAATCCAAGTTGACATAATTACTACTCCTTCCTACCACAGCTAAATGTTAGTTCTTCCAAAATGTTTTGAAGACGTGATCCCAATGGAATAAGAAAATCCCAAAGTTTTTTTGCATATCAACGTGGTGTAGATAATGCAATCGGTTCCAGTATGCAAAGATATTCCTAAGTCCTGGAATTCGGCCTAGAAAATGATTTTTAATATGGAAAGCGTCATGAATATAATTATGAGTAAATCCCATAATACCCATAACAATTAAAACAGTTAATACCAATGATAAGGGTAATATTCCTAAAATTCCTAGAATAATAGGAGTCGCTATCAGTGGCAAAGCGGCAATCGTAAAAGTAATGACAGTATTATCTTTTCCTGCATGCTTATATTTATCTGACACATAATCAGATGGTGGATACAGAATTAGATGATGCGTCATATGTTTTTGATTGAGGCGCCCAGTCCAAGGCTGATGTAGTGAACGATGCACTATATAGCCAAATAGACTAGAAACGAAAAAAGAAATTATAGCCGTAATTAAAACTGCAATCATGTTCGCAAAAAGAGGCTCAAGTGATGAGCGGCTACACTTAATTCCTTAGTTGTATCTGAATGCCCATCATTCAAATCAACTAATTCATTGATTCGTCTATCAATTGCTTGATGCAAAGAAGACAATACATCATTGATAGAATAGTCCTTAATCATTAGATATATCTTTTCATTATCCAAGATATCCATAGCTTCCTCACATAAACGCAGTTAAATTTGATAGACGATGAAGATAACGAATAAGTTCACACAGATAAAGAATAGGCATACCGTTTCCATTACTCAAATTGAGTCGTCCGCCTGGAGATTCAATCACATTATATTGAATAGGTTCGTAGCTTTTAAATCTAGGATCATCCCTAAGAGAGACACTTGAAATAGTCCCATCTTTAGTACTTTCATTTAATACTACATCTACCTTTTCAAATCTAAGAATAGAATCCATCTGATTCGGTGGCACATCGCCAATATCATATGCAAATATGACAACGTTGAAATTACCGACAGAATATTCCCAACGATCACCACGGCCTGGACATGGTTTCAATTCGCCAAGTTTATGTTTAATTACATAAATATTCTTAGCGTACTCTTCTTTATCAAATACTGAATCCATAGTAAATAAATCGGGGGCCGTTAAGCCCCCGATATGTTAAGAGTTGTTAGTTAAAATTAGAGACATGTCTTATTTGATGTGCCTCTTCATAGTCCTGAATTAATCTAATGCAGTCTTGTGCTTGACTTACGGCATCACCAAAGTAGGCATTTCCACAAATCTTTCGTAAGAAAAATTTAATCCTAGGTAAGGATTCCTTCTTGACATTACCGCTTCTAATAGCTTCTTCTACGCCGACTTCTAGTATATTCTCCACTTGATTTTGAATTTGCCAACCGAGACTATTAAAGTCTTTGCAAATACTGATGATATCTGAGATATCGAGAGGGATACTGAATTCGTCATCCTTCTCTTCTGAGGTTGATGTTTCAAGTGTGTTCAGAGATTCAAATTCGTCAAGAGTCATGATCAACTCCATATTATGAAAAGTTATAGCGTTAAAGTAATTTCAAGAAATCGAATACCTCCTATATGGACTGTAGGTTAATGTTTATATGTGATCTTATTAGAAGAAAGACCTCATTATAACATATATCAGGAACTCAATTTCTTACTAGCCTCAACTGCCTTTTCATAACTAGAATTGATTTTTTTATAAAGATCGTCCGGAGAATATCCTTCTACTGCGGTACCAGTTGAATGGTAAACTTCGGCTTTTTGATGACATTCTGGACATAAAGAAATTCCATTTTCTTTAACATAACCACCATTCGGCATCAGGTTACGATCTGTAATATGATGTGCATCCAGTTCTTCTTCTGCTTTATCTAAAGAAGACTTCATGCCACACACAGCACAACGAAACCCATCACGCTTATAGCAAGCATCACGAAAATACTTTCTAATGGCTTTTTTAGCGTTACTCATTGCAAACCTTACCAAAACATTTTAAGGCGTGCCATCCTGTCGCAATACCGCAAAATTTCGCACACCGTATGTAAATCTACATCAGCCCTATATCCTTTGCCAGTCACATGACGACGAAAATATTTTGACCATGGCTGAGTTTTAAATTGAGGGTCAGTATTTGGATCAATAGCAATATGAGGAAAACACCGTACGTTGAATTCAAATCTATAACCACCAATTTCAATAGGTGGCATTTCTAGTTCTTCTTTGGGTGGCTGTGGCCTATGATAATATAATTCGATACCCAATTTATCATAATCAATTAAATGTCCTAATACTTCTGGAAGACCTGGGGTTGGGTTTTCTTTGCTGGCATAAATGTTAATATAAAATGTATTACCAATAACCCCATGATAGGTCAAGGGACAATCCGGACCAATAGGTCCATGACCTTCAATCATCTGAAGTATTTGCTCATCTGTTGCTTTTGATAAATGCATTATGTTAGCTTGCCAAATAATTTATCAATATCCATCTTTTGAAGTTTTACAATTAGTCTATAATCATTTTGAACTTTTGGATATTCAGTTTCCATAAAAGTTTGAAACAAACTTTTCCAGACAGCCCATTTAAATTTTTGATCTATAGTAATGCCGTTCTTAGTTGACCAATTGGCAAAAAGATAAATAGGTGTCCAGCAAGAACCCAACTCTGCCCAACAAACCCATGCCGCTTCTCTTAGGGAAAGAGGTTTGTCGGAATCAAATTTACGACGTAATTTATCAATTTGAGGATAAGGAGATTTACTCATCTTTACCAAGCCCTCGCTCAGCTAACTTCTTAATCCAGCGAAAAGACATCAAAGCTCTACCTTGCATATTTAGCTCACCCATAGCATCATCGACAGATTTACAAATTTCTTCTAGAGCTTTTTTCATTTTGTCTACATCATTTGAATCAGACATTTCAGCCGTCCAAACTTTCATAAATTACATCAAAACCATATTTAGTATATAGTTTTTCTAAACGTTCACGAACTTCTGGATAACGAAGAGAATGGTTTGTTACAGCATTCCGTCCGTCTTGAATCTCATAGAAAATATCCTGAAGACAATTGCTTCCACAAATTTTTTCAAGAGAATCTAGTTCGTCTTCTAAAACTCGAAGACTTAGTTCCTCGACGCTCATCTTGCCTTCAGGCAATTCATCGAATATCTGCCCAAAACCGATATCAATGCCTTGGGCTTGCGCCTCCTTGGCCTTTTGAATAAATTCTGAGGGCGATAGATCAAACTTCGGAGCAGGGGTGTCAACGAACTGCTCTCTGGTGGCCGTTTTGGATGCAGCAAAATGAACTAGCACTTGCTTGCCGGCAACCATATCAGGAATATTGTGAAGCGTTTCATGACACATGAAGTTTACATAAACAACATAGCGGCCATACGGGTCAACACCAATATCATAAAACCAATCTTTGCCCTTACAAAGATTGCTTAAAAAATCCATGCCCTCATTAAAATCCATAATTAATGTCCTTTGCAATTACAAGGAAGATAGTCAGTACGATGAACAACAATTTTTCCAGAGTCAGTTACCCAATATTTATGAATTTCATTTCCATGTCGCTCGATAATTTGGCGCATAATAATTGCGCCCTTTTGCCGAAGACTATAAATATCACCAATAGTTGGATTGTCAATAATACGCCACTCTTCTTTGTTAGTTTTTTGATTCCATTCCAAAATAGCTGCGCTTCTTTTCATAGCCTTATAAAGGCTAAAGCCCCGACTCCTTTTCAGAAGCCAGGGCTTTGTTGTTTGGCAGGGGCAGTAGGAATCGAACCCACATAGGCCGTTTTGGAGGCGGCGGTCTTACCATTAGACGATACCCCTATTTAACAATAGATATGTATTGCGGCGATAAGAATTATCAAACCAATCACTTGCAGAAAAGTATAGATTTGATCTTTTCTCATCTGGCGGAAGATAGAAGAATCGAACTCCACCCGAATGAACGGGCGATCTGCTTTCGAGGCAGCCTCAGTCCCAGACTGATTTATCTTCCATGGTTATTATTCAGACTTCGTTCTCGCATTGTATAGCCAAGTCGGGGAACAACCTAACCTAGTGGCGGAAGGTACAGGATTCGAACCTGTGGGACCCTTTCGAGCCCTTCAGTTTAGCAAACTGACGTAATCGGCCTCTCTACCAACCTTCCGTAGTTACGTATTATTATATCTCATTATTGACAAGTTCATCGGTCAATGATTGCAATAATTCGAAATTCTCCACTTTATCTTTATATTCTGAAGGAATACCCTCTAGTCCATATAAAGTTCCAGCCATCGCGCCAGCAATTGCCGCAGTAGTATCAGTATCTCCACCTGCCTTAACAGCTAACACTACAGTATCTCTGTAGTTATCGCCCGCTCCTAAACAATAAAAAGCGGCGCCTACTGTCTCTGGAACATAGCCATTGACGCCGATCTCGGCAAGGGCCTCGAAATTATTAGTTCCATTTTCTAGGTGCTTTAGGGCTAATAGTAATTTATCTTTTACAATAGAATCTGAAACAATATCTGCAACTGTTCTAACTACTTCAATTCTATCATCTAATCCATTAGCAATTAATGCTGTTCCTAATGCAACCGCCACAGAACCCATCTTGGGTTCAAAAGAATTGTGGGTAATTGAGGCATCTGCCATTGCAACTTCAATCAATTTTTCTGGATCTTTACGAAACCATAAACCAATTGGAGATGCTCTCATAGCGGTTCCATTGCCACCAGTAGGCTTTCCATCTTCTTGATGAGTCACCCCAGCCTCTTCAACTGTAGCGCCCATTTTAAGTCTTGTTAAAGCTCGTTGTGTGGTACCACCAATACCTCTGGTATTGCCAGACTCCATCCAGGCTAAATATTGAGCAGCAACATGCTCCTTATCAAAACCTTGTTTCTCAAGCAAAGAGCCAGCCAAAGCTAAACTCATAAGAGTATCATCAGTATACTGGCCAGCTTCTCCAACCCAAAACGTTCCGCCTGCTTTGAATTGTCCATCCCATTCTTGTAGTCCCTTCTTTGAGACGTGCCACATTTCAAAGGGATTACCTAAAGCATCACCAACGGCACAGCCAACCAATGTTGCAATTTTTACTGATGCCATCTATTCTCATCCTTAGCTAGCTCATTCACTATCATTGCTGGTAACGAATGGCCACATATGTGTAATTGAAGTTGTTCGTTATGACGATTGATAACTGCTTGTACTTGATCTAAAGATACATAGTAATCGTGACTACGTAGTACCCCTAAAATAGCAGAAGCTGCATCAGTAGTATGATATGCAGCTTTATGAAGCTCATGATGAAGTGGCGTCCAGGTCGCTGGATTTTCCATTGTCTTACCTAAATTAAAATTCTCGACTTAATCTATACTGTTCTTCCTTTAGATCCTCGACCTTATCTTCACATAAGGTGCGCTCACTGACATCCATGGTTTCTTCAACCATTTGCATTTGAGAGGCCAAAGCTAATAAAGACTTGACTTTCAAAAGTCTCTTCTTCTTTTGCTCTAGGTCTGGATTTATTGGTAATTCAAATTCAAAATCTTGTAAACATAAATAACACATTAATTATTACCCTTTGGCGGAAACTGAGGGATTCGAACCCCCGGACCCCTTTCAGGATCTCTAGTTTTCAAGACTAGCGCCTTAAACCGCTCGGCCAAGTTTCCATATTATATTTGGCGGAAGAGGAGGGATTCGAACCCTCGGACCCCTTGCGAGATCACTACCTTTCCAGGGTAGCCGTTTCAGCCACTCACGCACCCTTCCGTATTAGGTGTGGAGTCGCAGGCAAGAGTCGAACTTGCTAATGGCTGTTTTGCAGACAGCTCCCTTATCCGATTGGGTACTGCGACTTAATATCGGCGTATCATATATACCCGATTATTCGTATGTTTAATTAATTTTGAATTCGTCTGAATTATCTGTTTCTTCTGGATTTTTCATGGCGGCGGCTGCTTGCTCTAAAAGACTAATGGTGCTCTCATCAGACATATTAGATACAGTTGAAACTTCTTTCTCCTTTAAATCAATTAAAACAAATGCACAACGCATTTCGTCTGGGAGAATTTTGTCCAAAGCTTCGGTGATTTTTGCCGAGATATCTTTTAGTTTATCCATGTGTCACTTGCATCTTTCTTTTAGTTTTTTATCGGCTAAACTAAAATTTGTATATTTTTTATCCTTAGTTACTTCTTTAATAACTTTTAAGAAGGGAGGTAATTCAACGGTATCATCTTTATCGTTTAGCTCAATCTCCAATATAGCCAGCCCCTTGAGATGCCCTTTGAATAAGTCAAGCTCAAAAATTTGATCGTGCCATTTGAAGACGAATCTGGTTTTTTCAACAGCGCATTTATCAGGGTTTGCTCTCTTGAGTGCGCTGTTATACTCCTTCTCACTAATTTCAGATTCGGTTTCCTCATGCACTCCAGTATCGCCCGTTGGTTTCTTTTGATTGTGGTGGTATACAGTTTCAGTTTCACCAGTTAATCCCTCCACCGTTTTCCTAACACGACCAGCTTGCTCCCCTGGCTCCGGCTTTAAATATGTTTGCGAGATGCGTTTAACATCTACTATACCGTCAAAAAGCTCAGCGAGTGCTGACCAGTCTGTCGGAAATTTGACCAAGAATTTACGTTCAATCTCTAGTTTAGTTCCCATTTACTTTACTTATCTACTTAGTAATAGGATTGGGGACGGTTGCATCATGAATTTTTAACCCCAACCTCGTGAAACCTAACCATGATAAAATCTGCATCAAGGGGTGCCCAATTAAATTATGAACAGCCCAAGCCCCGCGTTTATATTTGACATTTTCGCCCTCTAATGCTTCTGGGCACAGCCGCATTAGTATATTGAAAGCTTCAGGACCTTCTACAACTTGGCCCACTTGGCCTTCACAATAGACCCTAATGTATCCCAATTTGGCAAAATTGGAGTAGTCTATCCACTCAATAGAGTCTGCGTTGACTACCTTGCCTTTATAGTGAACAAACATTAGACTACCGTTATTTTTGTCCTATCTACTCCGTCAGTGGACTTAGTTAGGTCGAAATTCTCTTCGATAAACTTAATTACTCTTTCGGGGTCGATGTTTCGATTGAAGACAATGTTGGGGCCATGATTGTCTAAATAGACACATTTGATACCTTCTGCTTCTTCTCGAAGACCATTGCTTGTATTTTTGCCACACTCATGGCTACCACATTCGTAGGGTGCCTGGTCTCTGATAGAAAGCTTCGCTCCTGGTTTAGGGGGACAATGGAAATGAACAATACAATCCATGCCAGGATGCTCTCGAAAGACGATACGTTGTGATTGTCCTCCTACAGAGGGCTTCCCTCCCTGACTCCAAACCTCATTGTCGCCATTAGCATGAACCAGCGCTAACTCTTCTAGCTGATTGAAATTAGTCTTACGCATAGAAGTAAGGAACCTATTGTCATCAACCTTGACAGCGAAATGACCAACCGTTGAACCTTGGAATGGCTTGTATGCTCCAGCTTGAATACAATGATTCACTACTCTTCGTAAAGAGGCTGGAACCATATCATGGCCCCAGGGAACGCCTCTACCAGTCACTACTTTAGAGCGGGTAAAAGTTCCTCTAGAGCGAGAGATAGTCATCTCTGCTAACATATCCAAAGCTATGTCTCGATTAGTAGTAACACAATGACGAGCTTGTTCCGGAGTGATAATCATGTTTACTCTAGTCTTGGTATCGTTAGCCAAAACTAGGTTACAGGAGTTAGTCTTGAGTAAGTGCAGGCCGGTTAAAAACTGCTCGTCTTCAGTTGCTCCACAAGTTGTCTTAAACGCAACTAAGAAAATATCCTTACGTTCTTTACGAATTTTACTAATAATTTTTTCGGAAGGCCACAATAACATTGACTTCTCACCCTCAGAAGTCTTTAGGCGCTCTTCGTATTTACCACTCTTAGTAGTAATATCATCGGACCATTCGTAGCCAACTATACCTGAAGTTGTAATAGATCCTTCAAAATCTACCAAAGCTGGATTAAAAATAATAGCCTTAGTATTTGGATCTGCGATCAACTCATCAACCAATTTAGAAATATCTGCGTTGGTTTCTAGATTGGATTCTCGTGCAAGGTTGTCTGATCCTGCCATTTTGGTTAGATACATCACAACATCTTCTGATTGATCAGAAGGCCAGTAACCATACTCTCGCATTTGAGCTTCGGCTCCGACAATATTTAATTTATCACGAAACAAACGATTCAATTTTCTAGCAGTGGTCCCATATGCTGGAGCGCACAATGCCAGATGATTACGAACATGAGAAACCGTGCCACCTCCAATGATTACAAAGTTCTTCAAGTTCAACATATCTTCCTCTTATCTAAATGGATTAGTTCGACATGACCAACATAATAACGTACCATCGGACTGATTGGGCTCAGCATATTTGTAAAATGATTGGCACTTACGACAAAACATACCATCTGGGTATGTTTTCTTTTTCAAATTAAGATAATAAAGTTCCAGCCTATCTAGCAAAGACGTTAGATCAATGTTAGCTTCGGTGTTCTTGATAAGCCAAGAAAAGAATGCACTTGTCTCATCTACGCCCTGATCGCCAGGAGTAGCGGATGCAATCTGAAAGTTGGTATCATGCTCTTGCGCCCAACTCTTAAGTATTTGAGCAAGAACACCTCGCTCTTTACTCATTAGTTAGCTGGATCGACGACTGAATCAGTTACAGTAACTGTATCAACTTTCTTTTGGCGCTTGCTAGCTTTAACAACCTTAGCTGGCTTGGTGCCCTTGATAATGCCACCGTTCTTTCCACGTGTTACATAGGATAGGCTGTTATCATGTGCATAGTGATTAACAAACCCAAGAACATCCTTTGGATCCTTGGCTAAAGCTAACCCAACTACCTTAGCAAGCTCTTTAATCTGAATGCGTTCGCCATCCTGCATTGCTTCGATAGCATGCTCGGCGGCCTCATAAACTTCCTTAGAAAAAGCGGTCATACGCTCGACGTCTTTTGAACTCATTGTAATTCTCCACAATTTGAGGACATACCTCGTGTATATTCATAACTATATACACGATTCCAATAGTGTCAACGAAATCAAAAGAAAAACAATTTGAATATCGAGATTAAATTATACAATTCTTTTACGTCCAACCGGGCTCATTCCCAATAATTTTTCCAATCGTTTTTAAATTCTTTCTTTAGGCGCTCTAAATAGTCAGTCGTCTTAATCTTGGCCATGTAAACTTGCCCGGCAAACATACCTTTGACAACCACGCCCTCGTTTACTTTGAACTTGTTTTTCCTAACATCTACAAATAATTGTCCTGAAAACTTTCCACTAAAAACAATTTGTGGAATATAATATCCCGGAATATCATCAAACTGTCCAAAATCAATCACAAACTGATCTGGTGGAGTTATTCCTTTATCAGTCATTACATCAAATAATACTAATCTTTTGGGGTCGCCTTTTTGGTGAGAACCAGCAAAAGATTTATCTCCAAGGAACTCTGTAAATAGAATTACGTCACCCGTGGATTCTGATATTGGACCATATTTATGTTTAAGTGGATACTCAGCGAGATGCTCATACGATTTTCTAAACAAGGAAATTGCTTCCTCCAGTCCGGGATGTGCTTGGTTGAAAGAAGCAATTCCTTGTTCATCTAGATTAAATCTATCTCGGCGAGTACCAAAAGCATGCCAGCCTTTTTCCCTATTCCAAACCCAATGCAAATTAGTTCCATCCAATTTTTCAAAAGCAATACATTGCTTGAGTGGACAGTCTAAAGTATCAGGAATTTTAGGATAGGCTAGCTTAATTTTCATGATCCGGTACGAACGTAATCGACAGTCAGAACTACTTCAATGATAGCACGGCCAGCATTTAGTTCAATGGCTTCATCACCATAATCAGCCGAAGCTGATGCCGCTAGCACAGAGTTTGAATAGCTACGACCCTTAGCAAATCCACCATGGTCATGGCCACTATAATTAACCTGCCAGCTATCAACAGAGAATTTAGTTTCATCAAACCCAAGAACCTTGCACTGATTAGCAAACAAAACTTGAGCTACCTTCCAAGCATCTTCCAATGCTTGTTGCTTAAATTGCGCTTCGGACCTGACAGAATAAGCAGGAGAATTAATTGAAAGTTCATTCACTTCCAATTCAGAAAGTAGATCGTATGCTTCACTAACCATTTCTAGTGTAGGAGTTTGGAACGTTACAGAGTAAGTTGCCTTCTGTCCTTCCATTCTGTTTTGGCCGGACGAACGGTCATAAACATAATTTGGTTGCACTGTAATATTAGTGCGATAGTTGTTGGTTAAAAACTCCAACCCACGTTTCTTGAGATCATCAAGGGCCGCTGTAATCTTAGCTGCACCTTTCTTTAGCTTCAGCTTTGCGTCTTTGGCTTTAGGAGCAAACTCATTAAATGAGAGTGCAAATGTAGCCGTATCAAAATCTGTTACAACGCAACCTTTTGCGCTAACGGTGGTAACTTTATCTGCCATTGTTTTTCCTTTTATAATGTTCTACGAAGAGCTGCTAACTCTTCTTTTGAAAGTTTTTTCTTAGCTTCTTCTACGAGTTTTTCGTCTTGAGCTTTTTTATTAGCCGTCTTTTGCTTTTTCTTTGCAAGACGCTCCTCTTCTCGTCTCTCATATTCGGCTTTACCTTTTATAATTTCTTCCTCAAAGGAATCATCATAAAGCCAACGAGTGGGAATTTCTGATTGCCAACTATATTCATCGCCGTCTTTATCGATAAATACCATATCATTATCTGGGTAATTTTTAGTTTCAACGTAAAAACTCCAGATAGAATCTGTATTCATAAATCGATGAAGATCGCCCACCTCACCTTCAGCCGCCCCATCAAAATACCAATATTCTAACTTAGCTCCATAAATAGAAAACCAAGTATTGAGAATATAATCAATACGATCTAAAATTTGATCTTCTAGTTTTTTATATTCATGGCGGGCGGCTTCCCATTGTGATACCACTTTGGGAGCTATGGCAATAACTTTCTTTTTCTGCATAATAATTCCTTAAAAGAACTTAAAAGAAGTAGCCCTATAAGCGGAGTTCTGTCTATAAATCGAGACAATCATTAATCTTGGCCGACAATTACTTGACGGCTCCAGCACTAACCCGAGAGTATTGACCGGACAAGTCACTCTCTGTTTAGCTTGCTACATCTGGGGTTTGCCTTGCCATATTTGTCGCCAAACATGCGGTAAGCTCTTACCTCACCATTTCACCCTTACCCTTGCGGGCGGTTTATTTTCTGTTGCACTTTCCGTCGTATTACTACGCCTGGCCGTTAGCCAGCAGACTGTCCTATGTAGCTCCGACTTTCCTCTCCTTGCAGAGCGATTGTCTAGACTACTTCTTTTAAGTATCGCCTGAAGTGGTGATTTACTACGTTCTTCAGATAAGAGTTGAAATGAGCTGGATATGGCATTTGATCTATTCTGGAAAACAGATCATTTTTCAAAAGCACCATAACCCGTGCCCTTATACCTCTTTCTTTGATGGCAGAGATGGCCTTGAAATGCAAAATAGTACCGCTAATGAATGATAGAACTCGATGTTTTTCCTGAACAGGAATCACATTTTTGTTCATCATATCAACTAATACATGACATGCTGGAGACCCTCCAAATGTGCCAGGATCTAATTGCATATCTCGTGACCAAGGTAAGCTCATAACTTTCACCCATCAATGTATTCTTAATAAATAGCGCGTCAAGGCGCCCTAATCTGTAAAAATAGAATGACCTACACTTTTTACGGTGTAGGTCATTTGAATCAATTACCTACTGAATTAGTCAGTGGCAATTACACTGATCGCAATCCCCAACCTTATCACCATGCTTGAGGTGAGCCGGGACTGCTGCATTACCAACACAGAGCTGCACTTTCTTGCCATGTGGACCAGCGCGGTGACAAATCAAAGTTTTACCTGGACGGCAAACCTTATCATCATCATGATCTCCATCACAGACACAGACGCCATCTCGGCAAACTCTGCTTTCTGGACAGACTACACCAGCACATGGATCAGTTACTACACAAGTACCGCCACGACACTCAGATCCTGGAGGACAAGTTACGCCAGCACAGGGATCATTTGGAACACAAGTGCCATTTTGGCAAGTAGAATTTTCTGGACAGGTGACACCGGCACAAGGGTCATTTGGTACGCACAGACCATTGACACAAGTTCCGCCATCACAAACTACCCCCGCACAAGGGTCAGAAATGACACACTGACCATTGACGCAAGTACCTGCCTCACATACCACACCAGCACATGGGTCTGGAGTTACACAAGTTCCATTTTGGCAGGTAGCTCCTTCTGGACAGGTAACACCAGCACAAGGATCATTTGGAACACAGGCCCCATCTTTGCAAGACGATCCTTCTGGACAGATAACACCGGCACATGGATCAACAACGGCACAACCACCATTCTGGCAAACTTCACCAGGTGGACAGATTACACCTTCACAAGGATCGACTACAGTACAAACTCCATCTCGACAGGCTTGTCCAAGTGGACAATTCTGATCGACACACCCTTCTGCAGGAGGTGGCTCAAGGAGAGTTGGAGGACTACCAGCATCGCTGTTACCAACTGCTTCTTGGAACTCAACTACTTGAGAACCACATCCTACTGCAATCGCTGCCAATAACAGCGAGCAAATACAAACTAGTTTCTTCATTTTTACTTACTCTCTTTCACCACTACAAATGATACGTCGAATTCGACTCTGCGGTTCTGGATACGTCCAGCCTCAGTTTTGTTATCGGCGACTGGTACTCTGGAACCAAACCCAGTAGCAGTCAAGCGGCTTCCATCAACACCATTGGCAATGAGGAAATTGCGCACCGAATCAGCTCTACGCTGAGACAATTTGTTATTGTGCTCAACCTGACCTTCAGAAGAAGCATGACCTTCAATCTTAACATTGTAAGATTTATCGGCCAAAAGTGATTTGACAACATCTTTTAACACAGTTTGTTGTGCCTCATCAAGCACTGCAGAATCCCAAGCAAACTGGATGCGTGGCTTGAACTTAACAACAGTTTCCTCAACAACTGGAGGTGGTTCGGGCTTCTTTGGCTCTTCCACAACTGGAGGCGGGACTGGCTTAGGCGCAGGAGGTGGTGGCTCTACTTTCTTTTTAGCAGGCGCCCCAATTTCAAAGCTCAAACCAAGAATCAAAGTTTTAGCACTGTTGGTGTTAACCAAGCGTTTACCATCTTCTTGATTAACAAGATCATAGCGAGCAAATGGGCCAACCCATAACCAACGTGAGTCACTAGTAGGAACCTGAACACCGGCAGCAACAGAGGCGCCTAAACGATCAAGACCATCAGTACGAACATAACCTAAATCAGCATCAACCCAAGGGGATGCTGCGGAGAAACCACGACCAGTATTGGTTTCATCATGTGGACGCTTAACACGTGCAAAAGCACCCAATCGAGTAGCAGTACCAGCATCAACACCAGAAACATTGGATGGAAGACCAATCCACTGTAAACTTGGACCAACTCCTAAATAGTGGAATAGGGTGACCTCTGGCTTTACCGCAACAGCCCCACCTACTCCAAAGCGTTGAGCCTGAGGATCAGTGAGCGGAATGGCTACGCCAGGTTCCGCTCTCAAAGTTACCTCTTGGGCTTGAGCTATAGAAGGTAGTGCTAATAAACCAATGCTCGCCAGTGCGACGCTAAATAGCTTTAAGACTTTCTTCATTATTTTCCTCTTTATGTAACGGCTATACTATCGCGTATAAACCAACGCCTATAATATGTCGCCTTGCATCAAAAGTCAAATATAAGAAATTATTCTTCCCACACGTCACAAATAAAATCAATTAACGCATCACTATCGATAATTGAAGAAAAAGCTTTTACATACTTTTTCTTGTAATATTCTGAATCAATAACTGGCTGCGTATCAAATTTATCAATTAATTTAAGTTGCAATTTTCGACTATACTTACCGGCACAATTTCTAGAACAAAAAGGTCCGGCCTTATTTTTACGAGCCTTATCTCTTACTAGACGTGGACTACGTTCGAAATCTTTTTTACACCAAGGACAGGTAAATTGAACTAATTTTACACGTCTAGTATCTTCAGTAGAATGATCCTTACGTGGCATTATTCTAAGATTATCTAAATCGTTATTATCAAAATTACTATCAATATGGTCTACAGTTTCCAAATCTGGATCTAACTTGCGACCTAATTGTAATTCTAATAACCATTTAGGATAGGAAATAGTTCGCCTTGTACCGTCATCTTCAACGACGATAACAATTTGACGACCATCTTTTCTTTTATATGGACCATGTACCTTCACATAGGAAATGTGAAATTAGTAGTAATATCCATATAGATTAGTTTTTGCGGGCTTTGGATAACCGGGCGATTTCTGAAGAATCTTAGTTTGATAATATTCTGGAAGAGAATTCCAGAATTGTAAATCTTTATCATTCAACTTACGATCCTGGCGCAGGCTTGGCACACTAGCTCGAATCCATTTTGCTTGATGATCTACAATAATCATCCTGCCATCCTCACCAATAACTGCCCGCCCCATAGAATCTTTCTTATAAATTGGCTCATAAGTTAGATAAAGGAATTGCGGGCCGGGGTCAGCATAATAGCTACCACGATGCCATTCAGTAGCCCAAATGTGGCTATATCCACCCCTCTTCTTAGACTTAGTGGTGGGGACAAACCAGAAAAGCTTGTTGCCCACTTTACCAACAATACGGCCGTTTAACCAATTGGAAATACGATTAGTATCAAAAGCAGGAACTTTTTCTCGATAACGACGCCTACCAAGATAGCGTTTCTTGCGTAGGATACCATCATCATCTACATAGAAATCATGTTCAAAATAGGACGCAGTAGGATCATCTGGTACACTAGACCAACGGTATGGTGGTCGAGGTGTAATTTCTACTGAACTTAGTAAATGATCAAAAACAATATGACGACCAGCAGTAGTACGAGTGTCAAAAGATTTTCTGACGTCTGCATAAACTTCATCCCAAGGACGACCAACTTGACTATTAAGCCATCGATACATTGGACTCAGTTTATCTTTAAAGCCCTTGTAAACATGTTGAAGGGGCTCGATGTCATACTCATCATAGTTGTCAGGATCAAGGCGCACTTCTTGCATGTAATTGCGTTCTTCAGCGCGACTTTCGGCATGGGAATTACGACGATCCCATTTGTTGCCAGTATAACGTCCGCCCTCAATAACGGTGCGGGAAAGATTTTTCTTAGACATTGCATTCTCCGAAGAGACAAATTAGGAGAAAACCAAAATGGTTTTGACCTTGTTAATTAGTTTTTCTCGATTGGTTTTCGAGAAAACAAAAAGTCTTTTATCGTAAACAAATGGCTTAGGAGCCGGCTGTGTTTTGTCTGGCGGAATTACTTCATAGTCGCCATTCAATTGTAAAATATTAATCTCTGTTCTATTCTCAGATTGAATAATATAATACTGTTTATGTCCATCATTTACTCTTACGTATTCATGAGTAATGCGGATGGGGAAATTGTCATTATCAATTACAACACTATAGTGCTGTTTGCTAAATGCACAATGGAATTTTGTTACACCATCAATCTGACCGCCACATACAGGGCACTTCATAGAATTTAAAAGTGCTTTCAGTACGGGATCCATATGACAACTTAATATCTGTTATACTTCATAGTCTTTTGCCCACCTAATGGCAGACTTGGGACCAAACTTTTTAAGAGGATCAACTCTAAGAGACATAGCATTTACATTATGTAAACCCTCAATGTCTACTTTATAGTATTTGTTTAGCTGTTCACAATAAACTAAGAAACAATCAATTTGACCCTTATAATCTTTACGTTCTTTTCCGCCAGCTTTGCTGCTAGTAGAAAAAGAAATGACACCCTTTTTGTAGGTGCCAGTTTTACATTGTGCTTTAAGAAGTTTACCATCTACATCAATAATCATATCATAGCGCTGGTTATTACCCCACGGCAATGATACTGAAACGCCTTTTTGGATGAAATGATTTAGGATGGCGGCTTCTGTTTTCTCGCCAACTTCTTTAGGGTTCATGATTGTTTTGGTTGCAGATGAGGGAATCGAACCACACGACCTCCAGGGTATCCTTATAGGGCATCAGCCCCATTGTGAACCTGGCGAGCTACCGCTGCTCCAATCTGCTATATTTAGCAACAACTAAAGGTGCCAAGAAGAGTTCCTTATCGGTTTTTCAGACCGACTTGAACATTTCCCCGTGTTAGTAACATAAAAAATAAAAGTTTATTTGCCCTCTCGGGCTGGCGGGGAAAATAGTTGCGAGCTATGTAATCCTAGCTGGCATTTGTTGCTGGTTCTCCGCTGAGGATTCGAACCTCGATTTGATCGTTCAGAGCGACCCGTCCTACCATTAGACGATCGGAGAATACTGGCTGGAGCACTAGGATTCGAACCTAGATAAACGGGGTCAGAGTCCGTTGTCCTGCCGTTAGACGATGCTCCAGTATACTTAACTGACCTGGCTCAGGGCTCAGGATTCGAACCTGTATCTGCGGAGTCAAAGGCCGCGGTCCTACCATTAGACGATCCCTGAATGAGTATCTATGATACTTGAATATTCATAGAAACTTTAGCTTTGACGAAGTTGCGTTTGCTCTTCGCAAGCACATTTATATCGCGGTTCCCCGCAACCTACACACCAAAAATTATTTTTCTTTTCGGCGTCTTTGAGTAATTCTTTCACATCATTTCTCATCTGACAATTAACAATGTAATCATTTATTGCAATGCGACGATCCAATGATTGCTCGCGATGCTGATTCATCAAGAAAACTGATCCAATACAGCAACCTTCAGTGAGAAGTAAGATTTGTAATACCTCGAAAGGTAAATGCTGTGGGAAGAAGTGATGTCCACTAAACCAGCCAACCACAAAAACTAGTTGGCCTATGATGAATGCCCAAGTTCTAATGACCTTGGCCATCTGGATTGATAAACGTTGGGAAAACGTTTCTTTCTTATTAGTCTCTAATGCCTTTACTACTTTTACCGCTCATGATGAGCCCTCCCTTCTCCAAGAGGTGAATTGTAACGCCAGTTTAACTAGCGATCCATGCGGATAAGTCTATACAATCAGTTGCGTAGTTTATATCAACAATTCGAAAATTAGAATGGAAAAGAGAGTTGTTTTGCCTTTTCATCGGCAATAACCTTAGCACATTGCTCTATACTGTGCCATTGGCCAGCCCCATAGTTTAGGCCGCACTTCTCACAAACACGACGATCTTTTTCACAAGCTTTACACCAGGACTCACAATAGTAGCCCCACATGTCTATCTCGTGTTTTGACCAATCAATCTTACTCATTAATTTGGTATCCCGCCAAGGAATTGCACCTTGTTCTCTGTCCGTGCCAACCTATGTTCAGCCGCGATAAGACAGCCAGCAGAGATTATATCGAATTGCGGGATATATGGTGGAGCCTGCGGGGGTCGAACCCGCGACCTTCACACTGCCAGCGTGACGCTCTCCCAATTGAGCTAAGGCCCCATTACCGGACAGTTTCCGTATCCAAGTCATGTCCAGGACTTGTAGCGAGTTGTACATCGCCAAACTTTTACTCAATCTGACACCGGATAACATAATGAAACATTCGCGAATTGTGTTTCGTATCCGGCCAGTGAGTTATGGTGGAGCTGAGGGGATTCAAACCCCTGACCTTCTCGGTGCAAACGAGACGCTCTCCCAACTGAGCTACAGCCCCATAACGCTTACTATTATAACACTTTATTACCAGACGTCAAGCCTGTCAAATTTTTTTAATTAGATAGAAGGCGCCCAATCAAGTCCACCTTCTATTAAGGTATTAGAACTTGCTCTTAACTAATTCGACAAGCTTTCCGCCCTTTTCATAGGCGAGGTTTGCGAATAAACAAGCTACCATAACAAAAGTCAAAGTAGAAAGCATATTGTTTCTCCATTTAAAAAGTTGGACTTACAACTTACTTATTATATATCACTTTATTAGCTTCTCTACTTCTGGAGTACAAGGTACATTAGTATATACATCGCCTCCACCACCTTGAGCAGACATGCCTATGTTATTGTAAACAAAGCATAATCCAGTGCGATTATCTTTAACATAACGAATTCCTTGCGCACTCTCTTGTGGAGTTGGATTCCATTGCTTACGAGTCTCTTCATCACAAGCAAACAAAACTAAACATAATAAAAGAATCTTTTTCATTTGTTAATTCTCTTTACTAATTCCCCAATCACCTCAAAAAGAAATTTAGTTTCTTCAAGATGATGTTCACGAAGCTTTTTATATTCTTTGGCCCAACCATGAGAATCGTTTGTTCCCCAAGTAGGTTCATCATATCCATGAACAGCCGCCCACTTCTTGGGTTTATCTACTCCTTCACGAAGTAGGATATCCACCCTCTCTTCAATGGTCAATGATTTTTTTCATGTGTGAACCTGACAAAAAGCATGTCGTATGGTTCCACTAAACCCTACGAAAACAAAACCTTTGAGAATGTCGCCATCATCTACTGCTGAGTTAGTAAAAACAAATTCGATGAGCTGATCGCCTTTCTTTCGAACTTCTAGATATTCTAATTTCCAATGCTCGGGCTTTGAAGCTTCATCTCTGAAAAATTTCGCTACCCCTTCTGGATCTTCAATCATTTTACTATAGTCTCCATAAGGAGCAACACTATAGCAATCTTCTGCTACCTCTTCGGCTCTTTGCCTTAATGAATCGCAAAGCGCATATGACATTTCTTGAAGTCCAATGCCAAGCTTTTCTTTAAGTTTAGCATCAATGTCTTCAGGAGTTTTTACATCCTCACCGACAAGGTCTTTGAAAGTTTCAACCATATTATTGTCCTTTGCGAATATCCTCTAAAACTCTTTTTAAATCTTCTTCATCAGGAGCGGCATGAATAACTGGAACATCCAGTCTTGCCAACATCTTAAGCACACCGTCATCAACTGACAAGGCTTCCTGCTCAGATTGATAGCGCCCTTCGGCTTGATAAGGACGCAAGCGTTTTAAATAAACATGAACATGATTATGTCCATCATCTTTAGCTTGTTGATAAAAGGCAGTAGCAGCTTTCTCAATTCCTTGGGCAAATACTTTGCTACAATAAAGATCAGCATAGTAGGCTGTCATATACACCGGAGCATCAGTAACAATGTATTTGACTTTACCAAAAAGCATACTTTCATGTCTTACTTGTTTACCTAGAAAATATAGTTCATCATACACTCCGAATGGTCGGTTTTCCCATGCCCAATTCTTAACGTATTCACGAACTAATTCAACGTTTTCTTGTTGACATTTTAACAGATAATACAAATATGAGGCTGAGGTGGATTTTCCTGCACCAGGTCCACCATACAAATTGATAATAGTAGTCTTCATCTCAATCCTTAGATAATAAAGAATTCTTAGTATGAACTCCAGTTACTAAATGCTTAACGGTAGGAAAAATATTTGAGAGAGATTTTTTGGTAGGATAAGATACGAAACCTTGTGCCGGTATCTTTCTTCCCGCCATCATCACCCAATCTCTGGCGGATTCTCTATCCCAGCCATGTGATTGCCATTGTAATCCACGACCATGATCTGCTGTAACTATAAATGTAAAATCTTGACCATCTTCGCCAGATTTCACCATCTCCACAACCATACCTATAAACTTATCAGCCTGTTGTAAAGATTCTAAATATTTATCATAGTCTCCATAATGAGCCCACTCATCAGTATCCCCCAGAGAAACCCAAAAGAAATCTGGGCTATAATACTGTAAATAATCTATAGCAGCTTTCTCTGTGAGATCGTCTGGTCTATAAATTGGATCTCCCCATACTTCTGGAAAAGTTTGATTATCATCTAGTTCGGCTTGTTTCCAGCCAGTAGAACGAAAATTACGGCCACAGTTAACTACAAACTTATCTGTATTTTTACCAACTGTTTTTCTAATAGTATCCCAAGAAGCAAAAATTGCTGACTTGTCAAATAAGTCAGCGATAGTATTTTCTTGCAGACGGGGCTCACAATCATTATCTTGACAATCAGAAGATGGATGCCCTCTCATAATTTCAAGATACCCCGGCAAAGAAATATGGTTCGGACCAGTAGCTACAAATGTTGAATCCTTACCAACCACCATGCCCCTATCAACAAACTGATAATAAATATTGGGAAGTAAGTCGCGGGCTGATATCTTTTTTCCATGATAGAGAAGAGGATCAGTTCCGTTGAAAATCTCTTGCCATCTTACACCATCCAAAGTAATTAGAACCACTTTAGATTTTTCTATTCTAGAAGGAATAGGTTGCTGTATTGTTGGAGATATATTTGAATTAATACAAGCTAATTCATGAAATGGAATAAATATTATTAAGACAATAAGTAAAATGAGGTTCATTATAATTCTCATATTACTATTACTAATTATGCTTGGTAGGGCCACTCTGGAATCGAACCGAGACCGATGGATTAAAAGTCCACTATGCTACCACTAACACTATGACCCCATAATATATGTAAAATACTCTAATTCCTTTGCAGTTTTTCTGCGATGACAATTAGCACATCGTACTTCACATTTCTCTATTTCTAATTTAATCTTCTCTAAAGAATTTCCTCTATGTACCATCTGAGAAATATTGCGATATTTCTCGCCTCTAACATGATCAAAATCCAGAACAACAGGATCTCGTTCTCCGCAATCTATACAAGAATGTTCCTTTAAAAATGAAAGAACAAACTCTTTTGATTTTTGTATATGATCTATCTTTCTAGAATAGACTACACTTTTATGATGTGATTGATTGTCGCGATAATATTTTCTAGATTTTTCTTTGCCGCATTGACGACAAAATACTTGTTTACCATCAGGACTACGAGCCCTATTATTAAACAAGTGAATATGCTTATCTTCACCACAAATACTACAAACTTTGAAACTTTGATCTGGCATGACTTTTAATATATCATGCATGTGGTAGGTTCACAGGGAATCGAACCCTGATGGACGGTTTAAAAGACCGCTATTCTGCCATTGAATTATAAACCCATTACTTCTTTTTCTTTACCTTCTTAGTCTTTTTCTTTTCTAACTTTTTGAGATGTTCCACTACTGTATCGATTAATCTTTCCATTTCTGATTCGGCATACTCGGGTTCTTCAGCCGTTTCTGGATCATATGCTTTCATCAGATCATAATCGGCTTGACCAAGAATTACCATGATCAAATCTTTGATTTCATTGCGAGTCATACTTACCTCGTATTGGTGGGTTCAGCGGGACTCGAACCCGCATCGTGCTCCTTAAGAGGGAGAGGTAATAATCCAATTATACTACGAACCCATTTCAAAACTGTAACACTTCGGATGATTTGGCATCTTCTTATTGGGAAGATGAAACTCAAACCTAACATAAGGTTTTGAGTTTGGAAAAGCAAGGCGCTGAATAAAAATTCTATAACGCGAGCCTAAATTAATTCCAAAACATTTGGAAGTAAATGACCACCATACATGTAGGAATTGAAAACCAATTCTATATGCGGGACCTTTCCCGAATTCCCATTTGTGATACATCTGGTGGGCTCTCCCGGATTCGAACCGAGGACTTGCCTGATTAAGAGTCAGGTGTGCTACCGTTAACACTAAGAGCCCATAAGCGGAAGCGGCGGTTGGATGTTGAGTCCACCCCTAACTTAGGATTGCCCTGTTCCGGCTCTCCTCATCAAAACTTTCCCTTGAACAGCAGGTACTTTGTTTTGCTTCCTAAACTTATATCATTTTAGTAGTTCTTTATTGAAAGACCACATAGGAAAAAGCATTTGCATATTAAGCTGACAACATTCGTGGTCTTTCATTTCCTGCAAGAAACCAAAATCGGTTTCACAATCTTCATTGCGTTTTTGGTGGACTTTAAAAATAATTTGTTTTGCATAATCTGGAATAAACCATCCCATTAAATAAAACTCAGGACATTTACCCGTTCCCAAGATCATTGGTACTTTACCCTGATCACGGTTGGTAATAATCATCCCGTAACCAGTGTTGAATGTATATCGAGCATTCACTTTCCCAACGTCCGGGAAGTCATGGAACTCATTAATTTGCACAATGCGAGCAGTACCACCACCCCATCGTCTAATTGCAAATTCGAACTGTTTGGCTGCGATTGACCTTGCTAACGAATCTCCTTCATCTCCGGAGAATGATCGATCTTTTAATCCCAGTTTTGCGGACTCCATCTCTTGCAGCGTACCGAGCCTAATGCCTTCTTCTACCTCTTCAGGGGAAATTATAACTTTCTCCCAGTCTGCCTCGGACGTGAGCCTCACGCCCCTCATTTGCAATCTTTGAATTTTATTCATATTACCACCTTTAATTCGACCGTGGCCACTAGGGCTCACGCAGGTTGTAATAGATATATCGAACGATTAGCCGGCGTCATAATATCTAACAAATGTTCCGCACTTACCACAATGAATGTCTCCTTCGTGCCACATCATGTCATAATTTCTTAGCTCATGCTGGCTTGGATCTGAGTCACATTCAGGACAGTGTTTATGTAAATACAGCGACCAAACTTCTTTTTGACACTTTTCACAAAAATCTTTCTTCTCTTCCATAAATCACCCGATACGATCTAAAAGCTCGCTGGCTCTTAATAACTTCTTCATTATAGATAATGTTTCTCTCGCATCACGTATAGCATCCAATGCCAGATAAATGGCTAAATCTTTATCATTTGGATCTTTTATTTTATCAAAATCTAACGACAAAGCTATGTCAAGTTCTTCGTGATGTAATTCGACGTCTTTTAAGACATCAACTACTAATTCATCAACAATTTCTTGTTGAATCTTGGCGCCAGCTTTTACTAATTCAATAATCCTACTCATTCTCGCCTCAAACGATCTTTATTCTTTTTCGTTTTGGTTCGGCCACCAGGATCCTGTTTAGAAAGGAATTTAATCTGTTTTGCAAACCCCTCATGAGATAGCAAAGCTTCTGGCGTATGATACGTTTCTTCTAATTCTTTATTGGTGAAATGCGCATGAATTGCTTTATGGCAATCTTCACAAATAGTTTCGGTAGTTTTACCGCCCCTAGACTTTGGTACCATATGATGGTCGGATGGAAAATAATTTGGTCTGTCACAAATTGGACAGAGTAATGGCGGACCTTCTTTGAGATCCTTCATAGTTGGAATTTTCTTTTCCATAAATTGGTCTCCCTTGCGAGACTTGCACTCGCATCTCCTTCCTCACTGGAAGGTATTCTTCTGGACTACTAACCCCTCATAGATTGAAGTATACGTCCTCTATAACAGGTGTTTCGTTTTAAACTAGCGGGAGATGAAGCAACAAAAAATTTGAAAGTTAGCATGCCTTGCGGCACTGTCGCTTTAGACCACTCAGCCAATCACCTTGCGGTGATGTGGGATTCGAACCCACGACTATCTTGCGATAATACAGTTTCTCAAATGTAAACCTTCGGGGCATTTGCTTCGCTGGGAATCATCCTGGGATTCGAACCCAGATCCACGTCGTCACTAGTGACGTAGCTCTACCATTGAGCTAGACGATTCTTTCCACAGTTTCCGACCATGTGGGCAGGCTTGCGGTTTTACTACTTGGTCTATCGCGACCAAGACCGCGTCACAGTTTCCAACCATGTGAGCAGGCTAGAAGGCGTCCCTTCTGTTTGATACTCTTGTACTTCCCCTGCTGCATCCCTCTGGGACCGCCTGGTGGTATCGCTATCAGTTTCCAGCCATGATAGGAGGCATAATTGTGAAACAACAAGAATTGAGAAGACTATTTTTTAGGTGTCCTAGACTGCTAGACGATCTCAGCATAATGAGCTGAGAGTGAGATTCGCACTCACGTAACCCGCTGGATATGCGATGTAATCCTCTGCGAGCATTTGTTTCAGTGGTAGGATGTAATGGAGTTGAACCATTGTCTGAAGTTTATCGGACTTCCGTTCTCACCGTTGAACTAACATCCCATGTTATCTTGGTCGTGCCAGCGGGAGTCGAACCTGCGACCTCATGTGTATCAGACATGCGCTCTAACCAACTGAGCTATGGCACGATTTATTTCTTCTGCTCTTTCTTCAATCTTTATTAAGAATTCATTTAGTTCACACCACATTCTTGCATCGCAATCATGTATTGTAAATTGCCTTACTACTTCTAATAAAGAAAGTCTTTCAATTTCTAACTCTACTATTTTATCTTTTATAGTCATCTTCTAGTCTTACTACATCATCCAAATGATTGGTCGATACTTCTAGTACTTTAACTGCCTGAATATTGCCAGTAGAACAAATCATTCTATGAATTGTTTTTGGCGGGCAATGAAAAGAATTTCCTTCATATAAAGTATAAGTAGCAAAATCTATATCACCAGGATTGCCAATTTCAAGATAAAGAATACCTTCTAGTACTCTAAAAGTTTCTTCTTTGAAATTATGATATTGTCGAGAAAGTTTGTGACCAGGATTAATTACTAGGATTTTACCAACATAACTGTCAGTTTCGGCCCAGATTTCTTCATGGCCCCAAGGCTTCTGAACAATTCTCATTGGTGGTCCCGGAGGGAATTGAACCCCCGACGCCCTGCTCTTCAGGCAAGCGCTCTACCACTGAGCTACAGGACCATTGGTAGTTGGTGGAGCCTTCCGGGATCGAACCGGATTTGTCGGCTTTTCAGACCGATGCAATGACCACACTTGCTCAAGCTCCATTGACAGACAAAGATTTGAAAGAAGTTTGTTTTATTTAGCTTCCCTCCCATATATCTTATTATTGGTGGGAGAGGTAGGATTCGCACCTACAATCTATTGATTTTCATTCAATTGCTGTTCTATGTATTCCTTCGGGGCATTCTGTCTTTATCTGATAATCTTGCGCAAGATTATCATTTGGTAGCACGGGTGGGATTCGAACCCACACTGAACTGATTTTAAGTCAGGTGTCTCCTGCCTTTGGACTACCGTGCCATATGGTCGGACAAGAGGGAATCGAACCCTCCTATGAGAAGTTTATAAGACTTCCGGATGCCACCAGCTTACCTTTTGTCCGATGTAGCCAACAAAAATTAGATAAGATATAGGTTTGAATTAACAGTTCAATGTAATCCTATCAAGGCATTTGGCTTGGCGCCCCCGAGCGGAATCGAACCGCCCTCAGATGATTGACAATCACCCCGCTTCACCAGATGCGTACGGAGGCATTATATGCTGGCGGTCCCGAAGGGAATCGAACCCTCGTATGCACCGTGACAAGGTGCTGTCCTAACCATTGAACGACGGGACCGTATAGCAGTTATATCATGTTATGCCATACTTTGTAAAGTCTACTGCATATGGCCTAACTAATCTTCCTATTGTCAAGTGATACCAGGGCTTTGCCTCGAATCCTAATTCTTGACGTATATACGATAAATCTTCGGAATATACATCCACCCAAGCATGTTTACCGTTATCATAACGGACAAGATGATTGTAATGGAATTCTACTTCGTAGCCTTCGTATTTCCCCCAATTAGTCGTATTTTCTGGGATTTGACCTTTCAAAACTGAAACGTGTGTGCCCCACAATCCTTTATCATTGGGATAAACTTCTACTCCATTTCTCTTTAATAACCAGGCATAATACCTAGACACTTCATCGTCACAGATTAGAAGAGCCCACCAAGGGTCATATTGTTTAGATCCCAAGCCGGGATCATAATGCAAGATTCCGGTAGATGTAAACATAATTTTCTCATGGTATTAAATTGGTTGTGAACGATGAAATTGTTTATATTTCTTGCAACTAGGACAGTCAACTTCTTCTATGTTGTCTGTTAATTTTGCCTGTTTAGGATCAAACCCACATAAAGGCTCATTTAAACCATTGCGGGCATGAATACATTCAGACAAATTATATGTTGCAATTTTTTCCATAGTAGTAAAAGTTAGCGAGAAAGCAGAAGAACTGTTTTCAGTTAATAAATGAGTAGAAGGAAGTTCCTCTATGGCTCGCTTTGGCTCCGCCCCATGGACTCGAACCATGACCCCCGACCCGAAAAAGGATCGTCGTGCTAATTACACTAGAGCGGAATAGATTGATGACAAGAACTTGTATTTCAATACAAGAGGTAGTAAAGACAGCGGGTTTGCTTAAAGAGTCCTGTTATGGATATCGATAAGGTCCGCAGCAAATTTTAGTAGTTCACCGCCTACACTTGAAGCTTTACTGGTTATCAAGTTTGTCAGGTACTCAGTTTGCATTTTCTACCGCTCTTGTGTACTGTAAAGGAGTGGGTTGTCCTTGCGGATCGCTATTAGTAATGTAGTCCTTACCGCATTCATCTCAGAAGATTGGCCGGGTTAAAGTTCCGGTGACAACTCCTGTCGTTGCGCAGAACTGACCAAACGCAACACCTAATACGGATCATTCCAGTCTAATCAGTCCCCGTATTATTTGGCTCTGCAGCTAGGACTCGAACCTAGAAAGTGTTTTACCACCGGGCGGTTAACAGCCGCCTGCCTTACCATTAGGCTACCGCAGAATATGGCTCCGAGGGCTGGAATCGAACCAACATAGAGTCGTTAACAGCGACCCGTCCTGCCTTTGAACGACCTCGGAATAAAACGCATCCCGCTGAGTTACTATATCGTGATAGCTGCGGGCTGCAATGGAACTATCTTCACTCCCATTAGTCATCGGAATATCAAGCGCAACCGATTACGCCCCCAGTGATAGTTTCAAACAATATAATGTAGCCATTCGATCGCTGGGAACCTTGTGGCTACGTCCACTTTACATTTTCCTCTAACCGATAATGGACGACCGTTTAGATGGATGAGGTTTCAGTTGAGTGACCTCATGGTCCTCGCACTAGCTATTACACTAATGCGAAGATATTCAGCAACAAGAATTGAGAGACTATTTTTACGCGTGCTGCCATAACACCTCGTCCCGATATGGTCGGGCCGGAAGGAATCGGACCTTCTCCTCGTGCTCCAAATGCAATGTAATCCCTACAGGCATTTGCTGATGGTCAGGGAACCCGGATTCGAACCGGGACTTCTACTCTCCGAAGGTAGGATGCTAGCCATTAAACATCATTCCCTGATAAAACATACCGACAAAAATGTTTGTCACAATTCCTTTAGAGCCTAACTATAACGGTTGTTTTAAGGTAGCTACATTCATTGTCAGGTAAGCGGACTGCCTACCTTAGGACTAAGTAGCTCTTAAGCTCATTCGGTATGTACCAGCCCAAACTAATCTACCAAATTATATTTGAGTTATACTGGCATTGGTCAGAGCGGTCAGATTCGAACTGACTCCACATGGTTCCAGACCACGGATGCTAGCCATTAAACACCACGCTCTGATTGACGACTAATAATGAAAGAGTTGTTTTACCTGGCACCAGCCTTAAAGGAGAATCGAACTCCATCGGATTGTTTCGCATACAATGTAAACCCTTTCGGGCATTCGTCATGGCGACCCTGGTGGGAATCGAACCCAACATCAAGAGGGTGAAAGTCTCTTATCCTATCCATTAGACGACAGGGCCATTACTAGAAGATTTGGTAAAAGGTCAACCTACTTGTGGAAAAGGAAAGCGTAAGCCAGATACCAATACCGCTTACTCAGAACTAGTATGATGCTATTGTTTTCCACTCGCGGCCCTTGTGGGGCTGTGATTAGGACCATCTTCTATGGTCGGGGATACACGATTTGAACGTGCAACATCTAGTACCCAAAACTAGCGCTCTACCAGATTGAGCTAATCCCCGATAAACAGATATTCAGTTGTCATTGAACAGACTGTAAATACTTGCTTAACTCTTGTGCGTCACAAATATTAGAGCCGAAGCTCCTATTACAGTTTAGTTTTGGTCCTGCCTGGTGGAGTCGAACCACTTAGCACATTGGCGACCGGGTTACAGCCGGTAGATGCTCCCAGGCATCGAATCAGACAGGATAACCGACGAAAGGTTAGTAAGATTATTTTTAATCCGATGTAATCCTACTTGCATTCGGTTTGGTGGGACAGGCATGGAGTTGAACCAGCGACCCCCGGCAGTTAAAGGCCGGTGCTCTAACACTGAGCTACTGTCCCATATAGCCTATTAGTACCTAGGACGCTACTAATATATGGCTTGGTGGGGGAGCCAGGAATTAAACCTGGGACCTCAAGGTTTTCCTTACGGACTCCTTGCGCTCTTTCTCTGAGCTACTCCCCCATGAAAATGCGGAATCGTATCATCTATATCAGGCTATGCCCAGATTTTTCGATTTCGCGATTTGGATAACGAACATTGTATACCAAAAAATTGAACCGTCAAGTGGCCCTAATTTTTATTTTTGCGGCTCCCCAAACTTGACAAAACCAAATTTAGAAACTATTGCTTCTGCTACACAGCCTGGAACATACTGTTTAATATCTCTATTAAACTTAGCAATCTCCTTAACCATCGAAGAAGAAACAACAGCTAGTTCAGGACGAGTTGGTAAAAAGACAGTCTCTATATCTGGTGCTAAGGTTTTATTAACATTAGCTAAGTTGATTTCATATTCAAAATCAGAAACTGATCTAATACCTCTAACCATTATAGATGCACCAATTTCTTTAGCATAGCTTACCATCAACCCTTGATAAGAAACTACTTTAATATTGGTGCCCGTTAGAAAATCTATTTCAGAATCAAATGATTTATTAATCAAATTAATTCGTTCTTCTTCTGTAAAAAGAGTTTGTTTATTTGAATTAATTCCAACTACAATCACTAATTCTCTAGCGAACTGCATAGTACGTTTAATAATATCCATATGACCGAAAGTGATAGGATCAAACGTACCAGCGTAAATAGCTTTGCACATTATTTTTGCTCTAATTCTTTTTCTAGATTTTCTATACGTTCAGTAATTTTTGCTTTTTCAGGATCTTCACAATCGGGCTGACCAGATTCTTCATCAAAAACTTTAGCGTCAGCCACCATGCGTTTAAACAAATCAATGCGGTCTAGTGTATACCAATCATCAGGCTGCTTGCCAAACATATCATAAATCACAGATACCGCACACATTATTTACCTCTTAAATAGACTAAGGATAAAATCAATAATGGCAACCAAAGGATTCTTAACACCTAGTCCCTTGCCAGTATCATGTGGTGGCGGGGTTAATGACTGGTCATCTAAATCATCTATATTAACAGAAGGTTCTGGAGGGGCAGGTGGCGTTGTCACTACTGTAGTATTAACGACAACAACATCTGGAACTGTTTGTACCACACTAACATCAGGATAGTCACCAAAACCTAGTAAAGATTTTTGATTGATATCATGATTACTTAGCCTCCACCTACCACCGTTATTACCGCTAATACAAATAAATTTACCATTAGCCTCAACAGAATAAACAAATCCAATATGACGCCACCAAGAAGAGGCAGGATTGTTTGGATTACTACGATCAAAAAAGACCGGATCGCCTACTTTAATCTTGTAGAGACCTTTCCTTACTTGATCAATAGAACGGTAGGTTCCCTTCTTTTGCATGTCAGACATAACTTCGATTACGCCCAATCTGTAGCCGTGCGGAAGGGAACCATCTTGTTCTAAATAACAGTTATGTAAAGTAAAAGACACGCCCGCTGAACACCAATTTCCAGCTTTAAAAGTCTTTCCAATTGGAGTTTCTTTGCCATTAATTAATCGAGTACAGATGCTAAAATACTCTCTAATGCGGGGTGAGGTAAATGAATTAGGTTTATCCTCAGCTACGCCATTAGCCATTTCATTTTTTGCAAATTCTATACATCTCTTACCTAATGGAAGAGATGGGTCGTGCCATTTTTCCATTACTTACCCTTTGTAGATCCGCCTGTTGTGGTTGTAGTGGTGGTGGTAACAACTACTGGAGTTTGTACTGAACCAAGACCTTGCTGGGTTTGATTAAAGAAGTCGGCTCTAGAAGAATTGGAACTACGATAAGTATTCATGTTAGAGCTGATACTCTTGTAAAGTTCATGTGTACCTGCTGAGGTAGCATCATAATTGAGCGTATTCTGCATAGAAATACCAAGATTGGTACCAGTTGCAATTGCATCAATATTGGCGCCCATGAAAACAAATTCCCAAGAGTACACATCTTTTTGATGTTCAACCATACTCTTAATCTGTTCTGCGGTATAACGACGGCTAGAATTCTCATGACCATCAGTAATGATAAGGAAAATAACCTTAGATGGTCTTTCTTCTTCTGGCATAGCGGCCAGTTTTCTACCAACAGAATCAATGGTAGTACCCATTGCATCTAGTAGGGCAGTACCACCCTGTGGGATATAAGTCTTGGAATCTAGATTTGGGACACTGGCTATCTTAACAAAATCATGAGGTAAACGATAATCAGTATTAAATGTGCAAAGGGTGAAGACCGCTTCGCCCGGATATTCTTTTTGTTCTTTTAAGAAAGTATTAAAATTACCAATAGTATCGTGAGATAAATGGGCCATTGAGCCAGAGGCGTCAATAATTACGTTAATGGAAGTAAAGTTTTCTTTTGTCATGGATGTTCCTATCAGTGTTTGATCATTTCGGATCTAATATAACACCGGAACCCTGCTCTTCCAAAATCTCGCCTAAATGAAGCTCAAAAGTTCTCTTGAATAAATCTGTTTGATACTTCTTGTCGGCCGCCCATTCTTTGAGGATTCTAAGCTTTTGATTTTCAATTGCTTTCAGAACCCAGTCGGGCGCTTTATATTCTTCCAGATACTCTATTAACTCAATTTTAGATAAAGTCCACTCGGCTCTACTATGTGCCCAAATCTTAATTTGTAAATTGATTGCGGCTTTACATGTGAGAATTTCAACTAGGAGCTGAGGTTCAGCACAAGGTTTACATTTACCTGTGCTATCTAACTGGTGAAAGCATACCTTAGCGCTTTTACCATTTGGAGAGTAAGGAATCCTAAAAGGATTGTCGGGCTGTTCCGGTTCTCCTGGAAATTGAATACCGTAATCTTTTTTGAGGTCAGAGCCTGCAAATGTGAATTTGTCCTTATTAGATAAATAAAACGTATAGTCTCTTTCAAACTGAGGACTAAACCCTTTTCTACCTCGTCTAGACATTGAAATTCAACTTCTCTTCTTTGGAGAGTTTTTTAATACGGCGTTCTAATTTCAAGGCTTCACTCTTTGAATTTAGAGTGAAAGACTTAACAAGGGCAACGGGACCACGACCCCTCGTGTACTTTGCGCCTTTACCCTCGTTATGTTTCTTGATTCGTTTTTCTAGATTGTTTGTAATACCCGTGTATAATGTACCATCCGCACACTCTAGAATGTACACATACCATTTCTGATACGTTTCAATAACTCTAATATCCCCTACAAGAGCATTATTAAACTCTTCTAATTCTTCGGCAGGAATCCAATATTCTTGATGAGAATTTCCACCAGCTATTTGTATTGGGTATTTATCTAAATATTCTTTTAGAACTTTAAATTCTAAAACGTATCCTATTCCAGAAGCGGGAACATTCCAATCCCTAGCAATTTTTACTGCATATTCTTTGGTAAGAACTGGGTAAAAAATAGGTTGCTCGGGCAAGCGTGGCGGAAATTTCTTATAACCAGACTTTTTGATTAAATCTAATTCTTTAGGCCCCGTTGGTCTGTACAACGTTACAAGTTTCTTTAAACGTTTCATAGAGTACAAACGGCTCTCTGGTATCATATACCGCAAATGTTACGTGTTCAAAATAAGGAACTTTAGCGAGCGCTAGCATAAATGCTTCAGATACCATCTTAGGATCATTACCAAAAGCTCCACAACCCCAAGCTCCAAGAATGATATTCTTATGACTATTGGCATGAGCTACTTGTAAGATTCTAATACAGCGCTCTCTAATCAGCCCCTTCAATTTATGATGAAGTCCCTCTGGTTTGATGCCGGAAAGATTCGGAGCAGGACATGTCACAATAGACAATAGGAATGGCTTCTCTAGGAAGAGATTATGTTCGTCTCTAAAGAATGGAACGTTAGGAGAATAAAGCAAACCATCTGTGTAATAAGTATCATCACACATGATATTAGCATTATAAAATAACGGCTTTCTTTTTAAACAGAGATAAAGCCCGGAGGCTCTACATAAATCTTCTTCTTGAGCAATTGCCCCAGCAAGAAATCCTCCACCTTGATTGCGGGCAGATGCGAAATTTAGAGCGACTAAATTGGTTTTTCCAGCAGCTTGTAAACGAACCGCAGCTTGGGCTGTGGTTTCATTTGTGACTTCAATGGTGACGTGAATGGGAGACTGACCGGGCGGCATGCCAATCAAATCCTCGCCGGGATAATATACAGTTCCTTCTAAGGCAGCATCCATCTCATTAGAGATATCTACAACAGATCCGCTTGGCGCTGTATATTTCTGATTGTTAGTGACTCGAATGGTCTCTTTAGCAATAGCTACATTTTTCGTGCGAGCATTCATTACCTCGACACCATTTCGCTTAATCATCTTGTACCCTTATATATCGGCCTTTATGCTAGACTTGCACTAGCAATCCCCTTACCTCTCAGGGACGCCCTACGGCTAAAGACTTTTGTGATTATTCTTTCCCCTTGAAAAAACATTTATCTGTAATCAGATCTTGATTAGCCGGCAGTAATTTATTATTCATTCCCAAATAGAAAAACAAAACAACTTCTCCGGGTTTATAACCCTTATTCATAACTTTGTTCCAATCTTCTTGGTAATACGGACTTGGGCCATCTAAATGAACACCGGCAATTACTAGATCTCCATTTTTAGTATCAGTTTTAGTAGATACAGATATGCCAGTAGCAACAGCACGAGCCATATTGTTGGAGTGTTCGTTTGAACGATTAAGTGATTTAACTGGCTTATTTGTTTCTGTAACTCTAACCCAACATTTGGGTAGAATATTTTTACCATCTACTATGAATGGTAGATTATTTTTTACCATATAATCACGAATCTTATTTTCATCAGGTCTCTTAGGAAAAGTTCCTGGTGGGGTCACATGATATTGTCTCCTCATACCAGAATCGTTCGAATAATTATATGGCGAAGAGGGGATAGCAATTGGATTGTTTCCATTAACTAAGTCATTCCACCAGGTAATATATTGGTTAATCTCTTTAATATCACAATAGATATTAAAATTGAAATTATTTATATCATTACCACATACTCGGCCTAATAAAGATTGAACCACAGTTGCTCCACTTTGGGCCCTTGGAGAATCTATAATACACCTAATGTGATCTTTAGATATTCTCTTGCCTACACGTAAGGCGCCCTTTAGAACTACAAAAACAATATCCGCTTCATCTCTGGATAAAGGAGATTTCAACCTAAGTTGAATCTCTTTCATATTCTCTTCTTTATTATTATAGAATTCAACAATACACTTCATGTTGTATTTCAACATAAAATAATCTTGTAAAGACTCTGCGTCTTCTTCAGATAACAAACGGTCTCTCAAAGGAACATAACCAGGACCATCATTATTAACTCTATTAACTATATCGGGAATGATAGTATAGACAGCAGTTGCACTTAACCGTCGTTCATTTTCACTTTTCTCGAAAAATGGAGTTGTTAAGGGCCTAATCCTTTTCTGATCAAAATATTGTTGAATACCAAAATACTTATCAGAGGGCTCTAAAACAATTGGAACATGTGGAGGATTTGACAATAAATTGTAAACAAAAGGGGTGGCCGAACAATGACCAGTATGAAAATCAATTCCACCTTCTTTTAAAGCTAAATCCCAGTCATCTAACTGGCCATCTCGTACAATAGCTATATGACTCTCATCATATAGATTGAAATAAACTGTATCTTTGTCAATTGATTTTTGCTGAGACGCTAAATTTGGGCGATGAATGATATTTAGAATTGGATTCTTTGTATTAAATAGGCTGTGGGGAGTAAACCCAGCATAACCATTACCAAAAGCTGACTCATAATCAGCTTTCGTTTGATCGCGTACATCATTATTGGCGTCGTGTAATATGTGATTTATCCGGAATTTTTTGATGTTATTGTATTTACAATACTCAAGGATTTTTGAAGCAACATAAATAAGAACACCAGTTTTCCCCATTTGAGGCTGAGCGCAGAGTATTGGAATGTCTCTATCAATTAGAGTGTTGAAATACTCATTACCAGCCTTTATTTGATTGTCAAATACTATGTATGTTCCAATTCGAATCATATTAAATGATCTCCGTAATAATTTCAAATATAGTAGGCCCATGTGTTAGACTTAACAAACACATGGACTAAATGACGATTAGAGCTTGACGCTTTCGATCGTTTTGATCCAAAGATCCTTATTGTTTCCAAGCTCAATGAATCTTGCGATTACATCAAAGACCTGGTCACTGAAGCCTCCCACGTTCAGGATATCATCCCTGTCGTGTGCTTGAGTTGAGGCATATGGTTGAATGTCAATGCAAACAAGCTTTGCATCTTTGTTGCGGGCTTTGAACTTGTTCCACTCCTGCATCGTAGCAGTGCCACGACCATATAGTGAACGAGCATTATCAACCCAAGACTCATTGTCAGAAACATAGATAACAAGGTCGCCCTTGCCAGCTTTACGATTGACATACTCCAAAGCAGCGGAGCAGTTGGTACCACCACCACCGAATGAAGCTAGAGTCTTTGCATTGGTCATGACTGAATCGCGAGGATTGAATCGATGACCAACATGTACTGAAGTGTCGAACGGAATAATTTCCGTATCTGGGTTCTTACGCAAGATAGCTGCTGCAACCAGTGCTGCCACATCAATGCAACGAGTCTTGGAAGTAACGGAACCACGGTTACCCGTAATCGCGCTGTTCATAGAACCTGAAGTGTCTACCATGACGTAGACCTTTCCTGGAATCTCTGGGATGTTATCCAAAGAGATATCGGCTGCATCTTGCAATGCATTCGTCAACTTAACCGGAATTGTAGGGTCCACATTCTGGTAAGTAGTGAACAATTGATATGGGAAAGTCTTAGACTTCTTGATCAATTCTGGATCGGATAGCTTCGTTGCCAAAACTTCCACCAGCTTCTTATCCTCTAATACCTTATGACGGGCAAAGGTATTTAGATTCATACGAACCTGATTCCAGGTTGCATTCTCGGCAATCTGCTTCCAGTGGCTATCCTTTAGTGGTAAAGCCGTTAGCATCTGAAATGGAACATCAGGAATTTCTTCACCGAGATCCTTCTTGAATGCCTCATACTGCTTGGCCAAAGGCACTAAATCTTTCTTGTTGTATTCCTTGTCTAGCAAGTATCCATATAAAGCACTACGCGCTTTATTAGTTGGCTTTGGGTGAACCAGCTTAATAATGTCCTGCAACGATGGATCATTGCCTACATCAGCCTTGAACAACTGCTCATCAGTCAGGCTTTCCAGATACTTCTGGATTAGTTTCTTTGGACGAGTACCCAAAGATTTACGGCCAGTTGCACCAGATCGAATAATCTGAACGAAGTTGCGGAGCATCTTCGGATTATCAATTACACGATCAAAAATCTTGGAAAGAAGATCGGCGTCCTTTCCAGCTACAACAGCAGCTAGAACGGCAGGCATGTCTTTCATTAAGCCCTTCTGGCGTGCGTACACTGCCAGTTTAGCCACGAACTCTGGCTCAACTTTGTTAGCCAATTCAAGCGTACGCTTGAGCTGATCTGCATCAGAAGCGTAATAGGTACCATTGAAAGTACCAGTCATAGCGTATTGTGCCAAAGCAGCCTTATCGGACAGCTTATATGCAGCTCCGCCCGCCTCATTGACCGTGTTCGGTTTAAGGGTAACTTTCTGCGAAACAGATACAGTTGACTTCTTTTTATTAGCAAATAACTTCTTGTTTGACATGATAATACTCCTTCCAGTATTTGGGAAATAGTCCCAACAAATGAAACGACACTTATGCCTTTGTCGTCGGATTGCGCATTGTAAACATTGCACATTCGGCGTCAAGGACGGAGTTAATTTTCTAAAATAAACGGACGTGCGCCCGAATCGAAATTCCCTCTTTCGATAAGACTTATATATCAGTATTAGTAGAAGTGAAATAATAAATTAGTCACGCAATACGTAACTCTTACCACCACAGGGGCATTCAAGAACAAACTTGTTCTCATTAACCCGCTCTAACTCTTCTTCTTCCTCTAGCTCAATTGAAACGATCATTGAGCAATCTTCGCACTTGAATAAGAACTTATGTAGTTTGTCGTCGAACATATAATCATATGACAAAATTACCTTATCATAATAAGATTATGATTTAGCAACTACAGAAAGTATTTGCCCCAATGTGGTCCAATCAATCGATTCATTGTTAATTAATTGAGACACTGGATGCACTTCAATAAAAGTTCTTTCTGTATCTTCTTCTTTGCCGTGTGCAATATCTTTCTGAGACTTAAGCCATTCCATTTCTTTTTCAGTTAATTCTACAGAAAATAGAACGGCTTTGTGTGCCGATAAAGTTCCAGCCAATTGTCGCGAACCACAAATTCGTAGGCGTTCGGGGTCAATGTATAAACCTAATTCTTCATGAACTTCTTCGGCTGCAACCTCTTCGGGCATAGAAGATTTCTTTGAAGAACCACCAGGTAACTCTAATATGAAACCATTTTCAGTTGCTGCTGGTGTTCTAAACTCTCTAACTAAAACTATTTCAATATCTTTCCAGGCCGCCGGAAAACCCGAAGACACTTTGTGATAAAGACACACAGAAGAGATATCTGGTCGTGACAGAACAAACTCATTATCTTTAACACGGTCTTCGGATGCTACATAAACTTTGGCATGTAGAATCCAAAGAAATATAAAACTCTTATAACGTGGGCGGAAGTTAAAAAGTAAACGGGCTTCTTCTAAACGATTACCAGCATCAGTCTGCGCTTTATACCAATTTTGAAATGACTCTAAATGCCAAATGAATAATGGAATGTAGCGTTCGCCTCCCTCACGCTCCGCGCCATCTCCTAACATTTCCATGGCATTTTGTAGCGTTTCTATTAATGACTCAGCTACCGGAACGTTGTACTTTTCACAATAATATAATAAATAACCGTTCTTGGTTGCATCGGGTGGCGCCCCAAATACAACCTTACCACTAGACTGCCAGGTTCCAAATTCTACGTTGGTTGTAAAAGCTGCCATTTTCGGATAACCCTTAGAGTCTGGCTCTAAATCACGAGGAACCCAAAACACAATACAATCGGCAATATTAAGATACTTTTCTTCCCATTCTACTTGGTCATCATAGGAGTGTTTAAACTCTCTATCACGTGGCTCTGGAACAAAAACCACTCCATCAAACCCAATATCTTCCAAAATTTGAAGAGCGTCAGGGCGCCAGCTTTCTACTTCTTCCTTATTTCTAGGTGTCGGCCCAGCCAGAAACATTGATTTTGTAAATTTTTCCGGCATTTCCTCGCCAGCGTAAACAACTTCCATTAGTCCATCCTTATGTGGTCATAATGCTGTATATATAACAGTCAAACAAATTCAAAAGTTTATAGGGAATACATGCCGTTTTTACCAAGCTTAATCAAAAGAATAGATGAGTTTTTCAAGATTGCGGAAACTTATAGTTTAGTCTCTCTGGGAGCTGACGACAAAGCCCTTCTGACTGAATTAATAAAGGCTTCTAAAGAGGCTGTCAATCCTGAATTATCTTATAACTTAAGAGTCCTAGCGGCAATGTATGGTAAAGCTTTAGAAATTAATGGCGGCTTCCACACCGTTTATATGGCCCTATCTAGTATCATTGAAGATATTGATCCTGATGAGGAAGAGTCTGAACCAGTTGAAAACCTATTAAATCAAATTGGTAACTCTATCAAGAGTCGCGCTCAGCGTCCTGACTCACCTGGCGATGTTCGTGAGCTACAAGTAGCAGCCACAGCAGCACGTGGTGAAGACACTCCATACAGCTATGAAGAGCCTGAGGAAGGCGATGATGATGTTTCTGCTTATGAAGCTAGCTTACTAGGCTATAGTGGAGGAGCAGAAAAAGCTTTTGAAGAAGAAGGTGGAGTTACTCAGTGGGATCCTACTGGGGGCGTCAGTCCAGAAGCAGCAGCTAGTGGTACAGGAAGAGGATACAGTGTTGGTAAAGCTCATACATATAAAGATTGGGCTGCTATTTACGCTAATGAGCGTGAAAAATATGATAGAGATTTAAATGGTCCGGCTGAACTATTGACTCCATCTGCACGAGCTGGCCGCAAAGATCCTAGAGTACAGGCTAATTTACGTACACTAGTTGATGTGCTAGGTAAACTTAGCGCCCTCACCTTAGAGGCTATCAAAATTTCTAATCAGATTGAAGTTGAAACCGAAGTTCCACATCCAGAAGAAGAGGCACGACTCACTAAGATTCGTGAGGAACTAAGTAAATTAGAGCGCGAAAGACGCTTACTCAAAAGAAATCTTAATAAGTTTTATAAAAGCAGCGAAGTAGATACTCTTAGAGAAAAGATTAATCAACCAGGTACAAGCCCGCAAGAAAAAAGAATTCTAGAAGAGAAATTAAAACTTCAAGAGTTGAGAACATCTGGTAAGTATGGCTATGGTAAAGAAGCTAAAGAGAGGGTTAGACTCATTGAGGCTCTAACTGCCGATCCAAATCTATCCGCTGAACAATACAAGAAGATGCAAGAATCCATTAGTGGTGCCGCTCAGTTTACTGATAAGATGACTAAGGCCCAATATGATAGAAAAAGAACTGAGGAAAAAGGCAAACTAGAAGGACGAGAATATATTCCTGCCGCTGAACCAATGAGAGGCGGAGGAAGATATCAGAAACAAGTAGATTTTAATACTGCAACTTATCCGGCTCTATTGAAAAAATTTAGAGAACTAAATAACACAATTACTTCTGATGCTAAGAAGTATGTTACTAGACCAAAAGAAAGTGGTATTAGCGAAGAGGAAACAAAAATTTTAACTCCTTATGTTGATGCTCTTGCTATGGCTATCAAAAAGAAAAACAATACTGCTAAATTTCAAGCAATTAGAGATTTGAAAGCAGCAATTAAACAAACACTTTTAAGGTCTGAAAATCTTAGAGGATACCTTTGGGCCTTAAAACTAGCGCCACATTTCAAAAAAGTTGAAGAATTTTTATATAACATACAGAAACAGCAAGACTCTTCAGGTACTTGGAATATTAGTGAGCCTGAAAGAATTGGCCTTAGAGAAGCGGCAAATCAATTACAAAGAATGCAAGATATTTTTGTTAGATACTTTCCACAAAAAGGAAGTAGATACGGCCGCTCTCACTATCTAACTTCTATTAAGTTTTATCCTATTCTAATAGATTATATCTATAAGAACATCTTACAAGAAGAGCCGCCATCATTAGAAACGACAGCTACATATGATCTAGGAAGAAAAGAATTATCTAGAAGACTAGAACTATTGGCCAAAGTTTTAGAGGCTGAAGCTCTTCATAAAATGGCCCAAGATGTTGGTAATCAATCTGATGAAATCGATGATGCTACTGCCGATCAAATGGCAGAAGAAATCTTCAACCAACTATTTGTTCAGGAAGTACAAGAGATAATTCAATCATAATACTTTTTTAATCTCTTCAAATACTGCGGCTACTACTGGAACAGCTACTGCATTACCAAATAATCTATAAGCCTGCTTATTAGATACTGGCACTTGGAACGTATCTGGAAATCCTTGTAGCCTACTATATTCCTTTGGAGTTAAACGGCGAACATGTTGCTTATTGATTCGAGCAGCTTTCGCCGTTTTAGCTTTAACATTATGGAATTTGCCCGTTGGAGATGTATGATCAACAACTAAATTGTGCTCATATTTAGATGTAAGTAAAGTGTGTGCATAATCATTAGGCCCAATAACGAAATGACTATACTGACATTTTCCATTAGCCTTTTGTTTTAAAACCTTTTCATATCGTTCTTCTGCGAGAAAATGATTAGCATCGACATTACTTTCAATAATATCTTTCATTGTTCTAGTAGTTAACTTGCCATCTGGAAAGACGAATTCCTTATCGATGTCATTGCGTACACCAACAATAAAAATTCTTTTCCTTTGCTGTGGCACATCAAACATGATAGCGTCTAAAACTTTCCAATATACTTTGTATCCTATTTGTTCTAGACTATCAAGAATGGTTCTAAACGTTTTACCACCGTCATGCCAAGTTAATCCTTGCACATTTTCTAGTAGTACAATTTTGGGCTTATGATGCTTGGCAACCCTAACAATCTCAAAGAAAAGCGTACCTCTAGGATCGCCAAACCCTTTTCGATTGCCAAAATCAGAAAAAGCTTGGCAAGGAAATCCGGCGCACAATACATCATGCGCCGGTATATCCTCTTCTTTTATTTTAGTGATATCCCCAGAGGCATCTTCATTAAAGTTTGCTTTATAGACTTGTAAAGCATACTTGTCTATTTCAGAGGAAAAAACACAGGTTGCCCCTAATTGTTCAAGGGCAACCCTGAATCCTCCAACACCAGCAAACAAATCAATGAAGGTAATACTCATTTGAATCTATCTGATAAGTGAGAAATTACTTTCTTAATTGAACGACAAATGAATACGCTATTCTGTGCACCCATTGGCTTAATATGATCAGAGTCTTCTCCGGGAATTTTAAAGTTATATTCTAACCATCGATCTCTAGTTAATACGCCGGCTGCCGACATCCAGAAACAATAGTCTCGAATAACTGAAACACCAATTGATTCGTGATCTCTCGACTCTGGGTCATGATCTGTTCTATTAAGAAATACTACAATATCTTGCCGATAATCAAACAAAGTGGTAAAATCCTTTGGAGAAGCAATCCCATCAATAATAAAGGTAGCTTCATCCTTTCCACTAACCTTCATCATTTCATAGACATGATCACTAATAAACCAAGGATTCACCATCATTCTTTTTGTAAGATAGTGATGATACTCATCTTCATATTGTTGGGGGTGCTCGTCCTCTTTGCGCTCACGAAAGGTGGATCGAACCCATGACATCGCGTCAATGTATTCAAAGTTGTGAGCTTCAGCTACAGCTTTAGATACGGTCGTTCGACCACTCTTTGGTAAACCAACAATAAAGATTCTCATGATAGATGAACTTCTTGAACTTGATCACATCGGGACTTGAATTCTTCTTCCGTGAAAGAAGAAATCCTTCCCTTACGAACTTCAAACTCCAGGCCACTGCGAATTTGTCGATGGGCAACATCTCTTGCTGCTTCAACAGTTTCATATACCGCATGGCTACAATAGACGGGTGGCATATCTACATCAACTAAAACCCCATTCTGTAGGGTTCGAGTCGGTTCCCATAACCATTCTGGCTTAAGAATGCGCGCTGCAAATTCACCAGGTGGCGACAGGAGCGGAGTAAACACTTCACATTCCACTTCCACAATGGAAGGAAGGCCCTTTACCCCTGGCTTGGTACAGCTAGAGCCGGCACATCCGCCAGGAATAACTCTGTTGTGAACAATAAATTTGCGCACAGTTTCTACCGCCTTTGTGTCTTGATACTTAGTTTTCTGTAAAGTTTCTGTTCGTACACCAATCGGAGTAAACTTCTCACGAAGATAAGCTCCCACCTTGTAGAACTCAGTCTTGTCGTTGCCGGCCACATTTTCTAGGCCATCCATAAAATCATAGAGATCGGACTTGGCAATTTGCCCTTGCTCAGAAATAATGTCTGCAACAGGAATACCAAATGCCTCGTGATGATACCATTCTAAATGAAATTTAGCACCATCAGATGCGGCCCAATCTGATACTTCTTTGACTGGACTCAATTGATATCCTTTGACTAAAGCAAAAGCCTCTAATACGTCTACCTTGTCACTAGGTAAAGTAAGCTTGCCATCAACCAATTGGAGATTATCTGAAAGGACTTCAAAAGTAATAGTCTTACCTTCTTTAGTCATCTTCTTTAGAGCGTAAGTCATATCTGACTTAAATGCTTTATGATCCATTTCAGTACCTCAAACAGTCAAATGTTTTTGTATATTTATCCCAGGATTTATCATTAATTATGGATTGAAAATCCATTCTAGCAAATTCTTGTTTAACTATATCGAAGTTACGAATTCCTTCATAGATAGTAATTTCTTCCATAGGAACTGAACGAAATTCAATTAATTGACGATTGACATTAAAATTGGCACGATTTTCTTCTACTTCCATAAACTTTTTAAAGAGTTCAGGATTGTTTACAGTATCTAAAGCTTTCTTTGGTTTCAAAAGCGCTGGAATATTATCTGATTTATCGCCATTTAAACACTTCCATGCCACATATGGATAAGGCGGGGCTTCCATAAAAACTTTTTTGATAGGATTATAAACCTTACAATTAGGATAACCGCGCTGTAAGAGTTGAATATAATCTGAGTCATTACTCAGAATTGTTAATTCCTCATCTCGCATATTATCGCAAAGAGTGGCGATAACATCGTCTGCTTCATAGTTAGCAGCTCGTGCTACGGTAACAGGAAAGTATTGAAGGATTCTAACAATCTCATCTTTATTCTTTAGAAAAGAATCCAATTTTTCTTTAGAGCTAGCCTGCTTAATAATACGATTTGCTTTGTAATCGGCAAACAAATCATATCTAAATTGAGGGTGACCCTCCAAAACAAAAAAACATTTGTCAGGGGAGAATAACTCAATGATTGGTCGAAGATTACGGAAGAAATTAAAAATGAGAACAAACTCTTCTGTATTTTTCTTTTCTGGCATAGGTGGGGCCGGATCACCTGGCACCATTTCCCAGCCATCTTCAGTATCCGATTGAGGACTTGAAGCTATGGGGGCGGGTTCTTTCTTAGGGCCAAAGCCAATACTAGCGCGCCACATAGCATTGTGCGCGTCAATAAGAAGAACTTTATCCATTAACGATGACCTATGATAGTTTGAGGTCCAATATACTCAGGCATATCATCAATCCAAACATCTACTTTATAGCCGCGTTTGAGTGTTATTTCTCTTTTCCACTCCCCACCCGCAAATATAACTGGCACTAACTTGCCAATAGAATCCAATACTACTTGTCCCATAGTTTCAGGGCGAGCAGTAGTACAGATTACTGTATGACCGGCAGCAAGGGCCATAGTAATAAATGCGTCCCATAATTGAGGGGCAGCAGTATAAGTATTATCATAATCAACGGATATTATCATGCAACCTCATTGGACAATGATCTTCACTACAGTCGTCATGAGGGTTCGATGATTTTGGAGAGCACACTACTATAAGTGCCAGAACTACAATTATTGTTACAATAATATTTTTGACTGTTAAGAACTTTTTAAATTCTTTCCAGGCTTCTAAAGCCTCACGTGATAAATCTGTAGCCATAAGTTACCTAACTGTGGAAAGGTAGACAAGTATTACCCGGTCCACCTTTTGTCCGAATTATTCGGAATCAATATTGGTATTGTCTGTAACAATTGCAGGTGATGCAGTTGTCTGAGAAGCGGCAGCTTCAGCCTTCTTACGGGCCACTTCTGCCTCAATAGCGGCAGCCAATTCAGCTTTAGCTTTTTCTTTTGCCGCTTTTGCTTCTTCTTTCTTTTGTTTATCAGATGCCCTCATAATACCACCATGAGCACCGCGCGTAACATACCAGTTAGGATGGTTACGAACGTAGTCACGGATGATAGGCTCATTAGCTCTAGAAAGTTTCTCACCTTCTTTGTCTGTCCAGCCCATCTTGGCATTTACAGTTCCCATTAGGGTTGGGAACTGAAGGCAACCTTCTCCATTCCAAGCATCAAGAACTTCGTCCACAACTTGAAAAATAGAGATTTTACTATCTAAGTAAGATTGAATATGTAATGGTACACTCATACTTTACGACTCCTCGTGTCTATATATTTTCTCATGTTTGGCTGAAAGCGAATATACGCCAGTACAGCTATGGCCACAAGAATAGCCATCCCCAAAGAAACGCCTTTTGATATCTCCATCACTAACACAAGATGTAAAAAGAATGTAATGGATACAATCGAGGCGATAAGAACGTCAATAAGAGTCATCATTATGATGACAGGAATCACAGCTAACGCTTCGGTTAACTTATCGTTTTGCATTACACTCGGCTGAAACGTCCCAAGGAGTCACGGACGTTGTGATAGTTACGAGGTTTAGTGTTGTTAGGATTACTAACAACAGTAGTCTTCACCTTTTTAACAGTCTCTTCAAGAGCAGCCATTTCACCAAAGGTGAAAACAAACACGCTGCTATTACGAACAAGTTCATTGGCAGTTGTGATTAGACCGTTATAGTCTGTGCCAGATGCAATCTTATCTTGCACTTGACGAGCAAGATTTTCAATCTGTTGAGCAAGACGGCTCATTTCATTACGAACAGTATTAGACATTTTATAATCTCCTAATTTTCCTCTTAGCGGGAATCTTTTATAAATTAAACACGAATTTTTGACGTGGCAAGGGCGTCTAATTTCTTTTAATTAGACGAGCCTGGCCCCTTCAAACCACCGAGTAGTTTTTCTAGAAAATCTGACTTGACTGATGGGGCACTCGCACCTTGAAGTAGGTTCTGAATATCACCCATTAACAGTCCAGCCTCCATCATAATACCAGCCGCTAAACCAGTAGCTTTGTTAGCTTCTACAACAAACTCTACTTTATCAGCAGCTACATCAGTTTGAATTCCTTCTGCGGTACTTAATGTAGATTCCAATTCTGCAACCAGTCTTTTCAGAACGGTTAAATCAACTTTATTCTTAGCCATAATTATTTCTCCAATTTAATACGATCTAAATCGATCAATTTAAAATCACCCGAACCATTTTTCATAATGTTTCGGACGTGTATGTCGAGGTGCGAGACAGATGCCGATTTGATATTTTCGCAGAAAAACATAACCTTTTCTAAATCAAAGTCAAGCCCTCGGCTCATACCCTGCAACATTTCGCGAACTTTGCTTGGAGAAAAATTCTTTTCAATTCCGCGATCTTCGTGTGAAATAATACTATGAAATACTTTCTTCTCGTCCTCTGTAATTTTTTCTAGTTTTTCCATCGTGTAGTAATAGATAATAAATTTCTGTTCTCCACCACGGAACGAACCAATCTTTCTCGAAAAAGTTCCCAAGTAACCTTGTTCATACACGCGCGCATACACGCTTGGTTGCTTATCGATAAAGTACTGGAGACCATCCTGAATACGATGATATTCTTTATCTACATCTTCATCATGGTGTTCATATTTAATGCCAAGCTTAATAACTTTAGCATCATCATTAATGATGGAAAATACTTCTCCATCAGCACCTTCACCGAGTCTAATATCAGGTTGATAAGGAATCTTATCTGGGCAGAAATGCCTGCACAATGATAGTACAAACATAATATCTTCCAAAAGAAAATGCCCGAGTAATTACCCAGGCATTAAATTAATACATTTAAGTTTTGAAATTAATTCAACATATCACTAGCTACGGGCGCCACGGTGACAACACCTGATGGATCCACAACCGGAGATACAACCACATCTGTGGCCGGCTCTGCAACCTTCTTTGGTTTGCGGGCTGTTACTTTCTTTGCTGGCTTCTTAGCTGCCTTTGCTGGCTTCTTAGTTGCCATTTTCTTAACTGGCTTCTTTGCTGGCTTTTTAACGGCCTTTTTAGCTGTTGCTTTCTTAGCTGGCATCTTATTCTCCTAAACGTTTAGATAGCTTTAGAGAGTAATTTATTATCTTCTAGAATTTGATGAAGCTCCTCGTTCGTTAGGTCGCGACCATTAACTTCTTGCCAGGCATAGATTGCTGCGGCAACACCAGGAAACTCATCACCCATATGATGGAAGATTTTATTAATCTCTACAACTGTGTTCCTACCATGTTCTGTTTCATCTGAAATGATATTTACTTCTTCACCCAGAATCGTAAAGACTTGATAGTTTTTATACACAATCATTATATATCTCCACCCATTTGTTTAGAACGAAAAATCGTAGTATTTCCTACGAAAACCAATGGAAACTGGCGTAGTAGTACCGCTCTCACGATATCGACCATCTTTACGTAAAGTAACAATATGAATTGTACCTTGAGGATTAGGTTCGTATGTATATTCTTGAGATTCAGACATCCCATTATTATCAATACGAATTGCAATATCCTCTTGAATCACAACCCTCTTTCCATTTCTGGTAACTTGAATCACAGTTGCTGGATAAGAATCTGAACCCACATGAATAGTGGCCCCCATTCCTACTGTAGGAAGATCAGAGGTAGTCGATTTCTTCTTCATCTTTTTGTTTCTCTATTTCTTCTAGATAATCTCTGTCAGCACAGAGAGCTGAACAGAAAAATTTAGTACCAGAAAGTTGGTGGGTATGAATATTCCCATCAAGAATTTTAGCACAACCTTCACATTTGGGTAAAGAGCTATACTCTTCACGAGCCCAGTGATCAGCTTGCTTGGGACTCATTACCTTATCATCTACCAGAATTCTAACTTTTTTAGTACCGGCTTCCATCCATAAGCGCCGTTCTTTCATAGCGGCGTTAACTGCTTGAAATGGCGTAGTCAGCCTCCCATTCTCTGCTCGTTCTATGTGGATAACGGAGCCGTAGCGCTCGTGTGAACGACGAATTACACTGTACATTTCAATACCTTTTGGTGGAGCGGGCACGAGTTGAACGTGCAATTCCTACTGGTAGCATCAGTTTGGAATAGGTGTTTGAGGGAAATGCACTTCCCTCTCGCACCCGCGTACGCCATTCCGCCACCGCTCCATTTACTTTATACCACTTTGTTTCTTAGTTCAGTAGAAGAAACGTCCCACCTTCCTTCTAAAGGAAGTAAAACATTACTGGCTAAAATCCAGACGCCCCTATCACCACCATTACGAGGTAATAAGCTATCTTGAATATCTTCACAAGTCATAAATTTATCGCCCACCACACGACCAGCTACTAGCAATTTAGTATTCAAATCAATAAATCCTTTGAAAAGATCAACTGACTTAATGCCCCACTTAGGGTCAAGCATGCGCACCATAGCATCAGCCCCTAAAACTAGAGGAACTCCAGGGAACCGTCTAGCTTTATCCAAATACATCGGCTCTTTACGAGTAAAAAATCGGTCATGGCCCTGAAGTAATTTGGCTCGTTGTAGCAATTGTTGAACCGTGAGAGCCTCTTTATGAGGTGGTTCAGCAGTAACTTCAAATACAACAGTACGACCATACTCATCCATAACGCTCTGAGCTGTACCAAAATGACCCTCATGAGGGGGATTGTAAGCTCCCGGCATAATCGCTAAGTGCCTGTTGGTAGGTATAGTCTCTAAACGTTTACCATTGGCCGCAAAGAATGGCCTCAAAAAGAAACGCTCTTTAGCCAAAGCTGTATTATCCTTATAGCTATAAGGATGATCTGGGTGGGTGAATTCTGTTTCACTAACAGCCAATGAATCAATCAAAAGGAACCAGGCCAAATCATCGCACATCTCTCCATCATAATGACGTGCTGCTTCTCCCGCACCTTTCTCTAAAACGAAGTGAGCGGTTCGCACTTTATCTTCAGTGATGATAGTTGCAAAAATGCGATGGTCACCACGGTGAATTTTTTCAGATGCTACTGAGGCAGTTAAACCAACACCGACAGGTTTTTTACCACCAAACTTATAAGCCTTCATATAAGCTGCCATAGCTAAGTCAACAGAAGCTTCCTCACTACAGAAATGTTCTGGCATGAACCCTAAAAGTTCTTCTTGCTCTTCAGCAGCGTAAGGAAAACTAGAGCCTGATAAATAGGCAGAACTACCGGGAACTTGCCAAAGTAATTTCTGCACACCAGCTCCTCCACCAGTCGCAATTATGTGGATATTAACACCAGCTTCTTTGAGCTTATCAGACCAAGACATTTTTTCTTACCTTTACAAATCCATTATATACGTCCCAGAATTCCTTGGTATTGTACTTCTTATTATCATTAGAATAGAAAATAAGTTCATGATCAATCATCTTATCACATTCTGGACAAGTACAATGTGCGCCGAATTCTTTGCCATTATCTTCTAAATCGGGCTCAATAGTACAATCTAATTCACATTTCCAATGCTCATAACATGTAGGGCAATGATGATAATGTAGCATATGAACCTCGAAAACTGGCCCTGGTAGGGCGCCGGCCCTCGGCTTGACAAGCGTAAATATAAACTGTCGTTCACACTGGTTAAGTGTGATGTGAATGGGAGGCATGTCTTTTATTAGATAGAAGGGGTCGGGTACAGGGCGAGGTGGCATGGGCTTCTCAATCCTTATTTATACAGTCGCCTGGAGCCAGGACGGCCCCGTTTCAATCGATATCGTAGTAATAATCTCGCCAAACTTCATTATGCGATGGAAAGCATAATTCCAAATGTTCTGGAAGAACTGGGAACTGAACAGCACTAACCTCTTCATTAGGAGAAAACTTAATCTCATCTTCATAAACCCCGCGCTTATGGGCACAGAATAAAAGCATATTCCCCTGAGTGGAGTTTATAATACGAATTATTTCAAAATCCTGTGGCTCAGTAACTAAACCAACTTCTTCTTGAAGTTCTCTAGCAGCAGCTTGTTGCCACGTCTCTCCGAAATCTACATACCCACTAGGAAACGCCCAACCATCTTTCTCAGGCGGGATATTACGCTGTTGAATAAGCCAACCACATTGGGCACCAACCCCTCGCTTGAAAACTCTAACTAACATTACAACAATAGGAATTGGGTTCTTATAACTCTCATTCCAACAACGAAAACATTTTCGTGGCCATTCTTTTTGTTCGGTAAATTTAGTACCACAATATGAACAATGAGAGTCTTTTACAAAAACAGTTTCGGGTAATGTAGTCATTTATTAAACTTTCAAAAGTCGATGTAGAGTATGGACAGAGCCTAACCAGTCAAGATTAGGCTCCGTTGGACGCGCGAATTTAATGGCATCGCACTTACCTAGCGTAAATCACCAATCAGAAGATGATCCACCACCACCTGAGTCTCCGCCTCCGAATCCGCCAGAGGATCCGCCGGAATCCCAGCCACCAGAAGACCAACTAGAACTTGAGCTAGAACTATAGGAGCTTTCAGAGTCTCGTCTACGACGGTCTTCTTCGTCTCTTTCTCGGCGTCTACGATCTTCTTCTGCTCTTTCTCGGGCTCGTCGAGATTCTTCTTCTTGTTCACGCTTACGACGATCCGCTTCTGCTCTTTGTCTACGAGTTTGCTCTTCAGCGGCGGCTAAAGATGCGGCGGCTGAAATAGCAGATGCGCCTACTGGCACTACTGGGGAAGTAGGCTCTACAGGTTTACGTGTGGGGCGCGGGACAGTTGGACGAGGAACAGTTGGAACATCTACTACTGGAGTTTTCTTAGTTAGAGATTCTCTACGCTGTCGTTCTTCATCTCGTTTTCTGGCCGCTTCTCGCTCTTCAATCAGTCGTTTACGAGCTTCTAACCTTTGTTTGGCAGCTTGACGTTCTGCTTCTTCAGCTTGGCGCCTACGCTTTGCTTGAGCGGCAAGGTACCAAACTAAAGCAATAGCACCACCAGCAACTAAAACTAGTACCCAACCAGTGCCATCACCAGCTCCAACACCACCTGAAACATCACATGCTGGACGGCTTGAGCTACCAGAAGACTTTCCGGCTGCAACCTCTGCTTTGTGATTGGCGATAGCTTTGCTGGTACTATCAAAGATAAAACCAAGTGCCCCTTCTACATCACCCTTACGAAGATAAGGGCGGGCAGCTACCAAAATATCATTGGCTTTTAGGTCAGGAAGATCACCCTCTACACCTTTACCAGTAGAGATGCGTGACTTACGATCCTTCATAGCAAGAACAACTAGAACTCCATTGTCTAAGTCTTTCTTGCCAACGCCCCATGCCTTAGCAGTAAGGTCTCCAACAGTGGCAATATCCTCACCATCTAAAGATGGGATAATCAATGCTGCAATTTCATTAGCACTACTCTGATTAATCTGCCTTAATTTAGCATCTAATCGAGCGTGAGCATCATCAGAAAGTACGTGAGAACTATCTGAGATCCAACTTGCAGGTGCAGGAGATGGAGGCGGTGTAAATGCTAAAGCATTCACTGTGAACAAGGTTGCTACCAAAGCAACTAACATAGCGACAATTTTCTTCATTGCTCAGAATCACCAGCTAGAACTGGAGCCTCCACCACCGGAATCACCGCCGCCAAAACTTCCACTATCCGAAGAAGAACTAGACGAACCGCCAGAGGAACTGCCGCCTCCCCAACTTCCACCGGAGGAGCTTCCGCCACCCCAACCAGAGCCACTACCACTACCAAGTAGCTTGACAAGTACCCACACAACCGCTAATACAAATAATACTAGCACTAACACAAACAATAAAGTTGTCATATTATCCTCTTATATAAAATTACCAATCAGAAGACGAACCACCGCCTCCGAAATCTCCTCCACCAAACTTAGAACCAAGCAATAGGAGAAGTAAAATTACCACAACAATAATAATTAGCAATGTCATTTGACTCACCAATCATCGGAGGAGCCGCCTCCCCCAAAATCTCCATCTCCAAAATCTCCAGAGTCAGAGTCGTCATCGCTATCATCAGAATCAAAGATAGAACCACCAAATGATTCTTCTTCATCTTCTTCCTCATCATCAAAAATACTAAGGATATTATCTACAATATCTTCGATATCTTTGTCTACGCCAAACTCATCTTCAATTTGGCGCACAGTCTTGCGAAGACTTTTATTTTTAGGACCATTCATTCGCGCTCAATTACTTACTAGGAGTTGGTGCAACAGGAGCTGGTGTTACCGCCGTCTGAACAGGAGGTGCACCGAAGTCAAGTTTTGGAGCGGCCTTATCAGACTCATCCGCCTGGAAATAAGCCTTGGGCTTAAATTCATGGCCAGTTACCGGATTGATAACTTTACCACTCACATGGCGTAGTTCCTTATTAAAGGCTTCAACTGCCTTGTTGTATTGCTCACGGGCACGAAGCAGTCGGTTCTCAGTACCTTCAATTTGAACTTGAAGATCATGGAATGCTGCATTGGCACCAAGAGTTGGATACTGTGCAGGAGCTTGCACCAAGAGTCGGCTCAACTGAGTGCCAAGAGAAGCTTGGGCTTTCTGATAAGCTGCAAACTTCTGCGGGTCTTCCAAATCACCCTGCTTTGGGTCAAGCTTAATTTCTGGGCGAGTTGCATTGGCTTGTGCCTGAGCAATGGCAAGCAAGGTGGTAGACTCATTGGCAGATTGCGCTTTTACAATCGCAACTAGCTGCGGGACCATCTGTGCACGACGAGTTAGGTTAGACTCATAATCGGCCCAAGCCCTAGAACAGGCTTCATCTTTATCAACTAAAGTGTCGTATTTGGCAACACCCTTGTCAGCAAGATCACAACCAGAAACAGTGACACCAGTAACACCAAGCATCACGGCCATCATAACACTATAAAATTTCATCTCAGCTTTGTCCTTTCTTAGACTTCTTAGTTTGTTTGATTTGTTCAGTTGCCGCAGTTTGTTCGGCAACAAGTTTTTCGTTCTCAACTTTTTGATTCTTCTTTTCCAGAAGGGCCGTTAACTTGGCGCGCTGTTTAGCTGCGGCGGGTGCGGCCGGAAGGCGGGCAAGCTTCTCTTCTAAAGAGAGTTTTGCATATGCCTCTTGGCGCTCTTTAGCTTCACGCTTTCGGAGCGAATCCAAATGGCGTGGTTGACGAGTAGCATCAGGGTAAACACGACGATTATTCTGCTTAGGACCAGGCATTTTTATTCTCCTTTAATATAGACATCAGGATACATCTTTTTGAAGATGTCCAAAGTTTTTCGATTATAATCACCAAAGGCAGCTTTAGTAGAAGTAAGTTCTTCGGCAGTTAGCCATTTTACTTCCCCTTCTTCCGAGTTCTGCGGAACGCCTTCCCAAGAAGTTGCATAGTAACATCGACTATAATAATCGACAGGGTTAGGGCCGCCGCCAAGTTCTACTCTCTCATAAATGAAAGTAGCATCATGAACCTTTACCGACGTTTCTTCTGCAGTCTCTCTAATGGCAGTATCTTTAGTATTTCGGTCATTATCAGGTGGTTCGGGGTTGAACTTACCTCCAGGCAAACCAAAGATATTCTTATCATATCTGCGAGATACTGATAAGATCAGGCCATCTTTAATGATAAGCATTACTCCAGCTTCTTTCATATTACCTCAGCAGTAAGAGCTAGACGTAGACCACCCAGCCTGATTAAGTTCTTGCTCTAGCGCATCAGTTTGAATACGATCATATCTAGCAGCAATCTCATCCATTTTCATATCAATGATTTCATCTTCATCAAGATCGGGATGAAGTGAATCTTCAGATTCATTTACTTCACGAGAGACTTTTTCATAAATATACTCTCTTTCCCATTGTGAAAAGATAAGAGAGTTAAGTCCGGCTTTTACTCGTAACCTATTAACCTCTTTCATCGCATCTGCGGCCTCTGCTAATTTGGTATTAATTTGCGCAACTAGGCTATCGAAATCTTTATCCAATTCGCTCATGATTCTTTCTCAATTTAAATTCAGAATAAAAGGAGACGGCTTAACCCGTTTCTGCGATGAGAACTAAGTCAATCATCTGTGTTGTTATCTGGGTGGTCCGTTTCTATCTTAACTAAAAGAGCTATTACTTATATTATAGATTCTTACTCTGTAACTTTCATAATAACATAGTTAAAACATCGCTGTCCTTTCAGCGAACTTTTATCCCAAGCAGGGGTGGCTTTCTGGTAGCGACTCCAGTATTCTTGAGTTTCCATCTCAATAGCAGGAAGCTATCCTGCGCGTCTCTCCAGTTATGCCAAAATATAATCATAGATTTAGCGCGGTCAACCCCCGCTAATTTTTAGAAAACGCATCTAACGTTTAAGGCGCCTGGGTTTTTTGGCTTCTTCTTGAAGAGAAGCTTCAATTTCCTCTTCAATTTTTTCTAATTCTTTTTCTGCTGCAATTCTAATTTTCTCTTCGTTAGCAATTCTAATTTTCTTTTTCTTCTTAGCTTCCTTCAATTTTGCATGCAAAAACTCATACAATAGAAATGGAAGAACCAGAGGAACAATTATAGGCCAAAACACTGATGACCAAAACAATTCACCCTCTGTCATTCCATATTCAAACCAACCATCCAAAGCGCCAAAAACTACAGCCCCCATAATCCAGACACTTATAGCTAACAAAATCCAGAAAATCATAGTTTTGCCCTATACTTTGTAACAAAGTCATACATAGCAATAGCCGAGGCCGATCCACAATTAAAAGATCGAACACTACCAAACATTTCTATGTGAACAATATCTTTGCAGAAGGACTGCATAGCTGGCGTCAGTCCCGGCCCCTCTTCTCCGAAAATCATTAGAGTATTCTCTGGCCACTCATAATCAGCCATAGGTACCGAACCCGGAACGTTATCAATGCCTACAAAAGTATATTTGTTTTGTAGAGAAGCCAGATCGCTAACAGTAGGAATCCATTGAACTTCTGTATAATTATGAACGCCTACTGCTCCACGCCGATCCCACTTCTTATCTCCAATGTAAAAAATTTCTTTAGCATTGAAACCATTAGCATTTCTAATACCAGTAGCCATATTAAAATCACCCAGCCAGTGTTCAAAACACACTGAGAAAGGATTAGCAGTAGCCCGAAGGATTTGTCGGATTTCTTCATCAGACTTTCCCTTTAAAGAATCTGCTACGTTTTTATTCCAATCTCGATAGTTAGCTTCCGGATCTTCCATAGCAATACGATGCTTGATGGAACCAGCAGCCATATCTCCTTGGGTTCTAATCTTTAGCTTAGACATTGAGTTTGAATGCTTGTTGAGTATTCTTGGTCATATATTGAGGTGAAAGAATTTCTCTCATTTTTAAGGACGGAGCAACATTTGCAAGGTAGTCTAGTGTTTCTAGATATGAACGTTGATTGGAAATTGGCCAATCCGTACCAAACAATAGTTTACTACTGTCAGCAATATCTAAAAACTCCTGTAGTGTCTTACCAAATTTTCCTACATCATCCTTATTGAATTCTCCATAAACAAAACCAGAAATATCGGTAAAAACATTTTTGTTCTTATAGCAAACTTCGGCTGTATCACGGACCCATGGATATCCCATATGGGCAATGATGAAATTAATATCGGGATAATCTACCGCAATATCATCGATGTGTAAAGGGTGCGCATACTTAAGTTTGGCACGATGCACAGAATTTAAACAATCTCCCATATGAAAGATAACTGGGCATTTTACTTTGTTTAATTCATCTAAGGCGTACCTAACTTGTTCTCCATTAGGCATGTAATGATCATAGCCTGTATAGAATTTAACGGCAGAAATTAATCCTGCATGGTATAACTTGCGGTAAATATCTCGTTGAGGTGTACCAAGAGCCCACGCCCCATATTCTGGTGAAGTGATATTAACGACATGCCCAAAATTCCAAGCAGCCACTCCATACAATCTGTCACGGTATGGCTCAATTTCTTTTAGCATCTCATAAGTTGGATAAGCATTCAGATCGCCAGCAAACACCATGGCTTTGTCAATCTTTGCTCCATCCATAGATGTAAGTAATTCACTTACATTAGCCTTAATATGATCGTTGCGTCCCAAATGGACATGACAGTCAATGATCATTTCTTTCCTTTAATCTTGCAAGAATGGCTTCTAAATCCATTGTTATCTCAAATATATCATTCGGGCTAAACTTGTTGGCATGTTCTAGCTGCGCTACGTCATGACGTAGTTGCTCACAGACTGGCTCCCAAGCTGGAACGATATCATACTCGTCCAGCTTGGTAAAGTCATCTGCCGCATCTTTAACGGCATCCTCAGCTTCTTGGGCAGAGGAAAAGATTCTAGCATAAAAGGCATCTTCAAATAGATGCCATCCATGAGCGTATGCTAGCCAACTACCATCTACAAATCGAACCGCCCACCCTGGATGGCGATTTCTTTCTGTACGCTCTTTCATTAGATTGCCGTGAATTCCATACTCTCAACAATGTTCGAGGTGGCCATGTTGCCATCTGGATACATTAGTTTGAGCAAACGAACTTGGTTACGAATCTGGCGACCATTGAGCGGCTTAGCAGCAATGTCATCCCAAGTCACAGTATCAACTGTTACATTGGCATTAGCTGCCTGTAGCATTGTCTGCCAAATCTTCTTACGGGTATCCGCAGAAAGTTCTGGATAATTCAAGTATAGTGTAACACGAGACTTGAACGCTTTATCAATTCCCTCACCACGATTGGTAGTAAGGAAGAAGGTACCCTCGTAATAATCTAGCAAACGCAAGAAGATACCAACGATTGCAGAACGTTCGAGGTCGGACGCTTCACGCTCTGACAAGAAGATATCTGCTTCGTCAAAGAGAAGAACTGCATTCCATTTCTTTGCACGAGCAAAGATTTTCTGCAAATTTTCCTCAACAGAAGTTACGGAGGTACCAATCTCACTCATCTCAATAGAGTAGAGTGGGCGTTCCTGAAACTCAGCAAAAACTTCAGCAGTCAAAGTCTTACCCACACCAGATGGTCCGTTAGCCATAACTACGATACCACCATGGCGGCCATGGAACAAGTCGCCGAAAATGTTTTCCCTTTGAGCATTGAAAATACTATCCAATGCAGTAAACATTTTCTTCGGAAGAACAATCTTATTTCGACCATCTCGATGATAAACATGTTCCTTCATGGACTCAACATCCACATAAATATATCCCTTATGTTTCAAAGAGAAGACGCGGACAAATGGCAAATGCCACTCGTTACCTTGGTGCCTGTCATCATGAGCATCTTCGTTTTCCAAATCCGGCTCAACGATAACTGGTGTTGGAGAATCTTTCCAACCAACGTTGACTTCCTCAAATCCCCACCAGCCGTTAACAAGGCCAACACCCCAAGCATCATATTGCTTGTTGGTTTCATTGCTGAAAGCAATGATTTGCGCATTCAGCTTCTTAGCCCTTTCAATAGACTCTGGAGAGGCTGCACGGATATTCTTCTTAGCAAGAACCTCATCAAAGGTTCGCTTCCATGGCCTATCATCGTTATCAGTGAAGTCCCATGATCCAATGTAGAATCTCTTCTGAAACTGAAGGTCGCCCAACTTAGCATAGAAATGGAAATCAATAATATGATCTCCCATAAAAGTCTTGAACTTAGATACGCTAGCTTTTACAGGATACCATTTGTTGGCAATCTTAACCTCGATTAGCGGATCAGGTGAAGTGGTAAGATGCGCAATCTTCCTGAAGAATTCATTAACCGAACTGGCTGACACTTCAGATAGGTTGGTTGGTTTATCTCCATACAACCACTTAGAAAGCATTACGCTTTGCGCAGCAGTAAGTGGAATGTTATCCTGAAGGAATTCCAAGAGATCCTTGTTTTCATCGGTGAGCACGATTTCTGTTACTCGATCTTTTCCAAGAGACAGGGGCAAATCTTTTTCATAGCCCTTGACCACCTCTTTTAGAACTGCCGTATTAAATGCAATCTTCGCATCAGCCTTCGTATCAACCTTTTTCGCAACTGCTTTTCTCATTATTTCCTCTACTTTAGATATCAATCTTTCAAATAAGGTATGTTGTTCCACAATCTCAGACCGCCCTCAATAATATCATGGCGTAGTTGTCGAAACCACGCTGCGATCTTTTTATACCATTTTGGCTTACCAGTAGTCATACAATGGTTATTCCAATACAAAATTGACTGAGCAAATTGCTCAGCCGTAAAATCACCTTTAGTTCCACCTTTAAGGTGAAGAAAATTGCGAGCCATTGTATATGGATCCATTGGCTCTTCTTCCTCTGTAACTCTAGCTTTAATTGCTACAATTTCCCACTCAGCATCTGTTTCACGTTCGTTGTTCTCTGCAAGAACGTCGTGTCGATATAACACGACAGATGCATATTTGGCTGGTTGTTTTTTAGCTTTTGCTGACACTCGAATAAAAGGATCTTCTCCTAGTCTTCGAGGCGCATAATTGGCAGTTAACTTTGTTTCCTCAGTTAATTTCACAATAGCAGATTTAAAACCATAAGATACTAAATCTACTAGAACCACACCATCTTTGTATCCCGGACGAACTCTAGTAGGATCGCTTTCCATTTGCTTGGTAACTAACTCTTCTAACTGTTCCCAGGTTCCATCAAAATGAGAATATCCTGATTCCGGAGTTTGTCTCTTTACAAACTCTCCACAAGCAACTTTCTTATTAAACATTTTTAATTCCAAATAACAGGCTTAGTATCTTCCCAGCCTTCATCAACTCTCTTTTGAGTCTCTTTATCAAAAGAAACTGGATCCCAGCCGGCTGCTTCTAGTAAAGAGACATAAGCTTCATACCAGAACCTAACAGTTTTTAGGTCTGGTGCTGTAGTCATTTTTTCAAAAAGCTTATTAGCTTCTGGAGCAATACGCTCGTACGGGACTTTTGGCATATTGTGTTAATGCCATTTAATTCATATTAGTCTTTTTGCCGGCAGGAGGAACAGGTGGGGGTTCTTTTTTACTCTTAGCTGGTAAGGTAAAATTAGCACCAACCCATGTTGCTTCGTGAGAAAGTGAAATCACCACAGAATAATATCTGGCGGGAATCTCTGTAAGAACCGCCAAAACATCTTCGTAGATTTTTTTAACGTCTACTTCTTCTTCCTGTTTGTAAACAGAAAGGGCAATCAATACAGCCGGACAACCCTCAACAGCCATTGAAACTTTGCCGTCTTTAGCTGCTGGTCCTACCATATAACCACGTTGAACTAATCCTGCAATTAATCCATCTTGGTATGAAGGCAATAAAGCTGTAACCCAAACATAGTAAATATACATATTACTTCTTACTCTTTACAAGAGTTTAATCGATTGACCACTTCTTGCATTCGGGCGTGGTCAAATGCCAAATTCATTCTAATCATGCCCGGCATGCCAAACAAGGCCCCGTCAATAAAATTAATTTTCGATTTTTCAACGCTAAATTTTGGCCCTGTCTTGAACCAACCAAACATGCCAGGTACTTGAACAGAAGTGGCAGGTACCTCTAAAACTTCTGGATCTATCTGAAGACAGAGTTTTTTATTAGCCTCTAACTGCAACGAAGTGGTTCCTTCGAACTGTTGAACTAATGTTGGAAAGCTACGCATACGACGGTCTAACAAATCATAAAGCCACGTCTGAGAGGAGATGGAAACTCCTACCGTCATAGCTTCCATATATTCCTGAATCAATTTATAATATTCAGGATTGTGGCAAACGGCGTATCCTATTCTAAGACCAGATAACCCGAGCATTTTACTGATAGAGTAAATCTGAACATCACCAATCTTAGGTAGCGTATGTGTTTCTGGTAGATAAATGTGGGTGTAATATGCCGCATCATGAATAAAAGGCACACCAGCTTCTTTATATTCGGCAGATAATTCTTTTAATTCTTCTGGTGATTGACAAAATCCATCTGGATTATTAGGCGCCAATAAAAGATACGGGTCTCCCGATTCTACATCAGGATCGGAAAAGGTGGGCTCCAGGTCATGCATTCTAGCTAGAGGTGGAATTAAACACCAATGTGGATTCCTCATAGCCACATACTCTTTGCCCAATTTTCGTAGGGCATAAAAGCAGGCACCTAACGCTTGTTTGGCACCATTAGTAATGATAACTGGAGCCCCATGTTTTTCTTCTAAATGCCTGACTAAAGGCTGATACCCTGTTGGAGCGGGGTAAACTAAATCATCTACTTTAAGATGACCAATCTTAAGTTCTTCTTCTAATTGAAAGACTTTAATTAGATTATCTTTAACAAGATGTGGTTCACCTACGGAAACGTCGATCCAATCAGGTGGCAGCTTTGGTTTGGCAAGAAGAATATCAGACATTTACTTCTCCGGTCGTAAGGTTGGAAATAGGATTACATCCTTGATAGATGTGGTATTAGTAAGTAACATCACTAATCTATCAATGCCAATCCCAAATCCAATAGCAGGTGGCATACCATGTTCCAATGCCTCTACATAATCGGCATCAAAATCCATTGGATCCTTATTGTTAGCATCCAACTGTTCCTGAAAACGAAGAGCTTGTTCTTCCGGATCGTTTAGTTCCTGAAATGCATTTGCCAATTCTCGACCATCTACAAACAATTCAAATCGATCACAAATCGATGGATCAGAATCTTTTGCCCTAGCCAAAGGAGAGATATCCTTTGGGTAGTCAGTAATGAATACCGGAACCGACTTATTTCCAGATTCATTACGATAATCATCTACTAAGAATGGTTCGGCAAACGTTTCAAAACAAAGAGCAACCCTTTCACCACGGGATTGACACTCACCTAGTAAATGGTGAAAGGCAACCCAATTGATTCCGCTTGTACGACGCTTGACTGCTTCTGGTGGAGCCTCATCATTTAGATGATTGAATTCAATGATTGCAAACTCTTCATCTGCTCTCATATCCATCTTCTCTAAAGCGTTAAGAGCAGCCTGCTCCATACTGATATCTACGCAATGATAAAATTCATATGGGGCCTCATCCAACCACCGCTTATAGAAGGGAGCAGCACTTGGAGGAAGATTATTAGATAGATAAGATACTACATGTTGTAGTAGTTGCTTTGCAAAATTAACAAGCTGTTGGAAATTTCCGTATGCTTGATAACTCTCCATCATAGTGAATTCTGGATTGTGGCGTGTATCAATACCTTCATTACGATAGTTGCGACCAATCTCGTACACTCTATCAAGACCACCAACAAGCAACCTCTTGAGATAAAGCTCGGGAGCAATTCTCAATCGCATATCCATATCCAAAGCATTGTGATGCGTAATGAATGGCTTAGCGTTGGCACCACTTGCAATCGCGCCAAGCGTAGGAGTTTCTACTTCTAGGAAAGTATGAGACTCCATAAATTCACGAATGGCTCGAAGAGCATAGGCGCGGACAGTAAACCTAGCGCGACTCTCTTCTGAAGACATTAAATCAAGATATCTCTTACGATACTTAAGCTCTTGATCTGCAATGCCTGCAAACTTTTCAGGTGGTGGACGATGTGCCTTGGTTAGAACGCGCACAGTAAAAGCTAGCAAAGAATCTTCGCCAGTCTTAGATTGGCAGGCGCGACCACCAATTTCTACAATGTCTCCTAGATCAAGCAGCTTGAGCTTTTCATAGCTATCAAAAGCCGACTTACTTACAATAACTTGTATAGACCCTGAAGCATCAGTCACTCGAATGAACGTAATTGCTCCTGACTTACGCAAAGCCGCAATGCGGCCTCTGATGATGTACTTATCAGTATCCCCCAATTCAGATGGTGATACAGAAGTAACTAACTTGCCATTATTTCGCAATAGATCAATCATACGACGAACATGCTCAATATTAGTATGAGTGATAAATGGCAATGTTGCCGGATCGCTGGCTAATGGATAAGTGCCGCTATTAATTTCTTGATGCTTATCCTTGCGAACTTGAATTAGGTTTTCTTCTGAGGACATTATTTTGTACCATCAAATGGAGGATCAGGAATATATTCCCAGGGAAACAGCTTTCTGCCCCTATCACACATTACATCAATTCGTTCTAATTGATTAGAACAATAAGTCTTTTTAATAAAACAATTACCCGACCAATAACTATCTACCTCACAAGAAGAAGCAGAAGGTGTTGTTGGTGCTGGTTTAGGAGCAGATTTATTCTCAGGAATTTCTACTACAGGATCATCAATTGGATCGGAAACCCCTGTAGCGCAGGCACACAAAAATATTGTTAATAAATAAACTTTCATATAAATCATGGTGCCGAGAGAGGGACTTGAACCCTCACGCTGTTCGCGGGGCGTTTTGAGTGCCCTGTGTCTGCCATTCCACCATCTCGGCAGGTTGGGATAGGGCTATTCTAATCAATTTGAAACGTCGGGCAGAAAGGAGGGGAAATACCCTAGTTTTCTGAATAGCCTATCCCAAGTCTTTAATATATCACCTATTATGCGTATACTTTTACGCCGTGAATGGGAGGCCGCTTTCAAACTGAAAACGGCTTACATACTTTGGTTTTTAGGTTTTGGAATCGTAAACGAACTGTCTTCTTACGAGCTGGTAGACTTTTATAAGTTGTAGGTGATTTATCACTATTGCAAGTGATAAGTTGCATATCTTCTTGTTGAAGATACCACAACTCATCAGTGGTAAACAAATTAGTCACATACTTCCATGTCTTTCTAAATAACCTGCCACCATTACCATTAGTAGCTAGATACGATATAGTCACCAACAACACTGGTAATGCAAGGAATACAATTAAAAGAATACTAAGAGCCCAGTAGGGGTGGTGAAACCACACTAATAATCCAACCGGAATTGAAAACAATGGCATAAGAGGGGCAAGCCAAAAGCTGCGGAGTAGATAGCCGGGAGGTATATATGCAAGTTCTTCGCCCGCATTATCATCTTCTGGTTGATGTTTAATAAACACACTACCACTCTCCCAAATTTCAAAAGTATCTTTCCACCTATACGTGATAGGATTAAGATACTTTAATGAGAGATCACGGGCTCCTGTTAGCAAACCAAGAAGCAATATAAGAGAACGAACTAATAAATTGAATCCAACAATTAAAAGCTGAATTGAATAGGCAAACAATCGACGCCTACGGTAATCACATTGATCAACTGTTTTACTTCGGAAAAACAAATTGACCCAAGCTTTTTCCCATTTAGGAGGCTCGGGAGCAAAGACTCCCTTTGGCACATTAATTGCAAGGGGCTCAGAAAGATATTTATAATTTCCCGCTTCAATGTCGTCTGGGTCCTCCTGACCAATTAAACGAGAACTATAGGATTCACCGTCGTAATCTAAAACATTATTCCGGTAAGCACCATCTTCTTTGGAAAGATAATGTTCTCTAGCATCTTTCGGCTCTCTAAATGAGATAAGAGCATAAATTTTATTAGGGCCAGCCGACCTGCACTCAATGTAAGTCATCAAATCTTTTAGAGGAACAACCCTACGAGATTCTTTTGAAATGTGGTATTTCTCCGTGGGAGCTACAACAATCACAATTTGAGGATCGTGGAGACCTTGGTTAGCTAATTCTTTAAGCACTTCATGGTCTAAACACCATGAGACAGCAACACTTCCTGTGCTGACGTTGGGATCGGCAATTTGCAATTGTAACATTTGTTAGTCCTTAATCGTGATCGTATTCGGTAATTTCAAATCCTTCAGAAGTGGCTGTAATGGTAACGTGGTCACCAAACACATACTCCAAAACTTCTTCAGGAATATCTGTTAACTTATCAAAATCCTCGCTCATCTTTTTTAATTCAGGATCTTCTGAATGAGAAAGACTGTAAGAATCATACCCACCATCAGGATCATAGTCTTCTTCCTCGTCATCTTCTTCATGAAGATGAAGGGACATCTCACCTACTCTGAAATAACAAGGATCACCATCATTGAAGTATGGAGTATATTGGCGCCAAGACACGGCAGCAGCTTTAGGGTGAGCCTCAAAGAACTCTTTAAAAAGTTCTTTTACAGCATCTTCTCCTTCTTCTTCAAGCTTAGTATCGTATGCTTCTTTGAGCGCAGTTAGCTCATCAAATAACTTAGCCATTGATCATCCCTTTTCTACCGGAACTACTTCCCAGAAATTAAGCTTTAAATAAGACATGAGTTCTTTCCAATCTTCATCGGATCTTGATTCGATTTTTACATCTTCATCGTTGTAAAAATCTTCGGAAATTTCCCCGAAATCCTTGCCGAAAATCTTCTCACAAATCTTGTCTAACGCTTTGCGTTTTGCTCTATCTTTCCGACTGTTGTATGGGATAAGATCATCAAACCCATAACAATACTCACGAATCTCTCCAGACTCCCACAGTTTTCTAAAGGAATCTAGATTGCGCTTATCACATTCCGCTTGGGCTTTTTCTTTATCAGTAAAGAAAGAATGAGGCGATCCACTTCCGCCCTCTGAACGGAAATAAATCTCATCATTATATTCCCATCCCTCTTCCATTAAAACATATACGGTATCCATCTTAACAACTCCAAGAAGAACTGCGCCAACCACAAGCATCCATAGCCGACTCAAGCGGGTCAATTGCATCATACATATCAGCTAAAGAATCAGCCCCAGCTTTTTTAGCAAGCTTATTGGCTTCTTTAATCAAAGATCCAGCTTCCTTTAGCTTGGCGCGAACTTGGACTGCAATATCTTCATATTCTTTTTCTAGCTCAGAAAATTTCTTTTTGCATTCCTCTTCGGGCAATAGAAACTTTACATCCATCTCTCGCGGAACTGGGATAGACTTTAGCAATTTACCAGTTTTCTTACTAAATGAATCGCTATGATCATTAAGGTAATTATCGTCCCATAAGACTTTTACCTTAGTAGCAGAAATAACATCCGTTACTTTGCCGAAGACTGGACCATCACAAAATTCGCCATCATAGCGAAGTTTCTTAGTAAACCCACCCTCTTCATCTACACCAGCCCCAACCCTATCACCTTCTTTAAACTTCATCGTAACTTTCCCTCATGTTTTAATTCTCGGTATGCCTTGTGTTCAATCCAGCCTTGTTCAGTCTGGAACCCCCAAGTGGGGCGTCGTTTGCCAAATGTGAACACCAAAGTCCAAGCACTACCTTTTAATAGTGTAAGCTTATGAAAATCTTTTGCATCGTGATACACGAAAGTGCCTGGTCGCCTCTTAGAATTAAGAAGAGAGGCACCATTCCTAAAAGCCACATCTTCATAAAACGGAAGCCATGCTTCTGTGTATCCACCTTTCAGAATAAAAGAAAGGAAATTCCAAGGATGATCATGAGGGTGAGCCTCCTCGTCAGACCTTAGAATGTTGTGAATGTAGATGTTAAACCAAGGAGTAGCTAATAGGCGCCATCGTCTAAAATGCACTTGACCTTCTTTGGAAACAATCTCTTTTACTAAGAAGAGGCTACGGATAACCTCGCGCATATATAAAATAGCACCAATAGGAAACCAACTCATTTTCAATCCTTATATTTCAAAATGACTTCATCACTAATCTTGTAACAAAGAACAGCAAGTTGGTCATAATATTTAAGTGTTAGATCAACTACTTGTTCAATTTCTTCACGAGTAGCTACAATCCTAACAGGAATCATTCTTTCTTGAAATAGCTCGCCTGTAGTAGGGTTAATCCATTGTCCACGAGCGGGGGCCATTACCGTTAATCCTCCAGTAATAGCCCGAACTTTGCTATCCCAAACACGATGATATCGGGTAGTATAGTACTTTCCTGGCTCCAATCGACGCACAGTTGGTACTAATATTTCCCATATACCTTTTGACATTTTACTTCTCAGTCAATTTTAATAAACTTATCTTTGACTTCTTTGCGACGGCCACCAAACATCCAATCCTGCATAGTCATATTTTTTAACCAGTGCTCCATAGTAGGAATGAATCCCAGGTCTTCAATGACATGATCCTCGGCTAGGTCGCGAGTGCAAACCTTCTTGCCCTCTGAGTTGGTGATGGTAGTTCCAAACACTTGCTCTACCATAAAAATACCAAATGCACTATGTAAGATTGCTCGATGTCTCATATCTGGCATAGCGGCCTTAGTAGAGTCAATGAAGTCATGAATTTTTTGGTAATCTTCCGGCTTACCACCATGCTTTTTGGCACTATTTTTAGCGTGCATATAAGGTTTCATTGTATTAATTTACACCGTAAATACTGGAATCTTTTTCTTATTGAAAGAAAAATCACTTTCACGACCAGAACTATAGAGACAAATAGCAACCGGCTTAGCTTTCTTCTCAAGGGCCTCATCAATAGTTTTCATGACCTTAAGTAAGGTTTTACCAGTATCAATAAAATCATCGATGATGATATATTTTTTAGAAGAAATAGTTCCTTCAATTTTGCCGCTATAGTGACTACTACCCTTTCGCACATGGATAAGTGGCATCTTTAAAAGATAAGATAGTGGATACGCTAATGCCGCCCCACTAGATCCTGTAAACGCGATAGCATCAAATGGATGCTTACGCTTAATAGCTCGGAGCTTCTTGGCTGCTTTGGGGACCAGCTTAAGAAACTCCTTACCATACACTTTACCCAGATAGTCCGTCCGGATTTCGTGTCGAATTGGTTCTGATTTCTTCTTTGATAGCACTTTCTTTTTCATGTTTTTGAATCATCCTTAGTCGCATCTCAAAATGTTTTTCTTGCTTCTGAAGTTTTTTCAAGCGCTTTTTAATACGGTTAAGGCGATCCTGGATTCGCTTCTTGTTCTTGATCCAATCCTGAATCACTTCCTCTGGCACCATACATCTTCTCCAGTTCCCAGATGAGAAACCAACGATAAACCGCAGGAAATTTTTCCTGAAGCTTTGCAAGGGCAACCATAATCTCTCTGTGGGAATAATTTTCTAATTTAGAATTTGCGTCGTTCATTGTAATATTGCTATACCATTTTGTGTAATTGATAGCGTTGCTACTTGTGCGGTAAAGAAGGCGCGTGGATTACTTTTTTTATTTGGTTTCCATTCAGAAACCATAGGAACCATACACCTAATTTCTTCGACTTGATAACATGTTCCGCGCCAATGCACTGTCCAGGGTTTACCCTGTGCAGAGCCGGGCTTATTGAAATGCATGATGGCTTTGTATCTTTTCATGCCATTCTCCATCCATATTCGCAAGTTTGATAATCATGAAGAAATATTTTGTCACGAACTTCTACTTGAAGTTCTGCTTTGTCATTGATATACCAATGCACTTCTTCCTTACTAATATTAGTAAGTCCGGCATCTTCTAGCTCTGCGTACAAAAAGATAACTAAGTCATTGCCAAAACGTTCAGCAACATCTTCTTGTTCAATAGAATCCCAAATAGTAACAGGTATTGTTATCTTCAATGGCGCTGGTGCTCTTCGCAAATATTCCATGTCTTGATCAGATACAATCACAGGCTTATGCCAATTATCGGGATGATAAGGAGAGTTGGGTGAAAATTGAAACTCAGGATGCTCTGCATGAGTTTCATCACAATGTTTTTCATGACAAGTATGAGAAATTTTCTCATGCCACCAGACATGAAGCTTGCGAAAGAAATAGCCAATGACAGGAATCATAGCCAATAACGCAAGTGTTTCATCCATACACCAATGCATCTTACTTGTCTCCGTTTAGAATTTTGAGAGCCTTTTCAACATCTTGAATAGTAATACCCGTTTTTACAGATGTTTGAATAAGAAACGGCTTAAGATGTAACATATCATCATGATCATCAAGAATAACAAATGACTCTGGTTGCTCTTGTAATCCTTTTAAATAGGCAGCAATCTCTTTTCCTCTTGGGATACGAGAGGACATCTTACCAAAAAGAATTGGTGTGGATTCCTTAATCTCAAACTCGGCACCTCGATCCTGTAGCATCTTGGTCATCTCTTCGGGAGAATAACGGGCTCGCCATGTAGAAGATAAAACAACTACAGCTCCAGATCGCTTAATCAAATCATTGAATATTTGAATTGATAGAGGGTCGAGATGAGTGTGGTGCGCAATCAACATAATCTCGGCGTCTGACATACCCGCAGTTTCTAAGAGATATCTCTCTGAGTTGTTGTAGTTGGCCGAATTGAACACACCGTCTATGTCAAGAAATACTATTTTCATCGTATGATATCAGAAATCATCCATACAAGGGCAGTATTGTGATAGCGCCACACAGTACCATTGTATAGAATATTGTAATCAAAATCGCCTTCTTTGGCAAGCTTATTCATAATAAGCTGAAAATCTTGTGGACTTTCCAGCATCTTATCTCGGATGCGTTCTGGCAAAGCTTTCCATGCTTGAAGATTGCGCTCAATCAAACGATGAACAACATCTTTGACAGAGAGAATTTCCATAGCTTCCATTGGAATAGTTGGTTCCACTGAGCGCTCTCCTACGTTCACTACTCTCTGTGGCTCAACAAAAGAGTATGCTTGAGTCTTTCGTGGAGCAGGCATTCCGCCTCTGAAATCATCTCGATCAGTCATTTGAATCACCAATTTGTTAAAAATGTAATCACGAATTTTTCGCGGTCAAGTGTAGGATATGTGCCTACATCTTAAAATAATTTATATAAGTACCGCTCTTATGTGTCTCATAAATATTAGAAGCAACATCTTCACAGATTTGAATTACTTCAGATAATGTCTTATAGGGGCCACGATTCCAAGTACGACCACCATATGCAGGACCGGGACTAGCATAGTGTTCCATACTCAAACAGAATTCACCAATCCCTTCAATGTCTGTTTTGGAAATCATTCCTGCTTGATGAGCATTGGGATAAGTATCGCGCATATGATGTGAGAATGCTAATAGCATCATACCTTGAGGGTGTGGAGCGGTAATAGATGCAGCCCATGCACCACTGTCTAGACGAAACATATAAGCTTCATATCCTACAGATGTAGTCCATTCATAGAAGTCTGGTTCCTCATCCCAGGGGCCAGGAGCCCAAGCAGAACGGTCAGCTTTATCATTTCTATGAAATTCTTTGCTCATTATTTTACCAATTCTAATCCGCCATCAGGAGTACGGACATACTTCCGATCCATGTCCTTTTGAGACTTGGTCTTTTTAAATCTAAACTTATGGCCGCAAGAGGTAATCTTTTTACCTTTAGCATCGGTACCAATGACCCACATCATCTTTTTACAGATAGGACAAGGCTTAAGTGAAAGGTTGCTCATTGTATATTGTTCTTTCAATTTATTCTAATCCCATAGAACCATAACCATGTCGGAGGTCAATACTAACCTTAGCTAATTTATAAGAAAACATGGCGCCAAAGCTATTCAAAATCTTTTTGAACTTGATCTCGACATCGCGATGGGGGATCTATAGGGGGTGTATAGTAAGTTGATCGTAGCATACCCTTGATAATGATCGTAATAAATGATCGATCATTCGAGGAACTGTTTTGCTAGATCAGCTCCCGGAGCATGTGCCATCAAGAATAAGATACTAATTAGTACAGCAATGGTACCCACGTAAGATACTGCTGTGAGAGCTAATTGTTTTCCATTCATCGAATCAGGATATTTTTTGAGACCGTCTGGCTGCGAATCATCAAACATTGATTCTGGGAGTTTCCAAGTCGGCAAATCTCCAGATTTTACTTTGGCAAGAAGGAAACGTTTGCGTAATTCTAAGAATAATTCTAAACCACCAACGATAAGAATTAGGGCAAATAATCCAACTTTTAATTTGATCATAATTACCACGCCCAAAATCATAGATAAAGCCAAGAAGATAACTCCTAGGTTTTTATGAATTGAGAAAGCAATTGATCGCATTAACTGTCCGCCATCTAGTGGAGAGATGGGTAGTAGGTTGAAAATATTCAACGTTGCCATCCATGCGGCAGCCGCTGCCAATAGTGGGATCCCTGTAACATAATAAGCCACAGCACAAAGCCCCGCTAGTAAAGCGCCCCAGACTGGACCCATGATAGCAATGTATGCATTTTCTCCGTACGTTTTGTACTCTTCTTCAGCGATAGCTGCACCGCCAATAAAAGGTAAGAAGTAGAATCCTTTGGTTTTGATTCCCATCTTCTTCATGGCCCATACGTGGCCACTCTCATGAAAGCCAACTGCAATCATTAATAACAGTGCGAACTTCCAAGTATAAACGGCAGCATACCCAGCAAGAGATAGCCCCGCTAAACCAACTTTAGTAAACTTAAGTCCCTTTAAAAGTTTAGCGCCGATGCTAAACATTTTGCTACCAAGCTTAGCAAATAATGTCCATAGCCCAGCACTTGATTTCTTTTCTTTTGACATTGACTTTCCTTCCTCATTCAATCGCTTTTGCGAAATTTTTAAAGTCAAGATATTCTTTGGTGATTCTATCCCAGAATCCCCAGCTACGTTTATCAGAGCGCCAGCCAGTAAAAAAGAGACTCCAACCATCTTTACCAATTAATTCAACACGATGAAAATCTTTATCTGTCATCGTATTAATTGAACCGGGAAGGTAAGTTCTTTCTTCAATAGAATCATCAGCTCGGCGCCTTTCTTCAACATATCCACCTACGAGGATAATGGAGAAAGACCATGGCCAAGGGTGATTGTGTAAATAATACGTACCACTTGGAGCCATATCTTTGTCGGAAGAATGAAAGTGATGCAAGAAAATATTTCCCCATTTACGATCCGCACCAAATAAATAATATCTAGTGAGATATGGTTCGCCATCAGGCGTTGGAATGGTAAATGATGGTAAATGTTTAGCCAACCAATTACAGATTTTTCTTAGCAT